CTCTGCTGATCATGAATCTTACATCAAAGCAACTGCAACAAGTAAAATTGTTGCTGGTGTCCATTCCGATGAGTATGCTATGCTTATCGGTGGTGATAAAGCAGGGGATGGAGAAGATTATGTGAAGAAGAACCTCATCAATTTCATTCCGGTATCCCTTGCAGGACGTGTTATGTGTAAAGTAACAGGTCCTGTACACCGTGGTGATACCATCATTGTGTCTGATATTCCCGGTGTCGGTATTGCTACCGATGATGAGAATATTCCGCATAAACGCGTAGTTGGATATGTTGTGGAAGACGATGATCGGACAGATATTCGTCGTGTAAAGATTCGGGTAAAGGGGTGATATTATGAGTGCTAGTAGAGGAAATAAGATTACGGCAGCAGATTTCACCTCTTTGAAAAATCTGGTAAAGAATGAAATCAATCGCCGTAGTAATTCTAGGAGTACTGGTAGTATGAGTGGTTATAATGGATCAAATTATAACTACTCCACAAATCCTGCTACTGGTGGTAAGATTCTTCGTGAGCATATCACAAAGATTACGCAGCCTCTGGATGCTGTGACTGGTGGTAGCACCACTCCAGGTAATGGTGCTGCGGTTACAGCATCAACTCTTGTAAATGCAGCTAGGGATGTCGCATTGCTTTCTGGTAAGAACGTTACAAGCTCAGATACTGGTTGCAGATCCTCTTGTAGTGGTCTGTGTAGTTCTGGCTGCTATACGAACTGTAAAGGCACTTGCACAGGCAACTGTACAAGTACGTGTACTGGAAGTTGCACAAGTACGTGTACTGGAAGTTGCACTGGTTCATGCAATAATACCTGTAAAGGCACTTGCTCAGGCGATTGCTCTGGTTCATGTGGTGGTGCATGCTCAAACAACTGCTCTGGTGGCTGCTCTGGTTGTGATGGTAGTTGTAGTGGTTGTGACAGCTGCGGTACCACTTGCTCCAGCAAATGCTGGGACAGTGACTGCTCTGGTACCTGCTCAGTCCATTGCAATGATGAAGCTGCTTGCAGTAACGACTGTGATAACTTCTGTGGCAACATTAAATGGTAAGGATTGGAGGTTAGCACATGGAAGAACGAATTATTCCTCGAATGGATAAATATAATTTGACCTATGCTGTACACAAATGCCTTTTAGCGCTTGTGACAGATCAAGAATTCACGAAAGAAGAGTTTAAGGAAGAGCTTGATCGTTTTTGTCCCCCTGATCAGAAAACTCCGAGATTCTTCAATGTCCTTTGCTACTTCACGATTTTCAAGAATAAAGGACTTTGTGAAGATTTTTCAAAGCATCTTCAGATCTGTACTCATGCGATCGACGTTATCAACGATACGCTCGATACAATTGATCTGACTGATATCGAAAAGCAGATGTATAGCTATGCACTTGCAATCTATTCTTTCTGCTTCGATGTCCACTATTCAAAACTGATCGTAAATGATGATACTCCAATTGAAAAATTCTTGGAGATCGAACCTACTACTCGAGAAATCGTATGGGCTCAATACATCATTTGCTCTGCTGTTGTCGTTCGTCTTCAGTTCACGTTGAACACGGAAAGCGAAGACAACTATTTCAATTTCACATATTTTGTAAAATGCCTTGAGCGTAGCATTGAATTGCGTGATCAGTTCGAAGAACTGAAAACGATTCACTACGACGGCATAAGTTTGAGGATTTGCTATGGAAAAGAAGATGATGGTCGAGATCCCAGCTGAAGAAATGACAGCTGTGGAGAGCCGTTTTTATACTCGAAAAGCCATTGAGCATTTAATTGATATTCTCACTCGTCAGCTGAACGGCGCAAATAATTCAGATGCACGAGAAATCTTAGAGGCCATTAAGAATGACTTCTATAAAGCGGATATTGATTTTACTCTCGTTCAGAATGAGGTAATTGGGAAGTATTTCCCCGATCGCCCGCATGACATGGTAACAAACTTTGATTTTATCACTGACGAGGTGACATTTACATGGCAGGAGTAAGACGGCATGACGTCGGTTACCACGACGTTATCTCTCGACTTTATAGCAGATATAGAAAGTCTGCGAAAGGACCTATCGCAAGATCGGTGACATTTCAGGTCACCAACCAATGTAATTTAAGATGCTCTTATTGCTATGAGCACAATAAGTGTGATGGCTCTATGAGCATTTATACCGCAAAAAGATGTGTCGATGCTGTGCTTGACATGTATGAGAAGAATGATCCCAATATGGTGATCAGTCATGATACGAAAGCGATTATTTTTGATTTCATTGGAGGAGAACCTCTTTTGGAAGCAAAGTTAATGGAAGAGATCATTGACTATTTCATGATTACTGCAGCACGACGTGGATATACTGAACTGATTGAATTCAGTCGTGTATCGTTCGCAACAAATGGTCAGCTCTGGTTTACTCCAGAGACACAGCATCTCATGGAGAAGTATCATGAAATTATCTCTCCGTCAGTTTCGATTGACGGTATTCAGGAGCTCCATGATAAATACCGTATTGACCAGTACGGAAATGGTTCATTTGAAAAAGCTTTGAAAGCTTTTATCAATATTCGTGATCGTTACGGTGTCACCGGAACCAAGATGACATTCACTCCTGGTTCAACGAAATACCTTTCGCAAAGCGTAAAGTTCATGCATGACCTCGGCTGCGTTGATATTATGTGTAACTATGCGTTTGAGCCTGTATATACCATTTCGGATGCTCGAGATATTTATTTCGAGTTAAAGAAGCTTGCTGATATTCTCATTGACATCGGAGATGATACCTACGTATCAATTCTTGACGGTGAAGCTACCGGTGAGCCGTCCGATAGCGATAGTAACTGGTGTGGTGGAACGGGTAAAATGCTCATGTTTGCACCAGATGGTAAATGCTATCCTTGTCTTCGTTATGCACCTATCTCTGTAGGAAATAAACTTGCAGAGAAGATGTGCATCGGCGATTGCTTCAATGGCATCTACAATACAGAGAGAACGATTGCTTTGAAGAATGAACTTGAAGCAATCACGAGAACAAGTCAATCGCCTGAAAAGTGCTTAACTTGTCCTGTTGCTGGTGGATGCGCATGGTGCTCTGGTGATAACTATGAGATGTATGGCACGCCCAATAAGAGATCAACCAATATTTGCAATGCCCATAAAGGTCGGGTTTTAGCAATTTGCTATTACTACAACCAGCGGCGTTTAAAGCTTCATGACATGCCTGCAAAGAAAATGTATCTTCCATATGATGAAACCGTAGAGTTCGTCGGTAAAGAAGAAGCAGATTATCTCTTTGCTCTTGAGAAAGAAGCTTTCGCAATTAAATAAATAAAGAATCTGGATATGATGACATAATCGTCTATCATATCCAGATTCTTTATTTATTTAATTTGCAGGAGCATCATTTACGATTTTAATCCATTTGAAACCTTGGAATTTATCATATAGGGAAGCTACTTCCTGATTCTTGGCTTTAATTGCATTCATTTGGCCAGGATTCGGATTCTTTCTAGCCTTTCCAATAAGCTCCTTATAGCCAAGGTCTGCGACAAGAACATCGGCGATTCTTTGACCAATAGCATTAGACTTTGAAATCGTATATTCCTTTCCCTTATTTTCCTTAACTGTCTTGATGATGGTAATGATGTCATCTCTCGAAGCATTCAAAGGTTCTGCGGATTTCTTAAGATCAGAAATCGTATAATCAATTTCTCCATTCACATAAGCAACAGAAGGCGATCCTTCTGGTGCAGAATCGTTCTTAACTTTAGATTCCCAGTCGTCATAGAAGACGCCAAAACCAGTAGAAGAGAAATTATAACCACCGTCTTGTTTCTTAAGAATCTTTAATGCTGCATATTCTCTGAATGAATCTTGCAGCGCGTTAATAAGATAATTGTCTGGTAAATCCTCGAGAGATTTAGAGCCAGACCCAGATGTACCATCTTTCGGCTTCTCACCATTCTTTTCGTTTTTCGGAATAGCCCATCCAAAAATAGCTTTGAGAATTTTATTCAGAAGAGGCATGGCCTTCTTCTTTTGCTCATCATTGCCCTTATTTGAAAGCTTATCAATGATAACTCCAACTGCCTTCTTAATCGACATGACAACGATGGCAACTGTACCAAATCCAACAACGACGTGCGAAGCAGACTTCTTTGCAATTGCAAAACTTTTTGTAAAAACACCACTGATCAAATCAGAAATGGTGAGAAGATCCATATACCAAGGCTGTTTTGCAATATCATGTAATTCCTTCGCATCTGTTACAGATTTAACTGTATTAATCATTGAAGCGTGCGGGTCGCCACTTGCACGAATAAGATGCTTATCGAGGTTTGCATTTACCTTATAAAGATCTTTTTCGATCTTCTTAAGCAAGTCAAATTTTTCTTTTACCATGCCCTTAGCATCAGGCTCTTTCTTACGGATACCGATAGCTTTTAATGCTTTATCCCACATTTCAGCTACCCATTTACAGAAAGACTTCCAAGCATTACTGATCTTCTGACCAAGAGTTTCAGCTTGAGCCTCAAAAGTAAACTGGTCGCCATACCCGTTTGCATAGTCAAGAGCAGACTCCATGAATGCAGATTCAGCTGCGTCAATTTCAGCCATCGCATTCAGATATGCCCGCTCATAATATTCTGGTCCAGAAATTCTGGAAATAAGTGCACGAGCAGTATCACGATCAATTTGACCGTTTCCATACTGCTCATAAATGAATAACCTGAGATCAGTATTCATTCAGATCACTTTCCTTTCGTCGTTATATTTATAAAAGAATTAATCCTTTAAAGAAGGATTATTGCGGCATTTTTTAGAAAGAGCTCGGATGAGCCCCTGAACACGCCAATCAAATTTTCTGCAATTTATATAGAATTTGGTCATAACACTAACAGCTTGTGCAGACCAATCTTCTTTTTTAAGGTAGTTAGCGCGCAGTAGATTACGCTTCCTACTCGGATTATTTACCCTATTATAGATGGTCTCAAGATTTTTTACCATGGACACAATTTTCCCATTACGACTAACGAGAGCTGAGCGGAACTTTTCGTAACCTTCAGGAGTATCCGGATATTCTTTATCAAGAATAGAACGATACTCTTCCACATAACCGTTTATATAATCATCCTGATAGTCATTATTTTTAAAATCTTTTCCACCATTATCGTCTAGGTATTTATTAAGGATTTCCTTAACGCTCTTTCCTGACTTCTCTCGATCAGGATCGAACTGAGCATATTGATAGAGAACAAATCTTGCCGAAGTCAGAAGGTCATCAGTATTTTCAGCAAGATCATAGAGGCCACAATCGTGATAAAACTTACCAAAAAGACCTTTAGTACCTTGTGTATGAGCCTCTCTGGAGGGGGTTAAGCTTTCAGCATGTGCGGGAAGAAGGGCGATAATCTGCTTACTGACGTCATCAGCAACAGTTGCTGCGCCAGTAGCAGAACGAATAACATCGGAATCTTTCACAGGCGCTTTTAAACCTTCTGCGATACGATCCGTGGGATTTTCAGCTTTTGGATTCAGTCTATAAAAACGATTTCGATATGTATGAGTAGTTTGACCACCAGACGCAGCTTTCAGTTTTCGCTTTGCAACAGAAGACTTCTCCGGCTCTGCCTCAGGCTTCGGATCGGTTGTTTTTTTTTGTTCCGAAGATGCGCCTTGAGGAGCAGCGGGAGTTTCAGCTTGTGCAGGAGCAGGAGTCTCAGTTTGGCCTACTTCAGGTGCTGCCGCAGCAGCTGTAGCAATTTCTTTCGCCGTATTATTTAACTCAGTGGCATTGGTTTCTTCGGTAGCGTCACCCTCAGCCGGCTTCCCCTTCAGCTTCTTAACAACAGCTGTTGCGCCAATAACACCAGCAACTGCTGTGCCAATTGCAACAGCGCTTTTTGCACTCTTAAGCTTCTTTACCTGTGTAAGCAGGTCATCCATTGCTTTCGGAAGGCCCTTCTTCACAGTAACCTTAGACTTATCAGGAACTTCCTTCTTACGACCAAGGATGGCATCAATGATACCTTTGATCCACTTCTTGAAATTTTCCCAGATCTTAGCAACCTTCTGGCCAAAGGTCTCACTTGCTTCATAGAGAGCGTCCATGCCAGCGCTTTCATATGCGACGTTCACGCTGTTCATCATGAACTCATTCTCGGCATCCACCATCTCCTGTACGAGGGTGCTGCCATAATTATTATTCAAGACGTCAATCAGCTGACGAGCATTTTCCTGAGTCAGCTTACCATTTGCATAGTTTTCATAGATTGACATCTTCATAGATACATAATCCATGAGTATAACTCCTTTCAATGTTAAAATAAAGCATTACTAACTTGTCGTTTGTATAAAGCTCTCGCTTATTATTTGACAACCGACACTTATTTATATTATTTTTCCAAATAGGAGGTAAAAAAATAATGGTTTCTGAAGAAAAGATTACATTGGAACCAGTAACCCCGCATTTGAAATTTAAACGAGATAATTGGGGGAATATCTTATCTCTTCAATATAAAGAAGACGGATTCAGTGAAGAATCTGGTGATGATGAAAAACCAGATATCGAGAATCCTATTACAGAATACAATCCTTTTGAGGATATGATATTCGAATCAAAAGACGAATGCGACGTTGCACTTCGTCGATTCGCTGTTCATTTCGCAAGTGAATTAAGAACAGATCGAAACCCACATGACTTTTTTAGTGTTGAAAAAGGGCACTATTTATATGAAGGCGGCGATCTTGAATTCACCGCTCATATCATTGGGGATGATCGAAGCGGATACTTCATCATGTTCATGAGAAGGGATACTGACATTGAGGGAACGAAACCTCATCGAAAAGGTATTCTTATCAACGGAAATACCGATGGATATTATTGCTCCTTTGGTGCAAACGATATCTTCCGAGTATCTAAGAGTGGTTCATGGAGATTCATTGATTCCATTCATCAGATGACATTCACATCATATGAGAATGCTGCAAAAGTAATTTGCTTTCTCGTTGGACGTAGCACGTCAAAATTAAGGAACGATAATTATCTCTTTAACGGTCACAATTGCCGAGCGATCAACGTCAATGAATCCGCAAATCTCTTCACTGGTGCATTTGATGGATTCTGCAAATACACTCCGTTTACCGTTACTGGTATTTACGTGATGAGTGATGGGGAACTGTATCACACCTATCCAATCTGTGAAACAAAGTATCCTATCGCAAAGAGCGTTATTCCGAAGAAGCATACCGTCCTTGATCCTATCACAAATATCGTCTCTGATAAATGGCATAATATTTATCAGATTAAAGATGTGTATGGTGATGATATTCCTGTCGGTACAGAGGTTTCCAACAAAGAATACTCTGAGGAAATTTCTATTACCCAGTATCCATTTTCCAGCTTCGAGACATTCAAGGCCGTCGTAAAAGAATATATTGGAGAAGACTATGACGTAATCGAATCTTCTCTCCATGATACGGAATATCCAGATGAGGATCCTCGACATATTCGGAATGCTATCTGGGTGGTATCCAACTATAAGAAGCATATCGTGTGGAACTACATGGTTCTGGTTGAGAGAATCCCTCATACGAACACTATGGTTTATCACACTCGCTTTATTGATTCTAAGAATAACGCAATTTTTGTTTGATGAATATCATAACTGAGATAGTACGAAGATTCTACAATTTTTCTTCTGCTATCTCAGTTATATATTATATAATAGAATGATAGTGAAACTCGAGTAGCTATCAAAAATTTTAGGAGGTTAAAGTATGAGAAACCCGAATTGTTTTATTGAGAAGGACGGTCAAATCGTCATCAATGGTGCAGAGAATTACATCATCAAAGGCGATTATATCTATGAGGCTCATAACCCGGATAAGCCTATCACAGATCTTCTCGATCTCTACTTCAAGGATGAGCTCGAAGCACGAGCATTCTTTGAAGCATTCAACATCTATCCGGACACAGACGACAACATGACCTACATGGTTGAGCCTGGCTTCCAGGAGTCCAATGAGTTCTATACGCACATCATGAACGGCAACTGGCAGGAATTTGAAAAACTGGTTCTCCTTAAGAACGCAGGTCACGAAGATAAGGATAAGCGTGATCTTTATACTCCAGTGCCTTTGAATACGTTTGAAATCTATGGCAAAGGTGATGAGTATGTGGATGAAGCTTTCATTCCTGATCACCCGTTCTCTGGTGATTATAAGGAAATCACCGACAGCATCATTGTCTATCCCAAGTATCTCGACCCCGATAAGAATTCCAATACTGCTGTCATGGTTCAGGATGTCATCAAGTATTCTCATGTGAAGGGTAGCAAAGAATCCGTTCCGATGACTGATACTGTGAAGCATGTCATTGACGCCGATCACATTTTCTGGCTTGCTGATTATCAGTTTGAAGATATGGCTGCTGTCATGAATGCGGAGCAGGCTTTCATCGCTTCCGAAAAAGGACTTGTGACCAGTACGATGACATATAAAGAGAATATCACGAAGACTTCCGATGAAGACTGCAGCGTCAGCGTTCTCAGAATTACTATTTCAAAGAACAATGAACCTGCTGTTGATTTCATGCTGTTCGGTTACATTCCTTCTTGGTACACCGACCGTACCTTCATGGATCTCTATGAGCCCCATCAGCTCGATCCCGACATGCTCCAGAATCGTTTTGGCCTCTTCAATGAGTGAGGTGTAATGCTATGGACGAATTTATGAAAGAAAAAATTACCAATCAAGAATGCGAATTCTTTGTTGGTAAAAGCGGCTATGGAGACTTTGTATATTATAAGATCCCTGGAGTCTCCAAGTATTATCTCCGGCACGATGGAAAAATCGTTATTCATCACTATCATGGTGTGAATGTTAGCCAGTCTGGCATCGCTGATGATATCTGCAAACGAATCATCGACCTCAGCTTTGGTACCTTCGAGGAAGCTATCGCTTTCTTGAACTTCTTCCATATCACAGATGAGTGCGAATCGGTGGCCGAATCTCGGAAACCGTACATGATCTTTGCTGGTGGTGATCATTTTAAGACCTTCAATGGCCTCATGGATTATGTGTCTGTGAAACCCGAATTTCTCATCGGCGATTTGCTCATCACTGCTGAAGAAGTAAGTGAAGACCGCACGGAATATAAGATTCATCCGCTGTCTCCGTTCGTCCTTGATCCGATGGATAAAGAGGAACCTACTCTGATGCCTGGCATCATTCATACGGTCCTGAAGCCGATTGATATCCTCCATTGCATGTACATCATTACCGGCGGCCAGCAGCGTATCATGTTCCAGATGGAACTGAATAAAAGCCTGATCAGTGATAACAAGATGATGCGGACAGCATATGGCCACATTGATCCTGAGCATTATTCCAGACTCGGTTGCTATCATTTCTATACTTTGAAAGAAGTGATGGATGCTTTCTGTATCTGGAACGTGAATGGACTCATGCAGTACAACGAAGCAGTGACTATCGCAAGCACTGGTAAGAGCTACACTCAGAACTTCATCCGTTTCTTTGATAAGAACGATAAAGAGATCACCCTTCTCATCGAGTCCTTCAATGAGGGAGTCGATGCTGACAAAATCGACTACGAGCATCCTGTCAATATCCTTCGCGTTCTGTAAATGAATGCTAAGAAGACTATGCACAATGATTCATATATCAAGTGCATAGTCTTCTTTTTTGTAGTTATACAGCTACAGGGATATTTTTAATTTGCTCACCAGCCTGATAATTTTCCACAATCAGGCTATCTGTAGTGAACTTATAGAAATCTTTAATGGAAGGATCCAGACTAACCTTCGGTGCAGGATACATCGGACGACGAATTATACTCTCAATCATCTCACGATGACGATCGTAGATATGAGCATCTGCGATGACATGAGTCAAACGACCAGGAACCATGTCACATACCTGTGCAACCATCATTAAGAGAATTGCATACTGTGCAGTATTCCAGTTGTTTGCAACCATGTAGTCATTGCTTCTCTGATTCAAAAGCAGATTCAGAACCGGTTTCTCATAGCCATCTTCCTTGGTCACATTCCACGTAGTAGAATATGCACAAGGGTATAGACCCATCTCAGAAAGATCCTCAAAGCAGTATGTGTTTGTCATGATACGACGGGACCAAGGATCGTGCTGAAGATCATACAGCACAGCATCCATCTGGTCCAGCATCACATAAGGATTACCGTTCTTTGCAAAAACAGTTCCATCCGGATAGCATCCATTGATATCCATGTGAGCTTTATGATGCTTATACTTCTGGCCAATCTGATAACCGTATGCTTTACCAATGGAACCAGAAGCATCTGCCCAGGAATCCCAGATATGAGATTTCAGATCATGGATGTTATTGCTCTTCTTCTGATAAATCCAAAGGATTTCATCCATACAAGACTTCAGACCAGTCTTGCGGAAAGTGATTGCAGGGAACTCTTCCCGAAGATCATACTCATTCACGATGCCGAATGCTTTTGCAGTGCAAGCAGTAACCTTCGTATCCGCCCACATTGCTCGAGTCGGATACCAACGAAGAGAATGATCTTCATAATTTCCCATGCAAAGAATCTGCTCTACGTTGTCCTTGAAAATGATATCTGCTTTACTCATTATTCTTCTCCCTGTTCTTAAAATATTCTCCAGCGGTTTTGTGAGTATCTTCCTTACAAGAATCCAGATCAGCATCAATCACATTATAGTACATGAGATAGCTACCAATCTGAGTCTTAAGAACATCATAGGCATCTTTACCAGAAATAATTGTATGCGTTCTCATATCATGCATTCTGCTCTTAATGACATGTGTCCCATATGCATGAGGACGATTCTCATCAATCGTACCGCCAGTTACTCTCGGATGAACCCATCCAACAAAACAGTTGTCGTCCGGATCAAAAGTTCTCTCATACTGGGCAATATACACATATCGCGCATTCCCAATATAAAACTTCTTAGCAAGACGAGAACATGCAAGAAGCTTCGTGATCAACGAGAACCGAGACTTCTTTACGAAGTAATATACCTTATTAAGAATTCGATTGTAGTCTTTATCGGTATCTGCCATAATGCACAGATCAAATTCGGAATCAGTGCAAGCAGCAAATGCCAGATATGCACAAATTGTATCTTCTCCAAACGAATAGCTTGGATAGATGTTAAAGAATGGATTATTGTCACGGACCATCTGGATACACATATTCATATTGAAAGGATAAACGATTTCATGATATGTGACTTGATCCATTGCATCCGGATTCCGCATTTTATCACAGAAATCCATATAACGTGCTTCTTGTGACTTGGTAAGAATTGGCATAATATTCCTCCTTTACGAATAAAAACGTTTCATCATTTTATGAACTCTATCTACCATCTCTATTTTACTCTGATAATAATTGATCTTCTTAGCATCATTCTTTCGTTTTGCATTCCAAAGGCAAAATTTCGAAATAGATTTCCGAATCAGATGATCTAATTCTTCATAGAGATAGCAAACAAGATTCACAAAAGGGTCACATGATTGTCCGGGATACCGCATCGTTTTTTCTCCATTTCTATGATCCAAAGAAAAAATAAGGTTAATACCAAGTTGAATGGATTATCTACTATAAAGACAAAAAAGAAGGGATACCTAACTGGCTGTTAGGTCCCTCTTTTCCCTTACGACTTATGCTTAGTCGCCGTAAAGAACTGATACTTTAGAACGGGCCCGTCTTGGTCATAGCTGATTCCAATCCCGTCCTCCTTCATGATTCCGACAACACTTTCGATATGCGTGTAGAGAAAGTCTGCAACTTCTTTGATAAGCCTTGTATAGGCTTCTTGATAAGAACCAAACTTGGCAATGGTAACGGGCTTTCCCTCGTTATACTTACCAGTAGCTCGATCGTACGTGGTCGTTGTAGCCTCGATGGTATAGTAGGTGTAAGCATCAAAATCCATAATAGTTCCTCCTTATATTAATCTTCCATATCATCTGCATCGTTATCGTCGCAGTTTTCGAAGTAGAACCGACGGTAGCGGTCGATCTTTCCTTCGTAGTATTTGACGACGATGAAAGTGCTCTCAATTCTATCAATGAAAGCACTTTGGCCAGCATCACCAAGCTCATGAACGAACTTGGCTGCTTCGCTGACGATAGCCGTGCTGGCACTCTCCCAGCTCACGTTCTCGCAAACGATTTCATGAGCGTCGGGATTTGCGACTTCACCAATAGGCGCAGCCGCATAATCATGATATTTTACAGTGTAAGAACACATCATAGTAGTTTCCTCCTTAGAAACCTGATTCATGAAGGCTACTCTTCTTCACCTTCTTATTCTTCAGCAATATAATATATAATCTGAATTCTAAGATATACGGCCAGTTACAATTTTGAAACCGGTAAAAAAACCAGTATTATCTACAGGAGGAAATAAATATGATTATCATCGGATTCCCGGCAGTCGGAAAGTCTCAGTATCAGCACTATCAGAAAGTGACTGGAGACACAATTACAAGACCGATCGTAGTCGACTTCGAATCATCCAATTTTGAGAAAACTGATCCGAATTGGATCACTTCATACTGCAATGCAGCGTTGGATCTCGAGAGTCAGGGATTTGCAGTATTCGTATCCAGTCACATTGATGTCAGAAGAAAACTCATTTATCTGAGACAAAATCTTCAGATGTTCGACGATCTTTTCATCATCTATCCGGCATTGAGTCCTGAGATGAAATCTCATTGGATTGATCGTACGTATAACCGTTATAAATCAGTGAGTATCCAGAAGAATCGGAAAGCTTATGAACGAGTACGAGATCACTACGATGAAGACATCAAGTCTATCGAGGACGAAGTTAAGCAAGGATTGTATCAGGGATACTATCGAATTGAGACCACTGACCGTTATAATATGAAAGACATCATTGACGGTTTTGAAAGAAAGGCTGTGTACTAAATGGAACATGGAATGATCATCTTCTATAGTTATGAGAAGCAAGGAGATCCTGAATGCTTTCGTAACTATCTTCCCGAGCTTCAAAAAGATGTAGACAAACGAATTTGTATGCTCCAGCACATGGAGTGGTTTGACTCATATAAAGATGGAAAATATTATGCAATGACGGCGACAGCTCTTAACTTGTGCAATCTCAAAGGAAAGATTGTATTGCTTCCTGCTATCCATGGATTGGTGGCTGCTATGAAAGAGGATAATGAGCTGCAAAATTGCTATCTGATTGCGCAGCCGTCTGATCTTATTAGCATTGAGATGGTCACTCAATTCAAAGACTATGTGATTGACTTCGCATACTACGATATCTTCAAAAAACACGTAAGCGATTTCATCAAAAAAGAAAGACCGCGAGATTATTGGAAATGGTTTAAATTTGATCGTGGATTGTATTAAATACGCATCATAACAAAAAAGAAAGACTAGATCCAGTTGGTTCCTAGACCTAGTCTTTCTTTGTCGGGTTACCTATTCAGGATCCGGATAGGTTCCGACGTAACATTACCATTGTAGTTAATGGTAGCATCCGTCGAGTTCTCCGGTTCGAGAACAAGCATCTTTCCCGTGCACGCAGCATACGCCGCTGCAAATGCATCATTGAAAAATGTATGCATGAGTATCACCTCCTTTTCTTTATATGCCATTATAACATATAACTGAAATTGGAGGAGATACGAAAAGAAGACTAGATAAGGATTTTTCCTCGTCTAGTCTTCTTATTTATGTCAACTCAGACACTTAGCTAAGTGACCCCCCTAGAAATTATCTATTAAAATGGAAGGACAGGTGATACCAATGCGAGCTATTGTTGCCGTCAGTAATAACTGGGGAATTGGCAAGAATAATAAGCTTCTTTTCCACATCAAGAATGACATGGCTAGATTCAAAGAGTTGACAATGGGACACGTTGTTGTAATGGGTCGAAAGACCTTTGAATCTTTCCCTTTCAAGAAGCCTCTTGCAAAACGAGTCAATATCATTTTGACTCACGATAAAAACTACCATGTGGATTCCAAAGATGCAATCATTGTGAATACCATGGAAGAATTAAAAGATCTCATTTCTATGTACCCTCCTGAGGAAGTATACCTGATTGGAGGAGATAGTTTATACAATGAACTCATCGACTATTGTAGCACAGCATATGTGACCTACATTGATAAAGAAGTCCCTGATGCAGATGCATTCTTCCCGAATCTGCATCAGAAAAAGAGTTGGTGGATGATGATTGATACCTTCCCGAATTATCGCCATGATGAAAAGACTGGTCTCAATTATCGGTTTGCAACCTACATCAATGATAACGTGAAACCCCTCGAACAGATCAAAGAGTAAAATGGGTTTTATCTAAACATTTTGTTATCAAAGCGTTGCTGAGTAGAACCACGGATGTATTTCTTCGGAGTACATCCGTGGTATTTTAACATTATTTTATTCAACCTAAAAATTGCCTAGCATAATTTCCTGTTATGCTAGGCGCTAGAGCCGCTTTGCCGTCAAATTTCGAGGCAAAAATGGCACGAAAACACGTTTGAAAGCAAATATTACTAACACAGGTGTTTACACCTGTGTTAGGTTGAGCAGGGTCGATGATTCGGATAGCAGGGAAATCCTATCTCGAATTAAAATGGGCTGGGAGATCTAGGCAAAGTTGAATGATAACGGCATTCAATTTATTTTTTTATTGGAGGTGACTAGATGAAAGTATATATTAGAACTTCCAAAGGCGATACAGATTTGCTTCCAGACACTGTCGACTGTGCACACAGAATCAGCGGTATTGATAATTCAATACATACACCATTTAAATTAACTGCACCAGGAGTTACAGCAACAAAAAATGGATTTAGCTATACACCCTGGGAAGGATCTAACGAATTATATCCATCTGATCTTGTATTTGATCTTGGAAAAGGTGCATCTAACGGTGATACTGGAAATCTTGCTCTCTTTTTACAAAAGTTTGATACTGAAAACACAGCAAGATTTTCACTTATAATCGACGGTGGATATTATCAAAACCTTGGACGTGATAGGTGCTTAGATGAATCCAATTTCCCAATTGGATTTAGCTATTTAACTATCAATGATCATATAATAGCACCGTCGTTTGGTCAATGGCGTATTGAATTATGCGGATATATTTCCAAATCATCGGGAACCGTTATTGGAACATTTAATGTTCCAATCTACTCACTAACTCGTACGGAATAAGGAGAAACTGAAATGAAGGATATCTACCTTTCCCTTCCTTCGGGGGGGCAAAATAACTGATATTGAATCTACTGGCTTTGAACCGTATAACGACGGACATTTTGGATTTAGAGCATACATCAAATTCAATAATGGAGTTTTGATTTGCTATGGAAGATTTTCAAAAGCATCAAATGATGAGTTTATAGAGTATCTTACACCATTTACATCTTCCGAGTACGCGCTTACTTTTAGTAGAGTTAATCGCTCAACTGCAGCAACTACTTCAAATAATATGATATGGACTACATATCAAGCTTCTAAAGGTTTTAATATAAGCGGCGATGCATCTGCAGATACGTATAATGGAATATGTGGAAGTTATATCGCCATAGGAACTTGGAAATGAGAGATAACTCAACATGAACTTCCACTTCATATCAAGTTATCTCTCTAGTCTACAGATTGAAATAGACCTAGTATAGTGTCATAGCTATACTAGGTCTATTTTTATAATGATATATTATATATGTGAATAAATAATAAGTATCGTAAATACTTATAATTAATTCGCTTCCAAAGAGAAGTGATTGAACTTCCGGGTTAAACCGACGTGTTCATGATAGGCGTGGTGCTGCCTTCATTAATAATGATGAAGGAAAAGAAAAGAGTATATCGCGGCTCATACCTCTCACAATAATGATGAGGTGAGGATGGAACACGAGTGTTATGCCTGGATAAGTTCAATCACTTCTCTTTGGAAGCAAAAAAGATAGTAACTCAAATGCAAATTGGTTACTATCTTTTTTTATTTTTTATTCCGACTTCTTTTTCTTATAAGAGAACTTATACTGACGAACTCCAGACTCTTGTGTGAATGTGAGAGAAACTCCACTGCATTCAAATGAAGTACCATCAAATCCTTTCTGATGCTTCTGCAGAAGATTGGCACAGTTCATCATAGCACGAGTCGCCTCAGGACGGTCAGCGCATTTCAGTTTTGTCCAATCACTGGTTTTACCGGTGCTGTCTGTAATCATCATAAGAACACCATATTTATTTGGGTCTTCCTTATGATCAGCAACACTGATAGAAAATTTCTTCCAATTACTCGGAAGATAAGGAGAAAGCTTCTTATAAATCTTATCCGCAAGTTTCGGATCATTACCAGATTTATTTGCAGCTTTCTCTTCTTTATGGTTATGGATTGCTGCTTTAATTCCATCAAATGCTTCCATTACCATATCTGCTGGAATCAGATCTTCTTTGTAAGCTTCCATAAAAGCTTCTTCCAGTTTACTACTCATTACGTTTCTCCTTTCTTCGAATAAAATCGTTAATTCATTGTGCTTTCCTAAGAAACCCCTCTGAAAACAAATAGCTAATCATACTAAAGACTTAGTATTATTATCATGAAAGGGGATAACCATAAATGATCGAACTCAATAAAGAAAAGATCTTAACCGGTACTCCTGTGAAGGCACTTCATGCAGAGTTTGAAATGCTGAAGCGGGACTATACCAAGTATAACGCGATCGAATATGAAAGCTTTTACAGCGAAATGGCACTGACCGATCTTCTGGATGGGTCTGAGTATATCTTTACGGAGCCGATGCGCGGATGCTCTTTCTATAAAGACCTTATGGAAAGTTGCGTCATTCCCTACGAACGAATCAGTGAAGAGTATTACAAGGTGAAGAAGTATTTCGAAGCTCATAAGGATAAGATGAGCATGTCGATGATCACCGAGTACACTGATCTGATGAATACCATGGAAAGAAAGATGGCATCTACTGAGAATACTCGTATGATGTATGAGACTTTCCATGATAATACTCACGCAAATGACGCTTTCTACAATGTCGGCTTTAATCGCTATGATGGCGTCATTGAAGAAAGCGGTGAGAATCCTATCTTCTCTAAGAAGACAAAGGGTCTGCGTCTGATTGATGCAATTACCCTCGGTGTCACAAATCCTGAGAAGAATGGCAGTTCTCTCTATCGCTATCTTACTGAGGAAGCAATTGTTGCTGAGCCGAAGACTCCGAAGCAGTATCAGCTGAATGCATACACTACGAACGTGGTTAAGCGCATGATGCGAGATTCCTATATTTCTGAGAAGGTGAATGCTCTCGGTAATATGAATCTTCGTACTCTTCTGAAGGGTCTTGCCAAAGAAGATCAGTCTGACTTCATCAACTCAGCACTGATGGAATCTCATACGATTGATGACCTGATGGTTTCCACCGGTGAGAATAGCGTAAATCAGATCTTTGACGATCTGGAAAACCGTAATATCTATGATGAGAGTGAATCTGTCGAGAAGATGCATAATCTGATGTGCGAGAAGGCAATCGTTGCTATGAACGAAAGCTTCCTCGCAATGGATGCTCTCTATGGTGTCACAGCAGAATCCACTTCAAACTGGGATCCTATTGTGGAGCAGCTCTGCATTGAGTCTTCTTCCATCGAAAAGATTCCGACTGATATCAATGAGCAGGTTGGTATGCTGAAGAATCTGTCTGAAAAGATTGATTCTGAGTATCAGGTTGCTTATGAGTCATACTTCAAGTCTAATGGCGATGCTTCTCGTGTTGTTGCACAGACAACTGGTGAGCTTCCGATGTATCGTCCTACAAAGGCTTCTGAGATCAAGAAAGACGACCAGTCTCTTGATTCCCAGAATGATGAAGATGATACAGACGATGACGGCGAAGATGAGGATACTCCTGATACTTCATCTTCTGCGAAGTCTGATGAGCAGAGAGCTGCTGACCGTGATGCTGCAAAGGCACGTCAAACTGCGAAGTATGCTAACATGGATATTTCCGACTTCAATTTTAACGAAGCGTCAGAGGATGAAGACGAGAAAGACAATAAGTCTGGCAATGCCACTTCTGACGCTAAGTCTTCTGATGAAGACGTTTCGGCAAAGCCTATTGAAGTTGAAAAGCCCCAAAAGCGTCCTTTCTTCCAGAGAATTCAAAATAAGGCTCTGGATGCAAACGCAAAATTCCATAAGCATCTTTCCAAGCTCAAGCGCACTAGCATTGATGCTAAGAATGCAGCGAAAGCTACTGGTAAAATTCCTAGTGGCATCAATGGAATGATTAAAAAGCAGATTGATGACTGGGAAGAAATGGACGATGATCGGCGTAAGGAATACATCATTAAGCCCGGTAGTCGGAAGAAAGTATTCCGTGCACTGAAGATTGCTATCGAGCATGGTATCGCTTTTGCAATCAATCCTCTTCTCAATATCGTACTGCTTATCGCTCAGAAACTTTCTCACGAGAAGGATATTCGTATCCGTAATGAGTTGGTTCGTGAGCTTCAGGCAGAAAAGACTGTCGTCAATGCAAAGATCGAAGATATGTCCGGTGATCCGAAGATGCGCAACGAAAAGTATCGTATGATGCGTATCAAGGATAAACTGGATGCTGAGATCGTCCGCATTTCTGCAAACTCCAATTACGTCTAATACTATACAGGAGAACTAAGACCTTTACGATTTCACATGTTCTTGAGGCTACTCTCGTTTGCTTTATTCTCGATTGGGTCATTTACCATGCAATTCCCAATTGCTATCGTGCCATTTTAAAGAAGGCAAGCAAGAGTATTTAAGTATAAAATAAGGAGAAAGATTATGTTTTACTTTGCGAGACTTATGATCAAACCTGATATGGAATGGTACATGAAAGGAATGGTTTATTTCTGGTGGATTGCATGCATGCCTACAACTGTCATCTCCATTTTTGATAAATTTTTCTTAAAGGTATTATTTGATCATTCTGTCGCTCAAGTCAATGAAGCGATCCCAAAACTCGCAAATCATTGGAAGAATCCAATCTACTGGATCTGTACCTTAATCGCTGGTATGAGTAGATTGGTTTTTCTTCCGATAGATATTTTATTACGATTCATTGATGGAAAGGACATGTTCTGATATGACAAGAGATGAACTTTCTGGTGCAGCAATAATCGTCTTTGTCGGTGCTATTTGTGCCATTGCTCTTTTCATTCTTTTATTACCAGCATTTCTAGATATCTATGGAGCGTTTTGGCAATGCATCAAAGAGACGATTATTGAGCCAATCTTTGATTTAATCCACGAATTCAATTGCTACTGCGTTGAAAAGCATTTGAAACGAGTACGAAAGAAAGGAGGTAAACTCCGTTGATTGAAAAAATTCCTCGTCAAAGATCTTTCTTTAACCAATACATGTTTGAAGCTCCCGGCGATGATGACAAAACCACTGTGAGCGAAGAACAGCGTCCTAGGAGAATTGGTGGCCGTCCTACAACGAATCGTGGCAATACCGATTATGGTGTTGACGACGATTCTGATACTGACGATACTCCTACGGCACAAACCGCAAATAATGCAGCTGGTGACGAAGATGGCCCTACAGATTACGGTGCTGAGGATGATACTCCGAATGACACCGATGATACTGCTGACGACCAGACTCCCGCAGCTGATGACAATAACGATTCTGGAGACGATGCATCTGATGACGATACTGCAACAGATTATGGAGCGGATGACGGTGATGATACCGATGATGATACTGCTGACGATGGTGGGGCTTCTGATTCAGGCGACGAAGGCGACACTGGGGATGATTCTGATGGGCCTACGGATTATGGTTCCGATGGTGCTGATAACGATAATTCTGATGATGCTTCTTCCGATTCTGGGAATAAGTCTTCCTCCGGCTATAACGATAACGGCGACTCTAAAGGAGAGGCTCTTCGTAAGTTTCATATGTATGGTCGGTTTACGCATCTTTACGAAGTAATTGAGAATATCAATGAAAAGCTTAGAGACATCGTGAAAGACGATCCCACTCAGAATGCAGTCATCAAGAGAGTCACAAGCAATTTCAATACGCTCCATGATAATCTTTATGATTTTATGATGGTGCGATTCCAAAAATCTTCCTATGTAGAATTACTGATCTACATGGAAAATGCACTTGCTATCGCGAAACTCAACCTTGAATTGCTCAGGAACAACAGGATTGAGTTAAAACAGTATCCTAATGATTGGTGCTAAAATACTCCAATTTCGTAATGGATTTCTGTTACATTTGAGTAATTCTTAATAATTAAGAAAAGGAGCGAATTCGCAATGAATAATCATCTGAGTTTTCTGACCGAATCTTCGAAGAACTTCGTTGAGACTCCGACTATCGGTGGCTTCTCCGCTGGTTCCTCCAAGAATACTTTCGACGCCGTCTTCGAGCAGGCTTATCATAACCTGATGGAGAAGAACATCGACCCGATGCTCGACGTCAACACCATTATTCAGAATCAGCCCATCTATGAGTCCTACAAGGAGACCCTGCTGTCTCAGCTGAAGGATGACTGCGATGCTATGGCTGACCGTGCTGATGGTACCCGTTACGCCACTCTGTATGAGCAGACCGAGGCTCTGCTGGACAACTGCGTTGCAGATATGATCCAGGAGTCCACCCGCGTCGGCCAGCTGCTGCCCATCAAGACTGTGGACTTCCCTGTCCTGATCAAGCAGAACCTGGCTCTGGCTACTAAGGATATCATCCAGACTGAGGTCACCAAGAGCCCCGTCATCAAGAAGCACATCGAGCGCCGTTGGGTCGTCGATCCCAAGACCGGCAAGCGTTGGGAGTATCCCCAGTGCTTCTTCAAGGATGAGTTCATGGAGATCTATAATGCAGGTAAGGGCCTGCCCATTAAGGATACCGCTGTCGATATCAAGAATGGCGCATGCTTCAACTACAACATCCCTGCTAAGCTGACCGATTCTGCTGATCCCACCCGTGAGCACATCACTTTCGACCTGAAGATCGTCTCCGCTAACGTCACATTCGATGATGGCGCTAAGGACATTCCTCTGGAGATGCGAATCAACATGTCCGATGGCACCTGGCTGGGTGGCCAGATCAAGGATACCGATGGCAACATCGTCGATGTTATCACTGGTACCGTCGACTTCCTGACCAATAACGTCTGCCTGTCTTCTGCTGCTGGTAAGGTCAACAGTGTCAAGTTCGGTGGTTATCTGAGCAATGAAGCCAACGAGCGTACTGTCACTTGGGATCGTACCCGTGAGGAGCACGAATGGAAGATCGAGGACGGCTTCCGTGTGGATGTTCCGTATTCTCTGGAGGAGCTGGAGGACACCAAGGCTCTGATGGATATGGATCTGTACAAGCTGACCTACAACGATCTGTCTGACATTCTGGTCCAGATGGAGGACTCCCAGATTCTGAAGTATCTGGATGAGCAGTACGACAAGTACAAGGGCGTTGAGCTTGATCCTCTGGGCTTCAATCCGTTCATTCGTGAGCAGGAGTTCGACTGCGATTCTAAGACCCAGACCGTCGCACTGCAGTCTGAGTACATCCAGAAGATGCTGAAGTTCTGGATTGATCGCTTTGTCATCGACATCTGCGATTCTGCAAAGATCGAGGATATGACCTTCGTCTGCTACGGTAACCCCCGCTACATCAGCCTGCTTGATCCTGAGGTCAACTGGGTTGTTAAGTCTGGCGATTCCGTTGGTGGCGTCAAGGCTAACTACAGCTACGGCATCATGAACGCTGCTGGTATGAAGATCCAGGTTGTCTCTACCTACAAGTACAGCAACCGCGATACTCGTAAGCTGCGCTTCATCCCCTATCCTCTGAACGACTCTCAGTTCACTTTCAAGCACTACAAGTACACCACTCACATTCTGACTGCTCAGAACAGTGGTTACCGTTCTTCTACTCTGCCTGGTGGCTCTATGACCTACCTGATGGGCACCACTCGTAACACGACCTGCACCATCCAGGGTATCCAGGGCAGCATGAGCTTCAAGAATACTCCGTTCATTCTGGACAAGTAATTCTTGATCAAATCTTCACTACGTTGTTTTTCATATGAAAACCTCCTAAGGGTGTAGTATAAAGAACCCGCTAGATTCACGATTATGTGGTCTAGCGGGTTCTTCTTTTATCCGTATTTTCTACTAGAATAATGATATATTATATTGGTGAAGAAAATAAAGGATCTAGATAAATTTCGGTTTCTATGATCCGAAAGATAAAAGCATATAGGAGGTAAAAAATATGCTTACTCTCGTCAACAATTTCGCTGCCAATTCTGAAGTCGTCGTCCGTAACATCATGGGCCTGGTTGCACTGCTTGGTTCGATCGTCATGATCTTGATGCTCATCGCCGGAACCATCTCCATCATGAATTATGGATGGAGCAGCCAGGAGGCTTCGACTTGTGGCGCTATCGCATTGTGTGCAGGCATGATGGTATTCTTTGCCTGCTACTATGTGCAGCTTCACTGATTTCAAGGAGGACATAAGATGGATGAAATCAGACAGATGTACATCGAAGCCTGTAAGGAGGTAGATGACATCAAGGCAAAGATTGAGGCATGCGATGACGAAATTGAAATCGCTTGCCTCAAGCTTGAGCTCCACAGTGCTGAGTTCGGCAAAAGGATGATTGCAGAGTCTCTTGACCTTATGGAGACTCTGCTGTAAGAAAGCACACACGTCGTTAAAAACAAAAGGAGAAAAATACCATGACTTACAATGAATTTCTGAATCTGAAAAAGATCACCACTGCAATCGTTATCGTTTGCGCAGCTATCACGATCAGCCCGTTCTCTAACTTCGTGATGTACGCAATGCGCGATGGCTTTGCTCTTGGTATTGAGCAGAGCCTGAATGACATTACGTTCTGGAGCACCATGCTCTACATCATCAACATCTTTGTGATGATCGCTGACATTGCGGTCATCGCACGGATTGGCTCTCTTGGCAATACTACCAAGGAGCAGTACAAGAAGTTCAGCGAGAATCTCTCTCGCTGAAAAAGAAAAAGCATCCAACCTAAAAAGTTGGCTCTGCTTTTTTCTTCTCATTGAGATGAAAACACCAAATTAATCACAAGAAGACGGAGGATCATAGAAAATGAATAAGAACTATGGTGGATGGTTATTTATGTATACAATCGTTGCAATTGCTAGTATCGCAGCACTCGTTGTTATGATTAGCAGTTGCAACATTTTTAAACTCTGTAAATTTGGTTGGTACTGCATTCTTGCAGTATTGGCTCTTGCTATTTTTTGTATTTATTCAGCAGTAAAATTGATCCATGAGGGCTCCTAAAAACAAATGACTAATGGTACTCGCGAATACTATTATTAGTCTAAAGAAAGGGTGATCTCTTAACTATGGCTGATCCTATTCTTAATATGAAGAGTGCTGTCTTTAAGAAGAAGATCGGTAACATCGTCTATGACCTGATGTTCAAGACGGTTACCGACGTTGTCTACACCATGGACGACGTGACTCTTACTGACGAACTCAAAAACCTGAAGGCCGCGGTTGATTCCAAGGGTGACGGTTCTAAGCTGACAGAGCTCGAGAGCAAGTTCAACAACCTTGTTCACGATGCTCCTGAAGCATACGACACACTGCTTGAAATCAGCCAGTATATTTCTACCCACCAGGATGAGTATAAGGCCCTGAAGGAAATTGCTGGTGGTAAGGTTGATAAGGTGGAAGGCAAGGGCCTGTCTGCTAATGACTTTACCGATGCATTCATGACGAAGCTGGATGATCTGTATAACAAGGCACAGCTTGATCTGAAGTTCAATGATGCTACTGCGAAGATTGATGCCGTCGACGATCGTGTCGATGAGACCAATGCTCGCATTAGTGCTCTTGAGTATTCCAAGGTCACTGTTGTTGACGAAGATACGATCGAGCTCGAACTGCTGTAAACTATAAACGGATATCTTATCAATTTCGGTAAGATATCCGTTGTTTTACCCTAATGACAATACACTAATCGTAGCAATCCTATTATTAAAAGAAAGGAAAGTGATCACCATGAAGATCAATAACGATGCTTTACTTGACATCGAAAATGGTTTCTCTGGTCTGAAAGACAGTAGCAGCGATCTTCGCTCTGCTGGGAAGATTGGTGATGCTATCAAAAGTCTTCTCGGCGCAAATGTTACAGTGGAAGTGACTCATCCGAAAAAGATGAGTGACGCTTGTGACGTTATGAGTATCTATCCTGACCCGAAAACCGTTGACCTTCTCGTAGATGCAATCATCAAACAGAAGCCTGATGCTGAGATTGTAAATATCTGGAAGAAGAGTGGCGCTTGGGTCATTGAGATTGACGATCGTATTCTCTCTGATAAATGCGGCCTTAGCGAGAAAGAACTAACTGCTCTGATTCTCCATGAAGTAGGCCATGCTGTAGAAGATTCTGCTACTCCTATGCGGATGTGTAAGATTCTGAAGATGCAGATGGCTACTGCGGATCGTGTCTCTAAGGCAGTTACTCAGAATTCTCTCTTTGCAAAAGCAATTAGCATTCCGATTCTGAATGCTGGTGCATTTAATCGTCATGAGGAAAGTCTGAAGCGCGAAATCCGTGCAGATAAGTACAGCATCGCTTGTGGATATGGTACTTATCTGGATTCTGCTATTGACAAGATCATTGGATATGTCGGTTCTTCGGATATTACTCCGGATGAAGAGATGGCAACTCTGATGGGATTCTCTGTCGATACTGTCAATAATCTGATGAAGCGTCAGGATCATATCGTTCGGAAGAACTATATGACTATGATTGCTCATACTCCGAGTCGTATCACTCGAGAAGCTCTCGATGCTCTTACTCAGAGATTTATCGGCGAGTCATTCCTTCATGAGAATGCACATGCACAAAGTCAGAAGCACTACAACTACATCCACGATACTCTGGATCATATCGTGGAAGAGGCTTCCAATTATAATGAATTTACCATTCCCGGTAAAATTCATCGTATGAAAAAAATTGATCCAATGGAGATTGATTATATCGGTCTTGAGGTGAATAATATTAAGACGAATGATGATAAGATCATGGTCGTCTCATATATTTATTCAAAGCTCGATGTGATCGACTACTACATTGCTCTGATTGATAGCAAGAATCCGAACTACGTGATTCCTCATACCAGAGATTCTCTCGTTAAGATGCGTGAGACTCTGAATAACTATCGTCTTGCAGCAATCAATAAGAAGCTTCCTGAAGTGAAGTACGGGATTAGCATTCAGTATCCTACCGGTTATGAAGGTTAATAATCACGACTACAAAAAAGAAAGGTTAGGAGTCATCGCCGATTTTTGACTGGCTCGTCCTAACCTTTGCTTAGTTATCCGTCAATAACGGTGACGGTAGCCGGACTCTCAGTAACCTCAACAGTCTTTCGAACGCTGATAGTATACTGAGAATCATTCTGAATCCGTTCAATGGGTGAGCTGTCATCTACCCAAATTCCAGGATTCAGAACCTTATATGTGAGCGCCGATAACGGGTTGTAACTGGTGTGCATGGTTAACACTCCTTTTGATACATTATATCCATCATCCTAACTGCGCTCACATATATAATATATAACTATAATCAGTATTGATTATAGATCAAATAGAAGAAGATAGTAATGGGTTTTTCATACTCATTACTATCTTCTATTTTACCTCTTAGACGTATTGATAATCATTAGGAGGTGATTATCAATTGGCAAGTCATATTAAACGAATCGGAAATAAATACTATGATACAGGTACGTCCAATAAGAGTTTTCTTCAGGTTGCAAAAGACTTAAAGCAACTTGGAATCCACAATTACTATTTCATGCTAGAGATTGTGGACTATACTCTGGTTGGAATTGATCCGTACAGTGAAAATCTGACTCGAGATCAAATCTCTCGAATCATGATGGAGTGTACTCGTAATCCATGGTATTATCTCCGAGAAGTCTGCCGTATTCCCGATCAAGGCGGTGTCGGTGTTCCGTTCAAAGCCAATCGTGGTAATATTGCACAGACGTGGCTAACTCTTCATGGTATTGATTCCTGGTTATGCCTTCCTCGTCAGCAAGGTAAGACAATTTCTTTTCTCTGTCTTCTGTCGTGGGCATATTCTTTCGGTACCAATAACTCTACCTTTATCTTCGTAAATAAAGATAGTAGTAACGCAAAGGAGAACTTGCAACGTCTGAAAGATATCATTGATTGTCTTCCTGACTATCTTCGTTTCGATCAGATTCTGGAAGAAGACGATCAAAGTGGTAAGGTGAAAATCACAAAAGCAACTCGCAATGCTACTTCTATGAAGCACCCTATCACAAAGAATAGAATCATCATCAAGCCAAAGGCAACCTCTTATGAATCCGCACTGTCTCTGGCTCGTGGTCTTACTTCTCCTATTCTTCATTTCGACGAGCCTGAGTTTACTCCATATATCAAAACGATTATCGAGAACTCAGTGTCAACCTTTGAAACTGCATCAAGAAACGCTAAGAAAAACGGAGCGATCTATTGCCGAGCATTCTCTTGTACCCCAGGTGACTTGGATACCTCCATGGGACAAGAGGCACAGGAGATTCTTTCTCATACAACGAAATGGACTGAGCATATGTATGATATGCGATATGATCCTACAAATGATGATAATAACGAACTTCTCCAATACGTCAAGAATAACGGTGGTAACGGAATCGTTTATGTAGAATATTCCTATAAGCAGCTTGGCCTCACGGACGAGTGGCTTCGGAATATGTACAATAAGATTCAAAACCCCGTCGTTGTCAAACGTGAGATTCTTCTTCAGAGAATTCGTGGTAGTAGTGATTCTCCCTTTGATCAGGAAGATATCGAATATCTCGCATCTATGGTTCAGCCTGTCCTTGATGAGATGTATATCTGTGAGCATTTCAGGTTCGATATTTATAAGAAACTTGAGCGTCTCACTCCGTATCTTGTGAGCATTGACTGCTCTACTGGTACCAATGGAGACTCGAATGCTATTACCATTATCAATCCTTACACAGTAAGACCTGATGCAGAATTCAAGTGTCCATATATTGGTGAGACACTGTTCGAAAAACTCATCATAGAACTTGTTATGGATCATATCCCTAGGGCAGTTATTATTATCGAAAGAAACTCTGTTGGTGATGGTATTATCGACCATCTCTTAAATTCGCCTATCAGACAGAATCTGTATTTCGATAAGAATAAAGACCTCGTTGAGGAAAATCTTGCCGATGCATCAAACGTCGTTAGCATGTTAAAGCGGCAGGGTGACCAGAAAAAGTATTATGGTGTATATACCAATAACCAAACTCGTGAAGATATGATGGCCATCCTGTTTAGACGAATGGCCGAATTTAAAGATGATTTCGTTACCAAAAATATTACCGATGATATTGCACATCTTGTCCGATTCAAGTCAGGAAAGATTGCAGCAGCAGAGGGTCAGCATGATGACTCTATCATGTCTTACCTCATCGGCATGTATGTTTGGTATCATGGTAACAATTTACCTGCCTTTAATGTAATTAAAGGAGCTAAGGAAATTGAAAACCAGAATCAAGGTCTCAAGCGTTCTGTGGAAGACATTGAAAATTCTGGTATCCTCCCTGATGAGACTATCCAGGCTATGAAGAGGCAGGAGAAAGTCCGTAAGGAAAATGACTATGCTGAGATTATGCGTCAAGCATTGATCAAATCTCAGAGAGAATCTCTTGAGCTTCATAGAAAGGGTCTCGTTGAAAATGCTACCCTTGATAAATCTCAAGATGAATTGCTTGAAGAAATTTATGACGATCGTAATATCGACATGAGTTTCTTCGATGAGATGAATGGAATGGGAGTTGGTCAAGATCAATCTTCTTCTTCTAATTCTCTTTCTTCTTTTGATTTCCTTAACGGATTCTAATGATGACTAATAAGACACCAACTACTCAATCAACAAGTAGTTGGTGTCTTAATTAAACTGAGCATGATATGATATTACACGAATGCGAACAAGTCGAAGTGTCATCAAGGTGGAAAAATCATGAAACAACAAATGCCGAAACCCTGAGAAAAGACCTTCTGGAATGAAATCACTGCGTCAACTGATACCCATCATAGATATCATCAGAAAAAGGAATCTTGTTATGGAGGAAAAAATGGTGCAAACGAATGTAGCAGAAAAAAAGGAATCCTTGATGATTTCGTTTTGGGGAGACGTTCACATGTTAAGCGGTGTGTAATACAAGTCCACATATCCATGCTCAATTTACACAAGTGTTTTACTATAGGTATTTTATTATATCATACGAAGCACAAGCTATTAACTATGGTAACTTACCAAAGAAAGGAAATCAGCAAATGTCTAAATCAGTAAAATCTACTATGGATGAAGCCCGTCAGTACATTGGCATGATGAATGATACCATCAAGACCTTTGATGATACCATTCGTAACAGCATTAATGGGTTTGGCTTTGGGAGCCGTCTGCGTGATGTCCTTGGCAAAATGAGTGCTGAGGACGTAAAAAATCTTTCCGCAGACAGCGTGGATAAGATCGTTGCGTTCACTAAGAGTAAGCACAACGAAATCGAAGCCTCTCGTGAGGACTCGGATGAAAAGACTAAGGCTATGAACTTCACCGAGTACTGCATTTCCATTTTCACTTCTCTTCAGGATACCATTCAGAAATACAATGACGCTGTGAAAGAGCGTGATGATCTGATGGAAGAGATGAAGAGTATTGCAGAGAAGACCTACGACTCTGCAAACAGCACAAAGCGCCGTAAGGAAAGCATCGCAGAACTTCAGAAGAAGTGCGATGAGGAAACTGATCCTACCGAGAAGGCGCGCGTTCAGAAGATTCTCGATACGCTCAAGAAGCGTGAAGATTTTTCGTTTCTTACTGATCGTATTTATAAGTTTGGCAATTCTGAAGTCAAGAACATCATCAATTCCTACTTCGACTCGAAGCGCAGTTCTCTGATCAAGAAGAAGTTTGATGTTCGCTTCAAGCGTCTTGGCTATACTCAGCAGATTTACAAGATGTTTGTGAATCTGGAGGAGATGTTCCTTCCTGAAGAGTATTATCCTCTGAACGGAATCTTCTTCTTCCTTGTCGAGCGTTTCATCTCCTATGCAGATACTACCCGTAAGGAAGATAATCTGTTCTGCCAGGCAATCCTTGTCCAGATTCATAATCTGGTTTATCATCGTTTCTCTACTCCTGAGGAAGAGACTGAATTCATCGAATTCATCAAGAAGACCGATGACAACTTCATGCCTTTCATCGACATCATGAAGGAAAAGAACGTTGCATCTCCTCTTCATCCTGCACGCATTGCTCAGCGTCAGGAAACTGAAGCACAGTTCCGTCAGGCTCTGTGTGATTCCATCGTTGCTCATGGCGGTCATCTGACTGATGATGTCGTGAAGATGGAACTGCCTGATCTGAAAAAGCATCTGGATCAGGTGATTGCCGATCAGAAGAAAGCAGATGAAGATGCTCTGAATGATCTTCTGGACGATGTCAAGACCGAGGTTACTACAGGCGAGCCTCTGATTGATTCCATTGAGGAGATTGATCTTGGTGAGGATACTCCTCATGATGAGGAAGTCCAGCCGAGCGACGAGCCTGCTCCTGTGGAGACTACTTCCGAGGAGATCACTGAGTCCGTTGATGTTGATGACGTGACTGCTGATGCAGAGGACGTTGTCGAGGAGACTCCCGATGAAAAGACTGACGAAGTTGTCGAAGAGGAGGAAACTTCTACCGATAGCGATGATGCTCCCATGATCGTTACGGTTCGTGATCCGTCTGTCAATCCCAATCGAGATCTGACTGGTGTCCGCGTCTATGCAGACAGCTACGGTGATCTTTACATCCCCAACACTCACGGTGAGTATTCTTTCTACGATTCACGTGACGGCCATCTCGTCGAAGATAACGTCAGTGTTGTGACTGTTCTCCAGCTTGCATCTTCTGGCTCTGCTACAAAGAAGCAGTTTAAGACTGGCTATATCGTTGCAGCAACAAATGAACTGAAGTGCTGGGAACTGGAAGATTTCGTCAAGAATGACGAAGACTAATCCCAGTACAAATATGACCTAAAAACAAAGGACTAATAGAAGACTAGATACTTTCCATGTCTTCTATTAGTCCTATTTTGCCGAAAGGAGAGAAACTTACCAATGGGTGTATTCCGTAGTGATGGAACCAATATTTATTTGGATGCTCCTTACTGCGAATTTTATATTCCGATGTATTTTTTTGATGCGTCGAAAGTAAATAGTTTCGCAGAAGATAATAACGAAACAATCAAGACTCTCGGCATTTTTAATGTCGGTGTATTTGATGGCAACGGTAAGATGACTGCCATGCGAACCATGAATCTTCCTACCATGATCACCATCAATGTATATGATTCCGAAACCCGTGATGTAACTTTATCAGATGGAAAGACTCAACCTTGTAAGGTTATCAAATACCTAAAAGGTGCAAAGGTTATGCCTTCTGCTATCTTCCAAGAGGAAGAATATGCAAAGGCCTATCTGAAATATATCACTGGTGGTAATCTTCCGTCTATCATTCCATATTCTCAGCTTCTTCTGATGTGGCGAAAGAATATGTCACTAAATGGAGTTTACTTCGGTGTCCCTTCCTGTTATCTGGAACTGGTTCTTGCAACAATGAACCGTAATCCGAATGACCTTAGCCAGAAATTCTCTATGGTTGCTGATAAGGCTGGTGAGTATGATTATGCGACCGCTTCCATTCGTCAGATTTGCCAGTATAACTCCACGTTTACAGCACTGACATATGAGGATATGGATAGTATGATCACAGCATCCCTGAATCGTTCCAGAAATCATACACAGGAGACTATCTCGCCGGTGGAACAGATTATTAAGTTTTGAAGCTTACAGCTTTGCTACGAAAAGCATAGGCAATCCCTTGCTTTCCGTTACATTTATCTAATCTGAATGATTAAATATTCAAGAAAAGGAGTTGAGCGATATGCCCCAAGCCACGCAAATCGTGCCTAAGTATCTGCATTCTCATGTAGAAACTTATATCAATGATTATACGCAGTTTGAAGACGCCGCTAGTACAGCCGTAGATAACAACTACAAGTTCATCTGCGTGTTCCGTTCTGGTATGGGCCCCGACAATGTACTTCTCGTGAAGGATAACCTTAAGGACTTCCTTGCCACTTATGGTAATTCCAATTACGCAAAGTATGGTCAGCCTCTGATGATGCCCATCGCTATGCTTACATCTGGCACCGCAACTGTTTACAGCATGCGTGTCATGCCCGATGATGCAATGAATGCTAACAGCATTCTGGTGATGCAGTATCGTTTCGACGAGGAAAACAAGAAGATGCAGATCCGCTATTCTTCTCAGTACCTCGATAAGACTGGCCTTGGTGAGACCGCTTCTGGCTCAGCAGCTGTCAATTCTTCTACAAAGACTTTCATTGAGTACCTCAACAAGACTGCCTCTACCCTGGTAAAGGATTCTGTGCAGGATCAGAAGACTGGTCTCAATTGGAAGCAGGTCCCGATCGCAACCTTCTGCATGTCCGGTCGTGGCGTCTATGGTAATAACTACCGTTGGCGCATCACCCGTAACCTGCAGTACGAGAAGGACTACGGCATCATGATGTACACCTTCGAGACCATCAACACTGCAGATTCCTTCAATGTTGATGCTACCTACGTTGGTGGTCTGGTGTCCTCTACTCAGTACAAGAGCCTGACTCTGATCAACGATATCCTCGATGATCAGGAGAAGGGTGCTGTTATGATGAACATCCATGTCTTCGATGAGAACGTCGAGGCCGTCTTTGACGAGTACAAGAAGTTCCTGGAAGGCGTTGGTAGTGTCTGCCCGATTGATTCCGCAGATGAGTTCGATATCTTCACTGGCCATCAGGTTGGTGAGACCGGCTCTATGGGTAAGATCGACAGCATCGAGATCATCTCTGAGGCTGAGGGTACCGAGGACATCAATGTCGACCGTCTGCAGGGTGTTGCCCTGATGGGTGGTGACGATGGTGCTTTCGCTGGTGATGAGGATACAGTTGCTAAGGCAACCACTCAGTGCTACGTGAATGCGTTCGCTGGTGTTTACGACAATACGATTCTGTCCGACCGTCGTACTCCCTGTGATGCTATTCTCGACGCTGACTATCCCTTCGAGGCTAAGGAAATCCTGGCTGAAATGGTCAATACTCGTGAGAGCTGCCTTGCTTACATCGACGCTGGCACTGAGACTACCAAGTCTAAGATGCTGGCGATTCAGACAGCAGGTTCCTCTAAGGATAAGGAGACGAAGCTCGTCCCGGGTGAGGTCATTGAGCAGTATGCAGTGTTCAACACTCGCAACCTGGTTAAGGAGTTCCAGCACTATACCACGAAGGATCCTGGCACCAACAAGAAGTGCGAGGTCACTGTGACCTACTTCTATGCACAGAGCCTGGCAAAGCACTATAAGAACTATGGTTCTTGGGTGCCGTTTGTCAAGTCTCGTTGCCAGCTGTCTGGCCATATCAAGAATTCTCTGGAGCCCGCTGTGGATGATCTGTCCTACGACTTCAAGGAGATTCTGTACAATAACCGTTTCAATTACTTCGAGACCATCGACGAGAATACTTATCAGCGTGCAGCTCAGAATACTGCACAGCCTGAGAATTCCGATCTGATGGAAGAGAATAACATGAACACGCTGTTTGCTCTGAAGAAGCAGCTTGAGCGTGACTGCTGGAATTCTCTGTACGACTTCACTTCTTCTGAGGATCGTGCTCGCTTCTCTGAGTCTGAGAATGCTAAGTTCGCAAGCTGGATTGGTTCTCGTCTGGACACTCTGAGCATCATCTTTGATGCTAACGAGTGGGAGGCTGAGCGTTCCATCGTCCATTGCTACGTTTCTGTGCAGTTCCGTAACCTGATGAAGCGCGTGATCATCGAGATTGATGTGAATAAGCGTAACTTCACCGCATAATAAAACTAAGAAAGGAGCGTGAAGTAGTATGGCTAATGCTACGACTTTCCAGACTAACATTCATAACCATAACATGGAAAACATCACCGACTATGCTCTGTTTCTTGGTGGTCTGAATGTTACTCGTGATTCCCTGCTTCAGTATGACCCTCTGAAGACAGGTTTTGGTCGAATCTTCATGATTCGTACCCCGATCTTTGTCAACAACAAGATCCCCGATAAGATGCGTAAGTTCAAGCACGTGCTTGAGTACGCAAACACTGCCATTACTGGTATGGACAACATCGACGTCCAGACCAATGAGATGGCTGGTGGCTACTCCGGTAAGAAGGTCGAGATTCCCTCGATCGCATCTGACGGTGCTCAGGACCTTACCATCAAGGTCTATGAGTTCTCTGGCTCTCTGATGCGTGAGGTGATCCAGTACTGGGTCAATGGTGTTTCCGATCTTCAGTCCGGTCTGTCTCACTACTACTGTGATGACACCCCGAACGATGTGAACTACAACCTGCCTGTTTGCCAGGCTAACCAGACTGCCGAGTTCATCTACGTTGCAACCGACCAGACTGGTAAGAAGGTTGAGTACGCTGCTCTGTTTGCAAACTGCTTCCCGAAGAACATCCAGTTCGAGCAGTTCAATTATCAGGCTGGCGAGCATAACCTGGTTGAGATGGACGTTCAGTTCACCGCAACTCGTTATATGAGCCCGCAGATCAATGAGAAGGCAAAGCAGCTGCTGATCAAGCACAATGCCCTGATGAACTCTCTGAACTTCAACAGTGGCTTCACCGATGATCAGCTGTATCCTGCTGGTGATAATGGTACGTACTACGACCTGAACACCGGCAAGCTGGTGAAGAAGTCTTCTCGCCAGAAGGGTACCTTCATTGTGACCTAATAGTTACCATTAGGCTTGGACATAAATCTCATGGTGACTATTCTATGGTCATCTACGATTTTCTCCTTTTATAATATATAAAACCTAGCAGGTATAAGATTGAAATATATCTTATACCTGCTAGGTTCTTTTTACCATTTACTGGTTATTTTCGTCTCCGGTATCCATATTATCGTCAACATCTTGATTCTCAGGGTTCAGAGGATCTTTCATACCTTCGATATTAGATTTCTGGAAAATCTCTTCGATATGATCGAAGTTAAGCATTGCCAAACGATCTTTTGCAAGATTCTTCTTAAAGACAGACACCTGTGCTGCCTTCTTAGGATCATCTGCAAAGTCTTGACCATAATAAAGACCAGTCAAAAACTCAACCAGAGTATTATGGTTATTCAGAAGATCGTTGGTGATGTTGCTATTTGCAGACTTCGGCTGCACGAAATTAAACTGGAGAGAATCAATGACCTGCTCCGGAATATTCGTAGCATACTTGCAAATCTGCCGATACAGCTGTGTGATCTGCTCATTATAATCAAGCTGGAACGAAATGACACGACCCTGGAAACGGTTATTTGCAAGCTCCAAAGTCTTTGCAAAATCAGCTTCATTATAGTAGTTAAGCAGAACGTCAGGAACACCAGTACCAGAGATATATGCTTTCTTCAGCATATCCATCAGATCACCATTGATCTGGACATCCTGACCAGAAAGAATCTCTGTCTCGATACCACGTTCATTACCTTTACCAGTAGGCACATACATCTCATTACCCTGACCAATTTTATTGATCAGAGTAGTATACGAGAACATATCTGCCATGGTAATCTTACGTTCCTGCTTCTTACGAGCAATCTCTTGAATCTTATTTGCCACATTTTTATCAATACCAGATTGACGAATGTAGTTCACCTTGGTATCATTACTATTCGTAACGATAGAAAGAATCTTGAAGAGCAAGAGCATCAGATACAGCTTTGCATAGAAAAGCGAATCCTCGATGATCGAGACACCATTGCCATGCTCATCTGTATTGATCTTAAACGGAACGATATATTCCTTCGGAATGAATTGGAAACGAAGCCGCTTATTATTCAGCTTGTAGTAATTCAGCGCTTCTACAATCAGCTTCTTAAACTTCATATTGCTATTAAGGAACTTCTTGTCAAACGACTTGACAATAGATCCAGCAATGATGTCGATGATATTACGCTCGCCATGATTCATATCATACTTGTCGTAATACATCGTAGAAGTAAGAATACCTGCAAGAGGAGTAATGTCATCTTCTTGCACGTAGTAGTAGCCAATAATTTCGTCAGAGATCTTGATGGGGAGAAGATTCAAAGGAGAAATCAAACGGACATAGCAGTCCTGAATATTATTGAACTTCTCACCGATCTTCTTATTACCTTGCCGATTCAGTGCTCCATTGGTTTCATAACCATGAACACCAGAATCAATATTCTTCATGACAGAGGCAAATGTGAAAGAAGGAGATTTCTTCTCTTCTGTCATTGTCTTTTCGACGAACTCCTGATAGTATTGACGATAAGTATCAACACCTTCCTCAAGCACACACAGAGGAATGGATTCATTGCAAATGGTGATATTCTCCATATAGGATCTCAGCTCAGCAGACATCTGCTTCTGAGCATCGCCTTTGGACATATCACTTCGACGAAGAATATCTTCAAAGTCAGGGCAACTCTGTGCGGACTCCATGACGGACTTATAAAGATCAGTCTTATCGAACTTTTTATCTTTCATTCCTTCCATGTAGCACTCATACAGAGTACGACCAGCTGCTTCGTTATATGCGTTATACTTTCCTTTGCTCTTTTCTTTTGAAAAGTCCTCAAAGATCTTGGAGTAAGGAACTGCATACACATAATATTCACCGTACTCCAGAGAACGAGGAATGATGAATTCCTTAATCTTCTTCTGAAGACCAAATTTCTTTTCCACAGATTCAATGATAGGAATGTAGTCCTCTCCCTCTGTGGACATAGTATCGTTCTCAACGCTAAGAGTACGAGACATTGTGCCATCGACAATATCGGCCGAGATAATAGCATCTCGAGTAACAGTAATCGCTTGCTTCAGTTCAACCAACTGAGAAGCAACTTCGTGAAGGTCAGCTTGCTTAATCAAACGATTCTTATACTGCTCGTTGAATAAAGCTTGAATCTGACCTTCATCTGTACCAAAGATATCTTCCAGATCCTTTGATGCACCAGCAAGTTTCTTATTATTATCAGAAATCAGTCTGGTAATAAAATTAACGCTGTCACCATCTGTACTGGAACGGATATCATGGATTTCGGATTTAACAAGTGAATTGAAGTCTGTGATCAGAGAATCAATCTTCGTGTCCTTCTGAGTACCATAGGTCATTGAACTGAGATTATCCATCAGAGCATTCAAGTTTGCACTGATGTTTCGATTCGTCCGATTAATTCGACCTGCCTGCTGTTTGGTAAGCTGAGGCGCAGAAGATCCAGAAGCTTCGTGGATATGATCGGCCATAGGACTTACTTACACTCCTCTCAAATCTATTTTTTGATATGAAAACGTAATGCATCATATGTATTGTCTTAAGCTTACCTTAGTGTTTTCAGCATCATTTCCTGTGGAGTATAACAGTCAATCATTAAAAATAATTATATATTATAATAGTGAATATGAAGTAAGCAATCGGTTTACTTATATTCATTTTGGCCTAGTGTATACTAGGAGAAAGTAAAACAGTATGGGATACGAAATCAGCAAGAGCGCCTTGCGCCGAACCGAACAGTACAATCCATTTCACATCATCAAAGCAACGGTGGTCAATGGGTCTGTTAAATATTACGAAGGGTATTCTGAGATATACGATCGGTTGCTCTACGCTAAGACGGGCGATCAGCAATGCTCTTCCCTGCTGAATGGTGACATCATCGTAAAGAGCCCGATCTACAAGACAGTCAAGCCCAATAAGAACGTTGTGCTCACGCAGTTCGTTCGCGGCCTCAATCTGGAAACTATCTTCACCCCAGACGTCATCAACGATCTCATGCACTATACCGGGTTCTCTCCGGAATCGTTCGATGATTTCATGTCTGTGCTTTCCACCGGAAAGAACTACTTGAGGGTTTCGAGCGCGGATCTGTTCGCTACGTCCCCCAATGCCGACCAGCTCATCGGCATCCAGTATGCTAATGAGTACAAGGCCGTCCAGGATGTCTATGGCGATCACACCGAATACATGAAAATCCGCCGTTTCATGAGCAAGGATGGCATCTGCTATTTCCTTCTCATGAATGTCGACAACATCTACGTACCGTTCTTGGTTCGTGACTTCGATCCTATGGAATAATCCATGGGATCAAGGGACCTAGCAACCAGCTAGGTATCCCTTCTTTTTTTGTAAAATAAGAACCAAGGTTAACTCTAGTATGAGAAAACCTTGGTTCTTATTTTTTAGTTTCAGCTATCTTTTCTAACCATCGGGATATAGAAGTTGAACGATTGAACTGAAAAAATACCACAATCGAATCTGAATACGATGAGGTATAAGTCTTTAGAGTATTGTCTTGCACTATACTCAATGATGTCAGCTGTCTTTTCCGTAATGAGTGGGAAAGATTCCTTCGTAAGAATAATCGAAGGGCCACCTTCCACTCCTTCTGGAACGAAATCAAAATAATCGTTATTCACGAAAATCTTATTGATCGTCGATTCGTCTAGAACGAAATCATACCAGCTATCACAACCAGCAGTCAAATCCTGATAATACTTGAGTCTTGCCAAGACTTTTCCTTTTTCAGAATTCAAGATAACTGGAACTGCTTTTGTCTTGTACTCATAAAAATCGAATCCATCATTCATCGCTTCTTTATCAGAAGGATATAGAAGCATTTTGAATTCACGAGCATTCGGAATATGAATGATTCCATCAATCTCAGGAAGTAATGAGAAGATAGAATCTGTCATTTCCTGCTGTAATTTGACATGATAAGGATAATCTACATCCAGACTAATCACATCACCAGTCTTTAAGATATAGATATCGTTCATGACACGAATCAATTTAGACAGCATCTTTGCAATCGGAGAACGAATCTCTTCTTCTGGAATATGAACGGTAATCTTACCGGTGAATTCATATCTGAGTTGCTCTCGTAATTCTTCTTCTGATACTCCGAGCTCGCTCATAATCTCTTCCATTAAAGGAGTTGCTTTCTTTTTCCTAAGATCTTTCTTAAGCATCTCAGTCAGCTCATCCTGTGGAATTGAGACAAGATCTGAAATGATCTCGATATATTTTTTCTGTGTATCTACCATTAGTCTCCAAGCTCCTCTTTCATACGCTGGAATACTTCATCAACGGAAGGCATATTAAGCCACTTGCTGCCAAAGCTAGTATAATTACCAGTCTGGAAGTTATCAATGAACTCCTTGCTTCCGTCTTTCTCTCCCTCTTCAACGAACTTCTTCCAAGTAATACCATTCAGAGGAATTTCTCCGCCATAGATATCATATTGATCAAGGTCAAGCTGCATTTTGAAAATCAGCGTAGACGGGTCAATATTCATAGCACGAATGCTAGAAGGATAGAATGCAGACATATCAAAGTCAACTGCATTGAGGAAGATATTATTGGAAGGCTGACCGTAAATCTCAATACCGACTTTATCATTGTAAGTCGGATCAGCTACGAGCGCGCCTTCGAAGCTCTCATCTTCATCAATCAAGTTTCCTTCGTCGTCATACTTCGGTGTAGACTTCGTATCAAAGAGGACGTTGATGTTATTTCCAGGAACCAATCCTCTTCTCAAGAAGTTCACGTACTGCACGTTACGAAGAACGACGGTCTGCTTAAAGACTTTTGCATACGGAGTAGCGTTCTTATACGAAGAGACGTATAAAGTATCCATATCACAAGTACGGCGTTCAATACCATACTGAAGCAGAACGTCCTTGATGTTATATGTAACAAACATCTCGAAGTTCTCATACGGAAGAGTTTTAATGTTGCCTTCGTCAGAATAGTCAAGCTTCGTATCCTTCAACTCTTTCTGAGCAATGAAATTCAGCTTATAAGAACGAAGTTCGGATGCACCTTTACGGTTTGCTGCATACAGTTCCATTTGGTCGATGAAGTTCGTATAAGAACTAAGAATCATCGTATCATTCTTATTCTTAATTTCGAAGTTCCGATCGTCCTTCTTAAAGTAGCAAACTTTAGCAGGGAAATCCGGATGACACATTACTTCTTTCGGGTCAAGTCCCAATCGAGTTAATCGCTCGATTAAGTACGGAATATCGAAGGAAATATTCCAAACAGCAATGAAGTCAAGCTTCAATTGATTGATAAGCTGGAATAAATGGACAAGCATTTTCTTCTCATCGGTATAGAAGAATTGCTTATACTTCAAATCAAAGCCATAGAAGTCATCATAGGTCTCATGAAGCTTCTGATTAAATTCAGAAGTATGAGTAATCATATACTTCTGCTGAGCATGCATGTTAGCATACATCTCTTTACGATGAGGATCGTTTCCTTCGTATTGCCTACCAACATAAAGGAACGTGTATACGATACCATCCCATCCATCAATCAGAGTGACTGCATTGACAGGGCAGTCTTGTGCAGAAGGCATTCCCGGAGTTTCGATACCGTCAACCTCAATATCGAGGAATCCCTTATGCAGTTTTTTCACCCTATCATTATCGAATTTATTAAGCCATTTTGCTCGATAAATAGGGATAGGGTCATAATCAGAGCCGAACGTGTATGGATAAGCATAAATCTTTTTATTCTCTCCATAACGACCGGCTCTCATATTCTCCTTGTAAATCTGAAGCCACTGGCCACCAGCTTCACAAGCAATCTCCTTTGTCACATCTCGATACGGAACAAACTTCTCTACGAGATGATCCATTGGAGCATAATTCTTACAATAATCATGATCCCGATATTCTTCCTTCTCAAAATAGATAGGAATGACTGGGTTTTTATTTATCATCAAATGCTTCTCACCAGTATCCATATCTCTCCAAATGATGTAGAGATAATCGTCTGGCTGATTATTCGCTTTACTAGGTTTCACATATTGAATGTCAATCAACATGGAAGAATCTTTTTTAGGTTTTACAGTATCCACCATATTAGTTTCATTCCTTTCGGTCTTTCGTTTAGTCAACTGTCGCAAGGCCAATGAAAAAGGATAGGAAAAACAGATGCATAAGTTTTCTAGGCTTTCCACTAATTACCAACGAAAGGTGGTTTTTATATGAAGTATAATTACGGCGATCTACCTAAAAGCGAAATCGAAGTAAACTCGAAGCGTAAGGTAAAAACGAATCGAGTACAAAGCCTTCTTGACGCTACCGCAGATCTTGACGATTATGGGACAGATGATTGCGTTCTGGCTTCTGATCTCTTAGCGAAAGCTGAGAAAAAGAAGACGGAACGCAATCAATCTGCTATTAAGCAGGAAGATGATGATTTCCAGTATTATCTGAATGGAATGAACTCCATGCAAGATGAGGCTGTTGACTTTAGCTTCGGCGTTAAATCTGCAAAGAAGAAAAAGAAGAAAAAAAATAAGCGCTTCAACGATCTTTTCGACTATGATGAGGATGATGAAGGCGATGGCGAGAAAAAGAAGAAAAAGAAAGATGGCCAGCCTATCAATCATAAGAAGGAGTTTGAACCTGAGCTTGCCTTGCTTAGGGACATGCAGCTTCAGCAAGCTAAGTTCGTTGACTCGCTCCAAAAGAAGTATGACCAGTTGGAAAGCTCTAAGAGTAGTGCTCGTGGCATTGGTAAATTCACGACCGATCTTATCAATAGTATCAGTACTGCACGCGGTACAAGCCTTCAGATTGTGGATAAGATCATTTCCACAAAGCGTTCTATTGCAGATATGAACTTCAAAGAGCGCAAGGAGTTTGGTTCCAATAATACCTCTGAGCAGGCCAATATGGTGAACTACGCTTCTACTTATCTGAAGACTATGATGGAAATGGGTCGCAATAATATTGCACCTGCGGATTCTTCTACAACACCAGACTATTCTGATGTAAGCAATGATGACGATCTGTTTGATGGCATTGAAGATTCTCTCGGCGAAGAATCTCGTGATGAGGAGACGCTGAAGTATCTTGAATACGAAAATCGTGGCGTAAAGATCAATGTCGTTTGGCACGACGATCTTCCTGAAGATGATCCGGATAAGTATGAATTCCAAGCCGTTGATAAAGATGGCGTTGTGATTGATGATTATCCGCTTCCGGAACACACCAGAATGAATATCAACCGTTCTACATCCACTGCTACTGACCTGTATGGTAATAAGTACCGCCTGATAGTCGTCTAAAAACATATAGCTAATACCTGATCTGTCCTTTATTATAACGATATTGGGTAATAATCTTAAAGAAAGGGTGATAAATCTATATGCCGAAGATTGTAAAATCGGGCGTCGTATATGCTGGTGGTTCCACACTGCCGGCGTCAAATGTTTCATTTGCTCCATCCGGCACCCGCATTACGTCTACCACAGTTCAGACAGCGTTGAAGGAGCTCACAACTACTTCGAGCGGCTCTCTGACTCTGGCCAATACAAGTTCGGGTAGTATCACGTATGCAAATAGTCATGAGATGGTTGTACTGTCTCTGGTCAATGTTAAACTTAAGGCAGCATTGGCAGCAGGTGCATCCGTCTCAATTTCTACGCTTGGTTCTACCATTCGTCCGAAGATTGAAACCTCCACTGTTGTGTTTACGACGGGCATGTGCGGTATGTATGTCGAAGAGACTGATTCCAGCGCAACGATCGTTCCTAGTAAGGGTGTTATCAACCTGCGTATTACTTGCACACCTGCCGGTGTACTGTCTATTGCGAACATCTCTACCTACGCTGTAGCTACGGATGCTGTGATTAACGGTCAGCTGGTATTTGTAAAGGTATAATGAGAAGAAAGGAGGATAACACGAATGATTAAAATTAATGACGAGATCATTGCAACCGCTGAACAAAATATCGTTATTACTCAAGCGAATTACGACAAGCTGACAACTGCTGAGAAGAATAATCCGCTGAAGACGTACTTCATCTCGGACAGCTCAATCGCAGCTCAGAATCTTGTCGCCAATGCGCCTGCTGCTCAGCCTATGAGCCTTGATGACGACGATTTTGCTGCCAGTGTCGATGACGGTGATGGCACTGTTACTAATGGTAATGGTACCGAATATGTTGTTGCTGACAAGGATGGTAATGTTGTTGGCCCGATGGAAGACCAGAATGTTGGTTCCACTGATTTCGTGGATACCGATCAGATTGGTCTGAATATCGCTGATGCTATTGGCAATGCATCTATGCTGTCTTCTTATGGCGGTGATGGCACCATCATTGGTGCAATTGCTGATCTGTATAAGCGGCTCGGTGTTGAGCCTGATACATCTGGAGCAGCCGCAGATGATGCTCCTCCGCTTACCTACAGCGATTATCTTGGCATGATTGGTGATCGGTCTGTTCTCGATCAGTTCAATATGCCTAATGTCACTGCTGCTCTGATGGATCTGTTTGATCGCATCGCTGATGCAGAGAATAAGGCTGAGATTGCTCGAGTCAATGCTGAGGATGCTATGAAGGCACAGGCTGAGGCAGAAGCTGCAAAGGCTGCTGCTGAGAAGGCTCAGAAGGAAGCTGAAGCAGCTAAGGCTGAGACTGAAAAGGATCTGGCCAATGCAACCAACCGTGCTGACAATGCCGAGGCATCTGCATCTGATGCATGGAAGCAGCTCCATGACACCACAGAAGAGCTCAATACTGAGAAGGCCAAGAACGAGCGCCTCCAGTCTGAGCTTGATGCTGCTAAGAAGTCTGAGGAGAATAAGTCTGAGACAACTGAGCCGGGTGAGTCTACCGACACGGAAACAACTGCACCCAGTGAGTCTACGGACACTACCGGATCTGGCGAGACGACTGACACTACAGAGTCTGGTGAGACAACCGACACCGATAAGGGTGGCACGACTCCTCCCGAATCTACGGATGAAACCGCTCCTGGTTCCTCCGAAGATAAGTCTACTTCAGAAGGCGAGTCCACTGATACTGTGACTGGCGAAACCGATGCATCCACTGAGACAACCGAGAATGGTGAGTCTACCGAAGCATCTGGCACTACCGATCAGTCATCTGAGATCACAGAATCTCCTGAGGAGACTACGACTGAGAATAAGTCCGAGGAGACTGTCGAAACTCCTTCTACTGAATCAACCGAAGAGCCCAGCGTAAAGGAAGAGACTCCTTCCGAGACTACGACTCCGACTACTGAGGATTCAGTGCCTGCGTCAAGCGATGAGGAAAAGTAATCTTTATCCTCTAACTTGAAAAGAAAATCCCTATGGAATACAGTATAAGTATCCATAGGGATTTTCTTACCTAAGAAAGCATAATCCAGACTACTGTAATCTAAGACGTTACAGTAGTCTGGATCATCATGAATTTGCCCGCGCGTGTTAACCGACTGAGAAATTTGAAAGAAGAAGGAAAATCATTACTAACTAACTGTTTTTGATTATATATTATAATTATAGTGAGTGGATGAAAAGAAGCTCATGAATATAAAACTTGGAGGAATATCTATGACAACGAATTTATGGAAACGAGTAAAGCAGTGGATGACAAGAGTACGTGTACGTTATTCCAAGCATGATGATGGCTTATATCTCTTCTTTAGAAAAGATGAGAAGAGCCCTCACGAAACGAATACAGTGTATATCACTTCGTGCATCAACCAGGCAATCACCTCGAAGGTACGCCGTGGAGGTAAATATGTAGATCAGGATACCATCTGGACTATAGATGATAAGACATCAGTCATTTCTTTCCCGAAAGGTGAAGATACTGTGCTCTATATTCCAAAAGCAAATCGGGTTACAAAGATTACTGTAGCCGATACAAGCATTACGAATCCTTTGTCGGATTTCGGTTTGATGACTTCTTTGGAATACCTGGACGTCAATTGCACTGACGTTTACGGAAAGTTCTCTGATCTTAATAAGTGTGTCTTCCTGCGGTTCCTTAACATCAAGAACACCAATATTTCCGGATACACTTCCGATGGTGCAAAGTTTCTCATCAATTTAACAGACGTAGAATATGACGAGGGAAAGGATCTGTAAAAATTGAACGCTAGTGAAAGAAAGTTCATAGAAGAACTTAATGCAAATCCAAAGCGTAGTGTGAAAGGGATGAAGCGTCTTATTCTCCGATATAAAGTGCCGAATCAATCAATTATCCACGAGATCAATTTTGAAATTTGCTTGCGGCACGATATCTTCGGAGATAAGAAATTTCGTTCACCAAAGGTATTCATTTATCACAGTAGCAATTGTGTCCTCTGGTCTGATGAGGGAGAATCCAATAAATCCATGCACGCATTCCGAAAGAAATGCCTGCGGACGAATTATGTAGTCCGATTCTCAATTAAGCCAATGAATAATGACGTATGCTGCGTTGGCTTCTTTGGTGATATCGAATACATTGATTATTTATCCCTCCTCGATCACATCACTGTAGAGTCCGAATATATCGGAAATCTTGAACGGCTTGAAAGCTTGATTGTCAGTCCGAACTGTTTCATTGAGAAGTTCAATATGAGTGACATCAGTGATACAATCCGCTTCATGAAACTTGATGGTGATATTCACAAAGCCAAGGATGGCAATATAGAGAGACTTGTGCGTTGCACTCAACTTCGGAGTTTGTATCTCATTGGAGCTGGGTATACTGGTAACGTGGTTGGACTGCTTACATGCAATAATTTAAAGAACGCAACGATTATCGCTCCGAATGTAGAAGGTATTGAAGGCATCTCTCAGGAAGATTATCCAAATACAATTCTTTTTGAGACTGGCCAATACTGGATCAGTATGATGCGATAAAGAAAAAAGACAACGGATTTCAAACATGATTTCCGTTGTCTTTTTTGTAGTCTTAACGAATCTTACCGATTTCTTTCCAAGTCATAACGCCGCAGATGCCGTCAGCAGTCAGACCATGCTCGGCCTGGAACTTCTTAACAGCAGCAACTGTTGCAGGACCATATTTCCCATCTTCAGCAATACCAAGACAAGACTGAAGCATAATGATTGCAGTCTTATTGGTATCACCCTGAGAAGTAGGAGATACCGTAGGCATGAAGTTCTGGATGTAGTTGTATTTTGCACCAGAACGGCAAAGCCACTTACACGGAGACGGGCGCGTGTCAACATGGACAACCTGCTCAGAAGGTTTACGATGGTACATACCAATACCACGGAAACCAACTTCCTTTGCAAGCATGCCGAGCTGAACGCAAGTCAGGCCCTGAACCCAGATGTCAGCTGCCATACCTCTCGTATGGAAACCCCTACCAGAGCCACCAACTGCCTTATCGTGAGCGGGAGAGCGATAGCCAGAATTGATATTGATGGCCTTACCGCCAAGACGACTCCGAAGAGTCTCAAGGCGCTGAACCAGTTCATCATCAACAAGGACAGTCTTGCTCACGCCGTTATCCTTACATGCAAATTCATGCAGTGCAAAATGACTTGAAAGATTTACATCCGGTGTACGAGGATAGGTCTTTACGTTACCCATAATATATTACTCCTTTCATCGTCACAGAATTATGTATGTGTTACGGGGTCTGGGGTCATGCAACAGACATATAATACTTGCATGACGGGGTCACACCTTCATGCATTATTGAATCTTTTGTAAGCGAGGTAACGACATGGGCTTATTCAACATGGATTCTGGTGACCTCGCCAAAGCGATTGGACAAGCGCTCATCTATCTAATCGCTTCTGGCACGATCATCGAGATTTCTCCTATTAAGTTCAACCCAATTACAATGATTCTCAAATGGATGGGAGACAAAATGAACTCCGGTCTTAAAACGGAATTGGATGCGTTAAAGAAAGCTCAAGAGGAGCAGAAAAAGGATTTTCAGGATTTTAAAGTCGCTCAATACCGATATGAGATTTTTCAATTTGAGAGTGAAATTCGAGATAATAACGATCGACACACTGAAGAGCAATATAACCATATTCTCGAACAGTGCAAGAAATACGAGGCTTACTGTGTTGATAACGATATTCCGAATGGTAAAGCAGAGATGGCCATCAAACATATTCGTGATGTCTGCTATGACCATCTTAAACATGATTCCTTCGAAAAATGATTTTATTAATGTAGTAGCCACCAGAACGCAAGTAAGATCCTATAAGAAGAAGAATTGTTGGGCCTTGCTGAATGAAGATAGAAAGTATATTGGAATAGCAGTTGGTATACGGGTTGATACCAACTGCTATTCCATCATATTGCCAAAAAAACATACACATAGAAACTCTAAGGAGGGATGGCTATGGGATACGATACAAAAACCATTCGTGTATTTCATACTCATATCGAAATATCTCCCTATGAAAAAGGTGAAGAATTTAAAATCGAAAAAAGATTTTGTACCTGGGATAATTTGAGACACCGCTATGTAAATGGTGTCTATCTGATAAAAGACGATAAACTGTATCTTCCGAGAGGTATGGACGTTGCTTATCTTGAGAATTACTTCAATACAAAAGCAATTATGGTGTATGACCATGATCCATATCGCACATTCAAAGATGCAAATATGACGGTTGCTCCGAGAGACGACTTGCAAAAAGACTGTATCAATTTCTTGACTGCAAGTGGAAAGTATTCTGGATTTTCTGTATCCAGTCAGCAAGCACTGATTCTTCAGACTGGATTTGGGAAAACGTATTGCATGGTCCACGCAATCATTTCTATGAAAGCAAGGACTATGATTATCACAACGCAGGATAAGATCAAAGAGCAATGGATTAAAACGTTCCATGAGAAAACTGATATTGATCCGGATAGACTCATCAATATCGTTGGTAGTGGAACGATGGATGAAATTATTGATGGTTCCATCGAAGGAGACATCTACTTCGTCAACCATCAAACTCTTCAAACTTATGCTCGAAATAAAGGGGAAGATGCTTTAAAAGAGTTCTTCCATGAAGTGAAAATCGGAATCAAAGTATACGATGAAGCACATCTTTGTTTCCGAAATGTCATTTATGTGGATTACTTCAGTGATACTGTAAGAACCTATTATCTGACAGCAAACTTCACTCGAAGCGATGATCAAGAAGCTCACCTCTATGAACGGTGCTTCGCATCTGTCTACCGTTATCGGTCAAATAAAGCATTGGAAGAAACTTCTACTGCTGTAAGTAGAAAGCACATCCTGTATTACCCAATCACTTATCGTTCTAATCCAACTTCGTATTGGAAAAAGAAATGTGATACGTATAAAGGATTTAGCTCACTACTATTTGCCATGTGGGCATTTGATGAAGATCCAAAGAACTCTCTTATGAAAGTTCTGTTACAGGTGTTTGAAGAAGCAAAGAAACACAAAGGAAAGATTCTTATCACAGTACCAAAAATTGATAATATCAATTATATCTGTGAATATTTTAAGAAGCATCCTGAAATTTTGGATGGAAGAACCATTGGCACAATTCATTCTAAGAATAAAAAAGAAGAGAATGAAATGGCTAAATCCAGCGTGGACGTCATCATTTCTACGATCCAGAGCTGTGGTACTGGTGTTGATATCAAAGACTTAAGGTCCATTATCAATACCACTCCATTCTCATCTAAAATTATCGCCAATCAATTATCTGGTAGATTACGTGAGTATAGTCCGACAGACGATACCTACTTCTACGATTTGATTGACATTGGGTTTGAACCTTGTGAAAGACAGCTCGTCAATAAACTTCCTATTCTCCGAGCAAAGTGTAAAGGTGTTTTTCAAAAGAGCATCATTCCATAATTACAAAAAAGAAGGAGCCACTGAAATGGTCTGGCTCCTTCTTTTTTATTTATTTCACCGGAGTAATTGCTACGACGATGTCGTATTCCTGACGGAAAGCTCCGTTGAAATAGCCGTTATGCTCGGAAGGAAGAGACAGGTGTACGAGACACTGAGTCATAGTGCCAGCGTTTAAGTTGCTAATCAACTTAATGAGAGACCTTGTATCCGTGATGATCTCTTCGCACATCCGATCAGCAGTGCAATAGTCAGCAATCTCTTCTTTCTTAACCACAGAGAGCTTGAAGAACTTCGAAGAGAAGCCAGAAGCGTTATGCCAAATCATTGCGTAATAGCCGTCTGTTCCAGGACAGGCGTCCATACCAGAGCTGCAAGGCACGATGGTATAAACCGTATCATCGCTCTCGTTGTAGACTTCTTTCGCAATGATCTGATCTGCGAAAAGCTTGTAGTGATCAACCACGTTATCAATCCTTTCTTGCAACAGGAGAGATGGGCTTGAAGGTAACGATGACACCATTCTGTTCAGGAGCAGTCACCTGAATCACCTCATCAGACTCACATGCATCCTTCAGCATTTCAGGGTTGAAGCCATCCAGAGTGATAGACTTCGGCTTCTCGAAGATAAGATTCCGGACAACGGAACCAAGCTTCATCGGGTTATTCATCATCTCAATCATGAGATAGTGGAAGCTATCGCAGGAGAACGCGACGACCTTATTATCGTTCAACTGAGCGGATACTTCAAAGACTCGTTCCTGAAGCTTCCCTTCGCTGTCCCGGTAGATCATATTGAAGGTGTTGTAAAACTCGTCACCGCGCTCCTCGCTGCGATCATCATGAACTGCCGTGTGGTTGTAGAACATGTAGTTCTTGTCGCTCCCCTTAACCACGTAATACTCACCAGAAAAATATTCCATCATTTTAGTATTCCTCCTTTTTCATATAGCCGGTATTAAACCCGTACAGATACGGGTCTGCGTTGAATTTGATCGGAATGTAAGTGCCAGGGAAAGCCTGGATGATATTGCGAATATTATCCGCATTAGAGAAAATGACTTCGCAGATATCAGCGACGTTAATCTTACCCGATTTATGTAAGATAGTATCATACCCGATATGCATCGTAAAATGCTCCATACGCCGATCATCTCGAAGTTGATAGGTGATATCCGCAAAGCCGTCCAGGCTTATGTCAAACTTATCAGAAGAGATTATGACATAACTTCCCATACCATCATAATCTTCAATGACAAAGCGGTCATTTAGCCCACGCTCGTTTTCCGTAGACTTGCGTTCACGTTCTACTCTCATCTTCAAATCACTCCTTTCACATTGAAGATAATCGTAACCTGCTTCTCTTTACCGTCGATATCTTTTTCTGCAAACTTAATCCGTTTACCGGAAATAGGATGCTCATTGATAAGAGTGAAAACTCCAAAAGATTCGTTTGTGCGCATCGCATCATAGAACATCTCAGCAATAAAACCAGCATCAGAAATATTCTCTCCGATGATCGTCATGCCAAACGTATCCTTGGACTCACCTTCGGAAGATTTGGTGGTGACGTCCATGTCACAGCATGTGCTGAAAATGTCCTGTCTGATATTATTGAAGGAGAAATGATATTCCTTCTCCTTCCTTTCTACCATGACAGTCTGCATGTCTTCCAGCAAATCAATTCGATTACCGTTAATGATCATTTTTAAACTCCTTTCAATTTGAACGATTTCGGCATATAAATTTTTCACATCCTTTCTGCCTATCATAATTATAATATATCATTAAAAAAAGAAAGTTGTAAGAAGCCATACAAGAACCAACTTTCTTCTAATACTAATTACAGATTATTCGGAATCTGCAACGAGTATTCAATCGGAGGCTTGATATAAATCAAGTTTTCTCCACGAGCCGCGGCTTCGTCAGCTTCCCATTTAGAGACATATCTAAATGCTCCTCCTGGAAAAGTGAGTCTAGCTATAAGCTCGGCTGTGTGATAGGATGCCGTAGAAGTAAGTTTGTTCATAGTATCTAATTCCTTTCATTTCGCCAATGATTATAATTAGAGGAGAACGGGAAGGCTTACTTCTATGGCTTCTTATGTGTATAATATATCATTATAAAACAAGACCAGATACTAGAATCAATAGTATCTGGTCTTGTTTACACTAAAGACATTAGCTTAAATCAACTATTAAAGAATGGAGGTAAAATCACATGTTTATCTTCTTTGAAAATGCTCAAGATGATTATGATATTGAGCCGATGTATTTTTCGGAAGCATCGAGTGACTCTCTCACATACATTATCAAAGATGAGCTTTACCCAAAGATTGATGCTGTCCTTTCCACAGATCAAGGAAAACGGAATTTCAATAATATCATTGGCAGATATGTAAGCCGGAATAATGATAAACTCACGACATCCGGGCCACAATATCTAATTCCGTTCACCATGAAAGACAAACAGGAGTATTTCGATCTTTTCAGTGTATCTGATACAGAAGTTGCTGCTTTGGTTGATAAGATCACAAAGCAAGTAAACGATAAGGCTAACTGGAGACTGTTTAAGAATAACCCCATTTTCTTCATCTTCTATTGCTGTATTCGTTATGCAACTCTGGCAAAAGATGCGAAACTTCTGAATAGTGCGTTGATTGCAATGGCACTTTCTGTTTACCCGTCTATCTTCGCAAAGTATTTCCGATACGAGCCGAATCCAAATATCATGCAGTATACCATTGATAATCTGAGCAATCGGTTTATTATCAAAAAATCAAATCACATCTTTGGTACACTGACGTACTCAATCCAGTCTTCTTGGAAATTCCATGAGAAAGATTTCAGCCGTGGTGCAGACCAAGATGTAATTCGATTCATCCAGCGTATTCGAAATGACCAGAATAGTTTGCTGAAAAAGATTGCAAATGCTTATCAGACAAACTATAAGAAAGGTCTATTCGTTACAACGCAAGTGGATGCATATGATGATAATATCAATGTGGATAATGTCAATAATACCAATAAAGTTGAGACACTATCAAACAAGATCGTATTGTCTATGCTGACAAATGGCGTTGACCTTCGTATTGCAGATTTTGCTTCAAACGCTGCACAGGTATCCAAACTTGATCTTCGGAACTACATCTCTCTGATCATCAATGAGAAGGAAAGTGAAACTATGAAAGAATTTATTTCTAGTATTCTTTTCCTTTATCTCTATACTGATTCTCATGAACCTGATGAAATCAGATCCAAAGAATTCATTGGATATGCTCTTCAGCTGTTTAAGAAAACCAACTCAAAGGATAAGAACGTCACTAACATAAAAACTACTCTGGATAAATGGGGAACTTCTTCTGGTATTTATCGGAAATTCAGTCGTTCCGCTACAAGAGTTGACTATACAAAAGCAATCTTTATGTATTTCATCCTTTCCATCCAGATGTATAGCTAAAAAAGAAGACTACATGGAAATTCATCCAATGTAGTCTTCTTTTCTTATTCACAAGTCAATTTGTCAAAATCTCTTGCGTCTGTTCTGATATCATACTGGCTATACATTCCATACGGAATGCACATAGAGCAGCCAAGTGCCCAGTCAAGGTGCATGAGTAACTGGAACTTATCAGCAAAGCCCTCACTTTCAAGAATAAGCTTCCTGAACTCCTTATACGGGCCATGCGCATAAGTTGCATATTTGACATTCATCTCTGTATCGTCAACCATGTCAGATCCAAAGCACTGAATCATGATCTCCATATCTGGATTGATAATAAATTTATCATCAATAACCTTTGCGCAAAGAATTGGTGCATCATGCAGCCACTGCCCCTGAATATGGCAAACCTCAGCCTCATCATGGAAAGGCTGTAATAATTCCGAATCGTCTACGCGGCCATACTTTTGACGAACTGGCCAGATAATATCACGAACCGGCTGCTCTTTCTCCCAGCATTCTTCGTCAAATCCAACAAACTCATGCTGTCTGTAATAATCATCAGCATACAGTTTAAATTCTTCTTCGATAGTCATATTTCATTCTCCTTTTATTTTTACTGAAATAAGATTACGCCCTGTCTCTTTGATATAGAGTAGAGCGTAATCTTATTTTTAAACTTTATCAGGTAGCAGGAGTAAGAATCTCATCATAGGGATTCGGAACTGCCTGAGTCTTTGCCTCAGTATTTGCACCCTCAGAAGGAGTCTGAGTTTTCTCAGAATCAGTTGATTCCGTAGGATGCTGTGTATCTGTAGTATCGGGCTTCGGCTTTTCTGCAGTATCAGGCGATTCTGTAGGATGCTGTGTATCGGTAGCATCAGGCTTCGGCTTCTCTACTACAGTAGCCTTGGCAGCAACTTCGGGAAGAGAAATATTCACGACCCAACCCATGTATGTCTTACCAAACATCTCACGGGCATTACCACCGACGGTGAACTTTGCAGTCTTGCAGACGCTGAGAGCAGTCTCCATCTCATCTGCAACAAACTCTTCGGTCTTCTTCTTAGCAACATCGTTAAGAGTAGCCTCTGTTACCTCGTATGCAACACCGGAGCCAGCATCAATGGTGTAGATGGTGATATTGCAAGCATCGGCATGCTTACCAGCCTTAACAGCAGCTGACCACGCCTCCATCTTTGCCTGCTCATCAGCCTCACTGTGAGTAAGCGCATCCATGTCGATATGGCCACCCTCAGTGATAGTACCAAGAGCAGCATATACCTTTGCAGCAAGATCCTTCTCATTCTTGCCAGCACCGTTCATTGCAGAAGCGATAGCACGATCAATCAGATTCTTTGCCTTGTATGAAACAGAGGTAGGATCAACACGAACCGGAGGGTTGATGGGTTTGGGTGTCTCGGGCTTCTTATGAGTCTCGTCGTAATACTTCGGATCGTCATAAGTCTCCTTGGACTTGATACACATGAAGATGCGCACCTTATTATCAAGGTCGTAGTAGTTCTTCACGATATCCCAGACAGCACCCTTGTAGATGACAAAAGACTGCATTGCAGATGTGCCAGTCTTATCGGAAATACCGATCTCCCATTCATCAGGGAAATCAACCATCTCACCACGCATCTTTTCAATCGCAGTAAGGCCATTACCGTAGTCATTGGTCTCCGGATCCAGAAGCAGAAGCTTCATAGCCATAGCCATAATTATTATCTCCTTTCATTTTCAGGATCATAGAAATCCTTTTGCTTAATCAATTGTGCTTAAATAAGCCAGTGACGATTTCTTTCAGTTTCTGGAACGCCCAGATAGGATACAGGATGATCATCATAATCCCGATTGCAAGATAAAACTTGATCCAATCGAATGCACTGGCATTGTCCATCCATTCCAGTTCGTCATAATAATCATCGTAATAGTAGCTGTTAGGCATGCTCATTCTCCCCAGAACTCCTTCCTAAACCACTGATAAATCTTCTTAATTACCCGGCGAATAGCATATTGGCGTTCTTTTCGAGTTTCATTTGCATTATGACTGAGCATCAGCATATACGTGATGTATTGAAAATAGCACAGATATGCGCCGACTGTAATCTGTAGAAGCGTAACCCACCCATTATCTTCTTTCATAAATCAATTCACTCCCTTTCGTGATAAAGTAAATTAATTTAGTGTGGATGGAAAAAAGAAGGATGCCTAACTGGTTGTTAGGTCCTTCTAAGAATCAGTATGAGTTATTTACTCATGAGACTCCTCTTCAGCAGGAGCTTCCTTGGGAGATTCTTCAGTAAGAACTCCCTCAGAAGAGTCTTCGGAAGAGACTGCTGCGTTGGCGTTCTGTATAAGCTCTTCAAACGAGCCAAGCCACTCAGCCTTTTGCTGTTTGGAAGGAGCATCTTCATCGTTGACAGAAGTGATCTCAGCAGTCATGCCGTCTTCTTTAGCATTATCCAGATCGGCCTTTGCCTTAGAGATTTTATTGGCAAGCTCTAAGTACTTCTTACGAAGCTTAGCAAAGCTGTTGAGGGGGTCGTCCAAAATGGAAACCCCGCAGTCAGCCACATACGAGAACGGGTCAACCTCAAAGCTGTCAGGGTCAACGATGAGCATCGCGTAATCATCGTACACCTCAACGGCTAATTCGTCGCAGACGCCTTCCAAAGCAAACTTAATGCCGTAAGCAATATTCGAATGACGCATAGATTCATTCATTGCCTTACTGCAAAGGTTATCTGCCTGGCGATTTACCCACGGAAGTTTCTCGGCATCGTCGCCGGTCAACTTCAGCTCTTTGATATGATCATCGAGATAACTGTACGCCTGAGCCGTCGCCTTCTCAGACATGAAGCGCACAACCAGTTTCTCCTTATAGGAATCCATCTCTCCATGGAAAATCTTCTTAATTGCTTTCTTTTTCATACTTTTTCTCCTTATTTCTTTTTGATGATATCAAGCACCGTTTTCGCGCTCACAGGATACCGCCTCGGCTTTTTCTTAAAAGCCTTCACGATATTCTTTCCGATACGATTTTGGAATTTCATATTTCGGTTTCACTCCTTTCATATATATAATATATCATCTATACCACGAGTTCATTTCGGCAACCTGATGTACCTTAGTTTTCAAGCTCGTGTATTTTTGATCATGGGTGAGATAGAACATGTCGCTGATGACCTCGTATATCATCTGGATGGTCGCGTGAGCATACGAAACGCATCCAGCAGCATTTGTCAAATAGAATTCGCCGCTGCTGGAATCATTCGGATCAAGGCGGAAATAAAGCTTGCCGCCCTCCGTGATCCGAGCAAAGATATGGATATATTCATTCGGAAGAGTAGTTTGTATTGCTGATCCATCATGAATATATCCAATGAAAGATTCTGCCATTTCTTTTGACAGCCATAACCCGGAATACTTCATTCTACATCACCACCAAGCACTTCCGATTTCGAGCCCTTGTTCTTGCACCGCACGTAGGAGGACACCCACACGGTTCTGCCATCTTTATAATGGCGGTAGTACCCATGAACGATGTGACGATACCGCATTTCACTATGCTTTTCACCAACGCGACTTGCATTGATATTTCTACGGATAGTGGCTTTATCCAACGCATCAATGATAATCGGGCTATTGTCGCTACGGCTAGAATGTGGTTTCGTTTCCTTATGAGTATTCTCCTTCACAGGCAACGAAGTAGTGTGGGATTCACGCTGGATAGGCTTGCCACGGATCACAGTAAAGAGCATCGCAGCCAAGAAGTCTTCAATCTCACGAACGATAATACCAAAGACTTCACCTTTAGGTATTCCGGCATCCTTATTGGGTATGACACTATTCCAGTAGATGTATGTATTTTTCTTTACAGCAAACCACATATTACGAAAACTGGTATCGTTATAAAGAATGAAATGGATGACGGTTCTATCGCACCCAGCGGCAGCCGGAAGGACATCATCAAAGAGATACAAATCTAATGCAATCTCATGGTCCTCTTTATTTATGGAAAATTTTATGATGGATTCTTTATACGAGTATCTGAAAAGTCCGTACTCGATTTTGCTCTTTTCGGCGATATCATAAATCATACTGCCGAGGTGCATATGTCTAGCTGGATAGTGTATAGCATCACTCAGCACATCAAGCATCGTGTCAAACCACGAATTGATATAATCCATGGTGATTTCATTTTTGATGATGATGCTCTTGAGCGAAACGAGATCCTGTGATGCCAAAGGATATGTGCCACCTAAACTACGTCTTTTTGAAAGCATTGTCTCTACAACTCCTATTCTTTTATTTTTCACGTATTTTCAGATAAGCCATGAATTTTTACAACCTTTCTTTTTATATTTATGGCTTTCCTATACCTTTATAATATATCATTATAAAATAAGACTAGGCAGCTTAATTTCATCCTGAAAACAGAATGGTAAGCAGCCTAGTCTATTACACATTAAACGAAAGGAGATACATCGTTATGGCGTTAACTCCGCAAAAACGAAAGAAGATGGAAGATCTTATCTATAAGACATTCAATGCTCTTGATAAGACCGGTGCAAATACAAAGCACTACAAATCCATCTTTGATACCATGACGGATGCTCAGTTTGATAAATTCTTCAAAGAATTTTTTGCAAACCCGAACGAGTATCTGATTCTGAATATCTGTGACTATCAGATTGATCTGAAAGTTCCTGACATCGAAGATGCAGCAAAGGTACTTAACGTTCCTCTGTTTGAGAGAATCGCATTCCCTCACTATACGATGGATAAGAATAATATCATCGTTTCCAAAGAAGCAGTGCCTGTTGGATACTGCCATGTGAAACGTACACAGCAAACGGTTGCAAAGAAGAACGGTCTGTCTACTACAGCAGATGCACGTTCTTCTCTTACTGGTCAGGTTAGTGGCGCTGATAAGAACGGCCGTGAATCTGACCTTGAAAACTCTATGCTTATCAGCATGAATATGAAGGATACATTGAAAGAACTCAATGGTCCTCGTGCTGACGATATGGTTATGAAGCAGCAGATGTATACTGCAATCAATACGAAGGGTTATGTTTCTCTGGAAGATATGGAATCTTCTCCTGAGAATAAAACGACTCTGAATACGGTTGATGTATACCTGCTTGGTATGGGTCTTAAATCCGATCTGGTCACTCGTGGCTTGATGGTTAATAAGACTCTGAAAGAGGAGGGTTAAGGATGCCTAGACCTGCTCGAAAAATCACAGAAGTAGAAAAGAAAGAACTTCTGGAATTAAAACCGGATGATCTTACTTTCACAAAACTTGTCTATCTCTTCGGAGATACTACAGATGCTCAGAACGCTTTCAGTGGAGTTAAGAAATCTAAGTTCAGTACTTGGGATGAAATGACACTGGAACCGTCTGAGTATTTCGTAAAAGAGAAAACGAAGACAACTGTCGGTAGATTCATCTTCAATAAATATCTGATTGAGCGCTTTGGATTCCAGAGTGTTCTCGGATATGTGAACGAGCCTGTTACTCAGGGTAAATATGAGTCTATCGAAAGTCAACTTGCAAAAGCTCTGATTGATGATAAGATCAGCATCAATGATTTCTATGACTATTACGATTACCGTGATACTCTTGGAATGCAGCTGAACTCTGTCATCACTACTTCTTTCAGTGAGAAGACAATTGCATGTCCTCCTGAAATTGCTAAGCGAAAAGAAGAGCTCTTCAAGAAATATGATGATAAGCTCAATGCGGGTGACATCGTTACTTCCGAGAAAATCGAGAAGGAACTCACCAGTGAAGCAAAGAAACTTCTTGCAGACGATCCTGGTATGGACCTTTATAATTCTGGCGCACGTGGTAACTTCGGTAACTACAAGAACATGATGCTTTATAAGGGCGCTACCATGAATAATATTACTGGCGAATATGAAATCGTCAGATCGTCTTTCATGGATGGTATTACAAAGCAGGATATTCCTTCTTTCGGTACATCCGTCGTTTCTGGTGCATATCCGAAAGCAGTCGGTACTGCTGAATCTGGCTATCTTACAAAACAGCTTCTGGCAGCAATGCAGGGCGAAGTTCTTGATGAGCATGGCAGTGATTGTGGGACAAAAAAGACCATTTCCTACATTATGACTCCGAAAGATACTCGTGACTTTGAGTATCGGTACATCGTAGAAAATGGTAAATATGTCTGCTTGACTCCTGAGATTATCGGTAAATATGTCGGTAAGCCCATCAAGCTGCGTAGCCCTATGTATTGCAAGGGAAAGCACATCTGCAATATCTGTGCAGGAGAACTGAACTACAAGCTGGATAACCTGAATATTGGTCTTGGTTGCCCTCAGATTTCCACAAAGCTTCTGAAGATGGGCATGAAGAAATTCCATACAGCTAACATCAAATCGAATCAGATTGATCCGGATACAATGCTCTTGTAATCATTCTCATTAGAAAGCGAGGTGAATATGTATGGATACACAACGGCTTCATGATTATGAGTTGACGGACGATGAACGCCATGATCTTATCTATGGGCATCCGATGCACTACATCCAAGCACAAACATCAGCTGCTCATACCTATGGAAACGTAACAGCATTCGTTCAGAACTGGCTCATCAATCTTTTTCCGAAAGACTTCTTTAAAACCATCCATGTCAATAGTAAGATCGCTCATGCTCAAATGAGAAGTACTCCGAAAGAGTTCTTAAAGAAGCAGCCTCCTATGTTTGTTATCCGTCCCCGTATTGACTGGGATGATGACAGTAGATTCCTGCGTGGAACTCCTCTGGTTGAGCGTCAGGGTGACCTCTATATGATGCGAGGCGGTACGAACTTACAAGATTTCATCTGGGATCGGAATTCTCGTACTGCAATTAAGTATCAGATGAATCGTAGTGTATTGAATTTTGACGTCATCTTGATATTCAATACCATGATTCAGCAGATCAACTGGGCAAACTACTTCAAGAACTCAGTGAGATATGAGATTCCTTTCAATCTCCAGACATGTCTTGAAAGTTACATCCCACCTGATCTTCTTGCAAAGTACTCTGAGCTTATCAAAGTTCCAATGCGAGATGAAGATGGAAGTACAGCAAAGTTCCTGAAGCATCTGAATTCTACATCAGTTACTCCCATCACTTACAAGTTGGAGGGAGCAACCGGGCATGAAGAGTTCTATCGGTACTATCCAGTCAATATCGACACGATCATCACAAACTTCAATGTTGATGAGGGTGATAAGGTAAACCAGGTTGGCGATACCTACAAAATCAATTTCAGTATGCGCTGTGAATTCTATTCAACAGGCTTCTACTATATCTTTAGTGACGATATCAAAGAAAATAGTATCGTTACTTGCGATGACAGTGGAGATACGATCGTTCCGATTTTCACAGATGTACTGACAGAAGATGATGTGAATCTTCCTCTTGGATGGACTCTTTACGCATCTCCGTCTTGTAGACTGGAACAGATGGATGATGAAGTCGACCTTAGCACTCTCTTCAATGATAGTTTGAAGAAAGTTCTCAACTTCCACTTTGAACGAGGAATTCCGACAACGGATTTCTTCAAGATGAAAGTTCGGAAGCAGGGTCGTCTGATGACTCCTGATAAGGATTACTCATTCGACTTCAACACTCTCACTCTGAAGTTTCATCATCAAAGCACGTACTACACGTACAAAATCATCATTCAAATTAATGTGGATTATATCAATAATCTCATCAAAGAAATCTATCATCTGTCATAACGACAGTAGAAGACGCTATTATGTAACCTTTCCATATTACATAATAGCGTCTTCTTTGTATATATAAACCGCCCAATATCTCTCCACCTTCCATCCGTGAGATATCGGCAACGGAGTACAGGATGGACTTTATATAGCTTTTGACCACGAAGTCAAGAAGGAAGAATGCTCATATCCGCCGGAAGTTCATATACACGAAAATTGTTATGATACATCACCAGAGCGCAAACGTTTTCCACTATATTCTTTAGGAGGTACAATGAAGATGAAAAGTCCCGTTTTCATATCAAAGATATTTCTGACGTAACCACATTACTCTTTCCAAAGAAAAATCTATAGCTATTAAATCCATACTGATTAAGAACATCTTCGTAGTTCAATCCAGTTAAGGAGTTACTAACATGTTATTCATCTAAAAACCATCCAATATGAAACCACTATAGAAAAAGGTGAAAATATGAAGATCTTGTATTTGAAACTTACGAATTTCATCAATATCGTGACTGCATTCAATACGGAGACGATTGAGATTGATTTCAGTAAGTCTAATAATAACGTCGTATTACTTACTGGACCAAATGGATCTGGTAAAACTAGCATCTTAAGTTGCTTACACCCATTTCCTACAAATGGTAATATGGATGTACGCAGCGATAACCCCATCATAGTTCCAAGAGAAAATGGATATAAAGAAATCCATATCTCTGACGGTGACGATTTATACGTCATACAGCATTTCTATACAAGAAATGGTGATAAGCATATTATCAAAAGCTATATCCAGAAAAATGGTGTAGAATTGAATGAGAACGGAAATGTCACTTCTTTTAAAGAAATTGTGGAAAAAGAACTTGGACTTGAGCAAGATTATATGAAGCTTACTCGTCTCGGCAGCAACGTCACAAATTTCATTGATATGAAGAGACAGGAACGAAAAAACTTCACTGGTAAAATTATCAGTGAAGCTGACATTTATCTTTCATACCATAAGAAAATTATGGCAGATAAGAATAAAGTCAATATCCAAATCAATCATACTTCAGACTTAATCCGTCGTCTTCAAGTGGATGATTTGGGAGAACTTAAAAAGGCTCAAAAAAGTCTGCAGCATCAAATTGAGGATCTCACGGCAAAGATTGAGAAAGCGAATAGTGAACTCTCAGTTCTCCAATATCAACTCAATGACTGCGGAGATATTCCAGCAATGAGAGAACGGATTCAAGAGAAAGAAAAAGAGCTAAAGCATATTCAGAAAGCATTAGCTAGAGCATCTGAGATTAAGATTAGCATTAGCACTCTGAAGTCTATGATTGAAGAAGCTAAGATTGCTATTCTGAAAGCAAAATCTTCTCTTGATACAAACGTCATCACTCGCACTGGAATTCTGAATCAATTGGATTCTATTGCACATGAAATTGATTCCATCAGACGTGAAATCTCTCGCATTGAGGATGACCAAAACGTCAAAGACATGGAAGCAAATATTGAGCTTCTTAGAGAAACGATTCGGAGAAGAGCAAAAGAAAGTGGAATCTCTGGATACGTTCGTCCATGCTCTAAGGCAGAAATGGAAGACCTTATCAAAATGCTTGATAAATGCATGGATATCCTGCTGTCAACGTATGAACTTGGTAAGGGGCCAATTCAAAAAGCTGTATCCTTTTTCCATACAAAAACGGATATCGAGAAATATACCAGAGAGAATAAAGAGAAGATCAAGAGAAATCGAATGCAGTCTCTCTGTGAGCAAGTCTATGCTGAAATTAGCAAAGACATTGGTCTTTTGGGACCTGATTGTAAGAATCCGTCTGGATGTAGAGTCTATGACTTCTATCAGAGAATCTATGAGTATGCAACACAAGCTCCAGACAAAGTCATTGAAGATGAGACGTTCTTGGCTTATACCAAGATGGCCTATAATAACATCCAGACAGTTCTCAAATATCTGAGAGATTATCATGATATCTTTGAGAAAATGCCGGAGTGCATCAAAGACCAATTCCTGATGAGTACAGTCCTTACCCATATTTGTAATATGGAATGGATTTATGATAAGGATATTATCTTCCATGAGCTTGGACTCATTACGGATGATGAACTTCAGGATGCTGATCTCGAGGAACTCAGTCGTCAGAAATCTATGCTTGCTCAATACAAGAAAGCAAATAGCAATATCGAGTATTTCCAGAATAAACTGGAAGAGCTCATTGATTCTCGTACAGCTCTTATGGGACAGCTTGATGAAGTAAAAGAAACGATCAATTCTCTCAATAGAGAGATTGCAGAAAAAGAAGCGTCTGTATCTGACTATGAAGATATGGTAGTTGCAATGGAACATGAAGATGAGGTTGAGACAGAATTTAATGATCTCAAATCAAAACTCACTCTTGCATCTCAATTATCTCTTCAAATCAGAGAGAAAACTTCAATTCTCAATGATCTCCAGTTCCGTAAGAATAAAATGAGTAAAACTCATCAAGACAATGAATTCCGTATCGAGAATTATAAGAGGTATAAAAAAGATCTTGACGAACTCAGTTCCAAGTTCACTGATCTTGAATATCTTGCTCGTGCTCTTTCTAGTCGAGAAGGGATTCCTCTTATCTTCATCCAAGCATATTTAAAAGACATCAAAGATATTGCAAATCAACTTCTTGATGTCGTATATGACGGTGATCTTCATCTGGAAGATTTTGAAATCACTGCTGATGAATTTGGAATTCCCTATAGCACTAAAGGAACTACTGTAAAAGATGTGATTTATGCTTCTCAGGGTGAGCGAAGCTTTATCTCTCTAGCACTCTCATTTGCACTCACTTACAAATCCATCTCGAAGTATAATATCATGCTTCTTGATGAGATTGATGCTACTCTCGATATATCCAATCGTGAGAAATTTCTACATGTCTTGGAAATGCAAATTGATATGATCCATGCTGAGCAGGTATTCGTTATCTCTCACAACGACATGTTTAATGCATATCCTGTTGACATCGTAGATACTCGAAACAGAACTTCTTCTAACGCAGAACTTGCATCTTATATTCCTATCGAAAAAAGCTAAAATTAGGTAGCTACTCTGTAATCCAATATAGAGTAGCTACCTTTTAATCATACATCATCATCTATCCCAAAAACCATAAATCGAATAAAGTAAAATGCATAGCAGATATAATAGACCAAGTCTTCAAAAATAATTTGAATCACATCCGCATCTCCTTTCATTATAAGGATAGTTAACGGGAGCTAGTCAGGTAATCCAAACTAGCTCCCGTTAACCGTAGTCGATATAGATAATATCAAACTGTAAATACGAACGAGCAACCTACTACCATTGGCACCGATAGTAACGAAATTCCTCATCCGGATTACTATAAGGTTTATCCCGTATTTACAAAAAAGAAGAGTACCAAGATTTCTCAAGGTACTCTTCTTTTAATTACAGATCGTTGTTCTCAATGCGCTTCTTCATACGATCAAGCTTGATCGCACGCAGTTTCTTGATCTCGCTATCTTTAATCCCATATGCATTCTTCAGCATTTCTACGGCACTTGCCATCATGTTGATGCACGGGATAATCTTAACCTCTCTAAAATCATCCAGATCTATATGATCTGCATGACGGAGGTATTTGGAAAGGATCATATGGGACTGGCACAAAAGAGAATGTGCTTTCAAGTTTGCTCTCTTCTTCTTGCACTTCTCAGGCTTTGCCAGCTCCTTCGATCTTACATCAAAGATGATCTGGAGAATATCACAACAGCAGGCAACATCAGCAATTTCTTCAACGGTGTGGATATAGCACCCAGTACCATCAATGTTATCACCGATAACTTCTAGCAGCTCTGTGATTTCTTCCATGCAAATGATAATGTATTTTGTCTCGCCCATCATATCGAGAGCGGTACGAATTGCTTTATTCGAATCGCTCTTCTTGAAGACAAGACTCTTATCTTTCATTCCAGCCTTGATCAGGCTATGATTCATTGGTATCACATCCTTTTAACTTAGGTCCGGAATTGTATCCGGAGATTTGACAATCGGAGTTGCTTTCGTTGTATCAGGACTCTGCACTTCAGAATAGTTGACTTGAGGAACTTCGACATCCTCTTTTGAATACACTTTATTCATCATAATCAGATCCATTGCATATGCCATCATATCCATATTTTCCAATAGATCATAAAAATTCTGAAGTTCAGTGTATGTGAAAGTGCAATAATTATCAATCGTATTGATCATAAACACTGCGCCTTCTACACCAGAGGAAACATCTCCAGTATTCTTATAGACAACCACCGGTGCCATTCGAATTGCACCATTATTCGTCAGCAATTCCTGAGCAGCTTTCTTCGACTCATCTTTATTTACGTGAAGACAGCTTTTCTCATCTACCATGAAAAGATCTTCCATTTCGGTAAAGCACTTTATCAGCTTCTTCAGCTTTCTACAAAGTGCATACTTATACATGGTATTCAGATTGATCTGAAGGTTTCCATTCCAGTCTTCTGATTTGTCTTTCCCAGCAGAGATATCCAAAGTAACATAAGGATGTGGAGTTACCCGAAGATACTCCACTCCTTTATAGTTACTTTTGTCAACGACTTTCGTAAACTTAGATGTCTTCGGATCACTTTCGTCATCCACGATCACTGTAAGTTTCACGCGCATGATTCGAGTGACTCTACCAAAATCTAGTACGAGTTTAGTCATCCTTGGCGGCCTCTTCCGTATCCTCTACGTCGTATCGACGCTTCGTCGTGTCCTGTGCAATACGGTCAATATCGTCTCGAATGATAGACTCATAATTTTTCTGGACATACCGGATTTTCTCCGTGAGAGCATGAGAAATCGTTCCCATAGTCTTCGGATCACTGTAGTAATCTACGATGTCATCCAATAACTTCAGGATCACAGAATCCTCTTGCTGTACATGTCCAGTCGGACTAATTTTTCTCATCATAACCTCCTATTTAGGATTCGTCTTCGGTTGTCTCAGAGACAGTCTCTGGAGCTTCTTCCTGAGTTTCCTTCTCATCCGAATCAGAACCAGATGTCATGTCTTCCTTTTCAACAACAACTTCGTACTTTTCACGAGAAGTACCATTAATCTTGATAGCATTCTCGTTAAAGTCTGCCAACTTATTCAGAAGAGCATAATACTCCTCCTTAGTAGCACAGTTGATCTTGATATACTCAAAGTTCTCTTCCGTGAGAACGCGCTCCAAATCCTTTGCATAATCGAACCGGAACGCATCCGTCTCATTCTCATCATTGAAATAGAAACCTTTGATCTTACCAAACGGACTCAAGACGCCAGAAGTACCAGGGTCAGAGTTACCGCAAACCAGAAGGTCAATATTACCAAGGAAGCTCGGATGAGAGCCACGATAGCGAATCGAGATGTTGTTGGAATTCTTTCCGCCCATGGAGTGAGGTCCTTTGATAGTATACTTGAACTTCGAGAAGAAGTCCATGTCATTCATATTATCATTGAACCGGAGAATGCCAGAAGAGTGCATCTTCTGGATCAGAATCTCACCAGTGAAGCGGAACATGTTGGTGAAGTTATCCATGGTTGCCTTGTTACCAAGAGTAATCACGGAATTGAGTCGAGAAGAGAAGTCCAGAGTCAAAAGCGATGCAATATACTCATTGCAACGAAGACGCTTATTCTCAAGACTCATGTTATCCTTCATACGGAGAGTGCCGAAATTCTGCATCATCCAACGAAGGATTGCATAGATGTCGTTCTTCTCGTAATCGTTGAGCTTCAGAATCTTACGGGTGGTAACATCCATCAGACGGTTAAAGAACACCAGAATGTCTTCACCCTTCTCAACGGTGTTGTTGTTGGAGAGTGCCTTGATCCAAACCGTACGGTCATGGAAATCATCCATCGTAGTTCTGGAGTTGGAAATCGTCAGAAGACCGCCAACCACAGACTGGATGTAAGGATACTTCAAGAACATCTCCTTGTTTGCCTCGATGAAGCAATGACTGGAAATCTGGAAATACAGATTCTTCTCGAAATCGGCATCATCGAGGTTCTTCACCAGACGGATAACGTTATCGACTTCCAAATAACACATTGCCCAATCCCAGCCATTCGCAAGATAGAACAGCATGATGGGAATTTCCTTACGGAAGACGAAGACGTTATAAACGGGAATGTTATACTGCATTCCGTTTACATCCTTACCGGTGTTCTCACTTCGAACGATCTCATCCGTCTTAATGCCATTACGCTTCACGCAGATAGGCATCAGAGACTTCAGAGTAACGGCGTTATTCGAAGTATAGGTGGATTTATCAACGAGCTGATAAATCATATAATAGCGCTTACCACGGATATAGAAGAATCCATCCTCATCCTGAATAGGAATCAGCATCTGCTTCTTGATGATCTTCTTATGGATCTTCGGTTCATCCGGGTTCCGGCTATCATTTTCCTTGACAGTAATCTCGACATATACTGTCAGGCAACCACAACGATCATCATTGATGAACTTGTAGTTGTAACGATCCTTCTTGCGCTTCTTTTTCTCACGCTTGAAGATGTGATTATTGATGTCAATCGTCGCTTCGTTGTCATTCCATTCGAAGCTCAGAATCTTGATGTTCTTGACGATCTCCAAAGAACGCCAAACGTCCTTGATATATTCGACCAGAGGAAGATCAGCTTCTTTTGTCATCAGAGGCCGATTAAGTTCTTTCTCAAAGTCGGACACGTATTCTCCAATATATTTGAGCATTTGTGGCTTCCTCCTGAAAAAATAATGGGCTGATATGATTTCTTTCGAATTATCATATCAGCCCACCGTGTTACCGTTGTGGTACTTTATTGAGGTTTAGTCCTCGTCCTTTACGCCAGTTGCCTTGGCATCGTTCTTAAACTTCAGTTTCAGGCTGATGGACGGGGTATAGTAGATCTCTTCATTGGACTCATCATCAACCTGGCAGCCAATGGTATACAGACCAGCAACGTTGATGTTGTAGTCGGACACGTTCTCTTCACGACGACGCAGACGCACATAGTTCACGATACATGCGTGAATGATGCAGAACAGCGGCAGGATGAACTCATGGCTCTCCAGCTTTATGTTAATGATGTCGCCCATCTTGATCTTTGCCTTACCAGCGACATCCTTCAGAACATCCTGCTGCTCCTTGATGTTATTCGCGTTCCACTGAACGCACAGAGAGATGGTATCATCGTTGTCGTCATCAATGGAGTTATCGGACTGAGTGGCCTCCATATGCTGCATGTAAACCATGAAGTTGCCGGCCTTCTCGTCCTCCTGATTATCGGTCGTATCATAACCGATGAGGAAGCGGTTCGCTACGTTCAGATCATAGTGGTCGTAGTTTGCTTCCTTGGATGCCACCACATCGGTGATAGCATCAAAGATCGTGGCATAAATCGCCACAGTAGTCTTCGGGTCAGAGATACCCAGAGACAGGGAATCATGGATCAGGTGATTTGCAAGTTCACCGATATCCAGAAGCTCCTTCTTGTTATCGACGACGCATTCGTCGAACCATGCCTGAGATTTCGTTGCCATACTTGGTACTTCCTTTCAAATTTTCTAGGGTTTACGTTCGTTCTCATGATAAAACGAGCTTACTACAAAGTGTATGTCAAAATGAATTTCTAACACACAGATTGCAGTAAGCTCATCTTCATCACCTATATATAATATATAAGTGAAATCATGGTTTGTTTTTAAGCCTGATCGTCAGCAGGCTTGTCAGGCAGAACGCTGGGATCGGTGAAAGAAGCACGCTTCAGGAAATACTGGATGACGTACTTCTGGCTCTTCTCCAGAGCGTTCTTGGACAGGGAAGAGAAAATGACAGTGTGAGAATGGTTGTTCACGAAGATCACGGCCACGCGAGTATAGTCATCAGCAGCCTGACCAGTCTTCGGATTGCGAACCTTCATGTTGCTCTCCACGATGTAGAGAGAAGCAGACAGCTCCTTATCCGGCTGAGACTTGGGAGTCATGGTGATGGTGATAGAGGCATGAGAAGTCTGATCGTTCACGTTGGAAGGCTTTACACGGATGGAGAAGTTATTCTGAATCGCTTCATTGTCCTTCCATGCCTCATTTTTATAGAAACTTGCGAGACCAGCAATATCGGTTTTCATTTTACGTGTACCTCTTTCTATAGTTATTGAAAAGGCCCCAGCGAACAGGACTACACTAGGGTTATTAATAACTAATTGTATCACGTAATAAGAACCAAATTAGAACTTGTCTATGTCAAACTCTTTCTCATACATTGCTTCTTCTGTCATCGTCTTCCCACATTTCTGGCAGACGTAAATGATATATCCGCCACCAACGTGCTTCGGAAACCATTCATGATTACAGAAATGCTGAACGAATGCTTTCCTAAAAGCTTTCTTAGAAAACTTCTTCATACTGAAAATAGACCTCCTGTAAACAGTCATATTAAATGACCTGCATTCTTCTTCGAGTAGGGAAAGTTTGACGATGGATTGATTTCGTTCTATCCATCGTCAAACTTTTGTTACACCTTACTCAATGCTTGAAATATATCTCGTGAAAGTTTCGATTGCCTTGTCAATCGGAATCACATAAGCTCCGTACTTCTTAGCTTTCTCAACCTTATCAGAAGTTGTATCCAGAGACGGAACAACAAGGAATGTCGTTGCTTTCGTCAAGGTTGCATCAACTCTGCCGTCGTGCTCAAGGATCCATTTCTCCAAATTCTTATCTCGGATCATAGTAAAGCAGACTGCAAACTTGCAGCGATCTTCACTACCCTTCGTTGATTTGATATTCAGATACTTCTCCAGCTTCTCAATGAGCTTGATATTGGCATTGACACCTGTGATGATTTTCTCAGCTGTCTTTGCCTGAATAGAAGGAATCGAGATCAGAGAATGCGGAAGATTATTATCACAAACATCCAAGAGCTCATCCAGAGTCATGACATTCATGATCTTCGAGAAAGTCTTCTTAGATACTCCCTCCACACCAAGAGACCCAAGGAAGATATAATCTTCGACAGTAGACTTTTCCTCGATTGCGTCAATCCAAGAGTTCACGAGTTTTGGACCAAAGCCATCAATCCCGATAATCTCCTTCTTGCGCTTCTCAAGCTTATAGAGATCAACGACATTCTTCACGATGCCTTCGTGATAGAGTCTGGAGATAACTCCGTAAGAAAGACCATCAATACTCATTTTATTGAGATAATTAATGATCTTACCAATCCGTCTGCATGCACAGTTCGGATTGACACAGGATGCAACATCACCACTGTCACTGAATTCCAGAATCTCTCCACACTCCGGGCACGTTGCAGGAAGAACGAACTGCTTCCCATCATAATTGTGAGAGCAGTCTTTATCAAAAGCAAGATACGGAATGATGTCGTAAAGGATCTTAACCTTATCACCTTCACGAAGCTTCAGAGAACGGAATCGACCAACAGATCCAAGAGAAACTTTCTCAATGGTATTTCCCTTCAGTTTCACCGGCTTCACCTTTGCAACTGGAGCCAGTCTACCAAAAGAACCCATATTGAAAGAGACGTCTTCCAGAATCGTCATAGCAGACTCTTCCGTGAATTTGTAAGCAACTTCGAAGTTATTCTTATCATTTTCACGTCCAAGAATCTTCTGAATCTCGGGATTGATGATATAGATAACTGCGCCATCACACCGAAGTTCATCGTGAATATAACGATGAGAATATGCGAAATTTCTGATTGCTTCACGGTCTTTCAGACGACAACGAAGATATGGATACAGATTAAAAGCTTCCTGTGCAAGTTCCTGATTGCCATCCAGATCTCCCACACGAAGAGGAACGACGTGAAGATACTGCGCCTTATACGGGTCATATTCTTCACTATTCAGAATACCAGATACGATAGATCGAGTATTCTTGTAATCCGTATGATACGTCTCATTGAACTTTGCAAGGTCGGATTCATACATCATGACCTCTGTCTTCAAACCATAAGCACCATTAATTTCATGATACTTACGGATAGGAAGACCTTGGAAATGACGAGTGATATCCTGTGCCTCATTTCGCTCAGTGAATCCACGAGTAAGAACTCTACCAATCGTTCCATCAGCATTCATTTCAAAGATGCCGGAGACTCCATCAAACTTCGGGAAAACATAAATCTCTTCATCATTGAGATACATCTGCTTCCCTGTTGCCTGATAGATCTTATTCTCCATGGTCTGAATCCACTCATCCAGATAATGGCGAGACGGATTTGTGCGCTTTTCATCTGTGGAAAGATAGTAGGTCTTCGTCAGAGTACCACGAAGAGACGGATACTTATGATGCGCAATATTATTTGCGTTCGGAAGAATCGGTACCGTGATGATATCGTCTCCACCGTTACGAAGCATCGCTTCATACAACGCATCATATTCCGAATCGGTAAGTCCGGTATCCATTCCAGAATCGTTATAGATGAACTGCGCCACGTTGATAATACCCTGAATATTTTGAAGTTCCTCAGGGTAGAAAGGAACCATCTGATCAATGGACTTCTTATAGACCAGAGAATTGATGAGCTTATGAACTTCAGGTGATTGCATGAATCGAGATGCTTCAGCAACAGAAGTTTCACCATCAACCATTCTCTGGTAAAGGTCATTGAAATTGACGTTTAATGCCATTTGATTATTACCTCCTTGATATTTCGTCTAGTATATAATATATAAATTAAAGTACCAGACTACTTAAGAATTGATAGTCTGGTACTTTAATTCACTTAATAACTTCTTCAGCAATCAGAATCTCATTGATCTTCTTTCTTACCGTGCCCGGATTAAATACGAGGAAAGGCTTCATGCAATCGAAATTCAAAATGGAATACATGTGATTGAGCTCAAGAAGTCCAGCCCAAAGTTCTGTCGTCCCATATAAGTCGAGAGAAAGCTTCTTCGGCTTATACTGATAAATACGGATTTCATCATCAGGGAGCTTCACACTCACAGCATCCTCATTCATAAGGTCAATGTATTCACGGATAATTGACTTATACGGAACTTGGATTGTATCTGTACCATTTTCACGAATACAGAAAGTCGTATGCAGATTTCGATAACTAATCTCTTCATGATCAATTGATCGAATAAGCTCACTGATCGTTGCATAATACTGATCTGCCATAACTCACCATCCTCTCTGATTCAGGAGCTGCTCAACGTTTGTCACAACGTATTCTGCATCTCCCATATTATTCAGGCCATTTCGAGCACCCTTGATAGCAGTAAGATCAGAAATAACCTTCGGAAGATTACCAGCAGAGTCAATATCAACGCCAGTCAAACTCATGATAACAGTCTTGGCAACTGTAAGAATTTGAGCAAGCTTCAGCTGATTATCTTCGAGGTCATACATTCGTTGCATAGGAGAATCACTCTTAGGAGATTTCTCAGGTTTTCTGAAACGAATCAGCTTGACATTGGTTCCATCATAATAATGAGCAACCAGCCAAGCAACTCCGTTGTCGTCTGGAGGAATCAGATAGCATTCTCCGGTAGGCTTCTCGCCTTGTGATGTCATATACATGGGATATCCTCCTAATTACTTTGTGGTTGCATACGGATACTGAATATTTCCATTGATAAAATCGACAGTGAACTTCTTGCCCTTTACGACATTACCATCCTTATCAATTTTATCAATCCAAGTATTACTATCCTGAAGCTCTACTGTAAATGCCTTACCAAATTTAATACTCTTATTAAAATTGATCTTGCACTCTTTGCCATTTGCAAAAAGCTTATTACCAGTAATATTTGCAGTTCCCGTAGCAGTGAGAGCACCCATAATACGAGGGACAACAAGGCTAATACGTTCCTGACGACGCTTCGGTTTAAAGTCCTCAGGAACGTATCCGTACTCTTGATTATCTATAGAATAGATCATATCAAATCCAGTAATCGACATATTAGTTTCCCTCCTTAGTCAATGTGCTTAAAATTCTGTTTTCATAGTGGGTTCAGATAGAGGTAAAAACAGAAATCATAAGCTAAAAAGAAGAGCAAGGAGGAGAATATCCCTATGGGAGTTGAATTAAATAGAGATCAAGCACAAGCTCTTTTTCTAATACAAAATTGGTGGGAAAGACATGATGAGCAAGTATTTGAGTTATCTGGAGTGAGTGGAGCAGGTAAAACTTTTCTGGTGAACTTCTTCATAGATTCCATTGGACTCGATATCAGCGACTGTGCTTTCACTGCTTTTATGGGAAAAGCAGCAATGGTCATGGCCCGAAATGGCTTACCCGCTCAAACGATTCATAGCTTAATCTACGACTATGTGAAAGTTCCAATTCTTGATGACGAGGGTCATTATCAATTTGATGATAAGAATAAAGTCATTCAGAAATGGATTTTCCGTAAGAAAGAAACGCTTCAGAAAGATTACAAGCTCATTGTTGTCGATGAAGCATCTATGGTATCTGCTGAGATTGCACAAGATCTTCTCAGCTATAATATCCCAGTTATTGCTATGGGCGACTTAAATCAGTTGCCTCCTGTTATTGGAGGTGCTTTCTTCCTCACAGAGCCAAATTATCATCTTACTCAAATCATGCGACAAGAAGAGGGAAATCCAATTATCTACCTATCTCAATGCGTTCTAAATAATAGACCATTGGAACCTGGTACATACGGAGATTCCATCGTATTTGGTCATGATACGAAAGTAACGAGAGAGCTTCTTAAGAAACACGATATCACTCTTACGTATTCTAATAAGATGCGTGGACTGATCAATAATTTCTATCGAAAAGAATTCTATCGAAAGAAGCAAGAAGATAATCCGGTTCTTGGAGAGCGAGTCATTTGTAGAAAAAATAACTGGAAACGAACGATTGATCATATCCTTTTCTTGACGAATGGAACTGCTGGAGAAATCACATATATTGACGACCAAAATAGGAATAGTCAGTATCTGACAATTGATTTCCATCCAGACTTCCTACCTCCAGAAAAGCAATTCCGAAATCTAAAAGTTGACTTACCTGCGATGAAAGCTGACCCGGGAACCCAGAATGATGGGATGGATAAATATAATCAACTCAATAAATTTGAGTATGCTTATGCTATCACAACTCATCTTTCTCAGGGTAGTCAGTATAATCGTGTACTGCTTGTCAATGAAAGTAGATTCCAGAATTTCCCTGACAATCTATATAAAAAACTTCAATACACAGCAATTACACGAGCAATAGATAAAATCACTATTATTCTTTAAGATCATTTATCAGGAGACGTTATCTATGACAAGCCTAGTCTAGATAGCGTCTCCTGTTTTTGCATGCTCATTTTAACAGCTCAGTAAGACCTGAGAGAAAAGGAGTGCTCAATTATGGGTAAGAATATTTTACTGGAAGCTTTGCGTAGTAATGCTAAAATCGGAAACATGTTTACTACCAATTCCACATTCACTGCATATCGGACAGGTTTCCCTGCTCTCGATTATTCAATGGGTTTCAACGTAAATGTATTTGACGCTGATGGAAACGTGAAAGAAGTGTATCCTTCTATCGGCGTAACCTGTGGTTCTATCGTTACGATTATCGGTAAGACCCACGTTGGTAAAACTACTTTTGCTACTCAGATTGGATCTAGTATCGTCCGTCCTTTCGACAATGGATTTGTCATCCATTTTGACCTTGAGGGCGGTACGAATATGACTCGTATTTCCGCCTTGAGCAGATTTACTCCGGAAGAACTTCGTAATGGTAAATACATCGTGCGCCAGCTCGGTGTATCCATTGAAGAAATCAAGAAGACGATCGCTGAGCTGTACCGTACGAAAACTGCAAATCCTGATCAGTTCAAGTATGATACTGGTGAAGTTGATGAGTTTGGTGATAAGGTCTACGTCTACGTGCCAACCGTTATCATCATCGACTCTGTGGCATCTATGTCTTCTTTCATCAATGAAAATACGAAAGATGGTCAGGCTGAGATGGATTCTATTTCTTCTCAGACTGATAGTTCTCGTTTCGCTGGACTGATGACTCGTTTCCTGAAAGAAATCATGCAGATGCTGAAAGCAGCCAATATCATCCTTATCATGATTAACCACATCAAAGATAAGATTAGCATGGGTGTCCCACAGCCTGCTGAGATGCGTGGTCTGAAGCAGAACGAAACTCTTCCTGCTGGTAAGGCCCTTCAGTATTACACCAATACCATGATTCGTCTTACATCTATTGGTAGCGAAAAGTATGAAGTTGCTACTAATGGGTTTGATGGATTCGGCGTTTCGGCATATTTCGTCAAGAACCGCAGTAATACGGATGGTGTATCTGTACCTCTTGTCTTTGACAAGGTACATGGATATGATTCCATTCGTTCGTCCATCAACTATGCGAAAGAAATCGGTATGCTTGGTGGTAACATCAATGGTTACTACTTTGGCGACCGAAAGGATCTGAAGTTCCCTGGGAGAAATGTGCATGAAGCATTCACCCAGAACAAGGAACTTTATCGAGTCATGTACGATACTATTATTCCCGCTCTGAAAGCAAAACTTTCTACGGTATCTCCTTCTGAGATTATCGTTGATAAGGAAGAATTAGACTACTAATATTTTTCTACTGATAAAACTACAAAAAAGAAAGAGTGAAAGTTTACCGCTCCCACTCTTTCTTTTAGTCGATTAGACTACCAATGAACTCTGGCTCATTCCAGGAATTGTTGAGACGTATTTCCCAAAAATGCCGTTGTTCTTAAAGGTTGTCTTACGACTATTGCTCATGAAGTCAACCTCGTCTTGGGAGACGGGAATGACTTTACAAGCGCCACAAGATGACAACAACTTTCGACTCAGAACGTGAAAGTTGTTGTCATCTGCGTAGTACGTAATATCCATACGTATACCTCCTTTCCTATTGATTACCTTTATAATATATAATCAAAGAAAGGAGGTATACGTATTATAAAATCAGAGTCATGTATCCAGTAGAACGCTCATAAATAAAAGTCTTCTGGTGCTTATTCCGAGCACAGACATTAAAGACTTCTGTATCATCGCAATTTGATACCGTAAGATCGGAAATAGGCTGATAATCTCGGATCAATTCATATCGAAAGAGAGTATTGATGCAAGTATCCATATCCGGCCATTTGAAATTCGTAATCCAACGAAGTTCAGAATCTGACTTCATGTCATGCTCTTCAATGCATACCTTTCGGTCATCCACGATCTGAGTAATTCGTGCGAACTTTCCATTCACATATTCTACGAACGGATACGTATAATCTGGAATTGGATTTCCAAGAAGCTTATAAGATAAGACTGATGGATCCTCCAGATTCCTTCGCTTGCAAATAGTCGGAGTAATATAATTCCCACCATTCGGATTCGACAGGGAAATATATCTCCCACCATGAATTACGAATTCATACATTGCTTTTGTTAATGGAATCTGATAAAGAGAATTGGATATTGTGGTAAAAGTAGAATCTGCTACAAAAGAATCCGATGGGTCAATCCCACGAAAAGGATTATATCCCTTATACGGCTCAGCCGATTCAACTTCTCCATTTACACTTGTCTTCACAAGATATGCTGTATCCATATCCATAAACAAAAAAATCGGTGTTGCTCCAGAAATGGTACCGAGATAAACTCCTTTGATCGGATTCCCTTTACTTCGAGAAATCTTATTTGCTCCCTTTGGAATAATCCGACCAATAAAATCGGATACTTCATATCGAGTACTGGATTTCTTCAAATCTTCAATTCCAGTCAAAGGACTAAGGAATTGAAGAGCCGAAGTGGCATAGGATTCCATTGGACCAGCAGCAAGCTGGTATACGTGTCTTGATTTCATTCAAGTTCTCCCTCCGAATTCATTGTCGCGTTATATATAATATCCTTTCCGGCATTATCATAAAGCGCGAGTGTGAGTCTTCCTTCCAAGTTCTTTTTGAAAGCCAGATATGCCGACTCGAAGTCGACTTTTTCAAAATCAGAATATTTTTTGATCTCTTTTCGAATCAGAGAAAATTCCCACTGCTCAAATTTATCTTCAAAGATTCTCTCTGAATAATTATTCAGATCCTTGATTCGAATCTTTAATGAAGTCACATTTGGCTGATACGGAAATTGCTTTCTCCGTTCTCTGTGGTAGAAAATCTCGATGTAAAACCGATCCAATATTACACCACCATGGGCATCTAACTTAAAGAGGGTTTTTGTATTGATGTATTTGTCAATCGTACTATTCTCACAGACGTGTGGAACTCTACCATCTGTAATCGTCATTTCTATGATCCTCCTTAGTTTTGTAATTATATTTAAGGTAATCAATGTAATTACAAAAAAAGAAGGATACCTAACTGGTTGTTAGGTCCTTCTTCTGAGAAGTTATGCTTCCTTCGCCATGAAGGAATCGTACTTCTCTTTTGCAACCTTCAGGAGTCCCTTGCTCTTGACGTAGTCAGGGACGTCCTTAAGAAGGAAGCGCAGCCAACCATACATGAACATGGTGGCAACGATAACGTTTGCAATAGTCTTTCTCATAGTAGTTGTGTATCTCCTTTCGATTACTCGCAGATCGGGAAGGTGACGTCCTTCTCGTGCGTGGTGGTACGAGGATCCTCACCGTGAGGGCAGCACTTCGGCTGACCATCGACGGTGTAAACCTCGTCGACGTATGCATCACTGTCGGAAGTTCCGATAATGATGCGGGGCAGCGTGCCGGGCTTGGCATCGAGGTACGCCTGAGAGATGACCTCACCCGGGATCTCACCGTGGTTCATCTTCATCGTGTCCGCGCTGACATAATAGTCAGTGAACTCACGATGCTCGAGAGTAGCTTCACGCATGGCCATCTCACGCTTCATGTTCTTGATGGTCACTGCGCTCTTCTCGCTGATCGTCTTCTCAGCACCCTTGATCTTTGCAGTGATCCAGGGTGCGGCGTCGATGGCACAGTCGATTGCTGCAACCGTCAGGTAGATGACTGCGCCGCCGACAAGCATCTTGCCAAAGGCTTTGCTGTCGTAGTGAGCGTCATTCTTTCTGGCGCTCATACGCTCAGCTGCGCACTTGTCGCAATAAGCGATGTAGTGCTTAGCGCCCTTACGAAAGTTCTTGGTAGCGGTCTTAACAAAATTGGTCTTCATAATGAAACTCCTTCCGACCCTCTTATTCATGAGGATCATACAAAATCTTTTTTTGACAGAGTACTCTTCTTCCTCTATCTTCTACCTGTATAATATATCATTATATTGATAGAATATACGGATGGTAAGTATATGCCCTAAAAACAATAGGGTAAGCTTTTGCTCCTACCTATACTAAACAGAAAGGATTGATATACTATGACGATTGATCAAGATGTCGGCGTGATGTATATTGCCGAGGAGACTTCTCCTGAGCAGAATATCGTTAAGGATATGAAGGTCCATCATGACGGTGATGTCTTTTATGTCGAGTTTGAATCTTGTATTCACTCATTCGACGTTATGAATCGTAACTCCCGTATGTACGAAGCTGCCAATATTGAGCAGTGTCTGAAGACTGAACGTATTCAGCATTACCTGTCTCATGGTGGCTGGTTCGGTGAGATGAATCATCCCACTCCGAAGTACAAGGACATGCCGCTCGCTCCTGAGCGTATTCGTGATATCGACATGAATAACACTTCTCACAAGATGCTGAATCCTCATGTCGAGCGTAATCTGCTTATCTCCAAGATTCAGACTGACTCTGGCACTGCTGCTGGTATGAATCTTGCACGTAAGATGGTTCAGGGCTTTATTCCTGGTTTCAGCTGCCGCGCAATTGCGACCATGAACATCAAGAACTCCAAGCCCGTTGTCAACGTGCGCCAGATCATCACCTACGATTGGGTTCTGTTCCAGTCACATCGTGAAGCTGAGCAGATCACTTCTGTCGATAATAAGTTTATCACAAAGAATCCTGAAGGTAATAAGGTTGTCACAACCAATCATTACGTCAGTGAGGCTGCTGATATTGCTATCCCCATGAAGGATCTGATCGGCCGTATTTCTGCAACTGATCCGAATGCTCAGGTTCTGATGGAGAGCTTTGATCTGGATGAAGATTCTGTCATGGGCTTTACTCGTAGCCGTAAGCAGATGATCATCCGTGATCAGGATACAAACACCATCTACTGCAATATCAATCAGAACTCCAAGCGTCTGGTTGATGATTTCTTCCGTTCTTTCGGTAAGTAATGCTCAACTCATTTTTGGAGGTGAGTTATTATGAATATTTCTACTCTGGTTACACGAATGAAAATCGAACTCGGTCTTTATTCGTTGGCACTTCCGTTCGATAATCTGGATCAAGCCATTATGGATGTTATCCAGACGATTACCGTAAGAACTTTCAGCACATATTGCCCCTACCGCGAAACCTATCGGTTTGATCTTACGGATCTAACACGTGTAGAGAAGCATGCAAACTGGGAAACTTATCTTCTCCCTGATATTTTTGCAAACCATGAAATTACTCAAATCGTAGATGTGAAATACGATGAAGCGGATATTTCTGGTATTGGCTATTGGGGTGGTGGCATTCCTCTTCTGCATGGCAATATGATGAATCAGAGCATTCTTTCAAATGCTGGTCTTGCTCTAACACGACAGACAGTTCCGAAGCTGCTCTTCAAATACGAGCCTCCTCGCAAGGTCACTCTCTACAACGTCTTATGTAGTTCTCAGCTTGTCTTTGATATCGCTATGATTCATGACAAGAATCTGACCACTATCACTCCGACAATGGAAGAGTCATTCCATGATCTTGCAATTCTGGATGTCAAGGACATGCTCTATCAAACAATGAAGCATTACAACGAGATTCAGACAGCATACGGCACTATCCAGATGAAACTGGATGATTGGCAGAATGCTGCTGACCAGCGAAAGCAGCTCGTTGATGATTGGGCTAATCTGTATCAAATGGACATTATTCCATTTACATATGGATAAGAGAAAGATGCTTTTGTCTTTTCTTCATTCTTCATATTTTTCCTCCTTGAATTTATAACAGTGGAAGTCGCCCACGATTAGTATTGACCGCTAATCGTGGGCGACTTTCGTTATTTACTTACTCTCACTCTCAGGAGATTCTTTCTTCGGAATCACAGGAAGAGTAGAGAAACCGGAATAGAACATGGGAACATAATTGACCTTACACTCATCACTACTACCAGAACCATAGACCGGGAGAAGTGCAACGTGGATCATACTCAGTTTAGAACCATGATCCGGAGCGACTCTTGCAGTGATGTGATACGTGTATCGGTCATCCTCAAGACCGGTGATTGATCCATCCACGGATACCTTCACATACTTATATCCCATCATGGTGAGGAAGAGCTTCAAGGTAGCACAAGCTGCATCACAATCACCGAAGATAAACCTCGAGAAATTATCAAATCCGGTAACACCATCGGCTGCTACGGAATTTGTGAAGATTACAACCTTATCATTTGCATCGCGGCAGTTACAATTCCGACGATTCTGATAAATCATCATCGGATCCTTGGAATAGTAAATACCATCCATCATCAGAGTCGTAAGATCCATTGTCTTACCAGTCTGGTGATGAGGGATCGGAGTAGGTTCAAGTGCAGAAACTTCATCAATATTGTCACAACCGCAGCTCAGAGAAATGATGCGGTAGCATTTACCATTGCCATTCTTACAAGGCATCAATGCAATGATCTCTTCAGACGTAACGGTTGCAGATTCGTCGGGCATACCAACTTCATAATCATCGTAAAATGCGGTATACATGCAAGCATGAATCGGATAAACGTGCCGATCAAACTTTGCAAACCTGCATCTGTGGGTAACGGAGCACCATGCTTCCATAGCACCGTTATAAGAGTTGAACTCAATATCATAGATATTCGAATATGTGACGATGCGGCCTGCCTCTCCATTATCGTCATTTACCAGTTCAACGATCTCGCCAGTCTGTCCGCAGAGATAAAGCTGTTTCTCAAAGCAGGAAATCTTCATGCCATTGACAAAGTGGTTAACATCACACCACATGCTGATGACGTATTTGGTATCATCATCACAGTTAAACCGGATGATGTTGCAGGTCCAAGTTTCACCATCACTGTCATCAAACGTGGTAGTGAGAATCATGCCAAGGCGGCTATCCTTCTTATAGAAATAAGAAGTAGCTTCCTGACCAAACATGCTGATGTAATCGGTCAGGGTAAAACGAGCCTCATCAATGGTATCAAAAATCATACCACTGAACGGGTTCATAGAGATGTTACAAGGGATATCAACGGAATAAGGAGGAACATCTTTAACCTCATGCTTATCCCATGCAGAGTGTTTGCGATAGGTATAGTGGCAATGAGCACGATCATGCTCATATTCAGGGTGACGATTATCCCAATACCTTGTAAGATAGTCGGTAAGGAGAACCATTCCCATGCCATTTTCATCTACATCTGTATGCGACATAACAAACCTCCAAATAAAAAATATGAAGAAGTAACGGACTTATATGTGAATCCATTACTTCTTCGTTTTCAGGATTATTTATTCTCAGTGGGCTTAATGTCGTTCGTGCCAAAGAATGCCCAAATGACAAGACCAATGAGAAACAACAGGAAAGAGAAATTCTCTCCCTGGCATTTTGCCTTATATGCTTTGTAAGTCATTGTAGTCACCTCAGTCCTTCATAACCTTAGCGATCATATAAATGATCGGTGCAAAGATGATCACTGCTGCGATAGCAAGACCGTTTGTGACTGCGTTAAAAAACCGATTTGCGCTCATAATAAAACCTCCATGTTTACCATCATGACGTGATTTTCAGAGAATCTTTTTCATCCTCCGATTACCACTCAGTTGGAATCACAATTTATTTCGAATTTTATCGCACGAATCAGCACGATCACAGCGTCTGCTCATACCCTCTTCGGTCTTAGAATAAACCTGCACAATATGCTGAAGTTCTCTCAGCATATTCTTGGAATATTCACAAGCAGTACAACTGCAGTTCTTTCGTGCGTTAATCTCATCTTTCAGCCATTCTTCAACCATCGGAAGACAAGTGCACTGAGCGGCTCTGCCATTTCGAATAGTCCAAGGAATATCAAGAAGAGTTCCAGCACTTCTACCAGCGGAACTACCATGAATTTGTTTGTATTCCATTAATCCCCATCCCTTTCTTCGTTATAATGACGATATTTATACAAGAAGAAAAAACCACCGAGAATCGCAGCCACTCCAACAAAAACCTCCATAGGATTATTGATAAGAGCAACGATTCGTCTGGTATTCCAGTTCTCGACTTCAAATCGAATGGTAAGATACAGACCTAAGAAGAAGAGAACTGCTGAGTTTGTTTTGTAAAGAGTCTTCAAAATGTGATGATGTACATCAGAGTGTTTCATTGGTTTCTTCCTCCTGTATTAAAAGTATTAAGGAATTGTGCAAATACAAAAAAATCCATAGTGAGAGCATATGTAGCTACTCACTATGGATTTATCATTTACTCAGCGTTCTGCTTATCAACAGCAATCGCCAAAATCTTGGTATGAGAATTACCGAGCTTGAAGACCTTCTTCGGTGCTGCTACTCTAGTGGACAGGGGAACGTCACCAGACTTAATCGTCTCAGATCCTGTCTTTGTATATGCTGTGATAAGAGAACCAGGCTCAATACCACGGACACAGACAAGACGCTCACCGGGATCCATTGTGATCAATGCGACCATTTCCTTCTTCTTAGACAGAGGGAAATACTTCATCTCAGTGACCTTTGCACGTCCCTGATCTGTCACATACAGAACGAACTTATCCTTCGAAGAGATGCCATTAAAGCCAACACAGCTTTCATGCTTCTTCAGATTGATCATTCTGCTTCCTTGTGCAGCAGGTTTCATGATAGGAATATCACTAAGCTCCTTACGGAGGCCATTACCATCGTCGGTATAAATGATGAAGTTATTCAGGCTTCGATCAATAGAACATGCTGCACCAACAAGAGCATCTCCATCTGTCACATTAATGACATTCATGGATTTGAAGTTGTTGGCCATCTCGTTTGCGTCAATCGCCTTCATAATGCCCTTCTTAGTCAGGAAGATAGCATAGATAGAATGCTTCTCAAGCTGAATCTTTGTGGGCTGGATCATAGTAGCGACGATTGCACCGATACCTTTGCAATAGCGTTCCACAGGAATCCCATTCTCCTCCGGAAGAGAATCCGGGAGAGCATGAACAGGAAGACGGTATGCTCGACCATTCACGTCGAAGATAATCAGAGAGCGCTCATTATTGACAGGAATCACCATAGTCGGGGTGCTCATCTTTTCTCCGATTTTACCGACATTACTCTCTCCGAGGAGTACCTTCTTAATGAATCCATCCTCAGAGATAGCAACGCAATGATCAGTTGATTCAATCTCGTCTTCTTCACCTTCTTTCACAATTGGACTCTTACGAGGAGAACCAAACAGCTTAATGCCTTCCTTCAGCTGGCTGATAATGACCTCGTCAATCTTCTCGTCGTCATCCAGAGTTGCTTCAAGATCTTTGATCTGTTGAATCAAAAGGGGCTCTTTCTTCTTATACTCCTCATACGCATCCTTGGTGAATGCGTAGATTCGCATATTGGAAATCGTAGAAGCCTGTTGGGAATTGATCCCATACTTCTCCATCAGTGCCTTTGCGAAAGCATCCTTATTGGAAGACTCACGAGCAAGCTTAATCGTTGCTTCACCATTCTTACCAGCAAGGATCAGAAGAAGTGCGTCATTGATATTCTTCTCTTCCATCGTAGCAATCAGCTTCGAGTTAAAGGAAGAACGAACCGTGTCTCTACGATAAGAGATCCAGTCCAGAAGGAAAGACTTCACGCCATAGTCGATGTCACGATAGTCGTCGACCATCTTCAGACCGACAGGATAAGTCTTCTTCAGACCAGTTCCCTTCGTATAGAGCTTTTCGATCGTCGCATACGGATCGGCATTCTGATCAAGATAGATAAGAGTCCGAACGTGCTTCTCGCCAGAATAGTCCTTGATGTCTTTAATCTCATCAAAGACTTTCTTCTCACGAAGCTCAACGATCTTTCGGATGATATCATCAATGGTTGTCTGAAGAGGAATCGAAGTAATCGTAATGATATTCTTCTGGACGTCAACTTCACACTTACCACGAAGAGTGAAAGTACCAAGGCCTTCGGCATTGATTCTTTCAAACTGGCCATCATCCACGATTTCTGCTCCAGTAGGAGAATCCGGAATCAGAAGAATCTTTGCATCCGGATTCTTCAGAAGAGTAATCGTTGCTTCCAAGACTTCCTTAAAATTGAAGGGAGGGATATTAGAAGCAAATGCATAGCCAATACCAGACAACTGAGGATTGATCAATGCATGAGGATACTTTGCAGGGAGATATTCCGGCTCAACGTCATCGCCAGTATAAGTCGGCTTCATATCGACATTGGAGATATCAAAATCTCGGAAGAAGCACTCCAGTGCATACTTTGAAAGTTTGCACTCAATGTAACGAGAAGCTGCTGCCTCGTCTGACTTATAAGAACCGAAGTTTCCCTGGCCTTCCACGGTAGTAAGGTTATTTGCAATCGGCGAAGCCATCTTCGCACCGACGTCTTCAACCGACGCACTACCATGAGGATGATATGCTGCGGTAGTGTCCGCAGCAGCCTTTGCCATTTTAATGAACTGAGTACGACCCTTTCCCTTATACAGAGAATAGAGGAATCGTCTCTGAACGGGTTTCAATCCGTCGATCATAGACGGAATAATACGGTAGAGATTCTTATTTGCACCAAACAGCTTGATGTAATTTTCACACTCTTCCGCCAAATTCTTACGAATGATTTGTTCCATTCATGTCGTCCTTTCATATTTTCATGATGTAAACTAAGATTACATAAGGATCACTCCTATATATACGTTTTCTAGACAATGGAAATACAAGGAATAAGACGTAGACAGTGTAACTATACGAGCTCACTGTCTACGTCTTATTTTTATAATTCTAAAGAGAGTTTGAATTATGGAAACCAATAACCCATCGCGGATTACTTTTCTGTTAGTTATCCAGGTCATCTCTCTTGATGCGATAGGCAGCCATCATTTCCTTACGTGCTCTCAGATCCTCTTCTGTTGTACCATGGAGCTTTGCAAAGATCTTCAGATCCTTCTCTACGTCATCCATAGTCAACTGAATCAGAATACGGTTGTTCGGGTCAAGGGTGGTCTGCCACAGTTCCTTGCCGTTTGCTTCGCCAAGTCCCTTAAAGCGAGACAGAATCTTCGCCTTATACTTATTGGCAGAGTCAAGGAACTCACCAATGCTCATCGGAATCTCAGGACCGTCCTTCTCACGAACTCTCATCATATAACCATACTCAGAGTAAATAGGAGCGAGGTCCTCGATCTTCTTAATGAAACGATCGGTAATCTTAATGGATTGGAATTTGCCATCAATGATACCGGTAATAGAACCCTTATCCGTTACTCTCAGCTCAGGGAACTTCAACTGAAGCATTTCCGTGAACTTGAGAAGGAACTTCCGAGTACCAAAGAGACTGGGAATATCGGACGTCATATAACCACCGATAACGAAGTATGCGGCGATGCGCTCAATGAGGAACTTATTGACACCGAAGTGATTGGAGGCACGAGTCAGCTCATCAGGATAGAATTCCGTATCATAGATGAACTTCTTAAAGACAGAACTCTTCAGATAGTCTTTGCCGTAAGAATCAAGAGCAACCTTATAGTTCTTCAGCACCTTATCCTGATATGCTTCGATGTACTCGTTCTTGGAACGGACAAACGGAGTCTTCTTATCGTCGATATGGTACAGAGGAGCGATTGCCTTGTACAGCTTACCAGCCTTAACCAGTTCCGGCATATACAGTGCATGGAAAGCACCAATACCAGAAGAGATGTTGTAGCCATCAACATCAGAGTCTGTCTCGATGATAATCTTGTCATAATAGCAATTGGCAAGATTAAACTTCGGACCAAAGTTTGTCTTCAGGAGCTTGACGTAGGTATACCATTCCTTGTTGGCAAGGATGGTGGAAGCATCACGCTTAAAACCATTCGCAGTGACGCCACGGAAGCTGAAGAATGCCTGAGTGTCAGGATCACGACCATTAACCAGAGAGCCAGCTGCCGAACGTCCCTCACAGATGTGAAGCTCTTTGTAAGCCTTGCCATCGTTATTGCAAGGTGTGAAGTTCGGAATCTTGTGCTTGTCAAACTTATTGACGGTCTCCTTGATGGTCTGCTCACGGATCTTGGAAGCATCAACACGAGCTTTGCAGTTCGTCTTAATAACCTTCACGATCGCATTCAGCTCATCCTTATTCTCCGGCTTGGAATAATATCCATCCATCGCATCGGAAGCGAGCTGCTTAATCGGAGCGAAGAGCATATCATTGGAAATCTCATTCTTGGTCTGACCAACGAATTGCATCTGAGCATCGGTGAAGATATTGACAACCAGATTCATTCCAGATTCAATATCAACCTTCAGCACAGAATACTTATTCTTCTCTCGATCACTCAACGCTTCATTTGTCTTCTTCATAAAGAATCGCCAGATAGCTTCTCTGACCGCATTCAAATGAACGCCACCAGAAGTGGTATTCACGTAATTGCAGAAAGAATCTACCCAAGGCTCAAGAGAAGTAGTGTATGCAAATGCAAACTGAAGAGACAAACTTCTCTTAATAGTCTTTTCTCCACGGTAATCCTCATCAAGTTTGGTTTCACCGTGGAAGTCTTTCGGCTTCACCAAGACAGAATCTGTCAGATGAGATTTCAGAAGATCACTCATATTGCCAGACTTATACTTGGTGCTGGAAATGACTTTATCCATACCCTTCTCAACGGTATAAACGATCTTACAGTCAGAAGGGATAAAATACGAAATACCATCCAGCCATTCTTTCAGGTCATCCTTATTGATGACTGCCGATTTACCGAGGTACTTCGTAGAGGGAATGAACTTGAGAATACAGCCATGCTTCTTACTAGACTTCTTATGCTCGTCTGCAATTTTCACACCGTTCTCAAACTCAATGTGATGGCAATTCCCATCACGGTAAGATTCCCAACGGAACATGGCAGACAGCGCATTTGTAGCAGTCAAGCCGACACCGTTTTCGCCGGAAGAAGCACCACCCTGTTCACGGGTAAACTTACTACCGGAATTCAGTTTTGTACACAGAATATCCATCGGGATCTCCTGAGTCTCCGGAATACCACGACCATCGTCTTCGACAATCAGAGAGCCATCCAGAATGTCAAGAGTCACCTGAATATTCTTAGCAGGACTTTTGGGGTTTGCACATTCATCAATGGCATTCTGAATCACTTCTTTTGCCAGATGCAGTGCGCCTTTACGACCGACATAAGAGATATACATGCCGGTTTTCATTTGGATCTTTTCAATATCCGATTCGATGTATTCCATCTTATCGTCTTTAAATTGGGCCATTCATATCGTCCTTTCGTTTTTCATGCGTAGTCCTATACGGATTAATGGAAAGTTTCCCAATTTATGAGATTAAATCCCTTTTGGATCATAGACTTCCTAGCACGAAAAAAAGAATCCAATGTGAATTTGCTATTACACAAATCACATTGGATTCTTCTCATTTAACTACAGTTAAACACAGTGCTTCAATTTTGACGCGATTGCAGCACGTTTTGAGATAAGGTAGCTAAGCTTATCTGTCTCTGTAATTAGTACCACTCGCCAGCAACACCGGAGCCATCGTTGTCGTTGTTGCCCTTGCCGTGCTTCTTGTCCTGGATGACCTGATTCTTTGCACCCAGCTTGATGATCTTGGCCTCGAACTTACGCCACATCTTCTGACGCCATGCGAACGCATAGGTTGCACGATCGACGTTTGCGCCGAGGTCCAGCATACCGACCATCAGACGAACCTGATTGTCGACTGCATCGGAAGCCTCCCAGATCTTATCCAGATCCTCCTCGGTGGGAATGGTGGGAGAAATGATCTTGCCGCACAGACGGCACTGCATCATACCCTTCTCAGCAGGACGCAGAGCAGCCTTGCGTCTGCCCTTCTTGTTGATGATGACATGCTCGCAGCCACAGGTCAGCAGCTTCTTCTCAGCCTTGCTGATACCCTTCAGACGAAGCTTCTTGTTGGCATGCTTAGATGCATACTCAACAGGATTCTTCATGCAGCTGACGCTCAACGTCTCGCTCATGCTCTTCTCGTCCAGACGCTTGGACAGCTTGGTGCTCACCTTCTCGGAAACACCCTTACGCTTGTCATAACGATTATTATGCTTGCCCATTATTCTTGCTCTCCTTTATTAGAAAAAGTCCTTGGTGTGCTCATCGCCGCTTGCGATGATCTTGTTCATGCATGCGACAGTCTTCGGATATTCATTCTCCGGCAGGCTGCTCACATAATAGCGGCGCTGAGAATCACGGTTGTTTGCTGCGTCGTCCTTGCGCCAATTGTAATACAGACGCAGGGCGGCAGTGATGGTTTCCTTATCATAACTCTCGAGCTTACCAAAAGCCCAAGTCGTCAGCTGGTCATAGACCTCCTGCTGAGTCTTGTTGAGGCTGTTGTAACGCTCCTTACGCTCCAGCATCGCACACACGATGAAACTGGGGATGAAGTCGTCGCCCTTACGGAAGACGAATTCGATGATCTCGCCAACCGGTGCACACAGAGGCTTATCCTTTGCCAGAGTATACAGGCAATTGATAAGCTTGCGATAGAAGTAGAACTTCTTATTGCAGCGGTTGTCGTTGCGGATATCCAGAATGGAGGTATCCGGCAGGATGCTCAGCACACTGAATGCAGTGGCTTCGTCAATCCCGGCCTTCTTTGCCTTCTTGATCTTCTTTGCCAGAACCAGCTTGGACAGCTCAACCATATCGTCGATATCCGTAACGACGGTCTCACCAGTCTTAGCGGACTCAACACGAGCCTGCTTTGCCAATGCCTCAGCCATGTCCTGGACCAGGACTGCATACAGGGACTGGTTCTCAAAACCATCGCCCTTCTTGACAGCCTTGGTTGCTACCTTCACGAATTCGGGATCAGACAACCCTTCGTAGAGGTCGTTCTTGATCTCAATCACTTCCTGGCGATAGCCATAACTGACGAGCAAAGGAATCACACTCTCTCCCATCCACTCGAGCTTCTCGGTGTAATAGGCCTTACGAGCATCCTTCTTGCTCTCGTAAAAGTCATTGTCCTTGCGCCACTTCTTGAACGGCATGAGGAAATTTCTGACTTCCTTGGGAATCTTAAATTCCCGCTTTTTGTTGTCCTTACTCATATAATGAGCCTCCTTGAATTTATTTATCCCATAAAGAGGGGATAGCCAAAATTACCTTAGTGTAACCACCTCGGTAAAATACTATTCCCCTCTTATGAAACCTTACTTAGATGCCGAACTTCGAGAAGATGCTCTTCAGGTCGAAATCGGTACCTGCTTCCTTTTCCTTTGTAGGAGTACGGGTGCGACCCACCTTCTGGCTCAGCTTCGACACATCAATCTCGGAGATGATGGAATCATCAGCCTTTGCCTTCTCCTGCAGAGAATTGATCTCTTCAATACGATCGTTGATCTTACGAAGACGATCGTTCGCCTGGCTCATACCAGAGCAAACGATGAAGACGTTGGACGGAAGATGACGATCGGTATTGACCGCCACGTGCTCAAACTCCTCGACAGGAGTACCAACGACATTCAGAACCTTCGGGATATGGGTGTCGAACCGATCATTCAGATCAGAAGACAGTGCACTGATCACACCAGTACGTGCAATCACACCATCCTTCTCAAGATCTGCAATAGGCGCAGTACGCAGAGCATCAATCAGAGCATCCTCAATATCGAGGTTATCTGCATCACGACGCTTTGCAATATCACGAACGCCGGCAACAACAAGACGGCCAGGAGTGCCAATGATGTTGAGCATGTCCCTCTCGTCAATGGATGCATAACGAGTCGGAATCTGATAAGTCCCGCGAATCACATCCATATCGTTGACGACCTGCTCGTTCACAGCATCCATCATGGCGATGGCACTCTTTGAGCATCTGTCATTATCGTACAGCATGTATGTAGTATCCGACATGGTGCCGTACAGCTCCTTCAGATACTCAACGCTGTTCAGCTGAGTCGACAATGCTTCCTTGAGCGTGGGAAGCACGCCAATGGTAACAACGGTGCCCTTCGTATAGACCTCACGAATGATGTTCGTCATGAGGATCGCGGTACCAGAACCAGTACCACCACCAGTAGAGGACACAACGAACAGGATGTCGCTTGCGAACACATCCTTCAGCTTCGGATTCTCAAGGATGTCCATAACGGACTTCTTGAGCATCTGTTTTGCCATAATGCGCTGCTTACCAGCGCCCTTTGCATCACCCATCAAGTAAACCGGAACGTCCTTCGGCAGGGTCTGGATATCTCTTTCACTACTATTGATCGCAATGACCGGTACGTTCAGCTTCTTCATAGCCAACGCAGCGATCTGGGACCCACAGTTCCCGATACCCACAACAGAGATGTTTAGCATAATTCATGCCTCCTAAAAATATTTTTTGTACGAATAACTAATGGTTTCAGCTTTCGTACTTAAGTATAATATATAAACAAAAAACCGCATGAATAATTGACGCAATGTCATTTTATTCATGCGGCTAGTTTCAGCTTACAGGCATCAAATATCTGTTTGATTTTAAGAACCGTAAACGCGATAAATGATGTGCATATCCTTTGTGAGGCTCATAGGCTCAGTGGGGATATTCAGCTTAGAGAACAGATGGATGTCAGTATAGTCACCCATAGTCTCATTCGTATCTGCAGGGTTCAGCTTTGCATTCGCGTCATAGACGGCAGAATATAGAGCAATGGAGTTCACACGGCTCTCCTCAACGTTACCCTGAGCAGTGAACCACTCCTTGATATCCTTCTTGGAGATAATCAGGTTCATCTCAGTCAGAGTCTGAACGCCCTTACCATAATCCTTGGTAAAGATATCGCTCTTGACCTCAGAACCATCCACGCCATCCTCAGTGGAATCGTCATAGAAGTGCTTGATGACAGGCTCACCATCGAAACGCTTCAGATAGTAAGCGGTGGTGTTTGTATCGGTCTTCTTCACCTTACCAAAGTAACGCTTCTGATCATCAGTTGACAGAGTCTCATTGGTATAACGGAAGGGGACCATACCGTCAACAGCACTGTCACGGTACTTAACTTCCTTAGCAGTCAGGTTGTTCTCAGCAGAGCCACTGACGCCAATACCGAACAGGCAAACCTTCGTGCCATATGCATGAGGGTTGGGGGCAGTCGGCTTCACAGTAGCGCCTGTTGCAATGCCAAGATCCTTATTCAGAGAAGGAACCTCAAGAGGACCCTTCACACCAAAGATCTGCTCCATAGCAAACTGGACGCCGCCAATAGGAACCATGTTCTCAGTCTCGAACACGACCTCATCGAGTTCAGAAAGACCGGTCTCAGGATTCTTATGGAGGCCGTAGCCACCAATGATCTGGGTACGAGCCCACAGGGTATTCCGATGGTGATGGTCATTGCCAATGTCGACCTTGTCATTCATGGAAAATCTATCGTTAAGTTTCTTAATCATAGATTTCATCGTCCTTTCTTAGTATATTGAGTAATGCAGGTTCTCAAAAAATCAGGTTACACTAATGTTTTCAGACCTTATTCTTCATAGAAGATTCTGCATTCGTCTTTAAATCCAAGTTTTGTATTTACCGATTCATTTATCTCGGGAGCCATGATAAAGTCATAGAATCCCATATGAGATGCTGCACCATGCTTTGCGAGATACTCTTTTGATATGTAAGAGACTTCATCAGAGAAATGGTATCCATCCGGAGTCAAATAATCACCATGAGTGCTCTTATGGGCATCCGTGAAATGATACTTACTCATCAGTCGATCAATTACAACTTGCATATGGTTCATCTGATCAGTAAAGGTCTTTCTATCAAAGAGTCTCATAAGAACTTCAATGCGAATTGCATCACAATAGCGCAGATAAGTTTTATCCTTTAAAAGAATAGCAAATTTATCTGTGTCATCAGTAAATCTGAATCCATCTTTATCAAAGACTTCAATTTCTTTCTTAAAGAATTTCTCTACGTAGAGACGGAAGGTCTTATCGTTGAGTTCATCAGTCTTTGATACGACATCAGATCTATCTCTAAGCGTATATCCAGTCTGCATCGGATAATACGTCTGATAATCCAATCCATCCTTAAACTTCATGTAAGTATCCGGATGAATGAACTTGGAATAATCGAAGAGCATATCATAGAAGCCAAATTGAGTATCGTTTGCTACGAGATCTATAAAGGTTCTGAGAATTTCATCACGGAAAGGAATTCTGTTCTCATACATCTTATAGATAACTTCATACCGGAACCAATCGTGAATATGAAGAATAGACTGAAGCCAGATATAATCTGTGATCAGTTCAAATTGATTCCTATCATTGATCTTAAGATCATCTTTCTTTCGGATATCTACTTGGATATGATGGATATCATCAATGAACCGAAGGTCAGAGAAAAGATACAGAATGGAAGAGACGTTCACATTATCTCTGAATGTCAACTTCGTATCCATATGCTCCGTAATAGAAGCTTCCAGCATGTCTGTGTAGCCAAATAACTGATCATCTCTCGGATACAATGTAACGATATATCGTCCATAATCCATCAGACGGAGCAAGCTCTCCGGCTTCATGTCCAAGACATAGATAACTTCCATATTCAGAAGGTCTGTAGTGTAGGACTTGAAGAACCGGATGAATCTCAGAAGAACATCCTCCATCGTAGAAGAATATCCAATTGATGAACCAAGAGTTCTCAAAGAAGGAATCAGCTTCAAAAGACGATTGATGATATGATTTGCATACTGAGGAACCTGATCTTTGTCGGTACTTTCTACAAATGCCCAAAGTGCAGGATTTCGATACATCAGATAATCCATAAAGGTAGATGCGTATCTAGGAGCAAACTCCAGACGGCATCCATTTACCATACCAGCAAGTCCATCATCGAAAATAACTCGATTGTCTCGTGTTGAAATGGCAGCATCGGATGGACGCATACTGATATAATATTTATGGCCACGAATTGGAAGGAACTTAATAAAGCTCTTTCCGCTATCGTAATCATAAGCAGGATTATAACTTCTGATATAGGTATCGTTGGCATCGAACTCATATACCTGAGACCATGTGTTAGATGCTGGGTGGAACTCCACATAAGAGCCTTCCTGGATATCTTTAAACAGATTGCTCAGATAGTTACAAGTCGTGATCATAGTCTTATCATGGACAAGACAATGCTCGGCATCTTTTGTAGTATCAACGTGAGCAAGAATCCATCCTTTTGTGAATCCATCATTCTGAGTGATGGTATCCCAATCAGTAAACGGCTTCGAGTCACCAATTGCAAAAATATCCTGAGTTTCTTCAGCATAGTAGGCTGCATAATAGAAATCTTTATACAACCGATATTCTTCAATCGTTTCTGCATGAGCCATTTTATTCAAGAGGAAATCATACATCGCAAGAATATCCGAATACATCATATTCAGATTCTCTGCCGTATACGGACCATCCATCTCAGGACGCTCAAAGTACTTAGCAAGTTCGTCATTCAGTCTGTCATAATAAGGACTAGACTTCAGCTTCTTCTCATATGCTTCTTTCTCTTCTTCCTTAAGATTTTCTTTATACTCGTAACCAAGGATGACCTTCTCACGAATCTTATCAAAATTCTCACGGAAGTTGAATCCCATCACATGGAGAATCTTAGAAGGTGTATACAAGATGTTACCACGAAGATTATTCATCTTACATGTAAGAGCACAAAGAGTAACGATCGCATCGAAGATGCTGATGCTCTGATAGGTAAGAATTTTCGGAAGATCAAGGAAAATCGTGTATTCCTTAAAACGGTTATCCAGAAGCATCTTCAGTGCATAGACGTTATCAAAGAAAAGTCGAGTCATTCGATACGAGATTGAGACACCCATGTACTTTGTCTCAGCATAGTTGTATTCAATCTCATACAATGATTTCTTTAACTCATCGTCATCAATCCAGTACGGATCAGGAGAAGTAACGCTGCTATACGATTCAGAGATAGCTTCTTTCTGAAGAGCATGATAGTAGTCATGAGCGCTCACATCAATCTTCTTGAAATAAACGTCATACATCGTCTCATAATCAGGAACTTCTCTTCCTGTAGCAGGATCTTTCTTCGTTGCTACAATCGGCAATCCGTTTTCATCAAACAGCCGATCTTTGACGAGGCAATATTTATAGATCTTAAGACGATCGAATCCAAGGATGGATGCGATGTCTACAAGAACTTTCGTTGTTCCCTTATTCTGAACGAGAAGATTCAGGTTCTGAACGATCTGAAGTTTCGTATCGTTATCCAATGCGCTATCATATGGAACGCCATAGCAATTGAACAGACATCTCACACAATACTCGTCAAAGAAATCACGTTCAATCGTGAACTTCAGAATACGAGCAACGAATTGCTGAAGCGTCATCACCATGATGCACAGAGCAATGAAATTGTCATAATACCCAATCGTCTGGCGATGCTCAGGGACATAAATCGTCACCATGAAATATTCTCTGCACTGAGAATAGATCAGAGAGAAACTATTCCACATCGTAGCAGAAGAAATATTCGGAACTCGGATAATCTCAAAAGCCTTTGCACTTCTTGCTGTCACAAGATCAACTGCTTTACTACCGAGATAATTCAAATATTTCTTAGTAGGATTCTCAGCAATCAATTTATCAATGTATCCAATTGCTTGAAGCACTGATACTTGACCAATATCCAGTTCATGAATAGCGACATCGCTGGGAAGATTATATTCTTCTGCGATGTCAGCAGGTACGTAAAAATAGTCATCCGGATCTTCACCTCGATCAGGAAGACCAATCAGCATGCGATAGTAATTATTCTCTTCCACATAAGTAGAGATAATTTTCTTACGCCGATTCTCAACAAGATCTTTTCTTACATCATGTTGGAAGCCGACCGTACCATCAGCATTTGTGTATTTATAAATGACAGGAATCTCTCGATTATTATAGACATAATCCAGCAGTTCCCCTCGTGTGATTGTAATTCCCGCAGCGTCATAAACGTCGAGAATTTCTTCTTCCGTGAAATTTTCGTAACCTTCAAAAGTATCTTCTTTGCGCATTGCTCTTACGTAGAGATCGCCGTTCCGCATACTTTCCAAAGTCTCTGATTCGTCAGCTAAGACTTTATACTTGATGACAGAATCTTGCACGATCGTCATAAAGTCTTTCGAAAGCTGACTTACCATATTAATATCAGCCATTGTATCACACTCACCTCCATTATTATTTCATTCTCAGAGATTATACCAATGTCTTCACTAGAGAATTCTAGGGCCAATAAGAATATGCCCTAAAAACATGCTATTAACGATTTTTAATAGAGAGGAGAAACTACTATGCCAAGAAATCTCCCTGGTATCGAATATAACCAAGAAAAAAATGAATCCGGAAAAGTGATTCCGTTCGTCAATGCTGGCGAAAGTATGTATCAGATTCCTTTATACAAAGGAGTCGAATACTTCTCAAATATTGATTCCTATACGAATTTCATCAAAGGCTGTGAACGTATGGTGAGAACGAATGATCGTTACTCAAAATACATTTACTACCTAAAGAATGTCATTGGTCTGGATCATTGCCAAGTTCTTCCTGACGTAGAACCTGATGTAGAGGGAAAGATTGAAATTGAGATGCACCATGGTCCAATCTTCACGCTCTTTGATTATTGTGAGATTATGACAGAATGGTTCATCCTCAATAATAAAAAGATCAGTACCTTTAGAATTGCTGATGAAGTGATGAATGAGCATCAGTTAAACCACATTCAAGTTGTGATGCTTCTTGCTACAGTTCATGAGGAAGTTCATAACAGAAATATCTTCATCAACTATAATCAGGCATGGGGTGATCTAAATGCATTCATTGAGAAATATGGTATTGCAATGAGTGATCGCCTCAAAGAAAAACTCAATAAGTACATCGACCGTTCTATGATGTACGATAGTAACGACTTCGGCATTCTCCAGCTAAACGACACGGTAGTTAAACTAGCCGCTAAGAAAGGAGACTAATATGTCTACATCTCTCGTAATTGCAATTGTGATAGTTGCATTTATTATCGGTGCAGCTGTCGCATCACGCATTGTCTATGTCCTATATAATTATAAGATCAATAAGGTTCTTACAGACACTCAGAATCTTATCAATAAGATTCAGGATTCCACTCCTACTTTGGAGATTGATCAGAGAATCAAATGTACTCGAGAGTTACTGACTCTCATAGATGATACAGTAACTCTCGAGCTTGTAAATAATAAACGCTATGAAATTTTCCTCGATAAGAAGGGGAAAAATATGGATATTGATAAAGACATTGAAGAAATTTCTAAGGCAGTATTTAATTCAATCAAGCCTGAAATCTTCAGTGATAAGAATCTTGTCATGACGAAAGAATATCTGATGCGTTGCATCACAAAGAGAACTTTCGTTGCTGTCCTCACATATGTGGACAAAAATATGATGGATCAGCTGACTCAGAAAGAGCAAGCATAATCCATCATACATGTCAAGAACTCAAAGTAAATTCGTACTGGTAATGCCCAGTTTCCTCCACGTACTTCTTCTCAATATGAGCGGGAGACGTGGAGATTTTATTCGGCATCATATCGTACAGATACTTAGCCTTCTCAAGTTCATCTCGGAATTTATAGGGATGGAAATCAATCGTATTCCATTTCTGTCTTACCTTGAAACATTCCCTCTCATGATAGAAGAATTTCACATGCGGTGTGTAATACTCTGTCAATTTAAGGAAGATGATCAGATCATCAATAAACTGATACTGTGAGACATAAAGCTTACAGCAGAATCCATCCGACATAATATCGTCGTGATTCTTATAGAAGTAATTGCTGATCCAATCCGGAATCAATCCATCTGGTTGGCATACGCCATACATTTCGTTGTAAATAACTTCAAGCAAATGAATCCTCTCCTCAGTATATCAGAATATTGAGGAGAGGAATTATCACCTTAGAGAAGTTATAGTCGATATTTAGATGAGCTGATTTCTCTGATCCTTCATATGGTATGAAAGTCTCATCATCGTATGTAACTTCTCCGCCTTCGTCAATCATTAGACTATTCTGGTTAAATTCTCGATAGTATCCAGGTTCTAACTGTTTCAGCTTATATGCTGTCGTAAAATCTGAAATATATCGAAAAATGTTGTGTTGCTTTCCTTCCTCAATATGTCTGAAAAGTTGTTTGAAAAATGTGAGCATGTAATCTTCGTGAAGATGCAGAGTCTCATCAGAGATGCCCTTCACGGCAAGTAGTTCTTTGCTAGGCAAATATGAGCCTTTGTAATAGAGCTCAAGTGGTGGTAGATAGAGATAAGAACTATAGACATTTTTCGGTCTGAATAGGCATGGGCCAAATTCATTGATCTTACATTTCCGAAGGCAAAAGATTGCATCTTTCTTGATCGCAAGAATATCTTCATCTTGGATATTATTTGCTTCAAAAAATCTTCTACGAATATCAACGAATGCTTTCTTTAATCCTTCATTAAACTCTTTATTTTTTCTACACAGCTTACCAATCTTCACCACTCGTTTACTTCTTGGTAGAGCTGATATTTTTTCAATCTGATCCTGTGGTAAAAGATGGTATTCAGAGCACAGGCTAGTATTTGCGGATTTTAAGTCATACTCAATAATCGTCTTTCCAGTTAAAATGGAAATTCCTTTATTGAGATAATTATCTTTGAGGTATAGCTTACTATATTCTTCTGCCATTTTCACACAACCTCCTTTTGATTATTTTCCTGTCGATTTCACTATGAGAAGACAAAAAAGAGACAGCCAGTGGGCTTTCGCCCACCGAACTGTCTCACTAGGGAAATTATCTTCTGTTGTATTGTGCTTCTAGCAGTTCAAGAAGTTTACTAGCCATTTCTCCGCGACTCATATCAGAATAATACTCATCCCTGGCTTTCAATTCATTCTTCAACTGCTTTGCGGTACAACTTTGCACGTACATTTTACGTCCTCGACGCGTCATCATACTACGCATCTTGTCTTCTTCCTTGGCATCCTTGATTACATCATCACAGAGAATCAGGATGTCAATGTCATTTTGAGTAAGAGCATCACCTCCTTTAATATGCCCAGTCTTTTTATAGTCGTAAATTTCAAATCCGAGGAATTCTTCTCTCACGAAATCACGAATGAGTTTGAGATGTCGATACTTCTTTTCAGACTCGGCACATACAAATACGATCGTAAGATCAGATTCATAGTGTGCCTTAATCATAAGAGCAAGTGTCGGAAGCATTCTATGAAGAGACTCCTTATACTTCCTCTCATATTCAGGATCTTTATAGTCTTTATAGTCCAGAATCATTTCCATGTCCGGATAGAATCCAATCGACCCATCTATGATTTGCTCTCTAAACTTGCTGTTATTCGCGATCGTGCCGCGACGGACTCTTTGAGATGCCAACACGAAGTTGGTCTCAAAGATATCCTCGGCTTTTTCTTCTACGACATACTTTGTGATGAGCGTTTTACCACTCATAAAGTATATCAACGTTTCTCATCCTTTCTAGGAATCAACGGCGAGTAATGACGAAGTTCTCATCCTCATCATCGTCTTTCTGAGGAGTACGCATAATCGTTGCTGCTCGCTTCTCCTCCTTCCGACGATCCGGGAAGAAGTCATCCTCATCGAATGCATCATCATCCTCGTCATCATCAGACGAATCCTGCTTCGGCTCTTCCGCCTTATAATTCGGATCGCCAATCTGCTTATAACGTGCAATAATCCGATCAAGCTTTGCCGGATCATCAATGGATGCCAGAACTCCAGCAACATCCGTCAGAAGTTCACGCTTCTTTGCAGACTCATCAGAGACTCCGGTTGCTTCTGCAATCTCTTCATCGGTTGCAATCATATCCGGAGTCAGAGGCATTCCCGTAGCCATTGCAACGGACGGATCAATCCCTTCTCCAGACTCAACACGCTTTTTCTGCTCATCATAGATTGCATTCAAACGTGCTGCTTCTGCATCGGTTTCTTCGTCCACACCTTCAATCGGATCATCATCCTCAGGCTCATTGGCATCCATAATCAACTGGAAGATGGAACCAATGAACTCAGGATCATTCCACTTGGTATCAACGAGATACTCAGAGATGTCTTTGTTCGCAGGAGTATTCCCAGCAGTCATCTCGGTATCCGGATCCAAATAGAACTTATGGAAGAATGCCTTCATTGCTCGAGCATTGTCTTCAGATTTGCAAATTGCTGCAACCTGAGGCATCGTTGCATTGGTAAAGCTGAAACTGGACTCTGCCATAACCGTCTCAAGATACTTCTTGAAGAACGTCTCACAGATACCATGCTCTGCAAGATAATTGAAAGCGATGGCAAAGTTGTCAAAGCTCTCGTTGTCTGCATAATACCCAGCAACATAGTTCGTACCAACCGGGAAGAACTTATACTGAGTATCATTGAACTCAGTAATCGTTGCCATTGATGTCGCGAACTCATCACGAGACATAACGAAACTCGGACGGAAATGAATCGCAGAATTCATGAACCAATCGAATGCTTCGATGGTATCCTTATGCCCAACGATCGTGTTTGCATTCGGATTCACCTTGAGATAATCCAGGTTGATACACAGAGCATTGACACCATCACCAATCTTGACGACGTTATCAAACAACGGCTGAGAAACCGGATCTTCCTTGAAGAAGATATGGAGAGAATTGAATTGACTCTCGATCGGAATCGTATACTTAACATCGTGAGACGTAAACTGAACGTCATGCGGCATCGGAGCCCTGATCTCTTCGAACACGAGAGGAGAAGGTTCCTTCGCCTTTGCACTCTCCAAAACCTTCGGAGGAATTACCTCAGGTTCTTTCGGCTCCTCCCGCTTGACGACATCATTCTGACCAAATCCAGAATCATTCCGAGCAGCATCGAGAACCTTCTTCAGATAGTCATCATGCTTGGCCGCTTCGTTCAAATCAACCTTCTTCGGAGGTTCACTCTCTTCTTCCTCTTCATCCTCATCGTCATCGACTTTCGGAACAGGAGGAGTTAATTCCAAAGACTCGGAGACTCCGTTATTGCCTTTCTTTAAGAAAGAATCCTCCGGATTATACTCGAATCCAAGATTAGACGAAAGACTCTTCATCCATTTATCGAAGTCCTCATCGTCTGCTTCATCCGACTCACCAAATTTATCCTGGTCGATATGGACATCAGATTCTTCTTCACTATCGTCTTCATCAGACTCATCGGCAGAATCTTCTTCCTCATCATCTTCCTCTTCGGATTCGTCATCATCATCGTCATCATCAGAATCAGAATCATTTGCCTGAGCATACTCGAAGACACCAACGAATTTCCCGTTGTCCTTCGTCTCAGGTTCTTCTTCTGTCATCTGACTCAGAATCAGATCATTATCAGACACATCAGAAGATTCATCCTCTTCATCCTCAGAATCATTCAGAATCGGATAACATACTGGAAGCTGATTCAGGAGATCCTCGGTCGTAATCTTCGTCGGAACCTGCTTACCCTTGATAACGACGGTATCTCCTTTCTTGCATTTCTCTTTCTTAGCCTCTGCACGAACCTTGTTCATGTCAACAGGCTTACCGGTCTTCTTTTCAATTTCGGTTGCCATATCATCAAGAGCAATCAACGCATCGAGCGTCAAGGCAGCCTGCTCATCACGAGACCGACGCTGGGCCTTCAACGTATAGCCCAGATAATGAATGTCCTCTTTCACAGAGGGATCCGGATTGATAAATACCGGACGAACTTGGTTTGCAAAATCTACAAACCCATTTTTCTTTTTAGACATTTTCGATTTCACTCCTTTAATTATTTTAAGAGTTTTTACCTCTCTAGTATATTACATATAAATGACAAAAAGAAACAGCACTAACTTATGCCTGGAGTTAGTGCTGTTTCTACTTATGCCATAGCGATCAACTGATCCAGATATGTCTTGGCTTCTTCCGAGGTCATATCTTTCTTCAGTTTCGGACCAGAGCAATCTTTTTCCAGCGTCTCTTTCTTGGACTTGCCACGATACTTCATCGCTTTCTTCTCACCAATTTCAACGAATTGAGTCGGAGCAGTCAGCTTATAAGCACCTTCAGCCTCCATGATATTGCCAATCTCATTCTGCTCGTCTTCCTTCGAAATTCTTCTCCGGATCGCAGAAAAGCTATACTTCTCTTTACAGAATGGGCAAATCAGGTTATTGTAGTCCGGATCAAATTGAAGCTGAGCATGCTCATCGCACTTCGTACACTCAAACCCACGATACGACAAGGAATAGATATATGCGAAATCGAGAATCACGATCTCACCATTTTCTCTCGTTCCCCAGTTCACGTAGTTATTGGACGAAACGCCGATATCGCCAACCAGATAACTCTTGCTGATTTCTCTCAGAATATCTCTCATCTGATCCTGACATGCCATATAGTCTGCCATGGAAAAGATCGTCACGTACTCGAAGAATGCAATGAGTCCATCCTCCAAGCATTCATAGACCTTGACGACATACGGATACAGATTGTGAGCATACTTAAACTCACGACGATTGTCCATTCGACCTGCACTATCCAGCGCAATCTTCACGGCATATCCATCAATCAAAATGCCATAACGATTTGTGCCATTGCCAAGACGATCAAACGGAATGTGATACTCATTGAGAAGCTCAACGATCTTCGGAGTTTTCTCATTATTACTCACTCCATGAGCATCACTTACCTGACGAAGTTTCATCAGGAGTTCGACAGGGAAATACTGAAGAATGCGAGAACGCATCTTCATCTTAGTCCCCTGAAGTTCCACATTGGATACCATCTTTTGTCCTCCCATCAAAAGCTCGTGAAATCTTCCATGTATTTCTGATACTCTTTCGCAGTATCGAACTCATCATCTTTCGTGATGTTATCCATGGCTTCACGGGCTTTCTTTTCTTTCTTAGCCTTTTTCTTTTCCTTCTTCTTACGTTTCTTTTCAGCAGCCTCCTCTTTTTCACTCTTCTTCACATCGACTTCAACGATGTCCTTACCCTTCTTACGGGCTTTCTTCCGTGCGTCGATTTCCTGAAGACGTTTAAGAAGTTCTTCTTCCTTCTTCTTATCACGTTCCTTTTCTTTATCTCTCTGACGCTCTTCATCCGTTCGAGTATCCATAAGCATACGAACGTTAAAGCCGCCACTCTCCATAGCATCTTTGATCTTGATCTCATCACGACGCTCCGGAGTAACAGCTTTGTTGTTATAGACGACCGTAGTATGACGATACAGGAAATCATCCATTGCATCAATACGAGCATCCAGATCATCGAGAGACTCAATCGGTCCAGTGACATCCGGGATATCATCGTCATGGAAAATCTTACGCTTCTTATCAAGCTTCATGATCTTGTCGATGTCAGAAGATGTGTCATAAGCATGATCACCAAACTGAGACATGCTACCAACACGATTATCCTGACTCTTCTTGGCTTTCACCGCATCTTCAAATGCAGAAGCAGCTTCGTCACCAAAGACCTTCATGAACTTCTTATTCTCCTTCTTACTCAGGAAAACAACATCCACGAGATCATCCTCAGACTTGATATTCTCCATGATGCGATTCAGTTCTGGATTATCCGGAATATCATCCATATCAATATCGGGAACTGTACCAGTCAGTTCATCCATCATCTCACGAAGATCGAGAGACGGATTTTCGATATACTTCTGGATAAAATCCCAGTTAATCTTCTTGCGATCTTTACCAACGTATTTCGGGAAGTTCACACCAACGATATGAATCTTCTTATCGAGAACACGCTGCATGAACTCATCAGGAGGATAAACGCCATTCGTATATGCCACGAGTTTCATACACACATAGCACTGACGACAAGCTCTGACATACTTGTAGATCTCACGATAACGACGCTTCGCCTTACGCAGTTTCGCAAATTCTTCGTAATACTTCTGACGAGCAATCTTTGTGGCATCATCCAGATTATAGTCATCATTCTCACCATAATCATGAACTGCCACGTGGCTATAGAGAGCAGCGTACTCATCATACTTTGCTCCCTTCGGAAGATTCACCTTAATTTCCTGGTGGGTATACCGACGAACAGAATTCCTCCTCGTCGTTCTAGATTCTTCTTCCATGATCTCTGTGGCATCTTCATCGGATGCCAACACAGGTCTCTTGGACTTGACGTTGAATACTAACGTATCCAATTCTTCATCCATTTGATTCACACTCCTTTGCTCAAATTATTCTGCCTGCTATTGATATAATATATAATCGAATTTATTCCTTGATTTCTTTCATCCGCTTGTCGATATTTGCAAGGCACATTGCCTGAAGCTTTGCAGGAGAATAGTGGAAGTTCTTTGCGTTGAGCTCTTCCTCACTCAGTACATCCTTGAGCTCCAAGTCATAAACCTTGCACATCTCCTCTGCAAGTTCCTTATCGAACTCATTCATTGCGATATGAAGGTCAAACCGACCGTAACGCTTCACAGCCGGATCCAACTTGTCATAGTAGTTCGTGGTGGCAATGCAGATGGAAACCGGATACATCATCCCGTCCTTTGCCTTAAAGAAGAACGTAGGAGGATTATCAAGAAATGCAAGGACATTTGCCGTTGCCATCGAATCTTCCTTGGTGCTCTTCTTATCGTCACGGGACTTGCAGACGCAGTCGATGTCGTCAATGGAATAGATGACAGGAACAAGCTCGCTGAACGGAGAACGAATGGTTGCTTTCGTCTCAAACGTATTCGGCTGAATCGGAACGATGTTGTGGATGCCAAGGTACCGAGCAACTGCCTGACAGAAAGTGCTCTTGCCAGTACCAGGCTCACCATACAGGATTACGGAGAGCTTCGAAATCATATTGTACTTCTTATAGAAATACGGGATGTTCGCGACCCAGTTGTCGATGTACTTGATAACCTTGTCCTTGTCTCTCATAACCAGGTTGTCGAAAGACTTAAAGACAGTCTTCCGATCACGGCCTTCCTGTCCGTCAGGAACGATGAACCAATCAGAAGAGGACTTCTCACACTCCTTATCATACTTATCCTTCTCAGCAGCCAGTTCATCGAAATACTTCTTCCACTTCTTACCGATAATCCAGAATTCGTAACTGAGAGAATTCTCCTTATAGAAGTAGCTGCTGCGATCGTCGTCAGCAGACTTCGGAGTATACACAGAGATCGCGAGATAGAAGTATACCTTCTTGCCAGCCTTCACATAATAGGTACCGGGAGCAAGCGTATTTTTCGTCATAGTCAGAATCGTCTGGCTAACGTCCGCACGGCTGTTTTTCTTACCACCAGTCTCATAATCCTCAAGGGTGCGGATATTGTCCTTGAGGCTCGGATCGAGTGCAATCATCTTATTGCAGATGACCTTATAAAAGGCATTGTCGCTGTTATCCGTGATATAATCCGGATTGTACACACCGGAAATCTTATGGGCTAAATCATTAGAAGCCAGCATGGGTAACTTAGGGGTCACGATGCTGGCTTCTTCTTCGCTGTCTTCTTCGATATCAGCGATGTAAAGATCGAAAATACTGTCTTCAATGTCTCTAAACTTTTTCATTTTAGTGCTTCCTTTCATTTGAGAATAGACCTTTCAATCTATCATATAGTCGTTAGGTATTTACTTTTTCATCATCTAACAATCGGCTAAGGAACTAAGATTTTCACAATCTGACTTTTCTTTAATAGATTCTCCTTTGGTTTTTCGATGTGTGTTTTTTCAAAATTAGATGACTCCATGTAGCTTTTTGTATAACTACATGGAGTCATCTAACTGTGTTTATGCATGTTCCAATTCTTGTACAGGAACTTTCTGAGGAAGTGAGAAGCCATCGACTGAGAGATACACAAACGACGGAGTCAGCTTATTCAGCATCTCTACACTGAACTTCCGACTATCAATAGCCTTTGCTTCAAACTTATCGAGAATCGAGGTATCGCCATCGAAATCAAAGTAATCGCTGTAATCCTCAATGAACTTACGATAGTTACCGTAAATGAGGTTAAACGGAATCACAATGTTATCCGAGAAGTGTACCATCTGATGCAGTGACTTTGAGAGAGGGATCAGGCCAACCTCATTCTGATAATGAAGCTTCATGACTTCATCAGCAATGAAGTAATCATTCAGAGGAATACCGTCCTTCTGGAATCGGTTCACCACGACATTTGTGATATCGTACAGTGTAAACGGTTCATGATGAATCTCAATACGAACACGGCTTCCATTCCCGTTCTCGACGTTATTGAAGAAAGCACAATGATTCATGTCAACGTACTCCTTCAAATAAGAAATGTAATCTCGATACTCCATAGAAGACCGGATAAGACGCTCACAACGCTTAATGAACTTCGTCTTATCTTTCGAGTTATTAAACGTCACGGTATATTCCATATCTTCCGGTGCTTGGAACGTCTTCTTACGGATACGATCAATACCAGTCATGTAACACAGCTCCTTTCTTATAGAGCTGTTCCAAGGCTTACTTCCGCAGATAGTCTTTATACTCAGCTACATAAGCCGCTGCTTCGTCAAAAGTTGCATCGCACCATTCAGAATAAGGATCGTAACATTCTGGTGCATACTCATCAAGTTTAGGCTGAGCAGGATCTCTGAGAAGTCTCCAGAAATTATCGTATGCTAAAGCTAAGAGAGATTCTTGATACTTCGGTTTAAGAATCCAAGGATTTGGCCACGAAATATCTGCAAGCTCTCCATTGATGAGCTGAACACCATTAAAGATATCCGTATTCGATTCAACCTGAAGACGCTCACTATTGGTAGAAAGAATCGAGACTCCGCTCATCCCATTTGTAGCTTCATTTGTAAGATGCATGACTCCAGCATCATCATAGACCCGTGTCTTATAATCAAAATATTCCAAGAGTCTGCCACGATTATTATTTGCAAACTCCACCCATTCTGATTTCGGCATTTTCGAGACGACTTCGTAAAAGCGTTTCATATTATGCATTTCTACGAATTCGTCTCGCATTTCTTTGCTGTTTGTAAATGCATAAAGAGGATGGACGTCTCGCATATTATTTCCATTCTCAATAGCTTGTCTCACCGTTTCATCATCTTGGCTGAGGTAAAATTTATAAACTTTCAAGAGGCACACTTCCTTTCTTTAATAGTGGTGCATAAATTCGAGCATAGCAGGTAAGAAGATTTGGATGAACGTGTTCTCCACATCCATACCCAAGAGGAGTTAAACCATATGACTCCATATCACACAACTGTGATAAATCATCAGAGAAAACGCAATCGTAATAGTAGGTATAACGAAGGATATCCAATGATACTTGGTATTTTTGCTGTATCATATCATATGGATAGACAGAAACATCCAGCATCTTATTGACTATAAAGTCATACGCTGCCCCATATAAATCATATGCTTCTGCACCGGTGCAATACATATATCCTTTCTGCCCACCATAAGAAAACTCATCAATTTCTTGGAGTTTAAACTCAGAATACGGATGCTTCTTTAAAAGCTCTTTGTATTCTTTCTTAGACATCTTCTTATGGTAGGTAGAAAAGAGTTTCATGTTGTGTAGTTCTTCAAATTGCTTCGCCAACGCCTTCCGGTTTGTAAAAGCATAGAAGTAGATGATATACCCGTCACGTTTCACGGATTGCAATTTCTCAAGACCAGATTCGATAAAATAAAAAGCCTGTCGTGATTCCTCTGGAAGAGTCTTTGAAAAATCGTCTGGAAGTTGAAGATAGTACCGATATACTTTCACAATATCACATCCTTATATAATTCCATCAGTACCTCAAAATCATTTCGTTTGGTTCGTGCAAGAATCATTCGTTCACTCAAATCGGTTTTATCAGACAGGTAACTATTGTAAACGAAATACATGAGAGACGCAAGTGCATCTCGATACGAATTCTTTACAGCCATCCCATGATTCACGGAAACGATTTTGAATATTTCCGTTTCAAATAAGAACGATTCTCTTGCACGAATGTGGTTTAATTCTTTTTGTGTGACGACAAATTTAAATGGAATCGGGTAGCCATTTTGGTCTTTTCCATATCCTTCGAATTCCATTAAGATTGCCGTCATATATTCAAACGAAATACTTTCAAACTCTCCCTTCGTAATAATTCGTTTGAATATCTTATAATGCTTCATATTCCTGGTTTCTCTAAATTTCTTTACCAATTCTTTATTGGTGGAATAGCCATAAATATTTGGCTCGTCTTGATCAATGAGATAGATTAACCAAATTTTCATGTATTCTTGGTCCATAATAATCACCCTCCTTTCTATCCATCTATCAATATAATATATAAATATGAGTCTGAATGAAAATTCTTTTCTCAAAAGCACCCTAGTAGCTATGAAAAACTACTAGGGTGCTTTCAATTACTTATGGTTCTCGCCAACAGAGGACTCAATCAGTGCCTTCAGTGCAGTGTCAAGATCTTTAAACTTATCAATCAGATACTGCTTCTCTTCATCAGTCAGAGACTTCTCCAGATCATTTCGTACATCATTGAATACTTGTGCCTTCTGCTCAGCAGTCAGCTTACCATCCGGATTTGCTTTCTTCAGGTCGTTGACAACACTCTGATTCATTGCCTGAACCAGCTTATTAACAAGAGACTGAATTGTCTTCATGGTCTGATCGTCAACGTCGATTCCGAGCTTCTTTGCCAGAAGCAGAAGAACCTTCGATGCGATAATGCCAACGAAAACAAGAATAATGGAGATGAGAGTAACGAGGACAGTCCAAACGTCACTGCCCAGCATAGTGATAATCGTTTCCATGGATATTTCTCCTTTCTTATGGTGGAACCGTTAATATTACGTTTTGCTGAGAAACTATTCATACGACAGAATTCTAAACCTTATCAATGCCGGAGGAAAATCATATGAATAAACTTGTATTCGTTCTTCTCGGAAAAACTGGTAGTGGAAAATCCACAATTCTCAACATGATCCGAGAAGTAAAAGGAAAAGAAATCGAAAAACTCCCGAGTTACACAACTCGTCCCATGAGAAGTAATGAGAAGAATTCTGATGAATACTTCTTCATTACAGATGACCAATTCGAACTGATGATCGAGCATGATCTCCTCATGGAACATAGAAAATACACTCAGGCACAGGGTGATGTATGGAAATATGGTACAGGATTTCCTGAATCAAACTATTCCATCACAACCATGACACCGGATGTGATCCCAACCTGCATGGCAGTTCCTGGAATTACAGTCTATCCCATTTACATCTCCATCGACAGTGGTATTCGCTATAAGAGACTTGAAATGCGCGAAATGCATCTTGAGAATCCGAACTTCGAAGAGTTCAAGCGAAGATTCCAATCTGACGAAGAGAGATATACGCAAAAAGTATTATATGATGCTGGAATCCGTCCTGAAAATACTTTCAGTAATGACGGATATGCATTTAATACCGTACGCAATATCATTCTATATATGGATGATATCATTGATAAAGACCGAAAAGAGAGGATGAAAGAATATGCCAACTACTAATATTCACGGTTATGATTGTCCGCTTGGCTGCTACTCTGCAAATGAGGTATATAAGCAGTTCTGCTCTGATAAACAGACTACAGAAACTTGCAGTCATTGTGACAATGCAACGTTTGATAACGGAATCTACACATGTAAGATTCTGGTAAAAGATACTGAATTACGAGGTGAAAGCGAATGATTATCAAAAAGGTAAGAGCTTGCGGTTTTCAGCGTTTGTTTGAAGGCTACAAGGATGCAGCAAAACTGAATAAAGCCGGATTTGGTTCCGACTTTGGTAAGTATATTCAGCATGCAATGCTGAGCATTGAGCTGGAAGACCTTACCACAATGGAGAAGTTCTATCTGAAAACCTTCTGTTCGGAGCTTCGTGAGCTGGATATGAAGTTTGAGAATTTCGTCAATAAAGAGAAGCAGATGGACGTTCATCAGAAGCTGGATGCTATCCTGTCTATCCACGGCGAAATGATTCACGACACAGACATCGACGCCAATAAGTGTAATCTCAACAACGTCCTGCCTGTTGGCTGCATGAAGCATCACGTCCTGGCTATCTTCAAGGGTGATGCTGTTATGGCAGTTACTGGTGCAGTCATCAATGAAGTCTTTACAACCACTGATAATGAAAAGCATACTTCAAAAACCTGGGCAGAGTATGCTGGTGATGAAGCTGTTGAATCCAACTGTGCTGGTCGATTCGTACAGAACTTCTATTCCTACATGCTTTCTCACATGAAGGCTGTTGATGCAGTCTCGATGTTCGAGGCAAAGAAGAACTTCTTCGACTACTCCGATGCCATCTGCAATATCGCATACGTCAATACTCCATTTGGCCAGCTGAACTTCCTCGGGACTGATCCGAAGAATCTTGCTCTTCAGGTTGATCGTATCAAAGCTTCTCAGGAATCGTCTCCGTATATTTTCCCGGAAGATATCACGATCGGTTTTGTATTCAATACGACTTTCGATCTCTTCTCTCAGATTTTCTTTGGAGCACGTGACTCTTGGAAAGTCGTAGAGTACGAGAATCTGAATCTCGTTTATAAGAAGGAAAACGTCAACGTCAGTGATGATATCATCACGAAGTACAATGCACGCATTTCCAGTGCGATCAACTACATCAACTCGTTCAAGGTTGAACTGGATTCTTCTCAGACCGTTGATCTGAATAAGTTCAACTTCATTTTCAACGGCACTCCGATCACTTATACCGTGCAAATGTCCATGGCAAAAGTGAAGGACTTCGTTGCAACTCCTTTCCAGGACGAGGAAATCACAGCTCTCAAGAACGACATCAATACTTATCTTCAGATCGTTGAATCTGTGGTAGGCTGATAAATTAGATACGATATGACACAATTCTAAATGTCATATCGTATCTTTTTCACAAAGGAGATCTTATCATGAACAAACGAATCTGGCCATATGCCTTAGTCGTCCTTATCGTATATCTTATAATCTTCGGGTACGGTTTTATGAAAGTATATGCAGTTGATGTGAATGTCCCTTTTCTAAAAAGTGCTGTCAAAGATTCCGAATCTCTTACCATGCGTGATATCGAAAGTATCAGAGATTCTATGACTGATGAAGAATTCTATCAAGTCTGGCTGGCTGCACTAAAAGAAGACGAAGTCTCTCGTCTTTCAAAACCCTCGCAAAATTATAGTCTCAATCAGATGAATGAGACTTTCGTATCATATTATGAATTATATGATACGATTTATCCAGATAGCACATATCTGAAAAAATTCTATATTCTCTACTGGACCACAATCAAAGTCATCTACCAGCACAGTCAATACGGAGATACTATGAATTATCTCAATGACCTCGGTATTGATAGCGTTGTGATAAATGACTTTGTGATTGATGAGCTCTTAAAAGCGGATTCCAATGTAAGCTACTACAAAGCACATTATGGAATTCATAAGAAAATCATATTGGCTTCTTTTACTCCATTTGATGTTGGAAGCACTCAAACTCTTAGCGTTGTCATGACAGATGTGACATATAAGGATACTAGGGTTGGGGTTGGCTTCACAAACGAGTATAAAGAAATTATCAGTGATTTCGTTCAGATGGAAGAGAATTATAAGAAAACAAATCCAATGAATATTTTAAGAGCAATTGGTGTCATTGCAGACAATTAAAAATCCGGCGACTCAGTTCACTGAAATAGTAGCTGAGTCGCCGGCAAAAAGAGAAACCGAAAAAGCGTCAATGCAGAGAAAGTCTTTCTATGGTACTCCCATAAGACTTTGTTCTAGCAGTAAAAGACCACCTGTAGCTTGCGGCTCTACAGGTGGTTTTTTGGCAGAATGAAACTTGAGCTGTTTCGAAAATGGTTGGTGTGAAAACGAAAATGAAATTGAACTTGCGTGGTATGAAATGTAGAAAAAAGGATAATACCTGTGCTACATTACTTGATACACTGAATGATGAGCATATGTAGCTCTCTGCTTCATCATATCACTTTGTTATAGGATTAAAAAATACAGCCAGCCGGCTATCACAAAGACAAACCGGCTGGCTGTATCACCTTCCCACGACAAAAGGTTCACCCTTCTTTTGTCGCTTTCCCCTAAAAGCTCTTACGTTGCATGAGCGTCTACGAGCGGCAAAGCAAAAACGATCGCAACCTCAAGTAGGAGCTAATATAATGTTTTTAGATTCATTTATATATTATATATTAGACTAGGGAAATTACTTAGTCAAGAATCTCACATAAGGAAGGTACGCAAAATCATGGCCAAGAAAAAGAAAAGTAAAGGAAGTAAGAAATGGGGGTATGAAGTAAATTGGCACGACGAACTCTTCTGGGACGATGGAAAGGAGAAGAATGCAAAACGCCTTAAGAAGGGAATCAATCAGTACAAAAGCGCTCTGGATCGAAATATTGATTCCGTACTGGATGAGATCGAGTATACTCGGATGAGACTTTTCGAAGTCGACAAACGAGTTGATCGAAAGCATCGTACCATGATCAATGGGAAAGAGAAGGAATTCTATTATTCCATCCAGGGCATCAAAGAAAGGAAAAAGATTAGTGAGAAATGGACGAAAATCGGATTCCTGGATACAGTCATGGCCGTACTGGGTGCAGTGATTCCGATTGTAAAAACGATCGCTTTGAAGATTGCCGAAGTCATCGGAATCTTCTTGAGAACTTCCTATGTGAAAGAAGTTTTGCCCGTCAATTTTATCACGAAACTCGTAAAGGTACATGATCTTGCACTCTGTGTCTAACGAGTAAGAAAGAAAGGATGTGAGTATGTAGTGTGTATGGTGTAATCTCCACAGGTGGAAAGCTTCTTGCAATCAGCGATGACCTTGATCATATCAATAACTTCGTTGTGAAAAACAAGAAGTTTATCAGTGGGATTGTGAAGGTAAGAAAAAAGGAACTAGCCGCATCTGATAGAGCAGATTTGATTTTGGTTCGATATGGGGAAGACTATATTCCGTCGAAATATTATACTGCTCTTGAAGATGTGAGTAGCCAGCGTAATTATGACATTAAGTACGCTAGAGATGTCCTCTTAAACGTCTTGGAATATTCGGATCTCTCTGATAAGAAGAAAAAGCATATAGAGAAAGCCATCTTAATCTTAGAGGATGAGATAGATCCAGAGGAAGCTCCAACGATTGATACGATGGAAGATCTTCTCTCTATGGAAACCGATTACCAAGAAAAGATTACTTAAGAATGGAGGTGAAGTAGTTGAAAGTCTACCTATTTTATCTGAAGCCGAAGATGATGACGTTTTCCAATGGAACTTTAAGCGGACCTCTTCCTGTAAAACTGAATCAACTGGAGTTTATGAATATAACAGATACTGCCAGATTGTATGCATATACCGATGATAAGGCTCTTTCAGACTCGTTTAGAGAACTACGAGACATGACGAAATTTAACTTCGTAAAAACGAAGATGAGCCATGAAATGTATATGAGCATCTGTGCAAAGTATCCTAGGGAGTATCTCCAGGTTGGAAGATTCTATACAAGAGATCAAGAAGATCCAACGAGAAGAGTTCCTACAACGGTGACATGTACATCTGGGGAAGAAGAGATTACTATGATGATGGCTGACTCGGTTTGGGAATATGCGATTGATCCAAGAAACGACCCAAGTCTACTTAGACAGGAATACCGAGATTCCCTTCAAGCTCTTCTTTACAACGATGCATATTCTTTCTATAAGAAAAAGAAAGGATATATGCTTTACGAACCAGATTATGATTCAACCTATAATTCCTATGGTCCTGCGTGCAATCTCATCTTAGAAGAATTCAGAGAGGGGTATGCATTTGACGAAATGGCTCTATTCGTAAGATACTACGGAGGAACCTTTAAGCAATAAAAAGAAGGAGTGCCTAAATTATCAAGGCACTCCTTCTTTTTTATAAGAATCTATCCAAGATCTTTTGAGGAAGATCAATGTAATATGAAACTAAAGCGTTTTCATACGTTCTCATTTCATCTTCATAGATACTCCCATTCATTACAATCCCATACGTTTCTGAAGAATTTTCTGTATCATCAAACAGTCCAACATCGGTTCTCAAGATACTTCCTTCTGTAACCGGAATAGAATCCGGAATTGCTAAAATCAAATCTCCAGAGAAAGATTGATCTGGCTGGTTCAAAATATTTACGTAAAAGTATCCATAATATGGATGAGAATAAGATGCAATGATACTTTGATTAGAAGCATTGATTTTAGAATGAATCTGAATCGTAGCTCCCTTCAAAAGAATGAGATATCGAGACAGATTAAACCCATAAGAAGACTCTGAATTTGAAATAATATTGAAGAGCTTCGCGCCCTCTTGATAAAGAGAATCAATTCCTGAAAGTTGCTGAGAATCCGGATAGACTTCTCTATAAAACTGGTAGAACTTATTGAAAGTATCTACAACCGATGTATAATCGTTTTCTTCTTCAAGAGTAGATAATTCATCTTTCAATAGAGAAGTCCAGACCTCATTAAATTTTTTCTCTCCAAATTGATGAAAATATGCTTTTTCTTTGTCTGTAACCATTTGACGATCTGAATAGTCTGACACGATCGACATCGTCGTGTCATGATAAGATGCGTCCGTTACGAGACCAAATTCTTTTGTGTAGTTTACGTTAACCGATAAAAGAATGGCAGCCAGAGGAATGAATAGAACTGATAAAAACGCTTTCATAATAATCACCTCGATGCGTTTTCCGAGAAACAGCTAATTAACCAATTGTGTCCTAGATATTCTGGGACTTTAAATTTTTAATGTAAAGGAGAATACATTATGACTTATAATGATTTACGTCGTAGTATTTATGAGTCGTATCAGAGTGGTGAGATTTCTGGCCCCCAGGCCACTCAGATGCTGGAAAAGGTCATGGATATCGAGGGCGATCACATTGTTGCTGAGTATGAAGCTCTGGAAAATACCTTCATGGGTGTTGCCATGGAAGCTGCAAACGGTTACATGGATTTCTCCGATTTCCAGGAGCAGGCTCAGGTGTATACTGAGGGCGTCAAGGAAATCTGGGATAAATTCGTGAGCTGGTTACAGGGTATTATTTCTGCGATCTTCGGTATCGAATTTAAAGGCAATCCTGTCATTCCGGTAAATGCCGAAAAGGTAAGCCTTTACAAGAAGTTCAGCGGTCTCTGCCACGAAATCACATCAGGTCATAGCGCACCAGGTATTGCTGCTCGAATTGCTGGTATTGCGGCTAGCATTGGCGCATCAATTTTTGCAGGTCGAAAGGTTAAGATGACATACAAGAAATTTGTCGACCTGCAGGCAACCGCTATCAAGGATGGTAGTGATGCTGCCCAATATATCAAAGATCATCCAGATGCGAGCGTTGTCACAGCACTTGGTGCGTCAGGTGCTGCCATGCTTACAAAAATCTTTAAAGATTTTAAGGCTGAAAAGGTTACCCTCGTTGGTTGGATGAGAAAGAAAATCGGCCAGATGATCAATAAATCTGCTGAAAAACTTAATGCCCAAGAAGAGAAAGGCGCAGACGGTAAGGAGCTTAAGCTGACTCCGGACGAGGAAGCAGAAGCAAACGCAGCAGGTAGCGGTACTGGTGCTCAAGCTGCAGCAGCTAAAACTCCGGCAGCCGAGCAGACGCCTAAGGATGAACAGAATGCGGCTGCACCTAAGAGCGATACCCCCGCTCCTAAAGATGACAAGACGAAAGAGCAGAATGTTAACAGTAGTGCATACTCCGATTTTGCGTCCGGTGATGTCCTGTCCGAGTCTTCCAGCTGGGATGATATCTTCGCATACATGGACATCTAATTTGGAGTACTCCAATTTTCCAAAAACTAAGAGAGATTACGTGAGATTATCCGTAATCTCTCTTTTTGCTCAATATACCCCTTAAAAACAATAGGGTAAGTCACTTATTTAGCTAAATAAATAACGAAAGAAAGGAGATAGATATGGATATTTCACGTTTTCTCACAGATGCCGACTACGTCTGTGAAAACACAATGGAAGATTCCCTTGTCTATAAGACGTTTAATCAAGCGAATGGCGTTGTAGATAAAATCGTCAAGTATTTATCCTCTGGCGTTCCGCTTGATAAATCTTACATTGAAGATCAGTATGCGATCATTCGTCGTGGTGCTGGTATTTCCCCTCTATCTCAGAATGTCCTGGAAGCATTTAACAATGGCGATATCGAAATTATCTGGAATAATACAGAGAAGGTCGGTGTTGCCATGCCTTTCATTGTACGTAGAAAAAGTGATGGCAAGGTAGTTTCTACTATCTTTATCAATGCTTTTGCAACGATCAAAGATGATTCCATTCTTGTCATTCCTGCAAAACAGCTCTACGGTCTGATGGAGGGTGCATATATCGCTCTGAAACTTCAAACCGATCCGGTAAAGGTTATGAAGAATGCAGAGCTGATGATGACAACTGCTTCCGTCTATACTGAGATGATGGCAAGAATCCTGAATAAGGAATATGCTCTCACTCTGGATAAGGTTCTTTACGATAAAGTGTGCTACTGTATCAAGAGATTCTATCTGGAATGTGTATGGGAGTATCCTAATACTGGTCTTGTCTCAAATTATGCATCCAGCGATCTGAAGTATATTCAGCAGTTTGATTTGGATGCGCTTGATGCCACTTATTCTAAGATGGAGATTAAAACGATTGCAAATCTCTTGGAGTTTGTAAAATCTCTGTCTCCTCGAATGAGTGATCTGAATCTGAGATATTACATCGAACGATTCATCAAGACCTACCACGGGTCATCTATCTTAAGCATTGATTATCTTCCTTATGTATTCTTTGTGATCACCAATGTTGTCATGAGCACCTTCCTGGTGAGTCAGACGGCTTTAAACGATATCATAAAGAACACGAAGAATATCAATCGGTTCTACAGTGAACTCGCTCGTGTGATGTAAACTCAAACGAAAGGTGGTAAATTAAACTATGGCAAATGCCTTAATGGGTGTGCTGTATAAAAAGACGTTCGACTCTGCTGGTAACGTCAACGGCAAAATCCCGTTCCTGCCTCGTACCCTGAGCAATCTCGTTATCATGAACGGTACAGGTACCACGCTGGCTACCAAAATTACCAGCATGGACACTGCTACCAGCAAGGCTCAGTCTACAGCAAACACTGCCAACTCTACTGCTAATACTGCGAAGACCACAGCAGATGCGGCTACTAATACTGCAAATACTGCAAAGAGTACTGCTGATACTGCACTGACAAACTCCAAGACAGCAATGACTAATGCTTCGGAAGCAAAGAGTGCAGCAAGTGCAGCATCTACCGCAGCATCAAACGCAGTTTCAACTGCTAACACTGCAAAGACCACAGCAGAGTCAGCCAAGTCTGTTGCTAATACTGCAAAGAGTACTGCTGATTCTGCCAAGAGTATCGCAGCTGAAGCAAAGTCTTCTGCCACTGCTACCGCTGAAAGCTTCAAGACTTTCGCTTCCATGGCAGACTATAACACTGCTTGGTCTGGTGGTAATGTCAAGTCTACCGTCATGTGCCTGATTAAGGGTGCATAAAAATCCGGTTGCATTTTAAAATAATAATTAGCATACATAAAAGTAATTATGTATGCTAATTATTTTTCATCATATCTCTCATATATATCTCATTCGCTGGCTAATCGTTATCTTAGTCATGCCCGTATCGCCCCGGGGCAGATTGCTACGTCATACTGACCAATTCGTAGTAAAAAATAATTCTGACTGAAGGGGGGAAAAGATATGGTCATCTAATAAATACATGAATAGAAAGTGAATAAGAAGAAAGAAAAAGAGAAAAAAGAGAGAGAAAGAAGAAAAAGAAATTAGAATAGATGAAAGAGAAGAAAAAAGAAGTGAGTCGCGAATGCATGTCAGGTCGCGGCTTTTTTGACTCGGCGTCCTGTTCAAGCGTCCGAGTCTTTTTTGCCCCAATTTTTGATTTTTTTGGTAGAAGTTGATTCCGAATTTTTAGATTCGATCAATTTCTACCAATTTTTACCCAAAAATAGATGAAAAATTTTCAAAAAAGTAGAAGTGAAATTTTTATGATTTTTACTTATCCTTAGAACTTTATTGATTTCTCTATTTTTCTCTTTCAACATTTTAACGTTTTTTCATATATCTCAACCTATAATAATTAATATAACTAGAGATTGATGAAAAAATGATGAAATGTTTTTAAAAATTTTTTGAGAGGCGAAATATAATATAAAATATATAAAATAAGTGAGTATAGATTTCTTCTTCTACGTAAAAATAATCTATAGAAATAAAAAGGTGAAATCAATCTATGAAGAAAAAATATGAAGGAGTAGTAATAGCAGATATTCATTTTGGATCTACTAATATTACTCATCTAAAAAGAGAATTAGAAGAAGTTTTTCTTCAATATATAGAATCAATAGATCAATTAAACTTCATCATCTTTGATGGAGATTATTTTGATAAAAGGCTTTCATTAAATGATGATTCAGTTTCTTATGCAATTGAATTTATGAATCAGGTAATAGAAATTGCAAAGAGACATCACAATCCAGATTATGGAGAATTCTGTCCTATTCGGATTATCTATGGTACAGAATCTCATGAATCGAATCAATATGGAATTTTTGACGTCTATAAAGACAGAAAAGATATTGACTTCAGAATCATAAAAACAGTTTCTGATGAAGAGCTTTTACCGCAGATGCATGTATTATATCTTCCAGAAGAATATATGGTATCAAAAGAAGATTTCTATAAAGATTACCTGTATTCTGAAAATTCTTATGACTATATTTTTGGTCATGGAGTGATCAATGATATTATGGTATCTATTAAATCTTCTAATGAGAGTAGCAGTAGAAAGAAAGTTCCAGTATTTTCATCCGAAGAATTGATGGATGCTTGTAATGGAGAAGTCTATTTTGGTCATTATCATATCCATTCTACAATTCGTGATACCGTTCATTATGTAGGGAGCTACAGTAGGTGGCAGTTTGGTGAAGAAGAGCAAAAAGGCTTTTATCATCTCACATTTACTCCTAGTAAGTCTAGGTATGAAAACGATTTTATTGTGAATGAACTTGCTCCAAAATTTAATACTATTCAGTTTTCTAAAGGAAGTAATATCTATGCTTCTCAAGAAGAATTGATAGATACCCTTGGTAGAATGGATTCTATCAATCAAGATCTTGGTGTTGAGCATACTCGATACATCTTCAATATTCCAGAAGATTACCAAGAAGATACTGCCTTTACAAAAATCATTGGAGAGCGATATAAAAATAATCCATCTGTTAAAATTGCAGTGAAGAATCTGAAGGCTTCCTCTCAGTATAAAGCAGATAAAGAAGTTTTAACTGCAATGAAGAATAAGTATGGATTTATCTTTGATGATAATCTATCTACAGAAGATAAGGTAAGTTACTTCATCAAAGATGAGTATGGGAAAGAAATTGCTCCGGAAGATGTGAAGCGTTATCTTACTTCCCAATAAATTACTACAGTAACATTTTGATAGGGTCGAAGGTTTCCATAACTTCAATCTATCTATGTCCTACCATCAGTAAATAACCCCAGTGTAGTTTCCATCATGCTACACTGGGGTTATTTCTATTTCGACTATATACTAATCTTAATAGAAAGGAGAAATCGTAATTCATGAAAAATATTTCAGTATTTGATGATTCATCTACTCAGATTTCAGATGATGAGTTGAATGAATATTCTGTAGGTGCAATGCTTCCTACGATTGATCTAAGTGGCAGTTGTGGAAAGCATGAATATGACAAAGTAACTGTGGATGATCTAATTCGAAGAACGAATGAACTTGCTAACCAGAGTTTGAATTTTACTCTGGAAGCAAAGCTGGATCGTAGTAAAGTTGCTTTGTCTGACTATGGAATTCCTGAATTAAAGAAGTATCCTATGCCGGATAAAAAGCATGTACTTCTTGCAATTCAGATGTTTAACCGTGTTGACAAACAGCACGAAAAACAACTAGCTAAGGCAATCTTCGAGAAAATGAAAGACTACTCTATTACTATAGACGTAATTGGAGAAAAGAATCGCTTGAAGAAATATATCAAAGGAGATGAGTTAAAATTGGAAAGTACGAATCTTGTGGATTCCATGTTTAAAGGTTTCTTTGAAGCTGATGAGAATCAGGATGACTCTAATGAGAAGACCCCGGATCCGATCAAGCACATCGTTGTTGGACTTGAGGGTAAGGGCTACCGTGTGAAGTATTCTTCTCCCGGCTACATGGATTCTCATTTCAAGAGGGATCGAAATAAGGATGGCATCATCAACGGTAAGACGGCATCGTCTGCACGTATCGTTTTCTCAAAGGATTATCGTTTCAATACCACTCCGAAGTATTGGGAGTGGAAGGTTCTTGATAATGGCTTCAAGGCTCTGTATGTGAAGCCTATGAGTGAGAATGATGATCCTAACCAGATGAGCAAGTGGAAGCAGAAGTATATGGATTCTCTTGAGATGTGGGTAAATAATCTTCCCATGGCTGGTGCAGCTGATAAGGAAGACCATAAAGAGGATAAGCATTTCTCTGCGTCGTAATTTATCCGGATACCGAATACAATTTGTTAGCGAAGAATTCGTTTGTGGAAACTTTTATTATCCTTGGACTTATGCATCGAATGTATGAGTTATCCATTTGAGACTGGTGTCGGTATCCCAGAGGTAGAATGGTTGATGATACGAGTCATATAGACAACCTTTGCGTCACTGATTTAAATGACTATCGCCTTCTCTTGTACTCAATGGTGGTTATGGCTGAAGAAAGAAATTCAGTTCGCCAGGAGGCCGTTATCCTCTGAGAATTGAAGTACGTCATTTATTTCTAGACATGAAAATGACCATAGACAGAATCGAGAGAAACTGTCTATGGTCATTTTATTATAAGACTACGTATTGAGACATATTTGCTTTGCAAGTTTTCCAGCTATAGAAAAGCTTTGTAAAGGTTTTGTCGAAGTTGTCTCCATTGATGATAATATACTCATCCTGAATTCTCTTTGGGATAGAATTGTGATCGGAAAGAATCCACTTTTTATCAGAGAAATATTTATCAGCATACTCAATCAGAGCAACTGCTGTCTGATATTTTCCACTCAAGATTTCTAGGAGAAGATTTCCGTCTGTCGTATTTGAGAACTGACGGATTATCTGAGGAGTCTTGAGACACACCTGAAATCTAAGACGATTTTCGCAGAGTTTCAATTCTTTCTTTTTCACTGGAGTCAGTTTATTATCTTCAAGGAAATTATTATATTTCTTTGCAAGCTTTTTCAAATGGACGAGTCGAATTGATACGATATCATCGTCCCATTGATCGTTCCAATTGTATCCTTTTTCATTGGAAACTTGCTTGGAGCTGGCTTCTATTGCTACTCTTCTGAAAAGCTCCAGATAGAATTCTGGATGCCCATTGACATAGAAGTCTTGAGAGCAGATCACATTTTTAAGAAGCCATTGATCTTTTGGTTTATCTTCCGAATCATCGGATGAATAGTATCCGATGTATTTCAAGAAGTCCATTAATTCCACGTAAGGAGCAGCTGAGTCTTCATACGTGGAATCATTTATTCCATGCAAAATCGAATTTGCACCGAAAAGATTATAAGGATTGATATCGGTTAATTTGATGGTAAATCGTTCAAATCCACCTTCGTCAAGAGTATTTCCAAAACTCATAAAGAAGGATAATTTCGATACGTAGTATGTCAAGAATCCATCTTCCTTTATGGTATGATGGACTTGCTTTATCTGATACTTGTCTTCCCCATCAAACGTATCAATCTTATGAATTACCTGATTGAACCTATAAATGAAATTTGAGTTTCGTGGATAGCAGATTAGATCAAATCCAGTTACTGTGGATCGAATCTTTTCTTCAATAGTTGGGCGTTTCATATATACCTCCTTAATCTACCATTCATGTCCTTAACTACTTAATGGTTTGATAATGGATAAGTTTTTAGTTCTCGTTTTTAATGATATATTATACTTAAGACGTAAAGCAATCCCGAATGATTGATTGGAGGTATAATTATGGTTGATACGTCTAAGGTTGTCCTCGCAACTTCATCTACTGCTGCAATCGCGGGTACTGTGTATGTGGGATCCACGATTGCATTGGAGAATACTCCAAAGTTTCATAGAAAGCAGCGCAAGACCCTGCAGAAGATCCAGGCTGCGTCTGCTGCTACTATGGCAGTTTCGTCGATCGTTACGGTTACCGTGGCCAGCATCGACGCACAGCTCATGGATAACATGGAAATTCAGGATTAAGGAGGTATTGATATGGATGTCTAGTCAAAAGAAGCAGGCAAAAGAATTCTTCGGGAAGAACTATGATGACTTCACGCTCAAAGACGTATTCGATTTTTCAATCGGTCGTCTTGAGTATGAAGATGATCATCCTGAAGAGAAGTCGAAGAAGTGCAAGGGAAAGAAGCGTAATAAAAAATCAGCTTCATAACTTGTAAGTAAAACTGGAATAGCAGAACGCTGTTCAAATACAAAAAGTAAGGAGATATAGAATATGTCTAAAGAGATCATGTCCGTGGCACAGGTGCTGAATAGCATCAAGCCTAACCCCGAAGTTAAGGAGAACGGTAAGCGCAATCTGGCTCGTTTCAGCCAGAAGTCTTTCAACGACCTCATGCGCGCAATGCTGAATGATACTGACTTCACCACGAAGGTCGCTCTGACCTCCAAGGGTGAGCTCAAGTCCGTGGAGGAGATCAAGGTCACCGAGAACTTTCGCAAGTTCTTGCAGAAGGTCCTCGAGAAGGCCGGCATTGACAAGAACGAGAGCGGCATTGTCCTGACCAAGGACTTCACCTTCGACAACGTCGATGGCCTGTATGAGTTCTTCGCAACCGCCATGTACGAGTACATGTGCGAGGGCGCACATCGCTTTGATCTGCTGCCGAAGGAGGACTTCAAGGCATCTATCGGCATGAAGCATGTCGATGCAAAGACGAAGAAGGGCACTCTGCTGAACCCCTCTACTGGTGAGACTCTGGGTACTTACCAGACCGACATGAAGCCCCACTGGGAGGCTACCGTGAAGTCTGGTTGCCCCAACTGGATGAAGACCCGCCTCAAGAACGTGACCAAGAAGTAATCTTGGTTGCGATATAACCAAGCAGCTTTACGGCTGCCACGAAACTCGATCATGAGTAATTCGTGGCAGCCGTCTTTTTTGTATTTTTTGGGTGGGAAGACGAGAGAGTATGGAAGCTTAAACATACTCTCTCGTCAACCTGAAAGGTTTCCCAATGAAGATGCGCAACAGCAAATGGGATATTGAAGTTTATGAATGCTTCTGAGGTTTTTACTCTCCGACCAGCGCGACTTGGTATGGAAAAGAGCTACTGGCAACATATTCATTCATTACCGATGTGTTTTTCGGTAGATTGAAATTAAAATGATATATTATATAGATGAATGCAGTGTTAGGATGATGGGATATACAAATTTACTTCTGTAAAGGAGTTATAGCTATGCATATCTTCTCAAATGAAACACTCGCATTCATCTATATGAATTTGGAAGGAGGTAGAATTATAGACTTAGATGGGTCCATAACCGTTACCCCAGTTGAGGATCTTCACTGGACCCATGTAAAATCGAAACGTGAAGATTCCTCCTTATCTACTATGTGTCCGTATACAGAAGTAGATAAGTAACTAAGCAAAGACTAGAAGACCTGCAAAATCTTCTAGTCTTTCTTTTTTGTTTTTATCCGTATATTCTCTAAAAATAATGATATATTATATTGGTGAAAGAAAGCAAGGAATAATAAATACCTTGCTTAAAAATACAATTTGTATGATCCTCAGGAATAAGAGGGTCGGAAGGAGTTTACTATGTCTATCAATTCTTCTAAGGTCCGTTCTATCGTTAAGTTTGGTTTCGGTTGCCTCATGGTCGATGGCCTGATTGAGATGGCTACCAGCTACGAAGCACGTAGCGCTTACGAGTTCGCTAGCCTTATGGCTATGCGTTCTCGTGCACGTAAGGCAAACTTCCCGCTTCAGCCCATGACTCGTGAAGAGCTGTGGGAGCGTGCTCGCTGCAATGTCGGCACGGTTTCGATTGCTAAACGTGACCTTCGTAAGGAGGGTAAGCACAGTGCGATCCTGACCACTTGGACCCTTGTAAAGAAAGCCGATGGCCATTATGAAGCAACGCAGAGAGAGGTTACCAATTTCGTTGGCGGCGAGACCTCTGCTAAAGAGTACATCGAGAGCCAGTGCTCTTCTTACAATGATGGTCGCGTTGTTCGCTACCGTAGTTGCAGTGGCGATTACGCACTCATCGCCTTTGATGGTGAGAAGCCCAATGCTTGGACTGACGCCATCAGCTATGAGCTCAAGATTATCTGACATCTTGTGCTCACAGGATTTATATTATGAAAAGAAAGGAGGAGTCATAATGCTCCGTAAACTTGCAGGCCTCGCACTTCTGGTGTGGACCATGAACTACATGCTCAAGAACTGAGTGTGTAGTCCACGATCCAAAGAAGGACCTAACAACCAGTTAGGCATCCTTCTTTTTTGATATTATATAGATGACTTTATTCTAATTACTATGATCCTTAAGGAGGAATCACTATGACAAAGAAAACTATTTTACGTGAGCTTGGTCGTTTTGCGCAGTCTATTGAGATGTGGTACCGAAATGAAGATGGTACCCTCACAATGACAAATCATGCTATTCGGCCTATCAGTGGCAAGCACGCTGGACGTATTCTGAATAATCAGGCGTTCCGTGATATCATTGCTACTACGACTGGCATTATGATTATGGCAGATGATCGTGACGTTGGAGCCGATATCACGAAGCTCAAGTATCGGAAGTATAAGCGTGATAAGAAATACGTCGTTGCTGTCGTGAATAACCATTTTTATCCGGAAGAAGGAAAAAGCATGATTCGATACGCAACGATTGAAGAAGTTGGCCATGATCCCAACTCCTCCATGCAGAAGTAAATAAGAAGACTACATTGCTAATTTATAGCGTGTAGTCTTCTTTTTGTCCGGCCATTGGCAAATCCTCTTGAAAACAGACTTGTAACGGTTAATCATTGTATTAATGAGTATTGCGATCTACTCAACTCTCAAAATAGAAAGGAGTGGATGAGCCACTATGGCTAAGAAAAATACCGATATCACGGTAACCAAGACGAAGTTAAATTCTCCTTGGTTACGAAATGCTCTTAATAGTCTCGGTTTGGCTGGCACTGAAGTCATCAAAGACATCATGCCGTCAACCGCTTCTACTATTAAGTCGGTATCACAATCTTCAACGGAAGTTGCACAGACTATTCAAAAATCTAAATTAACCTCCGGAAAAGTTGTTGCCGCGATTAAAGGAACACCGGCAGTTAAATTTGCACAGCAAGCAATTGATAACTCACTGCAGGACTTAAAATCAGGTAATCTCTATAATAAAGAGCGTGAAGAAAAAGCGCTCATGGGTGGTTATGGTGACCAGAAAGATCAATTCTCAGAAGATGATATTGATAAACTCTTCGATTCTTCTGGAGACGTCTCTTTCTCAGATATTGATGACGACACAAATGTCCAAATCAATAATAACGTAGTTAATCAAACGCAGTCTAATGGAAGCAATGATGCGACCGTTCGATTAATTCAAAAGCAATCGGAGTATCAACTTACTGCTGCCAAAGCACAAGTTGATGCAATGGTTTCGCTTACGTCTATTTCTCTGGCAAAAAATGCTGAGATCGGTCAGGAAGTAATTGGTCAGCTGACGTCCATTAATTCCAACATCTCTGCATTACTGAATTATCAGACAGAGAATATGACGAAGTTCATAGATGCATCTATCGCATACTATGAGCAAATGACTCCTAAGCAAGAGGATCCGTACAAGGGTGGGAAAGACGAGATCACTTCGAAGGACCTTGTCACCACGGAAGGCGGATTTGATCTGAGTAATTACGTTAAGTACGTTACTCAGAATATTAAAAAGATTGACCAATCTGCAACCACACTCGGTAACGTGGTTGGCATGGCAAATACTCTTCTTGAGAACAGAGATGCTCTTACAGCAAACCCTGTAGGCGCTGCTCTTAAGATGGGTATTGATGCAATGATTCCGAAGATTACCAAATCTGCTATGAAGCAGTTTGATAATACTTTGAAAGCATTCATTCCTTCTGTCCTTGAGCGTATTGGTGCTTGGGGTGAAGATGATGCAACTCTCATTGGCGAAGGTAAGCGTACAATTGGTGCTATCTTTGGTACACGGACAAAGCGTACTAAAGATTTTGACCTCAAGAGAGTTGATGCTACCCCGGTTCCGTATAACGGAATGGCTAACCATGCCATTACTGAGATTATTCCGAAATATCTTCGTGAGTCTACTGGATACTTGCAGCAGATCGCAATTGCTGTTACCGGTAAGAACGCAAGTGATTTCGATAAGAATATTCAGGCATACGATTGGGAGGAAGGCAAATATAAGACCGTAAAGCAGATGCGTGATGAGATCACGGATAACCTCACGTATGATACGGTCAATGAATTCAATAAGAGTGATTTTGGTAAGAAAGCAAAAATTTATGCTGCAAACCTTGGGTCTATTGATCCAAACCTCCAAGAATCATTCTTAAAGAGCCTTCCTGAGCTGTTTCTCAAGATGGAGCAGATCAATGGTCCGCTTCGTCTTGAAGATGCCCTGAATCGAGAGACTCTTATCAATAGCCTTGAGACTGCTGATGAGAAGGTAAAGAATGCTTATCTTGGCATGTTCCAGAATATGGTGAAGACCAATGATGGAGCATTAATTTCTGCCAACTACGCAAAGCAGAGAGCATCTGCAAACCGAGTCAAGTCTGTCGCTGGTTACAACGAAGGTGGCGAGCATAATAACGTCGGTAAGATTCTTGATGGCCGTAATATTGATCAGATGATCAATGACCGTGCTGTTGAGACGATTAAGCAGGGTGGAGAGATTCGTCCTGTTAATCCAAGTCCGGCTGCTTCTCTTCCTTCGCTTGTTACTGATATTCGGGATATTCTTCGTCGTGGTATTTTCGTCCAGATTCGTCGTAAGCTGGATGGTGTAGATATTGATGACGATATCAGAATCCCGTATAATGATGAGACAAAGGGCATTGACGGAACGATGTACCATAGAGACCAGAAAACTGGTGTATATGTGCCGAATCATCCGTTGATGGAAGGCTTTAAGCAAAATGCTCATGGCCTGCTCGTTTCTGCACAGCAAGCAGCGAGCCAGGCTCCTGTATTGAATCATTTTGTCAATCCTCCTGAGCCCGAAGGCCCGCAGACAGCAGATGATTACGAAAAGCTCTTTGCTGCTCAGCCGAATATCGTTCAGCCCGAACCTGATAAAGCTCAGCTTGGCGGTATTACCGCTACTTTCTTCCAGAAAGCGAGTGGTGTCCTTGCTGGCATCATGAATGGTGATTCTGATGCTGCTTGGGACGCTATGATGAAAGGCCTTGGTGCTTCGTTCACTAAGGCTGGAGAATATATCTCTGAAAAATTCCTTACTCCTTTAAAAGAATCTCTCTTTGGTACAAAGGATGAGAATGGCTACAAAAAGGATGGCATTCTTTCTGGTGTGAATAATCGAATCCGTGAATCATATTTTGGCCTGCGTCATATGATCACAGGTGAAGGTTATATCGCAGCAGATGGTACTGCTGTTCCGAAGGCTAATGACGAAGAGATGAAAAATACCGTTAAGGGCAAACTTACCGGTATGGTCAATCATATCAAAGAAGGTATTGAAGTTCGTCTCTTTGGTGAGAAAAAAGAGGGAGAAGAAGAATCTGGAAAAGAAGGCCTTATCCATAAGGCTACCTCTGGGTTATCTTCTGTAGCAGATTCTTTACGTAAAGGATTAGTTGGCTGGAAGAATGCTCTCTTTGGTACGAACGATGACGAAGATGATGAGAAGACTCAGCAGGAAGTCATTGATTCTATCAAAGAGAAAGCTTCTGAGATGCTTCCTTCTGGCATGGCTGGCGCAGCTGTCGGTGCTGTTGGTGGCGTTGCTGCTGGTGGCTTACTCGGTACTCTCGTTGGCGGTCCTATTGGCGGAGCTCTTCTTGGCTTTGCTGGTGGTATTCTTTCAAAGTCTGAAAAATTCCAAGATTGGCTTTTTGGTACAGAAGATCACGAAGGTTTTATCAGTGATAAAACTCAAGAATTCTTCCATGAGCATGGAAAGTTCTTAACGGGTGGTGCCGCAGTAGGCGCTATTACTGGTACAATCACTGGTGGTGGAATTCTTGGTACTCTCGTTGGTGGTCCTGTTGCTGGCGCACTTATGGGTCTCGCATCCGCTACTGTTTTGAAGAGTGAAATTTTCCAGAAGTTCCTTTTTGGTGATGCTGAAAATGGACAACTTGGTATTGTCACTCTTGGCAAGAAGTGGATGCGCAACATCGTTGGCGATGCTGAATCCAATGGTGGTGTTTCTGGTGGTAAGCTTGCTGGTATGCTTGGTATTGGCCTTGGCACTGGCGGCTTACTCGGTACTCTTGTCGGTGGTCCCGTTCTCGGTGCATCTCTTGGCCTTGGCGCAGCTATTCTTGCTCAGAAGGATAACTTCCATGAATGGCTGTTCGGCAAAGTTGATGAAGAGACTGGCGTAAAACGTGAAGGTATTCTTGGCCAGTTCAAGAATGCTCTGAATGTCTCCGTATTCCAGCCGATTAAGAATGCTGCTGCAAACTTTATCGACGATGCGAAGAATTTCCTTCAGTTTGACGTATTCAATAAAATTACTTTGATCATGGAGCCGATTGGCGATGCTGTATCGTCCATGATTGGTAGTTTGACATCGTTCGCTTGGAATACAGCAAAAGACGTTGGCCGATTCATTAAGGAAGACTTCCTTGGTGGAATGGTCGATGCTACGAAGAAGATTCTTCAGCCTGTTACTGCCGCAGCTACTGCAGCCGGATCTGCTATTTGGGGAGCTGCTAAAGCAATCGTTTCTACGCCGATCAATCTCGTTATGACAATGCTGTCGCCCATGGCTACTGCACTTCGTCATGGCGTTGGTCTCGCTATTAAGGCGATCACTACTCCGATTGGTCTTGCAGTTAAGACTACTTTTGGCGTATTCTCTAAGGCACTCGGCGTTGCTGCAAGTGCTATTGGTACTGCTGTTTCTCTTCCGTTTAAGGCAGTTCAGAAGACATTTGGATTCATCAATGATAAGATCATTGGTACTGTAGCTCATATTGGTCGTTTTGGCATCTCGGTTCTTCGTGATGTGAAAGACGCCGTCATGAATTCTTGGCCGATGCGTCTGATTCAGACTGCTTTCAAGAGTGCAAAAGATGCTCTTCGTTGGGTTCAGGGCGGTATGCGCCGTCTGGTAAGTCCCGTGATTGATCTTGCTAAGTCTTCTGTCACTTACGTTCGTGATCAGGTTACTGGTGCAATCACAAAGTCGGTTAAGAACATCCTTCACTTCATGAATCCTATGACTTGGATCAATGGTATCATTGATAAGGGTCGTAAGTTCTTTGGTCTTGCACCTGAGAAGCGCGAAGAGGGTAGTGGTCTTGGAGCTTACTTCCGTAGAGTTTGGGATTCAACCAAGTACGGAATGGAGAAGAAGGACGTTAGCTCCAAGATGCTCTTTAATCCCGATGGTAGCATCAAAGATGCTGGTAAGGGTCTTCCTTGGGCGACAAGAGTTCGTTTAAATGAGGAAAAAAAAGAACGCCAGAAGAATATGGCTAAGGAGCGCAAGCAGAAACGCAAAGACCTCCTTAGTAACCAGAGACTGATTGAAAAGTACACGAAGAATCAGAGATCGGAAGATACTGAGGAAAATCGTGCATTTGCAAAAGCTGCTGCGCTTGAGCGTGGTGAGCATATCAGTTTCAAGGGCGAAGCCATTAAGACTGAATCTCAGATCAAAACTGAGAAGTTCCAGGATACATCTTTGGATGTCCAGAAGGATACGAATAAGATTCTTCATAAGGCGCTCGATTTTATTCTTGGCCGTAAGCCTAAACTGACAAAAGATGAAGCAAAGGCAGAGGCTTTTGAAGGTGGCAAGGCTCAGGGATATACTGATCGCAATACCGATCGTAATATCGAGCTTCTTCATAAGGATGAGAATGGAAACCATGATGCTGAAATTAGAATCGCTGAAGCTGCACGTGATCGTGCAACCAAGTCGTCTTCTAAGGATCGTCAAAAGAAGTTCTCTGACTACATGAAGGACTACGGGTTCTTTGGTGGTATTGAAGTTGCACTGTCCAATATTAGTGGTCTTCGTGCTGGCGCTAAAGAATCTAATAAGGATTATAAGCAGCGTCGTAAAGATCGTCGTAAGAATGGCACGATGCTTGATTCCGATCAGACTCGTAAAGAGATGAAGATGCAGCGTGATATCAATTACGAGGCATATCTTGATCGCGTCAAAGAACAGCGTGAAGCAAAGGAAGCAGCTCATCGTGCTCTTGAGGAACGTCGTCGTAGGCGCAAAGAGGAGCGCGAAGCAAAGAAGAACCGTCCTCACTACGCTGAAGGTACTGATAATGCTGAGCCGGGTCCTGCCGATGTCGGTGAGGTTGGCGAAGAGATGGTTGTTACCGATAAGGGCGCAACTGTCGTTGGTACCAATGGTCCTGAGGTTCGTGATATGGCTGGTGGTGAGAAGGTCATCCCGAATGATGCTTCTACTCGTACCGGCCTCGTAGGTATCTTTGCTGATATCCGTGATCTACTCGGTGGTATCTTTGATACCGTCAAGGGTGGATTTAGTGATATGGAAACAGCTCGTGAAGACGCTGATACCAATATCACGAAAACCTATACTTCTACGGACGCATCCGTGAAGGCTCCTACCAATATTCCGACACCGGATATTGGAAATTCAAATTCTCCGTTTGCTGGTGTAAATACTGCAATCACTTCTGCACTGAAAGCCAATGCTACAGTTGATACTGGTAAGACAGTTGCTAGTGAGGAAACTACCGACGGTGAGATTTCTTACGGTGATGCAACGATTAATCCGGATCAGTCTGCTCCTAAGGGTAAGACAGCAGATGAACAGCGTGCTCAGCGTGCTGCTGTTGATGAAAAGGCTGAGCAGGAAGCAAAGGATAAGAAGAATACTGGCTTGATGGAATCCATCAACGAAGGTATTCACTCCCATAATACTATCTGGAATTCGATTTTCTCGAAGAAGGGTATTATTACAGGTGCATTCATTCTCCTTGCTCCTATGGTGCTGAAGCTTCTTGGTAAGCTTATCAGTCTCTTTGCAAATCCTGGTAATGGATCTTCTGAGTCAACGAATCCTGCAGAACGTCTTGTTTCGGACTATATGTATGGAAAGGACAGACTCGGCGACGGTAGAACGTCCGCAGGTGTCATTTCTGATGAAGTTGACGGTCTGAAGAATACCGTTGGTAATCTCCTTACTGGTAATATTCCGGATGCTATCAAGAGTTTCCTCTATGATAAGGACGGTAATATTTACAACGAAACCGGAGCCCGTACTAAGCTTCTCGCACAAGGCGTTGCTGGCGGAGCAAATACGATCTATGAGGCTGGTAAGAAGGCTATTCCTAAGGTGAAGGGTGGAATTGACAACATTAAGAACCTTGGTGGTGATCTTCGTAAGGGTGGAAAGTTCATCGGCAATGCTCTTGCTAATACAAGAGCCGGTAAAGCTGTCTCCGGTCTTAAGAATAAGATTGGTAGTGGTATCAAGAATAAATATCTTGAGGTTACTTCTTCTGCAGTGAATGGTTTCAAGTATGGTGCCGGTAAGGCATTATCGAATGAGACATTCTCCAATGAAATCCTCACAGGAATGATGGAGGATAACATCAATAACGGTGACCATGTAGCGTCCGTTGCATCGAAGGTTGGCAAGTTTGCAAATACAACAGCTGATAAGATTATGGCTGCCAGTGAGAAGAGTGGCATCACAAAAGTCATTGACGTTGTGAAGAAATTCTTCTCCAGTATCATGGAAAAAGCAAGTGCTCGATTTGGTCGCTCGATCAAACCTGGTAAGGTTACCAAACTTCTGTCTAGTGCGACCGGATGTGTCCAGAAGCACTTTAAGAAGATTTCTGCTAAGATTGCAACTATTCTTGGTACAGCAGCTGGCCTTGCAAGTACAGTTGTCGGTTATGCAGCAAAAGAATCTACTTGGGTAGTTCTTGGCACTGTTAATGGCGTCTCTGGTGCTAAGCGACTTTTCCGTACCTCTAGCCAGCCGGATGCTACCATGATGATCATCTCTGGACTCTTTGGCGCATTCAGTGGTTCAACGTTTGGTAGTATCGTAGACTGTGTAAACGAGTTGGTCGTTTCCGTTACTGGCGTTGATATGTATACTGAGCTGGCTACACTGATTTATCAGATGGTGGCTGGTGACGACAAGTTTGCTGCTCTGGCCTCTGGTCAGACTGAACTTAAGGAAGCGTATGATGCCAGCGTCAATTCAAACCTGGAATCTCAGTATAATGAGATGATTAAAGCCGGCTTGCTTGATTCTAGCGTTACTTTGGAGCAATTCACTGAAGGCGCTAAGAACGGTGAGTATGGCGCAAATATCCAGTCGTTTGCCGATTATAATGATGAGAAGAATCAGACACTTGGTTCTCGTCTTCAGAAGGGTCTTAAGGGCTTTGGTGACAAGGCTCGTGAGAAACTCGTCGGTAAGAAGCAGAGAGTTTTCGTCGATAAGCAGTCTAATACTGAGTATCGTGAAAATAGTGACGGTACTTTCTCAGCATTTGATGCTACAACTGGTAAGCCGCTGGGAACAGCTAAGCTTGATGCTCGAGCATTCGAAGGACAGACTGGCGAGAATGGTCGTTATGAGGATACTACTGAGCAGAAGAGTGGACTTCTTACAAAGCCTATTGAAATGATTAAGGGTGGATTTAATTCTGCCAAGCAGTTCTTTGGCAACTTTGGTAAGAATCTGACTACTACTCTTGGTGATGCTGGTAGTGCACTTGTAACAGGCTTCCGCACAATCAATCAGAACTTCAATGATCCGAATATTGATTTCATGTCTTATGCAAAGGCTAAAGTTAATACTTCCGATCCGAACAACCCTCTCCATGGAATCATCGGAGCAACACTTGGTGTTGGTAAGGTTGCAGTGTTTGTCGGTCATCTGATCGGTAAGCTTGGATCTGTTGGTGGAGACTTCCTTCTCAAGAAAGTTCCTGAGTTCATCGGAGGAGCAGCAAGTAATATTGCTGAGATTCCTAAGCATCTTGCTGATTATAGCACCAATATGGTGAAGGGTGATCCTTCTGCAATTGGTAACGCTAATATCGACTTTGATGGCCCTCTTGCTGGAATCACTGGCGCAACATGCGGTGTTTTGAAGCTTCCGTTCCTTATTGGATCTCTCCCTGCATTTGCTATCAAGGGTGTTAAGGGTAAGATTGATGAATTCGTTGATAGTCATTCGGAACAGATTGACGCAATTAAGACTGGCGTTGGCGAGTCTTGGGATGCTGCTGTGACTGGTGACTTCTCGAAATTCCTTTCTGCTGGTAAGGATAAAACTAAAGGCCTCTTATCTGGTGCAATCGTTAAGATTTCCAGAGTTCCGATGTATCTTGTCACTGGCTATAATTGGACCATGCATAAGATCGGTGGGCTTGTTGATAAAGCTCTTACTGCAGTCGGACTTGGTGGAATCGACAAGGATATTGCAGCTTTTCAGTCAACTCTGAGTCAATACACTGATCCTAGTAAGTCTTGGTCTGGATTCGAGAAAGCTGAAATGCCGAATTCGAAAGACAATGGCCTCAAAAAGTTTATTGGTGGTGCCATTAAGCTTGCTTCTTGGATTACAGTAGGTATTCCTCGAATTTTCAATAGCATCGGAGACACCATTAAGAATGCTATCAACTCCATCGGTACTTCTCTCATGGATTGGATTCGTGGTAAGAAGAAGACAGATGGTGGTTCTGGTAACGGTGTTGACTGGGATCAGATTGATAGTGACGTTAAAGAGATTAATAAGACTGAAGGTGGCTCTGGCCGTCGTAAGACATCTGGTGGCCGTGGAGTTGCTCCCGATACACTGAATGGCGGTACTTATTATTCTCAGGACGATTCTCGTTGGGCATTGAAGTCCTACTCTAAGGCAGATGGTTCTGACGCATCTGCGACGATGTCTGATACCGGTTGTGGCCCGACGGCTATGGCAATGGTTCTTTCGGACGTTTCTGCAAATCACACTGATCCTGTGTCTCTTGCACGTCTTGCTCAGCAGACTGGTGATCGTGACGAAACCGGTACGAATATGAATTTCGTTCAGAATGCAGCAAGCGCTTATGGCGTACGCTCTTCTATGGAACGGAATCCGTCTTCCTCTGAGATCGTCAATAAAGTTCGCAATTCCAATGGTCCTGTCATGCTTCTTGGCCGTGACAACGGTAACGGGAATTCTCCTTATACCGATTCTGGCCACTACGTGGTTGCAAACGGCGTTGATTCGAATGGTAATATTATTATCAACGATCCTCGCGGTGTTGAGTATTCTGGACGAGTATCTCCCGATGAGCTCAATAATAATACATCGGCAGTTTGGACGTTTGATGATGATAATTCTTATGGTGGTTCCGGCCATCGTAAGAGCTTCCGTAATATCATTCGTCGCGTTGTTGGCGGCCGTGGTAGAAGCAACCGTGATCGTTGGATGGATATCGTTATTGAAGTAAAGAAGCAGATCGCAAGATCTGGCGTTGGATATAGTTCAAATAGATATGTCAACGTCACCATTGGTGGACGTACTATTCGGACTCGTTCTGATTGCTCTGGCTTCGTTTCCGCATGTCTGAAGTTCTATGGTGTACTTCCTGATTCTACTCAGCTCTATTCTGGTGAGATGACTCATCAGAATGGACTTATGGCAAATACAGGATTCACCTATAAGACATTCTCTAACTGGAATCTCCAGCCTGGTGATATCGTTGCAAAGTCTGGTCATACTGAGATTTACGCTGGTAGACTGAATGGTAACATTTTCGTCTATAATGTCGGATCTCCGAATTCTGCAAACTCTGCATCTGCAACAGGTCGCGCTTATAAGACGTATTCTTGTGTCTGGACTCCTGGTAAGCCCGGTGCTAATTACACTCAGGCTCCCAAGGGTACGATTCAGTTTAATAACTCTGCGGACGCATCTGCTGATGGTGCTGATGCAAGAGACGGCTATTATGATAGCGATACTGAGTCTAAGAGCGCATCGTTCTTCTCACTGATGTCGAACGCAATGTCCACAATCGGTAGCAAGATGTTCGAAGCTGCTGTTACTGGTAATATGGACGTTGATTGGGACGCAGTGGTGAATGAGATTAACGGCGATTCGGATACTTCGTCCAGTTCGTCTGATGAAGACGTGGATGGTATTAGTGGAGCCGATGCTGATACTGGCACTATTGAGGGTAATGCTCGTAATATCTTCCGTAAACTCCGTGAAGCTGGTATGTCTGATGCAGGTGCTGCTGGTGTTCTTGGATGCTGGCACAACGAATCTCTCTTACAGCCTAAGAATCTGGAAGATTCTTACAATAAGCGGTACGGAATGTCTGACGATCAATATACTGCGTATGCTGATCAGCATGGTAGATTCCCTGATAAGTCCAGTGACGTAGCTGGTTATGGCCTTGCTCAATGGACTTATGCAAATCAGCCTAATAAAACTTCTCGTAAAGAGAGACTTCTTAATTTTGCGAAGCAGAAGAAGACGTCTATCGGTAATCTTTATACTCAGATAGCATTTGCGCTTGATGAGTTTAAGAACGGTAGTTCGGCATATCGCAAGACATTTAATCGTCTTAAGACCATCACATCTCCTGTTGATGCAGCTACTGCTGTTCTCGGCGGATATGAGATGCCTGGTTGGGGCGATAATCGTGCTAGAACGTCTAGTCAGTTTGCACCTCGTGCTCAGTGGGCAGAGAAATACTATCAGGCTTTCCATGGGAAAGATGTCATGAGCGAAGAGGGTGGCAACGGTCCTAAGAAGACGAATTCTAAGAAGAAGAAACAGAGTGGTGCTGAGAAGGTCGCTGACGGAATCGGCTCGCTTAGTGGACAACTTCTTGGAGCTTATCTCGAGTATGAGGTTGATCAGCATTCTGACGAATGGTTTGAGAAACTTACTGGACAAAAGCCGAAAGTTTCTCGTGCTGAGCGCAAGAGACAAGCTGAAGCTAAGAAGAAAGCTGAGGAAGAGAAGAAACGCAAGGAAGAGCTTGCTAAGCGTCCGCTTGGCCAGGTGGTCTTGGAGGATGTAGTCCTGCCGGTTGCATTGAAAGCTGGTAAGGAATATATCAATGACAAGTTCAATGAGGCTAAGCAGAATTCTGGCGTTGATGCTATTAGTGGAGCTGATCGGAAGGGTGGAAGAGGCGCTACTGTCAAGGATATGCGGTTTGCTCCTGTGGCAAAATCCATTGATCGGACAAATGAGCATAATTCTACTGTGGATTCTTATCAGACCCGTAGTTATTATCAAGCTCCTCATTCTTCTAGCTACGTCTCTAAGGAAAAGAATGGCGGTCGTGGTGTTGACGACACTCAGGTTCTTATTCTTATGGATAAGATGGTTGCTCTTCTTAGTACAATCTCTGGCAATACTGAGAATCTGGATGAGCTTTCTGACATCAAAGAAGGTATTTCGAAGATCAAAGCTTCGAATTATACTCCGATGACTGGCGGAAAAGGTGATAATAAACCTAGCGCATCAACTCCTCGCGGAGCATTCAAGAAGTCATATAATAATGGAAGCGTCTCTGATTCTTCCATGACAAATGCTGAATTGGTTGCTCGTCGCATTGCGTTTGGGGTATAAACCTCAATGAAACAAAATGGTAAGGAAAACTCCTAAAGTAACTGGGGTTTTCCTTACCATTTATTTTGTGTTAGAAAGAGGTGATTTATTTCATGGCTTTTACAGAAGGTATGCAAGTCACCACATCAGCAATGACTGACATGAACGGAACACATCTTGCTTCGTTCGTTCGTAAGAATACATATGATATTTTGGAAGTCCATGGTGATCGAGTTGTTATCGGTCAAAACGGAAAGGTGACAGCAGCTGTCAATGCAAACACGTTGACGCAGATTGGTGCACCATCCGTACAGACGAAAGCAGACACTCCAACCGTTCCTATTCCGGATAATACATCTACTGATAAGACATCAAACGGTGGTGGAGTCGGTGGATTTCTAACTTCTTTGAGTAGCGGCATTGATAAGACTCTCACAAATATGATTGATAATTATGGTGAGGATATTACCAAGTATACAATGAAATTATTTGGCCTTCCTCACCAGTTTACTCAATACTGTGATTATCGGACATATTCAATTGCCAATAAACCAAAAAGCCAGCTTATTGGTCGAACCTTTATCGAGAATATCATGCTGGAAGCACCAGTTGTCACAATCGTTCCTGGACAGCCTATTTATCTTCCGGCCGTTGAAGGCGATAAAAAGAAGCAGACTGCATATATGATGGTGCAAGCTGCTAACGGTAATGTGGCTGCTCTTTTGACAAATCTGGATGAGGCGAAGAGAAAGAATGCACTTCGTTATTATGACTTCCAGCAGACATACGTGCAGTACATGAACTATGTCAATATTCTTTGTCAGGTATCTGCGGCTTTCCTAGATCTTAATGGGATTTCAATTGATGGTGCAACTACTCTTGATAAGTTCGATTGGAAAGATTACAGATGGACGAAAGGTGCTTATTCTACTGCATCAAAGAACATCGCAGATGCTTTGAAAAATAAGGTTGGCTCAACCATCAAAGGTCTTGCATCAATGATGGGTATCGCGCTCAATAATGAATCGTCGATTCCTGCAATTGGAAAAAGCGAAGAGAAAGATTATATCGGTGCAATCTCTGATATTCTGACTCAGATGAACTTTGTCGAATTCTATGTTGATGCAGGTAATTCTGGATCTGACGGATTCTCAAACCAGCATGAGGCATCAAAACTTTCAAGTATCTACGATTCAGCAGATGACTTCGGTAAAGAAATTGCATTCCTTGTCCAATCTGGCGGTGTTGATGATACTCAGTTGAAGCAGCTTACAACAGGCGCAGCTGATGCTATGTCATCGGTCCTTTCTCAAAGTAAGTTTGGTATCGCTGGTGTTATGAGTCGACTTCTTAGCACGACCTCTAATGTCATCAGCGGTGAGACGATGGTCTTCCCGGAAATTTATAAGAAGTCAAGCTATGGAAAGAGTTACAACCTGACTGTTGACTTACGTACCCCGTACGGTAACAAGCTTGGCTTTTATTTGGATATTCTTGTACCGCTCTGGCATCTTATAGCTCTTGCTGTTCCTAAGCAAACAACAGCAAATACGTATGGTTCTCCGTTCCTTGTGAAAGCATACTATCCTGGCGTGTTTGCTTGTAATCTGGGCATTATTTCTAATATGACAATTAGTAAGTGCCCGGATGGCGGAGAGTGGTCAGTCGATGGATATCCGACCCACATTCGAGTCGATTTTACAATCGACGATCTTTATTCCGATATGAGTATCACACCGTCTGGTGATATTACTCTTTTCCTTGCGAATTCTAGTCTGATTGACTTTATTGCATCTCAGTGCGGTATCAGTCTTGTGACACCGCAGCTTTCAAACCGTATTGCTCTTGCTACAACTATTGTGAAATCCGCTGTGGTTGGCGCTGGCGATAACGTGAGTAATGCAATTCTTGGCGGCCTTGAGAATCTTATTGCTAGTATCACGGGAGTATAAAAAGCATTGAAGAAGATTGAGCGTGAGTATCGTAAGCTCTATGGAGAAATTCCTAGAGATCCTCAGCAACGCTTTGTTTACCTCCTTGATCAGCTTAAGCTTGGCCGGCAAAAGGAGTTAATTTCTGATAGAATTCATCATATTCTTAATATTCATTGGAGTCATATGGATTTTACGATTTATATGATTCCAAAAGCAACTCCGCGTCCACGTTATTCTTCTATGACGAATAGTTTTTATGTGCGTGGAGCAAAAGATAACAAAGACCTTTTTGATAAATTTGCAAAAGGAAGAGATCTTCCAATGATCAATACCCCTTGCAAATTTACATGTGTCTCTTATTTACCAATTCCAAAGTCTATGTCAAAAGCAGATACTATTTTGGCAGAACTTGGATTGGTTAGACCTATAAGTAAACCTGATTGGGATAATCTGGGAAAAGCATATTCCGATATGATTCAATCTAAGATTTTAGTAGATGACTCTCTTATCGTAGAGGGAGTCTCTAAGAAGTATTATTCACTAAAACCTAGGATTGAAATTCATATTGAGTGGATGGATGAACCAGATTGCCTCTATAATTATAATAAATTTGGAAAGAAGGGTTGACTATGGCTACAAGTCAGATGTTCGGCTATTTCAACGGCCAGTATTACATGGTCGATGAATCAGCCAATATCGTAGTGCCTGAAGATGCAAACTATAAGAAGTCTGGTATTCAGGTATCTAAGAATCTCAATAATGTGTATGATGTCGACATGTATCTCTATCATTCTGATCTGACAACAGAAGAGAATGGTGAGCGTGTTGCCTTCATGAAGGAGTTCATTGTCAATGAGAAGGTACCTCAGATTATTCATGTGAATAATGAGTTCCTGATCTCTGTAGATTATGAGCTCTTTAATAAAGACGGGAAGTGTCTCTCCAATGGCGTTCTTTCCACTCTTGCTGAAAGTTGCAATGGTGTTATTCTCGCTCCTGTGGATCAGTTCAATCATATGATGTACCGTAAGCTGTACGTCTTTGATGGTCGAATTGAGATTCCTGTGCCGAATATTTCTCGGTACGGCATCAAGTGCCAGTACAATCAGCATCCGTATACGATTCGCATCAATTCGATCAAGGTTACTACCACATATGGTAATGACACTTACATGATCGGTAAGGATGAGCAGGTTGTTCGCGGCAAGGATATTGATGGAAAGTATCACAGTGCAAAGTATACTCTCTACCATCATATGTGCGATTGCCCGAATGAGATCACTCATAACAACTATGCGTCCAAGTTCCTTACCAATGCAACGATTGGTACATCCATCATTGATTCTATGGTTGGTCCTGCTGTGCTGGAAGCACCTGCAGATTACACTGAAGTTGTGGTTGCGGATATTCCGTGTGCTACACAGGATAACAGCTATACTGTCAAGATTGATGGTAAGGCTGATCAGATCGTTCTGAACGTGGAAGCAATCGTGGATAACTTCAATACAGTATATGATATTGCAGATATCAAGGCTCTGCTCGATACTGTAAATGGGGCAGGTACAGGTAAGGATGATTCCTCAACCGATACTGACACAGGTAATAATGGCAATAATTGTACCTGTGGCGGTAATTGTGGTTGCTGCACCAAGAAGGATGACTCCACTGTGACTCCTCCCACTGATGATAAGAAAGATCCGGAAACTCCTCCTACTGAGGACAAGAAAGATCCTGTAGTTCCTCCCACTGATACTGATCATAAGGGTGATCAGGGTACTACTGAGAACCCCGGCGACAATAAGGATCAGAACACTGAGGGAAGTACTGATACTTCCGAAACTGGCAAATAAATAATTTATGGTGATGCTTGGATTGCATTGAGTTTTAATGCATATTCAAACATCACCATAAATTTAAGGCTGGATACTCTAGAGTAGAAAGGGGTTTCGCAATTATATGGCAAATAATTCAAGTAGTGTATTATCTGAGGTAAAGAAGATATCGGGTAGTATGCTCAGTACCATTAAAGAGATTCTGAATAAAAATGACATTTCGTACTCAGAGGTTGATTCCATGAACCTCGTTGTAAATAAATCGGATGAGCATTCAATTAGCTCTGATGAAATTCGGGCTTTAGCTACAGAAGCCGTAGGTTGCTCTATTCTCGCTTTTGATACCTTGATTGATATGGTGGATGTCAATAATAAGGTATATGTGAGACAGCAGCTAAAATGAAAAAATGATAGGCTAGAAGGAATAGAAAAACCTTCTAGCCTATCATTTAAGCCTTATCAGTGATATACTTATAGGTCATATCACGAGTATTGCGAAGATCGAAATTTTCCAGCTTCAGAGCCTTCAGCATTGCGAGCTTTGTATACTCATGAACTGCCTCGGTAAAGATATCCTGAGGATTGGAGCCCTGCATCTTATTGGCCTTATTCATCATAATAGCCTCAAAGAGAGAGGGCTGGTAAATCTTCGGACGACCTGAGAAACGGTAGTTTGTAGCTTCGTTCACGGCATCCTGCATGGTCTGATTGTCCATGATCTTATTATCCTGAGCGAGAGTATCCTCGATGTCGTGACGATACTGATCTTCATCAGCAACCTTCTGCTTTTCTGCATCAATTGTAGTCTGGACGTTATTCTTGATGAGATCACTGATCTCATCAAGACTCATCTTTGCATTGATGTTCTTAATAGCAGTATCGTTTGCTGTGGGATCGTAATGGATCGAATCAGGATCAATACGGCCAATGTTGTTCTTCTTGATGGTGACTGCATGCTTAGCGGCGTTTTCAGCCTCAGTTACGATCGTACGAAGCACAGAGGAATTATTCTTCTTCAGAGCTTCACGGACGTAGTATTCTGTAGGCTTATTATCACAGCGCTTGGCAATAAAATCACGAACTTCTGCACCAGCGTCCGACGGAGAAAGGTTCTTGTCGGGATCGTTGTAAGGAAGTGCGTTCTTATAGATTTGACCAAGGACTGTATCAATGCAAACGGACTTGCCGTCTTCTGCAGCTTTCAGTGTCATGCGACGCATATGCTCAGGATCGTTTTCAAATGCGGACATCTGATCCATTCGATCCTTTGCTTTATTCTTGGCATGAATGAAATCGAGAACTTTTGCTTCACGCTCATCTAATCCAGCAGTTTCCAGCTTGAACTGAATTGCGGATTTCATAATTCATAGCCACCTTTCTTAATAGAGTATTGAGTTCAAAACTTAACTGATTGTTTTTACGACCTCTACGTTGAGCTTGATATCATCCTGTGCAACAACGAGAACTTCAGGAACGTATTCACGGAGTTCCTCTTTGGTAAGATCATTCAGATCAGTTACTTTCATGCATACGGTCTGATATTTCGGGTCGTAATCATTGATTCCTGTAAATCTCAGATGATGGACAGACGGGAAATTATTCTCGATAGCCTTAATCATATTCGAGATATAGAGGTCATTCGAACCGGTAGAATTGACTTTTTCGACAAACGCTTTGATGAATGCCTGGAGCTCAGCCATAACATTTGTAGCAGTTGTACCGTCTACAAGTTTTACGTCGTAGCTGATACTAATATTAACGCGGTCGATGAGTTCTTGCTCGTCGCCGATATAATAGTTATTACTACGGCCATAAGTGTTATAGAACTTGATGTCCAGGTTTGTGTTGTTACGAAGTCTAGGTGAGCACTCTTCAAGATAACGATAGTTATCTGTAACCTTACTGATGAAGGTATTAAATGTGTCTGTGCTATTAACCATGTCTGCTTTCACCATAGGGAGTAGAGACATAGCAGCAATCGTGCACATTTCCTTTCCTTCTGTATCGAGAGAACCAGTATAGAAGGTTACATTACTACGCATCATATTCAGAGGTTCAACGAAAGTCAAGCCTTCTGTTTTTGCAGAGTAAATATTGGCCAGAGAATAAAGGTCGATGTCACCACCGGGAACAGACTCTCCTTTGTCATTTTTCGGACGGAAGAGATCAAAGAATCCAGGCTGTACTGCGCCGATATTATCACGGTAGCAGATGTATATATTGACAGAGCAATTTTCAATCGGCACGTAGTGGTAATCAACATTTTCTGCACTCACAAGATTGAGAATTGCAAACATCTTGTCTGTCGTGATATAGTCGTTTGTGATGATCTTTGCGCTAAATGTTACCATGGACTTATCCGAAGCATCTACTTCGGACGGGAATAGTTCGATGTATCCAACTTCTTCATCACCATTCAGGAAAGAAGCAAAGATACGAACGTCATTCAGAATACCAGCATCAGACTTGTAGTTTCCGAACGTGTGGACGTAATCTCCATCCAAGACTGTGGAAGGAATGATGCTGAGAGAGATTTCGTATCGACTATTCTCTTCCAGTCTACGATTCAGTTTCAGTTTTGACGTAATGAACTGACAGAGAAGATTATCATTGGATGACACGTAATCCAGACTCACAATCTCATTCTGGATATTCTTGTAAAGACCGACAAGATTCGGACTCTTTGACATAGAAATCAAGAACGGGTTGGTGTAGATGAACTGATAACCCTGTTTGAATTCAACTTCACCACTGAGAATCAGAGGCTTCAGATCTTCCATGTCGATACGAGTTTCCAGCTTTTCTCCAGACCAATTGTATCGAGAGTATCCGTTAAGATCCTGGACGTAATACTCACCGAGATTAGAGAGCTTGTAGATATTGATATCCTTCATCAGCTTCTCATATCCGATATAATCACCAGTTTTCTTGCCGGTCGTATCGGACTCATAATAGACCTGATGTGATTCAACGGACAGAGCGAGCATTCCGTTTTCGATCATTGTGGTAAGAGTATCGGTGGAAAGATCTCCATCAATCTTATTACCGTTGGCATCATAATGCTTACCATCAGATAGATAATACGTACCAGACTCATTATCTACATAATGCTTGGTTGTGATGGTTTCTTCACGGTAGCAGACAGTCTTCTTTTTAAGACCAAGAAGTTTAGTCTTTTCTGCCATATCATCATCTGTATATTCATTATACTCGATGATGTTACCATCAGCATCATAATGCTGCCAATAGCCCTCTCGATTTTTAACGAAGAACGTCGTGTTCCAAGTTGTCGGATCTTCTTTTTTGCTATTATCGAAGACGATAATCTGATCACTAAACCAAATGCTCGGCGTTTCATACCGATCTTTGTAGAGATGATCCGTGATCGTTTTATCATATGACATATAGCCAGGAAGCAGTCTCACTCTAGTTCTGCTGTCACCTTCGTATACGAAAAGATGGCCGGGATTCAGAGTATAGACATTACCGTTCTCAGAACGATCGAACTCGAAGCTGTTGATGTTTGCACCGAGCGTATTTGTCGGGTAGATATAGTCGTCTCGCTTGATCAGAAGGAACGCTGAGAAGAGTCGTTCCATAATATCATCACGACGCTTAATAACAAAGATCTCGTTACCGTACCGATACTTATAGTTATAGAAATACGTGGAAATATCGTTTTCGGTAGAAAGCTCATTTGCTGTTGAGAATCCTTCCACAGTAAGAGCTTGGAGTGCATCAATGGAAAGCTTGGAGGCGCCACCAGCAGCCGGAGATACAGCCTTACCAGCAATAATCATCTTAGAATTATATGCATAATTCTCAGAATACGGCTGGAAAGTGATACTTCTACCAGTATACTCTTCAAAGTTTGCTTCTTCTCCAGTTGTGGTATACGTGATCACTTTGATATCTGAGTTAAACTCGGGCTGGAAATACCCATCTTTCGGAGAGAAAGAAATCTCCAGAATATTTTCATCTTTCAGTCTGTAGTAGCAGAAAGGTGTTTTAAGCGGGAGAGAGAATTTTACCAGCTTATCGAGTCTTGTATAATCGGATGCAGTAGGCGCCTTGTAGAAGATGTCAAATCCAGCGAGGGTATCGTCAAATTCGAAGTCCAGAACCGGATAATTGATCTTCGTGTTTGTGATGATCTGCTCGTGAAGTTCTGTACGAGTTACCTGACGAGCAGTCAGTTCCAACATCAGAAGACCATTATTCACCTTACGCATCTTCAGGTAGGGATTCGTAACATTTGATACTGAGTTCGGAATTGCCATGTCGTATTTTGCACTATAGACATATTCCGATTGATAGGTACCAGCAATATTCTTTTTCTTTGCTTCGATAATGACATCGTAATCAAGAGTGAAAGAAATATCTTCCACATTGATGATCATATCTTTATCAATCTTAAATACTACAGTACCGTTTGAAGAATCCTGGCTGCCATAAAGGAGGATATCTTCTTGCTGTAATAATAAGACGAATGTGCAAGTTGCTGCGGATCCGAAAGAATTATCCAATTGGAAAATAGCAGCATGGGAATAGATTGACTCCGGGATAATTGCCTTATTCGGAAAAGCTTCGTTGATAAGAACTGAAGCTGTATTCATAGCATCTTCAGTGATATTTGCAATCTGCTCCATAACGAAGCCTTGCTCGCCAACGTTCAGAGCTGACAGCGGAATATCACCGAAATATTTCTGACCAAGAGTGGTCAGTGCTGTATCTTTAATGGAGTAACTGTCCGTATAGTCACGGTCAACAACGATTTTGTCCGTTGTAGTTACTTTAGCCATTTAGCATTTCTCCTTTCCTAATAGATTAGAGATTATCTCATGGGACGGAATCTAAGTTTAAATGTGTATGGGAGATTTCTCTTACCATCACCATTGAAAGTTTCAATGAACGGGATACCAGACCATGTATAACCAGTGCCACAAACGGCAGGCTGGAATTTATTGACGTATCTCCATTGCCCCATAGTAGGGCTGTGTGTATTGAATTCGATCAAAGAGAGAGGATTGAAATCTTCTTTCCATGAGAATCGGTATTCAACGGAATATTCAGGATTTGCAAGTCGTGTTTCGGAATCGTATGCGAACGAAGACGACGGCATCGTTACCGGGAATACACCGTAATATTTCGACCAGAAGATAATGGTTTCACCGTCTTCTGCTGTCAGAATGTAATACACACACGTCGCATAGTCAAGAATCCGATTTTTGATGTAATTGACATTCGGCATGACTTTACCACGGTATACATGGGATACATAGTCAGACCAGAGTTTGTGGAGATGATAGATGTGAAGATCTCGGTCATCCACATATTTGATCTGAAAACTACCCTCCGTCTTACTCTTGATATTACTTTTGCCGTATGCAACCTTATGACCTGTCAGTGCCTGACCATATGCATCCGTGTCAATATACTCATCAGCCGTCTGGAAGGACTTTGCCTTGTTGGACAGATACAATGCAAACTGATGATTGTATCCTGCTTTGGATTGAGTCAGTTCTCTCAGCATTTCGGGGCAGTGCTTCAGAGCATAATAATACTCAGAAAGATTTTTCAAATCATCTGATAATGCGGGAGATGACAGACCACCATTTGATCCTTCAGCATAAATATTACAATCAGGGCGAACGAAAAATACGTGTGCAAATGTTTTTGAAAGGCTATCATTTCCGTTCGGCTGCTTGTACTTATTATAGTACTTCGTATACTGACGATACAGCGTTGTCGGATCCATCAAGTCGATGTTGACTGACTGACGGATTGTGTTCATGTTTACGAGAAGTTTTTCCTTCTCATAATCCATGAAATAATCATAGCGATAGAGAGAATGTGTGCTATCAGGGTTGGCTGTTTTATTTGGGAAGCCATATTTATTCTGAACGACGCTGGGAGCATTTCGGTCGAGGGCATTGATTGTAACTGAACTTTGCTGATATTTGAGATCTCCGTACTTCAGCATATTCATGACAGCATAGTAGTCAGCCGACTGCTTTTCTGTGTAGGTGTAATTATAGTCAGAATTCTGTGTCGTCTTATATCTTCTCGTAAGATACATAACTCGACTATCACCTAATACGGCATTTGTAATCCACGATTTCAAAGATCCAAATAGGTTGCTGAGTGAACTTGATAGCAAGTTTTTACCAAGATTCATGACTCCATTCACAAGAGCTTTACCAGCACCGGTTCCGACATAGGAGTCTATTTTTGAACCGACCCAGTTTCCAGCCTGATCTTGAAGTTTATCCACACCGTTTTTGATATTGCTGATGGTATTCTTGGCTCCATTTACCATATCGCCAAGAAAACTCTGCGCATCAATCTCATCTTCCGGATTTGCTGGCACTTGCATTGGTGTTGGAACTGGATATGTCGATTTCAGACTCTTTTCTGGGAAAGACACTAGCGTGTTGATATCAACCGCAGCAATCTCTTTTCCATCTTTACCAATGACGACTCGAGAATCTGGATAATTTTGACCACCAATCTGTATGATTTCATACACGTTATTTCTGACAAAAGAAGCAAGGTGAGTACCATTTACATCAACAGATGCAGAGGTACTTACCTTGTCACCAATTTTGAGAGCCATATATGAAGTCGTCACTCCTTTCTTTTTCAATGTAGGGTTTCCTCGTAATCGCTTACCCTATTGTTTTCAGGTGCTATATTCACTAGGGTTTCTCTTAAGTACAAGTATTTAATGTCAACTCTAGTGTTTAATGGAAAGGAGTGATAGGCATGACCACTAAACACGGGAAAAAGAAGACGGTTAAAACTCGTGACATGATGCTGATCTTATGCTCCACATTGGTCATCATCTATACGATTATCGACATCATTCTTGGCTTCGTTGGTCTGAAGACTGGTAGCCAGATTCAGCTTGATAGCACACTTACAAGTGAAGTTTTTGGTTTTGCAAAGTGGGTTATCACAACTGGCGCTGGTATTACTATAGCAAAGACCTTGAAAGGACGTACCAACAGTGATGAGACAGAAGAGCCTCCTCCTATGGATGATTCTGATAATAATGAGTAAAGGAGTATAAAGAGATGACAACAAATCTTGATTTTGCGATCATGGAAGCTGCACAGTCTGGACTTCTGTCCAATGACGAAGCAGTTTCAATGTTCACAGTTACCACAGAAGGCGCAAACTGGGAAGCTCATAAGGAATATCACGATCGCACTCGTGCTGCAAAAGCTCTTGTGAAGCAGTACAAGAAAGATGTGAAAGCAAAGAACTTTAAAGCAGCAGCTGCAGATCTTGATAAGGCAATTGTGATTATGGAAGATCTGGATAAGTCACTGAAGGAGTGGCGCGAATCTTCCACATTCGGTAGCTATATCACAGGTCTTTTCATTCCTATTCTGAAGGATTTCATTCCGTTCACTGGCAAGGATGCTATTGATCGGACGAAGGAGTCTATGCGACTGAATAGCGTAGGCAAGGGCCTGAATGGTGGCCAGATTAACTACGGTGACAAGAACTTCTACATCAATCGACTGATCCAGTATTCTGACGAGCTGAAGAATAAGATCAAGTTCCGTAAGAAGGAGCTTGCTCGTTATGAGAATAACATGGCAGCCGCTCCTGCGAAGAAGCCTCTGTTTGCAAAGGAATCAACTGAGGATGTCCTTTTCGATCTGAATGAGACAGAAGCATTTTTCAATGAATACTCTACTCTGTCTTATATGACTGACGAGGAGTATTACTCTGAAGGTGTTAAGGAGATTCTGTCAAAGCTTGCTCCGAAGAAGGAAAATGTTGACCGAGCAAAGAAGAACGTTATGAATGCACTGAAAACTGCAAAGAGTGCGGTTACTGGTGGCACTACAGATGAAGGCTTCCTCCGTCAGCTGAATTCTTCTATTACTGAGCTTACTCGAGCTCGTCTTAAGATGGTGAATGCATATCAGGAATCTTCTGGTGTTATTCGCTATCTGACTCCGTCTGATGACGCCTTTGATAAGGCGAAGGAACTGGTTGCGCAGTACAAGAGTGCAATTGACGACTACGAGAAGCAGATCAATAAGTTCAGTGAGGATATCAAGCCCGCTGAGCGTGCTGTTGTTTCGAAGGGTGCAAATTATGCCTACTATTCTAAGCTGATCTCTGTTTGTAAGGAAGAGGTTAGCGCGAATCGTGGCTTCTATACTACTTTGAAGAACGTGGTTTCTTCTCGTGAGAAGTTCGCCGTGTATAATCGTAATGATGACACGATTGATAATAACTTTGAGAAGTCTATGTCGAAGTTTAAGTATCGCTCTGATGAGAACGAGCAGCTTCAGATGGCTGAGTCCGCTGTTGATGACATGAAAGCTATTTTTGACGTATAAGCATTAGAAAATGCCCTATAGAGTATCTCAACTCTATAGGGCATTTTACTTACTTTAAACGCTTTGTTAGGATGATGGGTTGATATTCGGACTTTATTTTGTATTCCGGTACTCCCGTGATTCCAGGGAGACTAATTCGACTTGCAGAATATAAATCCGAAATCACTGAATCTTAGCTCGGTATCTTCTAAAATTCAGGGAAATGGCAGTAATCATTCTACGATCATCTAGATCTCCTGACAGTACTCCCACTTCGCTGGTAAACTTATATCTCCAAGATACCTTCTACGAACATTTTAGATCTCCAGTATCAATTCGATATAAGTCTACTTTTGGTGAATTTCAAGAATCATATCGTCTACGAACATATAGATCTCGGACAATCATCCATCGTTTCATCAATACTCTTGCTTAGAAAATATCAGTTCGTCTACGGCCATCTAGGTCTCGGAACTCAAGATAAATGTCTAAGCAATGCCATAATAAATAGTTGGCCAGACTGCAAAATTAATACAGTCTGGCCAACTAAATGTTCAGAAGATTAGATCAGTGATGCATTACAGAAGATCTGCAAATGCGTCCTCGGGATCCTCATAAGACTCCTGATAAGATGCGAGACGCTCGTCGAGCTCATTGATAAGAGCGACGCGCTCCTCAACAGTGATCTGGCCATTCAGCTCAGCATCATAGATGTCCATGCGAACAGACTCAGGTGTAACTTCAGCCTTTGCATCACTTGCGGCTTCCGGAGTCTCAGCAACCTTCTCCTCAGCATCCTCCAGCTTTTCCTGCTGATCCTTAGAAAGATTCTTCTTATGGATGTGAGGAATGAGTTTGCCAAAGTGCGTTTTTGCCCATGCCCATCCAGCCTTAATGGCGTTCTTAAAGGCAGAGGCAACGTTTGAAATTGTTGTCTGAAGCTTGCCAGCAGCCGCCTCGCGAATATGCTTAATGAGAGCAGCTGTACCCTTCGTGATATTCTGCTCTTCAGTCTCCAGAGCAGCAAGCTGGGCTTTGATACGCTCATTTGCCTTAGTAAGGTTGTTGGTCAGAATCTGTGAGACAACCTTAGTATTCTTGCTACCAGATGCAGCCTCGTCGTCAGCGGCGTCACTAACGGACATGCTGTAGATCTTCTTGAGTGCTTCGTGATACAGCGCGATATTGTATGCTGCACGGAAATAAAGATTGTCGAGGCGTGCATTTTTCTCAGCGGTAAGACCCTTAATCTGATCCTTGGGGGTTTCAGCAGCAATGCCCTTGCGCATGGCAGCTTTTGCTGAATTCATTTCCTTCTTGGCGTTAAGCTTAGACTTAACTGATGCGATCGGATTGGAGAACTTCTCAGAAATGTAATCGAGAAGGAAGTCTCGATCGGACATGGTAATCTCGCCAGAATTTTCTGCTTCGCAGATTGCAAATTCAAGATTAGTCATAATGCATTACTCCTTTTTGATTGATTTGGATTATTAAATTAAATCTCTCCATAAATCATTGTCTTCTTTTATGCCAGTAGCTTGATTTATGCCTGCAGTTATTCCCCGGGCGCCGTCAACTACTTTTCCCCAAAAAGTGTTTTTTGCAGGTGACTCGAGAGGTTTTTCTCCTCTCTTTGCGCGTTCTTCATTATCTTTCTTAAGGATTCTTTGTTGGCCTTCGCCCTTCCAGTATGCTTTATTTACAGCAACGCCACCTGCAGCAGCTGCAGATGCAGTTAAGGTTGCCGCAACAACTTGAGCAGGATGCTTCGCACAATAGTTGTACGCTTTGGACGACACGCTGTTAATTTGGTTTGTTATGCTCTTAATGAATCCAATCTTAGAAGGATCGTCCTCATTGAGAGCGCATTTTTGGAGAATGTCAATTGTATCTGTCCATTTCCCCTGGATTTCGGACATATTCTTGTCGAAATCTTTGATCTCTTTATTACTGAGCTTCACAGCATCAGCAATACCGATGTTTAACTGTCGTACGTCAGAACCATCCAGATTCCAACTCTTGATAATACCCTGAAGTTTCTCAGAAAGTTCATCCTGAGCCTTCTTGTATTCATCAGCGTTTTTATACTGGGTAGTCTGAAGCTTGCGTACGCCAGCAACAGCGGCTTTCACATAATCATCGTATGCAGCGATATACTTCGCACGATCGGTGATTTTGATTTTTTGACCAGCAAGCTCTTTGTTTGTGACAAGAGCCTGTTCGACATTCTTCAGCTTTCCGGAAGCAGTGATCTGGTTGAACTTAGTCTTGACAGCACCAGTAACTTTCTTAACGAGAGTCTTAATCCCGTTAAGAATCTTACTGAAGAACGCCTTGATAGAGTCAACGAACGACTTTCCAGCTTCCTCAAGCATAAAGGATGCATCGTTTGATGATTCGTTAAAATACCCAAGTTTGACCTTATTGTGAACTTCCGTTACATCAATCATGAACTTATCATAAGCACATTCATAGAGGTAATCGGCCTTTTCACATTCAAGGTCAAACTCGAGAAAGTAACTATCCATCAATGTGATAACCTCCTTTCTCTATGTATTATTCGTAGAATTAATATAATGTAAGTACCCACCCTGAAACAATTCCCTAAGTTTACAAGGGTTACTACGTTGTAAAGGAGTGAGAAATTATGCGTTATCCAGAATTGGATATCCTCTTCACAGAGAGCGAATGCATCGCTATGGAAAATGATCATATGATGCAATCCTATATTGATGCATTTCATGTAGAAGCTACTGAACTCTATATGGAAGCAGCTTCTCATATTATTTCAGACCACGAAACTTCGATTCTTTATGAGAATGCATGCAGTGATCTGATTTCCAAACTTTCTGGATTTATTCAGAAAGTTATTGATAACGTCAGCCTTTTCTTCCGTAATCTAAAGATTAAGATCTTTGGTAGTAAGGAAGAGAAAGAAAAGCTTGCTCAGATCAAGGCAGCTGTTAAATCTGCAAAGAAGCTCCCTGAATCTGCTCGCAAGCAGATCAAGGTTTATCGTACAAAAAAGAACAAGAAGGCACTTGATGCTTACATCAAAGAAATGGCTCAGCTTGAGCGCCGTTTAATGCGCCTTAAGGTTGAAGCAAATAATGATGCTGGTTATGGACTGCAAATGCTTCCTATCGTTGGTGCATTTGTTCCCGACAAGGATAATACATCTTCAATTATTCTCGAGTATAACGACATCAAAGATGCTATGGATAAGTGCAATGCCAAATATGAAAAGCTTATCGAGCAGAATGCCGAGGTCGTTAATCTTGCGCTTGAAGATGCGATCCGTTTTTCAGACAAAGAGCTGAAAGACATTGAGCTTGACATGGATGCCGTTAAGGCTGACTCCGATAAAGTTCTTGCTAAGTTTAAGGAAGACGCAAAAGGAGTTAAGGTAAAAGAGCAGGCAAATCTTCTTCAGAGGATGACGTCTTCTATCGAAACACACGTTCGTAAATATATGCGAGATTGTGGTGGGTATCACCAGAAGAATACAGCAGCTCTTTTAGCTATTGCAAAAATTACAGGCATCACACTTACTTCACTTGGCGCAAGTGAGTTAATAAAGCAGGCGACCCAGGGTGAAGTTGATATTGCAGGTACTGTTAGGGATGCCGCCATTGGTACATATAACAATAAAGTCGCTCCAGTTGTCAACGATACTGTTATGCGTATTCCGCTTGCTCGAGATAGTATGTTGAATCACACTGGTCTTAAGGCATATGATATGACGGCAGAAACTCCTAGAAAGAATGGTACTGCACATACTCCAGAAGAGTGTATGTATAATGGCGTCTGTCAAGCGGTTTATGCCTGGGCTTCTACTGGATTCTCTCCAAAATCAAAAATATCTAAAAAGGTGAAAGATCTTATCCAAGCGACATATGCGAATTCGGATAAGTTAACTTATATCTACGAGTTACCTTACCTCGTCACAATTGATTTCACCGATACTGTTATTACGAATACTTCAAAGAAGCAAGTGCTTATGGCGCCGTTTATGCTGAAGTATATCAATAAGCATCCGGAAGTTGCTTGGCCGAAACAGTTTGTTACAGATCTTTCAAATGCAAAGGAAAAGGATGGCAACGATTATTTCGGTAGGTTCATGAATATTTATCTGGAAAAAGTCGCTAATATTCAAGACGTTCCGAAGTTCAAATCTACCATTCGTTCTTATAGAACGGATTGGAAGGCTGCTCAAGCTAAAACTTAACGATTACAAAAAAGACAGAGATACATCTATGATTAGAGTATCTCTGTCTTTTATAGTTCGTATGTTTTTAGTTTGATTCTATCAGATCGTACACCACAATCTTTTTCAAGAATATTATAGTGGACGTAAATTGTTTTTGTGAGTGGAAGATATTGCGTTAAAGTTCTCCTCAGATAATCAATATCAGTTCCTTCACTTCCATCGTTATCTGCATAGATATGATAAATGATGTTATTTCCAACGAATCCTTTTTGCATCATCGTTTTCATCATATTACCATAGAACTTTCCGCATGTCGCTAAGTTTAAAGTATTCTCTTTGATCTCATTCAAGCCATATGCAATTCCCATGCAATCAAATACTCCTTCTGAAATATTGATTGTAATATCATCTGGAGTAAATAGATCAACAGCTGACGAAAGTGCATAATAGGGTCTTACTAAACTTTCGTTTAGAATGAGAGAATATTTAAACCAACGAATTTCAGTATCTGGCCGAATGCTACGGAATAGGATTTGAGTTCCGGTAGAAGTAACGAATCCAACGAAGTCCCTATCTAAGAAGTTTGCAACTTCAGGTTTTACGGTTATCGTATGGATGTCATTTTTCAAGAGAAACTCTCGTAAAGAAGTAATCACTTTGCAGTCTTTTAAGTCTTGCTCAGTGAATTTTCTTCCGAGTCGATTTTCGATATATCGAATCTTTTTATTTTCATAATTCTCTGGGAGCTCATAATTGAATATGATTGCTGGACGATCTGGATTGATTGCAGCATTCTTATCAGAAGTTTTAGCAACCTTTCCGGCATCGTTGAGTAGATTTTTATCTTGGATCTCCAATTCTTCCAGTACGTCTTTATCTACGATCCCGTGCGCAGGACAACGGAAGCAGTTGTAAAGAATTGGAAGATTGTCATTAGGAGATATTCGGATATAAAAATGACCCGTATTCTGGTTCTTTACAGAGTCACCACAATACGGGCATCGAGTACGAATATTGATATCACTTACTTTTTGTGTGAATATGGGTCGTTCCATTAACTGCTTAATTAATTCAATTTTAAATTCTCGATTTGTCATAATTTCACCTCCTATTTAGTAGTCTGTCATTAACACGATGGGAAAAAAGAAATCCTGGTGTAGCATTAAATCGTATGCTACACCAGGATTATTATTCGTTATTAGAGGATGTTGTCGCCGTTAGACTCGGGAATGATCTCGGCCTCATCGTCATCAACAGGGATGATGACAGGTGCCTCATAAGGCTTCTTGCAGGGAATAGGATCGGTCGGCTCCACGTCATCCGTGTAATCGTCTTCGTCCTTCTCGGTCAAAGGCTCGCGGCTGCTGAAGTTGCTGTTAGCACTCACACGATCGCCCTCAATGGGATCATCGTCTTCGTCTTCCGAGGCATCTTCTCCAGCTTTTACAAGATCATTGAAGCTCGGAACTTTATCGCCATCGTAGTCGCTCGGAGAAAGCATGCTGAGACACAGCGACGCGGGAATGACAGGATGTTTTTCATTATCGTTATCACTCGTGGCCGTGTTGTGGTGTTTCGGTACAGGGATACCGTTGAAGAGGCGCGGCATAGAATCTTCATCATCGTAATCGTCCCATGGTGCGAGACTCTCAGACAGGTCAATGAGGCGACGCATGACTCCACCGACATACGCTCCCATAGCGTCGATGAGCGTCAGCTTAGCCTTTCGCATCTCTTCATGGTACTCATCGAGCACACGCTTCTTTGCTGCATTCTCAGCGGCAATGATATCCTCCTGGGTATCACCGTTGATCATCACAGTTGACTGGAACTTGCAGGGGAGTCTGAGATCCTGATTGATGCTGTGCTTTCCAAAATTGAAGCTGTTGAAGATGATATTGAAACTGTCGCAGCCACAAATCTGAGAATTCAGGGTATCGGTTAGACGCTTGGAATAGTAGAGGATAGCGTCGTACTCGCACTCGGTGAGAACAGCAGTAGCCATCTTGTCGTTATGAAAAACCTTCAGCATTTTTATTTCCTCCAATATTTTCATTTTTTATTCGGATCTTCAGCGGTGCCTTCCAGATAAACCTTTCCGGTAACACTGCTGAAGACGATGTCGTTTACAAGCGGGAAGTCAGGATCAGAACCATTATCCATGACACGGATCTCAAAGTCAAGACCGAGAAGTTCACACCACTTAGAGAAGTTGGTAACGCTCATACGAGTACCGTTATTCAAAGCGGTCTTCATATTCGTGAGCGTATACTTATCTCCGGTCATATACTTCAGAGAATTGATGTCACGGCCTTTTGCAAGGATTGATTTCTTGATACATTTCTTCCACCCATCATCTGTATCATTGATGATGGGACGAAAAACAGAAGTTGCAGCATTCATATCCATCAATGCTTCTTCCGAATACAATACTTCGTTCTTCGCCGTGGTTGCCTCAATCTTCGGCAACGTGATTTCGAAGGTATGCCCGACAGAGAAGGCTTCGTTTGTCTTCTCATTCGGAGTAAGAACCTTCGTCATGTGCCCGTCTATGATATAGACGGTTGGGATGATAGGACGGACACTGTCCTTTTTCGTTGAGCAGATATAAATCTGCCCATCGTCTTCGTCGATATATCCTTTTCCGTCGATATACTGCGTATCATCAGCGATGTAACCCTTAATAGAGTAAATCTTATCCTGGAACGCAAGTTGAATCGGAAAATTATACGACTTTTTCCTTTCCATGTACTTTGTCCTCCATCAGCGTTTCTTTACTTTCCGTACTTCTCGATATAAGCAAGATAACGTTCCGGAATGAGAACTTTGTCTCCCTCTCCATTACGTAGATGCTTAATCATCTTCTTGATCCTTTTCACGTGCTTTTTGTAGAGCTTTTCATCGAGCCCTTCAATCACGATGTACCTCTTCAGAAAATAGAGATACTTTTCATAACTATCAGCCATGCGATCAAGAACTGCCTGGTCATACTTCATAATGATTCACCTCCTAAACCCAGGCGCATTAAATTTTATGTCGCCTGGTTAATACAAATATATAATATATAAACATAATTAGTCTTAAATTTTCTCTTAACTTTGTGCTCTCCTTACTTTTTTCAAAACATGGAATGAACCGATGTCTGAGTAAATTAAACCCGGACATCGGTTCATTCCAATTATTCCATAGAAGTTACTTCTTGTGGAAGAACTTGCTGGCGATCCGTGAGAGGATACCAGACTTAGACTTCTGAGCCTTACGCAGATACTCCTTGACCTTGCGGCTGGCCTGAGCATGATACTTGATACGAAGCTTAGCCTTCAGGATACGCTCCATCTTGTAGACAGTCTCCAGCTTACGCCACAGCGGATCATGGTGCTCCATAGCGCATGCACGAATAGCGACCTCATACAGCTGAGCCTTACGAGCGTGCTTATCGAACTTCACGATGGTACGCTCAGTCATGAAGCCCTCATCACGCAGAGTATCGAACTCATCGGAGTTCACAAACTCAGTGAACTCAGACTCAGTCATATTCTCCTTCAGCAGCATAGGAGTCAGGACAGTAGTCATGACATCATCGACATGCTGATCCTGCTCGGGAGTCAGCGGAGGGGGATCCTGCATCTCTGTATCAGAAGAAGTCATTGCCTTTGCGACGTTTGCCTTCACCTGATCAACAGGAGTGGAAGCATCGGGAGCAGTGACAGGAGTTGTGGGGTCAGTGCCAAACGGCTCGCTGGGATCACAGATATCGCCACCCTCTTCGCAGCCAAAGCCTTCGAGAGTAAATGCGTCATCAGAGCCAAGAGCTGACTGCAGAGGCTTGCTCATCAGTTCAGTAAACTTTGACATGAGATTCATCCTTTCTTTATTAGTGTAAAGACGGTTAAGTCATTACACTACTGTTTTTATAGTAGTCTTTCTAGGGCCACTGATTATTCAGATTGTCGTTTACTTTAGTTTAAGAAAATGGTATCTATACTTAGGAAAGGACTGATACAGATGCCAAGATTAAATAAAGAAACTCTTTCCAAAAGTATTTTCATTAAGCAATGGAAAGAAGAAATGATTGTCAATATGAAGCGTCTTAATCCGAATTGGAAAAAGAGTGATATTGACGAAGTACTCGATAAGATGCTTCTAGAGCAAATGTATAATCCAGATGTTGAATTGGATAATAACTACACACATGAGCATAAGCAAGCAAGCGCAATCTCGGTACTCGATTGGGTGCTGAAACGGAATCCCATCGTTGCGGGCAATGCTACTTTTTATAAGAATCAATTGGAAGCTATTAACCCGATCGCAGACATGGTTAACAGCTTCCTCGTTGAGCGTAAAGCAGTCAAGAAGAAAATGTTCCAGATTGAAGATGATCAGTCTGATGAATATAAAGATCTTGACCGTCTTCAGGGTAACGTGAAGCGCTTGGCAAACTCCTATTATGGTGGCTCTGGTATGCCACAGTCTGCCTTCTATTCCAAGTGGTCTGGCCCTGCGACTACTGGAACCGCACAATCGGTTATTTCTACCACAGAGACTCTCTTTGAGGGATATCTGGTGAATAACTATAAGTTCATTGATGATAATGAATGCTATCATTACGTCAACGAAATTCTGAAGCAGGATTATAATATTCCGAAGTGGATGAAACGAGTTACTCGTTCTCAGCTTATTAGTCGACTGCTTGGAATGTTTTACGAGGATACTTATGAAGCGTCTTGGCAAGATGGCGTCATTGAGATGGTATCAAATCTCAGTGATGATGATGTGACGAAGATTTATTATAAGAATAACTTCCTCGAGTTTACTGAAGCACATGAGAAAGTTCTTGATCTTTACGATGATCTTTTCGCTGGAGTTAAGAATCTTCCGTATGCAGAAAAATATGAGGATATTCCTGAAGGGCTTCGTTCAAAGTTCACAAAAGGTCAGGAGCATGATAAGGTTAAAGCATACAATGAGTATGTGAATATCCAGTATTTCCTGAATCCGAATTCTCCTCCGGATTCTATCAAAGAGATTCTGGATAAGCTGAAAGACCTCTATATGAAGTACGTTTATATTCCGTTCATGTCGATTGATCGAATCCATCGTCTGAAGTATTTCATGAGAAGAACGGTTTGTATCGTTGATACGGATTCGAATATTCTAAATATTGACGAATGGGTAAATTTCTGTAATCGTACCATTCTTAGGAATTCTTCTTATGGTAGAAGCGCTGAAAATAATAAGTTTATCTGTGTTAATACGCTGACTTATTATATCACTGCTGCCGTCCAGCACACTCTGAATGAGTATGGACTCCATTCTTATATCCCGGATGATTATCGTCCGATTTTTAATATGAAGAATGAGTTCTATTTCCAGAAGCTGGTTGTTGGTAAGAAGAAAAAGCGTTATATCTCTGCAATGAAGCTTCGTGAAGGTAACATGTTCCATCCGTACAAGCAGGATACAAAAGGCTTTGATTATATGAAGGCTGGTACAGCAGAGACTGCGAATAAGCGATTTGATAATATCGTTCGTCAGTATATTCTTGAGTCTGTTGTCCCGGACGTGTCTGGCATTCTGTATGAACTGAAGAAGTTTGAAGAGGATATTTTGAATTCCCTTCGTCATGGTGAGATTACTTATCTTACCCTTGCGTCTGCAAAAGAGAAAGAAGCATATGCAAATCCGTATTCTCAGCAGGCTTTCCGTGGAGCAATTGCTTGGAATGCTGTATATCCGGATGATGAGATTCAGTATCCGTCGAAGGTCAGTATCTTAAAGCTCACTACCTTTACGGAAAATGATATCAAGGATTTGCAGAATACTTATCCGGAAGTTTATGATGCTTTGATGAGAAACGTATTCCATTCTCCGGATAAGCAGATTTCGGATAAGGGTCTTCAGATTATTGCAATTCCTTCTGGTCATAAGATTCCGGATTGGTGTCAGCCGTATATTGACGTACAGACGGTAATCGGTAATACCCTTGCTCCCTTTAAGGGTGTTCTGGATATCTTCGGCGTCGATATTCCTACGGTTGGTAAAAACTATAAGACAGCCAATCGAAAGACTGGTAAGTTCTCGAATATAGTTAGATTCTGATTCTAACTATTAGCTATTAAAAATAAAATAGAAAGGAAGATTCCCATGTTTGAAACTGGTTATGTATATACTCCCAATGATATTAGTTCTGAGGAGTTTCTCTCAGAAGCTCCGATCAATCTGATTCAAGAGAGTATCAAGAAGCAGTTTAAGAATCCTATTGACTATACAAAGAAGGATTATGTCGATACCTTCATCAATAAGTACAAATTCTCGAAAGAGAATGTGAATGTATATGAAGATGAAGAGATGGATAATCTTACAAAGCTTCGGGATGGATTCTATACTTTCATGCTCAAAATGTTTGAGAAGAAGCTCGGTATCGGAATCGTAGATTTCTGGGATATGAGTGAGTCTGACCAAGACGATATCATCCATTACGTATACCGATTCTTCTTGACAAACTGCAAGAAAAATATTACTTCTGCTGTGATGAATTTCATCGAAGATCATCATGACTCTTATGCACAGGCAGATGATCCGGATGAGGATGTTACCACAAACTCTATGAAGAAGTATGTGGATGATCCTGCCGATCTTTATGTCCTTGGTCATATGGGAGATGTTATCCATGACACGATGGACTTCGATATGGATATTGACACATTCTTTGATCTGTGCGATGATAGAGAGTCTCCCTGCCTCGAGACTGAGTTTGTGAAAGAGAAGTTCGATAAGCTGGTTCTTACAGGTAATTTCGTACCCTGTTATTTTGATCTCACAGATTATTCAGCCTTCCTTTATGAGGTTGAAGCTAAGGTCAGAAGAAAGATTCTGAAGAAGTACTCTAAGAAAAAGGACTAAATGATTTCATATCGTCCGACTTACACATACGTAATTTTGAAACACAAAGGAGAATTTTATTATGCCTTACAATTCTAACACTAATCGCAAAAACGTTTCTACTAACATCAAAACCTTTTATGGCGACACTGCTTCGATGGGTATGACCTATTGGAATGATATGATTTCCATTCGTCTGAATCCTTGCAGTGGTACCAACGAGGATGGTATCCGTCAGTATGATCGGAACCGTAGCTTCTCTACTGCAATTACTGCACAGAAGGCTCTGGGTCTGACTCAGCTTATTGATGAGCATATCGTTCCCGTTATCAAGAAGGTGGAAGCTGGCGAGGATCTGGAGAAGCCTGTCAACGTTGCTATGAAGATGGGCAATAAGAATGCTATCATTGTCATCCAGTATGCAAAGGATGATAAGGGTGTTCCTACTCTCTATTTCATCGGCTATGTCAGCGCAAATCAGGATAACACTTGTGATCCTTCGAACCGGTACATCTACAAGTTCAACAAGACCAAGGTTGTTCTGGATTACGATCCTAACACCGGCAATGGCACCGTGAAGTCTACTGAGGCTGAGTTCATGTTCTTCTACAATGCTCTGAAGAATATCAACGACATCTTTGGTGTCTCCACTCAGTCCAATGCATTCTTTAACAGCTGGGGCAATGGTCTCCAGACTGGTAATAATGCTCAGTCTTCTGATGTTCCTTCCACTTCCCCCTCGGCTAATTCTGCATTCAGTGCAGAGGATCTGCCTTTCTAATTCGTTACGATAACTAATTAGGCCACCACACACTCTATATAAGTAGTGCTGTGGTGGCCTATTTTATTTCATAGAAAGGAATGAGTTTATGGCACAGACAGAAACGATTTTCTACAATGCGGATTATTTGGTGATTGAATATCTTGATTTCATTAAATCACCTTATTTCGTTCTTCTTCAGTATATCCAGAAGAATGAGAAGCTTCGCCCAATCCTTCGTCTAGAAGAAATAGAATCATTTGATCTTGCTTCTCTATATGAGTGGTATGTGAATCGGAAGCACCAGAATTTTCTCATTGATCTAAATCGAGATCCAGAAAAAGTATCAGAAGAATTCTTAGATGGATTGATTATGGATCAAATGCTCATCTCAGAAAAATTCTATTCAAATTGCAATGTGCTTTGCACTCAGTATATGCTGAGATTCTTGAAGAGCAAGAAGCATCCGGTGAAAGATGTTCTCGTTTACTGTCCTTTCAAAACTCCATGGCCGAAAGAAGATTTAAAACGAGAACTTGGGATTGACTTTACCTTTATGGATGATTTCGATGAAGTATGTAAAAAGGCTGGTGCAAATTCTACATACTTCTTATCTAATATTGATCTCATTCATAGGATGGAAGAAAATAAAGTCCTTCACCTGTCTTCCATCGTTCTTCCGATTGAATATCGGTATAATAAAAAGAATATGAAAGACTACAAGATTGATTTTACCGAGCTATGGAAAAAATATGCATTTAAGCTTGCATATGCGAGAGCATGTAGTACAGACGAACATGATAATGGCTCTATTGATACAATCAATCGAAACACCTACAAAGATCCAGTAGAGTAATTAATCAACGTGATGACACAAAATTAACTTATAAAACAGGAGGTAAGTAATATGAAAACTACCGATGATATGGATTTTGGTCGAAGTGATCTCGATCGTGAACCTCTGATCAACGTCTATTCCAAAGATGAATTCGATAAGCGTGTCGGCCAGGTATTTAATACCATTTGGGAAAAGCTGGTAATGTCTTTTGGCCCTGCTGGTGCTGGTACGTTTATCGTTGTCCCTTCTTCTACCCAGTCTACCTTCTTCAATACAAAAGATGGTTATTCCATCATGAAGTATCTGGAGTTCAATACGAAGATTGATCATACCATCAAGAATATGATGTCTACAATCTGTGATCGTCTGAACTTCACTGTTGGTGACGGTACTACGACTGCGGTTGTTGCAACTCGTGGTGTCTATGAGTCTTATCGGCTGCGTAAGCAGATGTCCGATTGCTCTCTCAATCGAGCACTTCCTCGTGAAATCATGAAGATGATGAATCGTGTGAAGGACGATGTGATTGAAGAGCTGAATAAGCGAGCAATTTCCATTCAGTCTGACGATCCTGATGTCCTGGCTGATAACATCAAGAAGGTTGTCTACGTTTCTTCCAACGGTAATGAAGAGATCACCAATATGATTTCTGATCTTTACCGAGAGCTTCAGTTCCCTGCAATTTCTGTTGCAAATTCCAAGGATGGCTCTACTCATGCTTATACCATTGACGGTTATAAGATTGATACTTCTCTGACCGATCAGTCTTATATCAATAATGATGATAATACCATGAGTGCAGGTCCTATGGATTACATCGTATTTGACAATAAGGTCGATCAGGATGTCTACGATAAGATTCTGAAGCCTCTGTGTGAGGCCTCCAAGCAGCGCGGCCGTAAGCTGGCATGTATTGCTCCTTGGTACGATGATGTTGCACTTGGTGGTCCGATTCGTCGCGATCTCCTTGAGGATCTGAAGCAGCATGGCTCCATCTCTCTGGTTCTGCTTGTCTGCAATAAGACAAATGCACGTGCACGTACTCTGCTGAACGATCTGGCTATGCTTCTGAATACTCCGGTTATCACTCGTGTGGTGAAGGATCAGATTCTGGAAGCTCTGGAAAAGGATCCTGATATCTACAAGCAGTTTGATCTGGATAATCGTAATATTCCCGGTGCTAATATCGCCGTGATGGTTCCGAATCCTACTCCTGCTGATCCGAATGGTATTGCACTTCGTCTTGCCACATATGATGAGACGATTGATAAGAATACCATCTTCATGAACGACGCTACGAATCTGGTTCGGGTCGGCTACTGCGAAAAGGCTACTCTCGGTATGAAGGAGTCTATTTTTGCAGGATTTTACTATGATCCGAATGTGTATGAGACGACTGTGCGAGTGGCCAAGTCCGAGCTTGCTGAAGCACAGCATAAGCTTGAGATGATTGGATCTTTCAGTCTGTCTATCGTCGAAAAGCAGCAGCGTCTGAATGCACTCAGCCTTAAGACTGGTGTGATCGAGGTTGGTGCTGCTTCTCAGATGTCTCAGGGTTATCTGAAAGATTCTGTGGACGATGCTGTGAAGGCGGCCGCATCTGCATTCAACAACGGTGTTGTCCTTGGCTGTAATGTCAGCCTGCTGGATGCCATTGATACTCTGATGAAGAAACGCTCTCCGATGAAGGATTGCAGCGATGATGAGGAACTCTATTATGATATCCTGAATATCCTGGCATCTGGATATCTCACTGCCTATGATACGATCGTTAACAGCATCTATCCTTCCGATGCGACCATCAACGTGTCGGAGTTCTGGAGAGGCACAGATGAAAATTGTGTCATCTACTGCGATGAGAAAACGCATCGTAAGATTTATGCCGATCGTGATAAGGCAAATAAGGTTTTCTCTACTCTCGTCGATGACGCTTCGTCAACTGGAGATGTCCACTACTCGGTCGTCGCATTTGTGGATCGTTATTCTCGAGAGAATGGCGTCGTCCTTGATGTTACCACTGGTCACTTCACCAGTGACGTTATTAATTCTACAGAGACAGATCGTGAGGTTCTGAATGCAACCGTTGATCTGCTGGCTCTGCTGATTACTGGTAACCAGATGGTTCTCTGCTAAGGACTTTTTAAAGAGTGAGTATTCATGAACAGTATGAATACTCACTCTTTATTTTTTCATTGATCCAATGACAACCGATTAAACTATTTATTGTTATCTCGTCTATATTTTTATTAGAAAGGTGATGATAATATGGAATCGTTAACTGTATCAACTCAAACCTTGGAGCAGTTCTTGGTTGCTCCGTTTTATCAGCAAAATAACCAACGGCAACTTCGATATGAAGACCGTTATCAAGCATACAAGAAGATGAATCGAATCAAAATCGCAGCAGTATGCGAAGTTGAAAAAGATTACTTCATTCTTGTGAAAGTCCCTTCTGAAAGCAATAAGGGAAATTATTCATACGACGTAGTTATCCAGTTTACTCCTCCGGATGATCATAAGGCAAAAGCTATGTCGTTGGATGAGTATTGGGTTCAGTTTTTCTCAAATAGTCCTGGCTTCGTTTATAAGTATGCTGCACTTTATAAGTTGCAAGGATACTTAATCGAAACCTTGCAGTATAAATTTACTGCTGGTGTTTTGGATACGCTTCCGGATAAAGCAAATAAGAACTATGATCTCTATTATGATTCTAGTATCTACTATGCTTGCCGATATCTTCAGGACCACAAACTTGATTACATGACCAAGATTGGTTTGATCCATTGGAAGCGTCCAAAGTTCGATCAGTTCGTATCTTCCATTTCCAGTTTTGAAGATTCTGAGATTTCTCGTCAAGTTACGAATCTCGAAGGATCTATTAAGCAGGAGATGCGGAAAGATCGAAAGCTTAGTATCACAGAGCGTCATAAACTTGAGTCTCGTAATAAGCTCTATCAGAAACAGCTTCAGAAGAAAGACTCTCTTGAGAAGAAAGTTGCTCGAATGGCGACGTCTGAATCAGATGAACCAAAAATCATTCGAGCAAAAAATTCCACTTCTGAAGTTTCTCGTACGGTTAGAGTCAAGCCTAACCCGAAGAAGCGTGCAACGAAATCCACCGCAAAGAAAAAGTAAAAATATACATCGTGCTTTTGAATGATATGTTATATCTCTGAGCACGTTAGTATAACTGATTTTTGAGAGGAGTTAGTTATCTAATGGAAACCGACAACAGCAAAACTACCCAAGCAGTTTCCACTCCTACTCGGTCTCGTGGTGCGACAAGACCGAAGTCTGAGTGGACGGAAGCTACGGCTCCCAAAGCGGAGATTACCCAATGGAAACCCAAGCGCGACAAATCGAATCTGTATGCGGAAGCGGACGGAAAAATTTTCATCTTTCACTTCGAGAAGCTGTATAAGCCAGAAGAGAAGATGTCTGTCTATGATAGATTCTTTGTCGATAAAGTCTCCTATGGAAGTCAGCTTCCCACCATCGCTACTTACCTTAATTACTTCATTGAAAAGTACGATACCGATCATGAGGTTCCATTAGCCTTACTGAAGTTGAAGTACGCAATTGATAAAGAAACCTGTGGTGAGAACGAGAATGGTGAAGAAATCAAGCGCTTTACCCAAGACAACATGCCTCAGCTGATTAGTCTGATCTACGAGATCCTCTTTACTCCGACGGTCATTGAAAAGATTAAGCAGCTTGTGGAAGACAACTATCTGGACGACATCGAAGCGACGGATAATTCGAAGTATTTGAAGGATGCAAAGAAGCATCTGGAGAGTCTTGAATTCCGTAACATCCATGTGAAGGTTCTTCTTCGTATCAGTTTTGGTATGAAGTTGATTGCCCCTGTGATGTTCCACTTCTTCTCTGTCAACCGGATGAAGCCGGAAAGAGATTCCGACACGATCTACAATTTCTATGCCAAGCTCTTCGACATCTTTAATGAAGGAGACATGAATATTTACAACAAGCTCTTCGTCTATGTCAAGGCGAAGGTGCTTGAGAATAAATCTCATAACTCCGTAATTTTTGATCAAAGAGATATCCTTGGCTACGATGAGTACACCGTGATGAACTCTTTCCTGCGTAAGGTTCTGATCAGCGAGAACATCGTCAAGTACCAGTTCAATGAGCATTACAACCCGAAGACCAAGAAGTATCGGGAGAACATCATTGGCTTCAACAAGACGATCATCAAGTATCAGCTGGTCTATTTCCTGAAAGAGCAGTATGCGAAGAATCTGACTGAAGTCACCTCTGCAAAGAATACGGATGGCCTTTCCGGTAATGATAAGATGGAAATGAATCTTAGCAAAATAGACGAAGGCCGTGTCTTCTTGTCTGAGATGAACATCGCGACGACCATGGCACGTATCATGAAAGACAACGATTTCGAAATCTCCGAGAACGAAATCCAGTATTACATCAAGAACCACAACATGCATCAGTTGCAGGTTCAGCTTGTGTGTGCTTACTGGGCAAAGTATTTCGGTGGTTACATGAATATGGAGCTTATCAATCGTCGCCAGTATATCATTCTCATGCTGATTCTGAAGAAGCGGTTGTTCGACACGGCAGGTTACGATGGATCTGGATCTATTGAGACTTGCGCACTTCCCTATATTCTTTCTGGCAATGTTTCCGGTACTGTGAATACCCGACAGATTCGCAAGAATAAGTTCGTGGAGAAAGTTCGGAATACTGCGTTGTACCAGAAGATGTGTGAGGGAAAATACTCTCAGTTGATCTCGATTAAGCCCGATTACATCATGGAGATTCTGTCTAAGTTTATCAACACTTCGTTTACTTACGTTGTGTGGGAAGAAGAAGAACTCCTTGGTACTCCCATCGTTTACGATGAGGATACGATCTCGGATGAACTCCTGTTCTTCCTTAGCAGAATTTAAATGATAAGCTCACCAAGTGTTTACAACCTCGCACTTGGTGAGCTTTAGTCAGTTCACTACTAACGTTGCTCAGTAGGATGTGGACTAACGCGTGTAAAACGAGAAAGGATGATTAAAATTATGATTAACCTGATCATGAATGGATACCGTACGGCACCATCATGGCTCAGGCTCATGTTTGTTGTAGCATGTGCTTGGGCCGCTCTTTGGATTTTGAGTAAGATTTTGAAAGGTATCCTGATTCTTATTGCGGTTCTCATCAATGTCCGTAGGATGGGATTGAAAAAGTATCTCTTGATGGTCACAGCGAGACTGTCTTTCTGTGATTTTATGGAGAGAAAGGGCTACAAATATTTCATAAAGCACGGCAATGTCTATTATACGAAAGGCGATGAAGTTATTCCAGAGAGACTTGCCTTTGAGGAGATGGGTAACTTCATCGAAGAGGAAATAAAGAAGAAAGGAAGCGAAGACAAATGACAGGCTTATACTCGATGCTCATCGGTTTTATCGTCGGTGCGATCATTGGTAAATTCATTGCTCCGACAGTTCTCGAATACATGGGTTACACGTCGAAGGATGGAGACGTCATGAAATATACCAGCCTATATCTTAAGAGTCGTGAAGGATGGACCCAGAAAGGTTCGTTTTTCACTCTCAGATGGATTAGTCCGACTGGGAAATGCATGACTTACCGGTATTTGCGTAAATGGATTCTGGATCTCGATCATGGTCTTTCCTTTTCTGAGTTAAATAAAATGCTTGAGGAGTTTGAAAAATGACATCATACGATTTTGGAAGACTTCTTATATTTATCTCAGCAGCTCTCCTATTCCTCTGCGCTCTATCATTGCTTCTCATTGATCCGATTTTTGATATTTGGATCAAGTATTCATTCCGCAGAGATGAAGGACCCCGATATAAAGATTTATCTGACGGAGATTGGTATTATCTCTGGTTGGATATTGAATCCGGTAAAGATAAAGAGATTGGAGGACGAAACTACCACAGGTACTATGCATACTATTATCTCTATAAGTACCTGAAATTCTACGGCTGGAAACTCAGATATGAGAACTCTAATTGGATGTGGATCAGTAAGCGTCATTTTAAGATCACTTTTCATAATGCATATCAAGTCGTTCTGAATAATCGGAATATGAAGAGTGATTACTACTGGGAATACGAATTTAAATCTTGGAATGCGTAGAGAGGTAAAATGCTATGATTACGTGGAATGTGTACTCTATTGGAACCGCAGTGATTCTTGGATCGGCTGGAGTTGCTCTTTATAAGAATTGGAAGTATGGTCGCGATTTGGCTACACTTGCAAAGGAGCATCTGACGGACGAGATGCGTTCTGCTGGCTATGAAGTCCACTGTGATAACTACGGTGGTACTTATTTCGTGAAAGGAGATAAGTCGTATTCCTACGAAATGATCCACGACATTGCTACCAGTGAGAATCCGGATTGGACTGGGATTTTTGATTGAGAGTGACCTTTCAACGTATTTCTAATACGAAGAAAGGAAGTGATCTCAGTGATTTTCCATGCAATATTGATTTTCCTTGCAATCTGTCTTGGGGTTTATCTCGGTATGTGGTGGAAGCATACAAACCGAGTGATTGTGTATCTACCGGTTTCTAAGAAAATGCAAGACGCAGTCATGTCTTCTCTAGGTGATCCAGATGTTCCACAGCGATTCAGTACTGGTAATTCTAGAGAATTCTTTCATCGTTACTATAATCCTGTGAAGCCGGAAGGACCTAAGCGATTGCCACATTATTGCTACGTGGATGTAAGACAACTCCTTCACAATCTCAGTCATCCAATTCGGAGACCTGTTGATCCTGAAGTAGTATATCCGTTCCCGTTCATTGGAATCGTTGGCAGACCTGTTGATAACCAGTTCACATGTGATTGGTATCATGATACGGAACTGACTGACGATGATGCTTGTGTATTGGTTCTGTCTATTCCAAAGAAGCGTCTCTTTATCGTATCTGGTACCGAAATTGAGATGATGGATCTTCAGACCCAGTATACTTGTGGGCATTGGAAACAGAAGTTTTACAAGAGAAAGAAATATCCCATCCTTAGAAATGATGAAGATAAGTATTATGCTCTCTTTACCTATTTCTATACAAACGATATCTTAGCGCTGCATGATCTTGCTGCACGCAGATGTTTCGACGAGCATCCGGAATGGAAGAAACGCCTGAACGGATTCTCTTAACCTATAAAAACACAAAGGAGAAAGTATTATGTTATTAACCGAAAAGTACAACGACGTTGAGCGTTACGCCCTGAGCCAGGTGTGGATGATGAAGGATGGCACTGCAATGCTCATCCTTGGCATCGACCCTATCTCGAAGCTCCGTTCTTCCAACAAGGAACGCAATGTGAGAGGCAAGAAGGTCACTCTGCGTTCTCAGAACAAGACGCTGTCTGATAAGCTGGTGATCTTCACCGATCCTGCATCTGATATCGCCTATCAGATTGATCTCGACAGCAACATCTCCATGAGCATCAAGGACATGCGTAACAATGAGGCAGGTTATCTGTTCTCGCTCACCGTCAGCTTCATGGAAAAGGTCAACCGTCAGTTGGCTGATCACAACAGCAACAACTGGTAATCAGTGGTAATAATAACCAGCACACGAATTCAAAAACGTGTGCTGGTTATTTTTTGTAAGCATATGGCCAGAAAACAAACCATTAAGCCTCTAGTAACTCTATAGTAAAGGAGATGATCAAGATGAATGCATATTTGATCAGTTCAAAGAAATTTGATCTGGATTGCGAAAAAGCTGTTGCAGAGTTTGAATCTGCGAATTCACAGTTCCTGATTTCATATTATGAGCACTGTGATGATTTTGACTATATGTCAGTATACACGGAAGATGCTGAAGATCTCCGTGAAGCGTTTATCACAGCGATTCAGAAGATTCTGGATGCTTTGTCGGATTTTACAACCAACTTGATTGCTGAAGTGAGTGCTCGAATTGAAGCAAAGAAGCTGAATGAGCGTCTTGCAGAAATCAAGTCTGTCATGGCAAAAGATCGTTCTGAGCTTCTCAATCATAATATCAGCATCTTCGATATGGCTAAGTATAAGAAATTTTATACTGACTTTATCGACCGGTATACTGCTGAGATTAAGAAGATGAGTGCTCGGGAATTTAAGTCATTTGAAGAGTATGAAGAGTGGCGAGATAAGATGCAGAACGATCTCGCTGATTTCAACTATAAGCTGACTGACGAAGAGCAGTGGAAACTTTCTGTCTCTGTGAATTCTGCAATTCATATGACGGAAGATGAAGCCCAGAACTATAAAAAGAACTTGCAGATGGCTCATGCATATGGAGATAAAATGATCTCTGATATGAAGAGCGAATATCATAAGCGAGACATGGGAACCTCCTATGTTGACCTGAGTGATAAGGATGCAAGTCTTTTCTCCATGAAGAATTCTGCAATTATTGGATTCTGCAATCAACTTTCATCAGTTATCAAAGCGATTCTTCGTACCATGGCAAAGCACCCGTTTGCAACACTTGCTCTTATTGTCGTTGCAATTGCACTGTGATAGAAAGCACCAATGAAGTAAAATAAATCTTCATTGGTGCTTTCTTTTATTTTTTCGGATGAGGATTCTTCTTTTGAATTCTTTTGTAGAAATAGAGTTCGATGCAGTTCAGAGACTTAGGAGGTTCTTTCGGGAAATCCTCAAACCCGAGAAACTGGATAGCAAAGTCATCAGGGCGCTTCTTGATACGTTCCAGAAGCTTTGTGGTGTAAGAACGGAGACGACGAGCGCTACGATCATCGTGAGCCTCTTTATTTCGGTTTATGTAAAGAGGGCATTCTGCACAACGATGATACGACAGGGTAGATTCGATATTATCCGTTTTATATGGATAAAGATTATACTTGCAATATTGATGACCATCATTCTTTCGTTTGATATGAAAAAGGCATTCATCACACAGACAAGAAGTAGGAATGAGTTCCGGCTGATTATTTTGATTGGTCATTGTCTTCTCCCTCTTTTCTACTATTCGCAATAAAGTCGTTATATTTTTTATCCAACGCTTTATTGGCAAGATGCTTTAATACGAGCTTCTCAACGAAATTCACCTTAACCCCAAGGAACTGCGTGATGAAATCGTCAGGATGATCTTTGATTCGAGCAAGGAGAACCTGACATGCATTTCGCATACCAGCCATCGTAAGCTTATTCTTAGTAAGAGAATTCACCCAATCAACGTAGAACGGGCATTTTCCGTAGATGTATCCATGAAGGCAAGCATTCTTGATTTCATTTTCAGGGATCTCATACATGCCGAGACGGCACATTTCAATGCCAACCATACCGTCATCGTCTACAGTTCCCTGATCGTGAAACATGCATTCCGAAAACCCGCAATAGCAAGGTCGCCTGTTTTCATACCCTTTTTCTTTTTTCATAGGAGCTCCTCCTTATCGACCAGTAGAGCCAAAACCACCATTTCGAGTCACATACTCAGTATCCGTAGTATATGCAAGACCATACTGGAGGAAAATACCTTGGCAGAACTTATCACCTTTCTTCAGGTTGATTTCTTTTCCGTATTCTCCACCATTATAGATCTTAACCATGATATGACCCTCGTCAGAAGGACCTTCACAATGTGTGTTATAGTAATCGCCATCCACGATTCCTACGGTATTTGCAAGACTCATGTGGAACTTAAAGCCGAGCCCACTCTTAGGGCACAGCATCAACATCCAACCCGGATCAATCTTGCAACGAACACCAGTGTTGATGACAGTAGATTTACCGCTCTTCAGGGAAATATCTTCGGTCATATAGAAGTCAAATCCTGCACTGTCTTTTGTTGCACGAGTAGGAAGTTTGATCTCATCGTAACGGCAAAGACGCTCATATCCATCTTCTGTACTACGACGAATTTCATCCCATGCATGATCACTGATTCTTTGGAAGTTAGCAACGTACATCATAAGTTTACATTTCCTTTCTTTGGTAAGAATAATAGTGAAACGTCGTTAAGTGTTTGTGAACCTCTTAGCAGAATAATATACCCTATACTGCGAGTATTTCATCCAGTATAGGGTATATTACGTTTATTGGCTGAGGCGCCCGGTTACGATCCGGATTCAGTGCTTTCAAAGAACACTGGCTTACCATTGGCCTACGCCTCATCATTTAGGGATACTAGCACCTACCACATCCAGGTCAAGCAGAAGATATGGTAGGTGTAGCATCTGATTTTTAGGAGGTCAAATATATGTCCAATCCATGACACAACAATGAAGATTACTGTCACGGTGATATCAAAATGAGAGGACAGAAACGTCCTCTATGGCGCCAGCGCTCGGGTACGATCCGAGGATACGTTATTAGCGTATGCCGGTTTTCAGGACCGGTGTGTTCGACCAACTCCACCACACTGGCATATATGATATAATATAGTTATAGATTTATAATTTATTATAAATCATCTATTGCATTTAGACGAATAAAAATACCAGGTAGATAATACTTATTCTACCTGGTATTCTTGGAGCTAGATTAGGGGCTCGAACCCTAGGAACCTATTGATTACAAATCAATCGCTCTGCCAACTGAGCTAATCTAGCGTGAGTGTCACCGCCCGGGCTTGAACCGGGACCCATAATTAAACGGATAGCCGCCTCAGAGCTACGTGTCTGCCAAAATTCCACCACGGTGACGCATATTATATACTTACATTATCGCCTGTCTAAGCGATAATTATTTGTTCTATCTTATAATTCTTTATGATTATATATTATATATTCGATGCTTATTAAAGGAGGCTTATAATATGTAGTACGTATTCATTAGAAAAGAATGGGTTAGGTTACAGACACATAACCCATGAGAAATCATCGAAAGGACTGAAGTGAATTTATGAGTAGCAACAGCATTGTCCCTGAAATTCATGACGTTGAAGAATTGAAGACGTTCTTGCGTCCAATTTATTTCATCAACGACTATATGAGGTGCGACGAAGATTATAGTGCGCTGGTTGACCAGATCTATACGATCGTAAAGGGATGTTTCGAGAAGAAAGATTGCCGTGAGTATATGGTGTCTTTCAAGTTTTATAAAGAGAACCGTGATGAGAAGATTCATACGCTTCAATTGCGTCATTTCCTCATCAATCTTTTCATGTGGCATCCTCTCGTGAATCTGTATGACACGGATTTCGAGATGGATGAAAATTATATCTTTGACTGCTGGAATGAAGTTCCTCATTTGAAGGACTACATTGATCAGAAAATCGTCACTGCACTGAGAGATTACAGTGTACGAAATACCACAGTCAACAACTCTATTTCGAATGTGCTTCACGATCTGCGGAGCATTTCGATCAACTTCTCTCTGATTATGGGTCTGACGATGTCCAGTGAAACGTTCCTGCATTGGTATCGTGACGATCCTGTTCTTCGTGAGCTGATGGAAACAAGGTTCCCGCTTGACATGCAGCCGAGCGAGATTGAAGACTCTCTGGCTGATATTCAGAAGCGATTGATCGCTGAGATCAAATCTCGGAAGGATGATCCCGTTGGTACGATTCTTCGTGCGGATACTGGCATTAAGCATAAGCAGCTCGTTGAGTTTACTGCTCATATGGGCCTGAAGCCTGACCTTGCTGGTATCACTATCCCGCTTCCTATCAACTCTTCTACTCTGATTCGTGGTCTGGATAAACCGAGTTCTCATTACATTGATGCATTGGGCGCTCGCAAATCTCTGATTATGAATAAGAAGGTTATGGGCAACGCTGGTTATTTCGGCAAGCTTGTGCTTCTGCTGGCACGCACTTTGTCTCTGTCCAAGACCGTGTCGGATTGCGGAACGAAGCATTATCTGAAGATTTATATCAAAACTCCTCAGATGCTTCAGAAGTATAACAACCGGTACTACGTTGATGCAAATGGCGAAATCCGTCTTGTGAATGCAAGAAAGGATACGCAGTTGATCGGCACCTGGGTTAATTTCCGTAGCCCGATCACTTGTTCGTGCCATGATGAAGTGTGCCATGTCTGCTTCGGCCGTACGTCTACGATGAACTTCGACATTTCTGCTGGCGTCGTCGGCTTTGAGGTTGAGGAGTTCACTAAGGTTGTGAACCAGATGATTCTATCTGCAAAGCATCTGCTTACCACGGTATCTGAGAAGATTAACTTCTCTGAAGAATTTAATCGTTTCTTTAAGCTGTACTGTGGTGAGGTGAGTCCTAAGATTGGGGATGATGCAATTCCTGATATTGAAGACTGGGCAGTTTGGATTGATCCCACTTCCATTCAGAAAGCAGATGAACTGGATGAAGATTCTTCGTTCAACAGCTATGTGCTTGGTGGCTTCTATGTGCAGAACATGAAGACTCATGAGTCTATCTGGATTTCTACGGATGAAGACCGTGAGCTGTTCTTGACGGATGATCTGATTGATCTCGTTCGTAAGGGTCGTGGTTATGCTCGTTTCTCTGAGATGAACGAACTGACTACTCTGTTCAGTATCGTCATCATGAACAACGAGTTGACGAAGCCTCTGTACTCTCTGATGAGCCTTCTGAATAGTAAGGCGAAAGCAGATCAGAACGTCACGTCCAACTATCATGAGATGGCACAGAAGTTTACCGATCTTCTGCTCGATGCAAAGATTGGTGCAACTGCGTTGTCTGGTGAGTTGATCATCAGCCGTCTGATTCGTAAGGATCCGGATGTTGATTTCGAGCGTCCTGATTTCACGAAGGATGAGGTTGGTAAGTACAAGATTCTTACCGTCTCTCGTGCAATCGAGCACAATAAGTCTCCTTTGCTTGGCTTTGCTGGCCAGGACATCAAGCGTCAGTTGATGAGCGACAACTTGGTTACGATCAAGAACGCTCCTTCTTATATTGACGCATACTTCAAGAAGACCACTTCTACGGAACGGTTCATCGAGGACCATGCAATTTCCACGGATTCTGATTCGGTGATTGATGAAGTCAACGATGAGGAATAAATAATATAAGCCTGACTATAGAATAAATCGTAGTCAGGCTTATTTTTCTTTTAGGAGGTGTATAGAATGGCAAGTAATGGCATGATTAATCGTCTTATGGGTACTACCCGTAACGTAATCAATATCAAACAGACGCAAACTGGTGGCGATAATATCGTCCAAGCTCAAAGCATCAATATTACGCAGACGATCAGTGGTGATGGCAATACTGTAGTTGGTATCACTGTGAACGATGGATCCAAAGATGAGCATCAAGAAGACATGTCTGAAGATGAGCTTGCAGCTAAGACTGATTTGTTTGAAAAAACGTCCGAAGGTGGAATTGCAATGAGTGACGTGAACCTTCGTATTGCAGAAGGCCTTATAAACCAGGCTCATGAAGATGGGTATATTACGAAGAAGGTTTACGATTCCGGTCTTACGAAGGATCAGGAAGAAGAAGTAGCTCGAATGACCCGTGAGCTTCATGAAGGCCAGCGGAAAGAAGCGGCTCGAATGGCTCATAAATTTCGTGAAGACCAACGGGCAGCGGAAAAAATCAAACATTGGAAAGTCCATAATATCTATGGTATTTCCAATAATACGAACGTTCTCGGAGAAACGATTGGTGAGTTCTATTGGGTCTATGATGATGACGGAGAAGTTTGTCTTGAGCAGAACTGTGGAAACACTGTGAAGCATTACTATCATCTGGATGTTGCAGCACGCAGCAAAACAAAGAATATCTCCAGTCAAATCCAATGGGATGGAGTAGGTCGTTCACACAACCTTTTCTATGATCCTGAGGATGGACAGGTCTATATCCTTCTTCCGAAAAGAGGTAACGCCTATATTTCCCAGTTCAAGTATGTCATGCTTGTTAAACTGAGAGGTAAAACGAAGATTGCTAGTTCGGATGGATTTGGATATAACTTCCAGTCTTATGACGTCCACTATGACTCTCACTCTGATTGCATTTATCAGATCGACCCGTATCGTAGACTCATCTTTGATGCATCTATGACGCAATGGGATATCATCTGTGAATGGGTTCGTGAGAACTATATGGATATCATTGCCGCTGGTATCGGCACCCTGATCTATTTCGCTAGAAGATTCTTCTGGTGATAATAACCGCTGTGGATAGGATAAAATCTTCCACAGCGGTTATTTTTTTATTTCTTTGATTTTACTTCTTTTTTATCGAGATAATATTGCTTCATCTCAAAGTTTTTACATGTCTCAAATCCATGCTTTGCATGGTAATTTCCGACATGACGACGAGGGAATTGATCGGGCTTTTCAAGTCCATAGAGGCAGCTTCCAAGGAATTTTTTATTTTTTCCATTGGAAATGAAATGCTTGCATAGATAGCAGCATTTACTTCTATGGTGAGCTCTCACGCAGTCGTGCTCTTTGAAGTAATAATACTGGATGTAGTCGAGATAGTCTTCAACCAGATTCTTATCTGTCCAGTCAACAACTCCGTCTTCATCAACTCCTTCAAAGAAGTATGAATATACATCATCATATCGTGAATCAATATGTGTGAGAAAGTCATCCATGGTAGCACCAGGAATTCCTTTGTAGAATTTCGGATGAAAATCACCCGTCCATGTATCATCATGATGTGGAAAATATGTCGTACGAAAATAGTTGCTCATATCATTCCAACCTTTCTTTTCTACTGAGTTTCTTACACTAACGTAATCTCAGGAATTAGAATGGAATCTTTTATAAATAATCAACCTTCTAACATTGAGATAGAATGGATTAAAGAATTCATTCTAAGCAAGGTTTTTATTCGGTGAAATCCCGAAGCAACTGTCGTGACGACAGATGTAACGCTTATTGCCCTTTTATGATGGGTGTAGCCGACCATAATCCGCTATAGCTTAGCTGGCTTTAGTTACCGGAAACGGGGATTGTGACAAATAATGGCTCATAATAGGGACGCGTGGGCTTGGTGTATATAGCCTGAGTTGGCTGTCTTTCTCGCAGACACCCTTGAGGTTCCGAAAACAGTCAGAAGAGTAAATGCGGACTCCTCGGAGAGATAGATGTATACGCATCCTTTGGTAGGTTGGAGTGCCAGGCTGACACAGGTCTGGCTGTATAAGGCTAATTACTGTGGCGTTCCTCGTACTGTTTTTGAAGGCGCATATGGGATTAGGCGAAAGGTTAAACCTCCCTCTCTTAGTTATTTCCGCCCTAAGTGGATGAAGGGCACACAGATACAATGAGTTTCTCTCATCATAGTAACCTTTCTGTTTTGAGCGATCAGAACGCAGGTAACACATCCACATCCTACATGGGTAATCACTACTACATACGGTTCTTTCAATTTCCGTCTGTAGTAGTGATTATCTACCATAGTAAATACAGGTACTTAATTTAGACCTGGTATTCTATTGAATTGTGAAAGAAGGGTGTTGAAAATGCCGAAATATAAGCTTCTTCCTGCTGAGTCAACGTCATTTTCCAAAGAGTTGTATACGATCGTTGCACAGGAAGATTTCGTTGCTATGGATGGGACATTCATTCCTTGTGGAACACAAGGAGGATTTGTATCAAGCAAAAATGCAATTCCGAATACTCATTCTGATAAGAGTTGGGTATTTGCAGCAAATGGTTTTGTTTGCGGTAATGCAAAGATTGTGAACTCTGTCGTTCGGTTTGGCTTTGTATCCGGTAATGCAAAAGTTACAAATTCGATCATTGATAAGAAAAGTGCTATTATGGAGGACGCTACCATTGAAGACTCTACCGTATATGATAGCGTAGTTGGCTGTAGTTCTAAAGTAATGAACTGTGTCTTGAAGAAAGCGAATTGCATCAATCTTTATGAAAAGAGTTGTATGATTGGTGCATATCTTGAGGCTGCTTCGATCTCAGGTAATTACATCATCAATGAAGGTCGCTTCGTTGATGTTGCTCTGCATAATAGCGATAAAATAAAGACGTATAATAAGGCTGAGTTAAATAGTGTAACTGATCTTGGCCAAATAAAGCTTCCGTATCGTGAAAAGCATGGAACCACGATGTTCGTAAAGAGGAATCGTGAAGCGAGTGCTGAATTAAGAGCAGCTAAGCTGAACGGAGAGCTTCCTCCAGATTATGATATAAATAAATAAAAATCTTCTCAACTATATGGTATGAATGAGTTTTTTATCATAGACAATGTCTAGGAGTTTTTCTCATTCGATCTTGGTAGCCCCATGTTGGCTGACGCCGTCCGTGACGCCGGTCATTTGAGTAGTGGCTGCTGGATAGACATAGACCTCCGTGCTATGTTTAGGACGCGCTCGAGCGCCCGAAGTTCGATGATATAGTTTCCACATAGCTATATCGGGCCCAGTAAGATTCTGGGGAATCAGTATGAAGTATCATATGGCATGTAACTTTTAGTCTTTTTCTTGTTGCATTTGGTTGCCTCCAAATTGTCATCTGAGTTTTTTGACTTTGCATCGTTATTTGCTTTCGGTTGTGGACTTCCAAATACTGATTAACGTTTACAGTGCTCGAGGTACAGAGGCCATTGGCCAACGCTTCTGTAGAAATGTCGGGCCTGTATGCCATGGCATGTATGAAAAGGAGTTCGATTATGGATTACGGCTATATTCGGCCATCCCATAGGGTTGAGTAAAATTTCTCATGCTCCCGGTTAAAGTGCACTCCCATAAGATTATATCGCCGCCGTAGGCTCTCGTTTAGTGCTTCTCAACTTATCGGTTTGATTCCGGTAAGGTTTTTAGAAAGCAACGATCGAGGGTTCTGTGATCGGTTGCGTTATAATGATCGCGGATGCATGGAGCCACGAAGTTTGGAGTAACTCGATTTTGGCATTACTATGCAGAGTAAGTTTCGTAACAGTGAACTTACTCTGCATTTTTATTATAGATACAATTAGATAGATATCCCCCATTAGCTTAAGGAAAGCAGGAGGCTCTATAACCCTCCATTGACACTAGATAGGTGTGAGATGGGGCCCGATACCCCGGTGGGGGACCACTATGTTTCCTTTCACATTTTGGCACTTCCGACAAAGATAGACACTGATATTTCTCTATTGAGTATCAGTGTCTATCTTACATACCACCTGAAAACAGTATTCTAATCAGTTAGGCTTTCACTTGTATTGATAAATACTAAAAGAAAGGGGAGATAATAGAAGTTATGGGTAAATTAACCGGTGAGCTCACTCCGAATTATGATAATATTCTGAATAGTACGTATGACGAAGATGAGCTGAATAAATTGCTCCATACAACCGTTGAGAATTCTTTTCAGTTTCTGAAGAGAGTCCAAAAGAGTTACAGTTGTATGGAACGATTCCACTTCACGGAAGTCAATTTCTTTGTGGATAAGAATTACCCTACGGAACTTTGCATCTCTGTTCCGAAAGACTTTATTGACGCGACTAAGCGTAAGGTATATAAATACAGTAAGTATTTCGGTAAGTATATTACCTATGCTGACATTGCCGAAGACTTATCAGAGAAGCAATTTAAACCCGAGTATTCTCCAGAGACAGTGTTTGAATTTACACCGTGTGCCATTGTGGATAATCGGGTTGCATTGAATGTATGCTTTAAGTGCACTTTGGATGGTCGTACAGAGATTGTGTTCCATGATCTTCCTGCAAAGGCATCTTATTTCAAAGAGCACCACAATATCGAAGTATTCATGCTTCGAAATACTTGGACGCATAGCTTCCTGACGAATACAATCGTGCTGAAGAATATTCTTGATGCAAAGGCTGAGAATTATATCTTCAGTAAGACTCTGACCGGCGTTCTGATGAAGAGCACCCCGATTTTCTACACAGTCCGTTGTGTGAATAAGACAACGAAAGACTGTTATGAGATCATGGGTAACAGCCTGAATTATGGTAGAGTCGATGAGGAAGGTAATCTGGTTGTTCCTGCAACAGATTGGCTGAAAAACTACTTTGCTCATCATGGTGGCAATACGTTCGAGATTACTTTCTTCCATCCGAACTACATGTATGAGGTGGAAGGAATTCGGACACTGAGAAAGCGTACGAGTAATGAGAATTACTCATGTATTGCTGTCATTCAGGAAGAAGAAGGCGTTCCTTACAACATGCCGATTCCTGAAGAGAATATCATTATTTTCTTTAAGGATAAGACAACTGGTGAGGTAACCTACTTCAACTACAGTGATCTGACCAGACTGCATTACCCGAATATCTATGAAATCATTACGACAAAAGACGTTGCAGATAAATATGACGTAAAACTCTTCTATCTGTATCGTCCGATGGAAAAGTACCTGAGATACACCAATCAGTTTGACTACATTCACAAGTTCTTCAAGAAACAAGTGAGTGATAAGTATGGTGAAACTAATCTGGAAGGTGCTCTCAATAAGCTTCTGTATGATAAGGTAGATCCGTCTCTTGATCCTACCAAGAAGTATTTTGAGAGTACGTTCGAGTATGAAGATCCTGATTATATCTATAATCATGGTGATTTCATCAATTCGAAGCAGTATCCGGATTCGTATGATTACAAGATTGACAAGGCCAATCAGTGGGGACTTCTTGAGCCGAAGCCGCAGGAAAAATACATCGGCGCTACGAATCCTACTTCCGATCTCTATTACATGTATGCTGGCAACGTTGACCTCCCGAAGCGTGAACGTAATAGCACTGCAAAAGAAGATCCGAAGAATCCGATTACTTTCGAGGAGACAAGATATCTTCTTGTCTTCCGCAATGACGGACCGAATAACCTGCAACTTCGATACTTTATTGATGGACTCCTGTGCACAAAGTATCTTCAGATTCACGTCGGCGAGTTTGATTATATCTATATTCCCAAGGAGTTTATCACTCCGGTATCTCACATTGTGATCGAACGGTTTGATTACTATTCTTATTATAAGAAGCATGCTTTCAAATCCACAGATGAAGTGTGGGATATGGATTTCACGGATGCATCGTCCATGATTCCTACTTGGCATGACCTGTTTGTTCGCAAGGATGAAGTTGAGAAGATTGATAAGGATCTTTTCACATTCTACACCTTAGTGAATATGAGCGACTATAATAAGAAGCTCAGTCTTGCCGAGAGAAAAGAAAAATGTGGTATTCCCGCAGACGTGGAAGTCATTGATGGTGAAAAAGGTGAAATGTATATGAAGATCACTCCGAGTGTGGAGAAAGATCTTCCGAAATATATGCATCTCACTCGAATGAAAGTGAAGCTGAATGATGCTAGTAAAGTCAATGTGACTTATACTTTCATCGTTAATAAGGATTCTTTCATTCGTCATGATGTCACACCTCCAATGATGAATGTCCAGCGGTACGGTATTTTGAAGAATGCTATCCCTTGGATTGAGGAAGCTTCTTATCTTCGTACATTCGTTGATCGGCGCCGAATCGTTTGTAATATCAAGATCGAGAGTGATGGTCCGTATAAGCTTGTAGCACGAACGGACTATTTCCCGACCACAACTGCGTACACACAATCAACTGATGTTACACCGTATTCGTACAAACGTGTTGCATTCATTCCGGAAATTCCGGAAAACTATATGATTGATACAGCAGATTACTTGGATACTCCGTTTAGCCTTGACTATTACGAAGTCTATCTGAATGGTCGTCGACTGTTCCATTATAACATCGAATGCATCACTGGTAGATTTATCAAGCTTTATAATGTCATATCTCGTCTGAATCTTGCCATTTATAAAAAGGATATGGATCCTTCCATTTTCTCTACCAATAAGCCGAATCGGGAACATACTCCGATGGATGAGTTTCTCAATAATCCGGATATTGATAATAAGACGAAGGATGATTTTCTTGACTGGCTTATCAAAGATAAACATGGTGAGCTCGATGGTAAACCAGGTGAGAATCTTGAGCCTAATGTCAATGATGCAGTTACTCCGGATGCAGATACTACGGATATGAAGCGATTCTATACGGATATCATCATTCCGCGTGGAGTTACAAAGCCTCAGTCTTGGATTCTTGATGGTACAAACGTCCAAAACAACTATCCTGCTGTGTGGACAAATTACCAGAAGAATAACAAGATCGTTATCCGTCCGAACTTCAATTATAATGGCTTGATGGTGATGATGCTCAGTAGATATACTGAGGTTTAATACGATGATTGTCACCTTATACAAGAAACTTATCATTAAGATTCCTAGAGAGACAATCAAAGAGAAAGGTGGCTAAATAAATGGCTGGTATTCAGGCACGCTATGGTATCTCTGCTCTTGATCTTGGCCATAAAGAGTATGCGCAAGACGACGAGCTTATGGTACGTGGCGATGATGGCCGTATGTACTATAAACGTACGGACGGCGTAATCGTAGCATATGCTGATAAAGACCTCAGCGAAGACGAGGTCATTTCCAATACCATGGGTGTCCTTATGGGCATCGACGGTTTGGTTCTTCCTGGAAACGAATATATCGTTTACCGTACGATTGATACGACTGGTAAGCTGGATCTTGTGTCAAGTTCTGATGTCGGTATTGATCGTCGATTCACAATGTCTCCTAACATCCCCGGATTCTTCTTTAGAATTCGTGGTAACAAGGAAGTATCTTCTGCTGCTGCAATCTTGAAGTCCATTTACGCAAGTCGCGTTGCAAATGGTACTGATCCAGAAGTTACGGTGAAGATTGCTGTTTCAAATAATGGAGCAAGCGAGCAGACTTACACAGTCAACACAATTCTTGATAAGGTTAACTTTATCAAGTTCACTGGTTTCACAAATCCCACAAATTATATTGTGCGGATTGTGTCCATTTCGTTCCCGCTGTTCAAAGCGGCGTATACAGCTGCAAGACCGGTTGATAAGACTACTTTGCAGAGCATCAACAACGGTAACGAAACATTTGAGATCAACACGATTGATGTGATCGGTTATGCAAAGGATATTCGATCCCTTTCTGACGAAATCACTGATGATGTGATGATCAAGACTGTTACAAACAGCAAAACAGCATCCACTACTTATACTGCCCAGAATGCAGCCGTTGCTTCTGTTGGTGGTATTGGCAAATACGAAATCGTTATCCAGAAAGAGAATCCGAATGCGGAGTGTATCTGGGGAAAGATTATCGAGCAAAAAGAGTAAATTTAAAATGACCCATATCTTGTATTGGATATGGGTCATTTTACCGGCCTTCAGATTAACCATAAACATCTTATTAAATGCTATGATACAAACAAAGGATAGCGACTCGGCTATCCCAGTTTATATCTATAGAAATAACTTTTTAAGGAGTGATTTTTAATATGGCATCTAATATTAAGAAGGTCCTTCTGAAGAAGCAGATTAACAAGGTCGTTTACGATCTGTATGTTAAGACTTCTGCAGAGCTGGTCATGGTCGGTGACAGCCAGACTCTGACTCAGAAGCTGGCCGTTGTCGACGCTGATGTTGCTGATGCAAAGGCTAAGCTGAATAAGCTGCTGGGCACTGACGATGCAACCTCTATCTCTAAGCAGATTGATGACAAGGTCGCTGCTCTGAAGGCTGAGCTGACCAACGAGAAGGACGCTACTTCTCTGGCTGGTAAGATCGCAAAGGTTACTACCGATCTGGCTGGTGAGATTGCTCGTGCAAAGGCTGCTGAGACTGCTAATGCTGGCAACATCACCAAGCTGGGCGAGCGCATGGCCGCTGCCGAGGGCAAGATCACCACTCTGGTTGGCAAGGATGCTAACAAGTCTGTCCGTACCATCGCTAACGAGGAGCTGGCTGCACAGCTGATCCCCGACGGCGCTAAGGAGTCTCTGGATACTCTGGGAGAGATCGCTGCTTGGATTCAGAGCCACCCCGATGACGCTTCTGCGATGAACAAGAAGATCACCGACCTGACTACCAAGGTTGGTGCTATCCCTACGACCGGCACCGGCGCTAACTCTGCTACTGTCGTTGCATACGCAGCAGCTCTGGCAGCCGATGCAAAGAAGGCTGGTACAGATGCTAACACCGCAGCCGCAGCAGCTCAGAAGGCAGCTAACGATGAGGCAACTCGTGCAAAGGCTGCTGAGAAGGCAAACACCGATAAGATCAATGCCCTGACTACCAAGGTTGGTACAATCCCCACCGCTGGTACTGGTGCTGACGCTGCTTCTGTTGTTGCATATGCTAAGGCTGTTGCAGATGCTGCAAGCGCTTCTGCTGCCGCTGCAAAGACTGCTGCCGACAATGCACAGAAGGCTGCTGATGCTGAGGCTGCTCGTGCAAAGGGCGCAGAGGGTACTCTGACTGCTGCTGTCAATGCTCGTGCTCGCTTCTTCTGCCAGGCTGAGCAGCCTGCTGATCTGGCCGACACCGATATCTGGGCACAGATCATTGAGTAATCTCTATAGGGTGTAAGAATACATTCTGATCAATAGAGTTACTTAAAAACTTTGATTGCGTGTAATAGATCAAAGTAACGAACGGACACTGTCAGTTACGTGTAACTGACAGTGTCTTTTATATAATAAATGCGTTTTGGAGGATATGATTATGAGTAATCCTAGCACTTCAAAAAATATTATCTTCAAAACGCTTGTGGATGATGTAGCACTTCCTTTATATCCTAAAACTTCTGTAAAACAAATTCAAATTGATGACGATCATAATCTTTCTGATATGCTCGTCACAATGTGTAATACAATTGACGCCAATACAAAGAAAATCACTTCTGTTGAAAGTAAAAGTCCTGAGCTTCCTGATAAAGTGAAGCAGCTTTTAGTTAATCTTTTTGCTGGAGCAGCATATGGAAATAACAAGATGACTCCCGTGTTCGAAGCTCTTTGCACTGAATGGGGTCTTACTCCGTCTTATGAGGTTCTGAATAATACTGTCAATATTCTGTATAATCTCGAAAATCCGGTCACCTTTGACCCGAGTAAAAAGCAGTGTATTGACACTGGTATTAAGCTGTTCGAAAACATTACTGATGAGCAATATACCATCATGATTGATTTCTCGAATGGTGCGAATGCGTCCGTTAGTCCTACCGACCATGGAACTGTCATGCATTGCATGAGAGAAGCTCAACCGTGGCCTGGAGCAGCTATTACCGTTATGGCTAATAGTGGTAATGTGTTGCTGGCAGCCTATAATAATCAGCAAGTTTTGACAAAAACCACATCTTCTACTGCATTTGCTGGTCGCAATACAAAAGCTGTAATTTGTTTTAAAGGCTCGCAGATGCGTGTCGTGTGCCCGACCGCAGGTAAGGTGGGTACTTCAACCTCAGAAAGTCTTGCTGAAGCTGTACCAGATACAGGCTGGTTTACTGTAAATGGTATGACGACTACAGTGAATGAAACTATTACTCTTGGTGCTTATAAAGAGACCAATGGTAATACGGGTAGATATTTTAACGGTACAATTAACCGTTTCAAAGTGTACTCTGGTATTTGCCCAGATGATATGATTCAGGCATTCTTGAATACAACAGTAACTCCTGGAGATACTACACCTAAGCAGTAAGGGAGGGTAATACATGGCTATTTATGATGTATTGAGCTCATCCTTACTTAGATCAGCATTCGATTCAAAAGGAAATCGTTTGGAAAGGGTATATAATATTAACGGCGTCCTTATCTCGGGTTCTGAAAGTAATGGAGCTACTAAAGATAGTCCTGAAGGATCATCAGCACAGGCGGACCAAAAAAGTTAAATCTTAAGACGATATTGCCTTTATCACTTGTGATGAAAGCGGTACCATTTTAGGACAGATAATGGTAACGCTGCGTGCATGGACAAGCCGGGTAATTAGAATCTGGAGAAGTTCTTGTAACTAAGGAGTAATATCACAGGACAAATCTTAAAGATGCTTCGGCATTAGATTACTCAATATCGTGATGAAAGGATGGTATTACTCATATGCTCCTTACTCAATCTACTGATGGCATCCATGCCCTCATGAACAAGATCGACAAGCAGAAGAATGTGCATCCGGTGTATTACACAAATACTGCGGATGACGTTGTGTGCGACGAGAGTATGAATACTCTGACTGAGTATCTGCCTACAGTTACTGACTCCGAAAAGAAGGTTGGCGCACCTCTGTGCGCTATCACTTACGGTAGTGGCCTGACTCTGGCAGCAGCAACTCTGACTGCTCTGGTTGCAACATCTTGATAAGATTCATTTGCTTTCGTTGGTAAGAATCCTCTCTATTTTATAATTGAAACCCTCATATCTTGGTGAAGTTTACACCTGAGATATGAGGGTTTCAATATTTTTATTTATATATTATACTAATGAAGGAAGATTGAGATATATCTTTCTATCAATTTTAAAGAGGTGAAAAATAATGGATCCCAAAGTTCTGAAAGCTCTTGGAAGTGCAGTCATGGATATTGCCGGGGATAAGAAGGTACAAAAAGTTGTCCTCGGTACATATACGGATGGCACTACTAGGAACGTCGTGGATGCACTCAGCGGAGAGTTTCTTTCTGGGAAGGACAGAGAGAAATATCTGAAAGGAAAGAAGAAGAAAAAGAAGCATAAGAAAAAGAAGAAAGACATTTGGAATTACGATGATTGATCTTCAGTAAGAAAAATACAGATGGTAGTCGGATGCATGGATTATCATCTGTATTTTTTTATTTTTTATTGGAATCCCATGCCAAAAAGCACCTAAAAACAATTAGGTAAGTTTTCCAATAGGAATCTAAGGCTAAAACTAAATTCATGAGAGAAAGGACAGGTGGTATGTATGTCATCACCGATTAGTGATATCATTGCTGCTGTTCGTGATGCCGGACGTGTCGGGGCAGATGTTACCCATGTGAGTAATCAGATGGTTCGTAAGAGTTTTGCTCGTGGCGCGATGGACACGACCATGCAGTTTCCTTGCCTGATTAGTGATTCTATTCCCATTGATATGGCCAGCACACTTGCAAAAACTATGGAACGAGTGTACGCGTCTTTTGTGCAGACCTATCTTTCTACCCAAAATATCATGAATATCGCTGACTATAAGGATGTGAATCAGTATATTCAGCGTTTTCATAAGAATGTGAAGCTCGAATCTACCGCAATTGATACCTATCTTGAAAACTGCGTGGAGCCGGATCCGGATTATGATGCTCTGTTTGCTCGTATCTATGATGGTTCTACCAAGGCATATATCAATGAGTCAACTGGCCAGATTCTTGCTTTCAACTTCTCTGAAAAGTTCCCGAAAGCTGTGTTTGAATCTCATAAGGCTCAGATGAGTACTGCTCTGAAGGATCTCGATTATTCTCCGATCCCGAATGTTGGTAATAATCCGTTCTATGCTCGTGAGGCAGAAGTCGATTCTGATTATATGAATAAGAAGATCACAGATATGCAGTTTGATCGTTATCGAACTGCAAATGATCTGGATAAAGAAAAGTATAAGCAGAGTTTCAATAAGACTGTGCCTCAGCTTCTGAAGGACACCGACGTGAAGAAGCAGAATGACATGCAGCCTTATATGATGCAGGTTCGTCTTTCTGCAATCAATGATGAGGAAGAGTTTGTCCAGTTCGTCGATTTCGTCGTTGGTATTAAGGTGATTCTCCATTCTGTCCATTCGGATGAAATGATTGTGAATCTTACGAATACCATGCAGAATCGTGGTGTTCTCTTCAACTTCATTCGTTGGACGACTGGCGAGAAGTCTCTGGTTAAGGATCTTCTGCTTCATATCAACGATGTGAAGCTGGATGTTGCTAACCGTTCAATGGGTGCATCTCCTTGGTGGAATACTCTGAAGCGTATGCGTTCTACTGCAAAAGCTCAGATGGCTACGATGAGCCGTACTCAGCTGGTTCCTCAGGCAACCGTTGTGATCAACGGTTATGAAGCTGACCTTATCAAGAATAAGACCGGATATGATCTTCGGAATCCGAAGTTTGCTGTTCCGATGATGCGGTCTCTCTTCCTTATGACATTCATCATTGTCGATGACGGCAATCGTACTGTGGATATTCTCTATGATGGGAATAATACATTTGAGACGTATGCCCTCGAATCACTGGAACGTGAAGTTACGATGAATTCCAATAAGATTGGCAGAGAGCTTACCCGCATGATCAGTCACTAATATATAAAAATTTTGAATAAGGAGGTTATAATAATGGCGATGATTGAGCCGCGACTCGTAAAAGAGTCCGTGCATATTCTGTGCGGAACGGATCACCCCACAATGCGTCAGAAGCGTGAAGTTCTCGCATATTTTGAAGATGCCAATTCTTCTGTTACGAGCAAATACCTTGAGCGCCTGTATATGAGCGTTATTTCAAAGGCTCATATTGATTTCGATAATATCCCGGTATCTGCTGGTGATATTGAGAAATACACTGGCTACAAGAATATGATTGATGTTCTTGATAATGTCAATGCGCTTGCATCGAATCTGAATAATAAGCAGGTTCAGCAATACGTGATGACCGTTAAGGAAGCAATCAACAACATTCGGAAACTGGCTCCTCTGTATAAGAAGGGCTTTATGATGAAGAATGAGTACGTCATGCTTGAGTACAATACGTTTGTGTACGCATGTGTTCAGGCAACTTCCACGATTCTGTATGAGTTTGTCGATTATGTGAAGCGCCCTGATGCTGCTACCATTAAGATTACTCTGAAGAATACGAAGTATCGTGCTAATACATTCTACATTGATCAGCTTGCGAAGTACAATGCTGTCAATAAGAAGATGCAGTATGCAAAGTTTCTCGATGGCATGCTGAAAGACGGTGAGGATAATTTCATTGGTGCATACACAGCAATCGGCGTTACCGCTGTGATTGCAGTTGCACTTGCAATTATTCCCGTCATGCGTGAACTGATTTATCAGTACTACAATATCAAGTCGAATATTAGTGATGCTCTTGCTCAGCAGGCTTATTTCCTTGAATTGAATAAGAGTGTCGTTGAGGCAAATTCTGATTTCTCAAAGGAAAAGAAAGCCGATATTCTGATGAAGCAGGAGAAAGTGAAAAATCTTTGTCTGCGCGTCTCTGATAAGCTTCGTGTAACTCACGCTAAGGCAATGAGTGCTGGTGAAGCTGCTATCCGAAATGATTCGAAGTACATGACGCTGGATAACATGAAGCATGGAGACAATGGTTCCACTTCTTCACTCCAGCTTTTGTAAAGGTGGGGTGAAGTATGGAATGGACAGATGTGAAAGACTCTCTGAAATCGTTGTATGATGAGTCGTGTGAAGTTTGGGATGGTAAGAAGGATGGTTCTTCGTTCGATGCTGGTCATCGGTTCATTACGGAGTCCATCAATATTTTGGATGGATTTTTCTCTGATAAGGCAGATCAGATTCATGGAATCTATACTGCAATTAAGGAGAACGCATATCCGTTCAATCGTGTGGAAGTAATTGATCTTCCCATCGCTTATTCCAAGTATATGGATTACTATCCTGGTATGCTTGAGTTTTGCGAGGCTACCGCATCTCTTACAGACAGTGATGACATTGTCGTTGAATCCGCAGCGTCTACTGTGGATACTGTCATTGGGCGAGACAAGAAGTTCGTCGATTCTATCTTTTTTATGGAGTCCTGCGATTCTATGAATCTGAATGACGCCATGAAGAACGTGGAAATGATCTCCGATCTCGTCGCATTTGAAGAGAAGCTGAAGACTGACATCGACGCTATGAAAGCATCGTTTGATTCTTTCTCTGCAAAGTATAACGACGTGAAAGAGTCTGGTGTTTCCATGTACATGCAGTCGGTTGCATCTTTCCTGATGGATATGATCATGAAGATCGTTTATACGTATCATCAGATCGTTGTTAGCATGCAGGATCGCGCTGGTTCTGACTTCATTCCGAAGAAAGAGACTCCGGAATACCAAATCTTCTAATAGCAAATAAAGACTATACTCGTAGATTTTATACCTATGAGTATAGTCTTTTCCTTTGTAGTATAGAGATAGCCTTGAAAACAATGAGTTAAAGTTTGAGCTATGATAGTTATTCTTTAGCTAATGGAAGCTCAAGCTTTTCATTACTAAAGAAACTAATTTAAATAATTAAGGAGGTAAATCCTATGACTTTTAGTGAGTATTCACGCATCATGGAGATCGAGGAAGCCAAGGCAGACAATGTCATGGCCGACATCGACTACATGATCGAAAGTGCAAATGCCACTCATAAGCTGAATCTGGCTGATCTGGATTTCAAGTTTGAATCAGAAGACTATGATATGGATGCTATGACTCAGATGTATACTGAGGAAGCAAACGATTTCACGGCAAAGATCAAGCAGGTTTGGGACAAGTTCTACAAGTGGCTTCAGGGTGTCATTTCTGCAATCTTTAATCTTCAGCCGAAGGAGGCTGATGTAAAGGCTGCCGAGGAAGCAAACCCCCAGGGTATCAAGGCTCCTATCGACGTCGATAAGGCCGTTAAGGAGATGGACAAGTGTTCCAATCTTATGACTCCTGCTTATGCAAAGCGCCTGATGAAGGACGTTGATACTCTTTCTAAGAAAGGTATCAAGGTTAATCTGAAGGTTGACTACGGTAAGCAGCGTGTTCATAACACAAACCATACTCCGCTCATTGATCGCTTCCTGGATGCGTGCACAAGCCTTATGATGGTATTTGCAGTTCCTACAGCAGTTGTCGTGACTGTCGGTACTGCGGCAAATGGTATTCGCAAGGCATTCGATTTTACGAAGGTCGTCCAGCGTTTTTCTGAGGCAATTGCTGAGAATACTGGTGTCGATCTTGGCGGAATTTTGAATACACTTCAATCTATTATCACCAAAGTAAACGGCGGTGCATCAGCACTCGCTAAGCATATCCCTGGTCTTGGCAAAGTTGTGCAAAATCATGAGGATGCAAAAGCTGCCAAGGCTGCTGCGAACAAGACAAATGCGTCTCCGAGTGATATTTATGCTAAGGCAAGAACTCTTCTCAGTAAGACAACTCAACTTTGTGGCGCAAGGAATGACAAAATTAAGGCTAGTCTTAAGTCTCCGTATGAAACAGCGAAGAAGGCTCTTCAGGAGATTTCCAGCACAGTTAAATTTGATGGATTTGATTGCACCAGCTTTATTAGTGATTGCGATGAAGCAATTTCCAAGGCAACTCCTAAGGAAGCAGCTCCCATTATCACAAAACTGGAGAAATATCTGGATAAAATTCCTCATGGCAAAGGTAAGAACAATGGAGGCGCTTTTAACCGACTTGCAAACGTACTTAGAGTTGGAAAGTCTAATACCGAGGCTGATTCCGAAAGCACAAGCGAGTCAGCTTCTTCTGACTTTGACGACGATACCGTATACTCCCAGTTCTTTGAAAGCACCGATATGATGCCGAAGTCTGACACAAGCTATTTCCTGAAGTCGGACGATGAGCGCATCGACGACATGCTGAAGATTCTCGATTCTATGTAATAGGAGGTAAATCCCATGAAGGATATGACTATTCTGGAATTTGAGAATCAGATGACGCATTTCGATGTTGCTTATGAGCAGGCTTGTATCGAGCATGATCTGAATCTCCGTCGAATTCATAACAAGATGGTTTTGGAAAATGCCATCATGGAAGAAGCTACTGAGCTGTATCTTGCTGAAGCAGAAGAAACTTCCGGTAAGAAAAAGAATATTTTCGTTCGAATGATTGAAGCAATTCAGAAGTTCGTTCGAAATCTTATTTCTAAGATTACCGGTAAGCCTTTGGAAGAAGCTCCGAAGGAAGATATTAAGCTTGATCATAATCCGAAAGCTCTGATGCAGCGTGGTAAGGATCTGGCTAAGCAGATTACTCAGTGCCTTACTGGGCATAAAGGCGTTGTTGCTGGAGTTGCTGCCGGTGCGGCTGTTGCCACTGCTGCTGGTAATTTCATTCTGAAAGCGTCCACAGCTGGCGATACAATTCGCTCCATTCGAGAGTACATGGGTACTGTCGATGATGATCTGAACCGTTTTAAGGAGCAGATCGAAGAAGGCGAAAAAGCTGGTAAGAATATGGACGACGCCAAGAAGTATGTGAAGGAATATAGTGGTATCATGTCTCGTCTTGGTACCGTTGTTTCTTGTATCCTTGGCACAAACACAGATCCGAATTATCAGAATATTCGTGATAAGCACGCCAGCGACGTCGGTGGTATGACTCGTGAGCAGATCACTGAGACGCTTAATAACCTTAAGCAGAAGCGTAAAGCTCTTAGTAGCCAGAACGGAATTGTCAAGAGTGCAATTCGTGGTATTTCTAACCTTGGGAATAACAGCAGTTATTCTAAAGCTTATAATGCTTCTGGCCGAGCTCAGGTTAAGCATGAGATTGACAAGCTTGATAAGGAAATTAAAAAGTACGAAGGAATGCTTGCGACTTCTGGACGCAAGGGTGCAAAATATAACGTCACGCACTTCGACGAGTATTAACACCACCAAAAAACAATTAGCTAAGTTTTAGCTACTAAATCTAAGATAAAGGAGTTGTAATACTATGGGTATCTTAACTGAAGCCAATAGTGCTTTTGATATCGCTTCGATGAAGCTGAACGCTATTACCGAAGCGGCTAATCGTCAGTACAACATTAACCTTCGTGAAGCTGAGCTGAAGGTTATGAAGGAACATGGTACTGATGATGAGCTCTCGATGCTGTATGAAGCAGCTGAGAGTGATTTCGTTGAGAATATTCAGAAGGCTCTGGATAAGCTCCGTGAGGCTGTCGTGAAGTTCTATTCTGACTGCCGTGATCGCCTGATGGATCTTCTGAACCGTGTGAATCAGGATGGTAAGCTTGACGCTCTTGAGAAGAAGGTTAAGCTGATGCCTCTGGTTTCTCATAAGAAGATCATGGTTGAGAACTATAAGAGCGAGACCGAGCTGTATGACGATGCCATGAAGTCTATCAATAAGCTTCTGGCAAAGTTCCGTGGTAATCAGGAAGTTACTGCGGATGACGTTGCAGCAGTCGTGAAGAAGTATGACGACAAGCATGAGGACACCATCGGTGCATCCAATGCTATCAAGATTACTGTCTCCGATGCAATCGCTCAGGCAAAGAAGCTGCTCAGCGTTGCAAATTCTACTCTGAAGGATCATGAGAAGACTGCTCTTACCGCATGTGATGATGCTAAGAAGGATGCAACTAAGGGCAATGCCAATGTTGCAAACCAGATTGCAAATGCGATCGTTCATTTCTGCAAGACTGCACAGAACGATTATCATCGTTGCGTTGCTGGCATGATCACCAGCATCTCTGCTGCGATTGGTGGCTTTAAGAAGGAGAATCCTGATAAGGTTACCAAGGAGTCAACCGATGAGTCCGATAAGAAGATGGAAGAGCTGATGAAGCAGAAGCAGAACTTTGATTCTGACGATTCTTCCAATGAGGATGTTGACGTTGACGATGCATTCAGTATTGTCGGCAATGATGCTCTGACTGCTGGTCTGGGCTTTGATTCTGACGACGATGATATGGGTGCTGACGATGATTCTACTCTGGATGACACCAACTTCGGCGGTGACGCTGAGGAGTGTGGTGATCAGTGTGAGTCCGATCATTATCTGGCTGCTCTGGCCGGTGTTGAGACTTTCGAGTCCACCAACGACGACTACAGCGATAACGATACAGTGAATCGTCTGATGGCAAAGATTCGTACTCTGTAAAACTCTCATAACGTGAGTGAGTGAAAGAAATATTCTAGTCACTCACTCACGTGTTTATTTTATAAGAAAGGAAGGCATCTGAAATGGATGAATCTTTATTCTTCTTAGCAGAAGCATATGATTATCTCGATCAGTATGTAGAAATCTCTGATCTCGATGCTATCATGGAAGCTACGGATAAAGCCAAAGAAGCAAATGCCAATAATGAAAAAGCTGGTGGTGGCGCTTTAAATGCAATTAAGAACGCCATTCAGTCTCTTATCAATCTGGTGAAGAACTCAATTGGCGCTGTAGTGAATTTCATTCAAGAAGCATTTATGTCAAGAGATCAGCGTGCCAAGTTCAATGCTTTTAAGCAGAAGGCAGCAAAAGATAAGAGATATGCTGGGAAAAAGATTCGTGTTTCCGATTTTAGGGAATATGAAAAGCAGTATGACAATGCTATCTCCCGTATTGATAAAATCTATCGTAATGGAGGTAGTGCTGATGAGGCAGAAGCTGTAATGGCTGAATTGAATGGCACCCTCCGAAATCTGAAGAAAGCAGCAAAGGGTGGAGCATCAGCCGGAGTTACTACGATGACACTTCAAGCTGCTCTCGAACTTGCTGATCGTAATATGGTCGCAGCAAAAGGCATTCAGAAAGCTCTGGAAAGCGAAAACGGCTTACTTCAGGCAATTGCAGATTCTGTTGGTGACAAGGAAGCTGCAAAGTTTAAGAAGAAGGTCGATAATTATGCTCGTGATGGCGTCTTCCATCGAATGAAAGTAAATCTTCTTTGCAGAAAGCAGAAAGATTTGGTTGCTGTTGGGCAGGGTCTTATCAATAACATCACTTCTTTCTTTAAGGTAGATGCCGCTGGTAATGTCTCTGTGACAAAGGGCAGTTTTATGACAGGTGTCTATAGAAATGCTGACACCATCAATGCTGTTATGAAGGGTGCAAACCCTGATGGTAAAAAATCATCAGTGACACAGTTGATGGGCAAAGCTCTTCGTGGAGCAAATGCTGCACGTAAAGCAAACGATTTTGTTAACGACGCAAAGAACCTCTGATTTAACCTTACATTGATACATGAAGCACATTCGTATAAGCCGTTTGTGCTTCATGTATCAATACACACATCGAAAAAATAAGGAGTGGCTGTGTTATGAGAGAGTGCCCCATGTGTAAATCCAATAGAGTTTATAAATGCAGTAAGTTGAATAATAAAACTGGATATATAGACATCTGGTATGGATGCATGCAATGCTCATATATCAGTGAAGAAGAAGTAAGTGACTCGGAACGAGGAATATCTCTGATGATTATTTGGAATGATATAGCCTCGTAAGATATGGCGTAAAAACACATCTTTAATACTCCTAACAAAATCTAATATAAAGGAAGGTGTTTAATATGGTGAAAACTGATCAGTCATATATCAATCAGTATCTGAAGTATGACCTGGTTTTCGAAGCATGCGACGAATGTGAACGTGCTTGCATTGAAGCTGATTACCTTCTCCGAAAGAGTCAGCGAGATGCATACCTTAATTCTTTCTTCGAAGCAAGTCTGTTTGGTAAGAAGAAGGATCCTGTTGTGAAGAAAGCTGATGCTGCAGAAGATAATTTCTTTGCAAAGATCGGTAAGGCTATCTCTGATCTTATCAAGCGAATCACCGATTTCATCAAGGATATCGGTGCAGCCATTACCGGTAAGCAGCGAGATATTGATGCCGATACGAAGGCTGTCAATAAAATCATTGCAGAGAATCCTGAACTGAAGAATACTATCGTGAAGGGTATTAAGAAGGAATGGTTCACAAAGCATGATGTTGCTGCCTATAAGAACGACATTGTCGGTCTGATCAATATGCTCGACCAGGGCAAGATTGATAATGAAAGTGCAATGGAAAAGTTTAACGATGCAACAAAGAAATTTGTTAACGGCGCTAAAAATGCTGCTATTGCATCACTTACCATTAGCGGTGCTATGAAGCTTGCTAGTAATATCAATAATTTTCGAACCGAAAATAAAAAACTGGCAGACGATCTTCGTAAAAGCGCGGAAGAGATTAAAGACTCTACTACCAAAGCCGGCAAAAACCCCAAGAGTATCAGTACGCAAGTAAAAATTCTTACGAATGCTCTCAAAGTTATTGTGGGTATTGATAAGAAGCAAAGCACAGTTGCAGATGATTTAGCGAATGCAGCTAAGAATGCGAATGCAGCTGTAGCTGAAGTCAATTCTGAAGCTGATTCTAAGGCAAGACTGGATGCTGCTAAAGCAGTTAAAGAGTATAATGATGCTGCATCTGCATTACTTGACGCTGCAATTAAGCATGCTGATGATAAAGAGTACAACGCTGCTAGAGCGGATTATACTAAAAAATATCGAACGATCTCGGATAATCTCTACGATTACGTGGATGGTCTTGATAAGATGCAGGTAAACTATTCAAATTTCCTGAGCCAGTGTGATGATTTCCATACAAGTAAAGACGGCCTTGATAGCGATCCTGCGTATCAGAGAGCGGCCCTTCGTCTTGCTACAGTTATCAAGGTGAAAAACCCGTCTACATTTGTCAAGCTTAAAAGATCGTAAAGGAGGGATATCCAATGGATAGTGGTCTCCGTGTATTGAATTCGTTTGTGCTTGATTATAAGAAAGCACTTACGGATTTTGAGTCACGTAGTTTCGTTTCCAATATGAACTCAGTTCTTACGGAAGGATCTACGTGGGACCTTAAGGTAGCTTCTGCGTATGCAGATGGCTCCATTTATTCCCAGTATATTGCAAAAGGTACGGAAAATCTGAATGCAATGCGTGCAATGGATTATTCGTATCTTGACAAGTTTTTCTCAACTATCTATGCTTCAGAGTCTCTTGCTGATAAGAATATCACGATTGCTCTTCAGGATGTGAATGAGATCGAGAAGATTCGTCCAGAATATCTTGCTCTCGTTCCTCAGTTCTTTGATGCATATAGTCGTGATATTATTGCGGGTAAGAAGAAGAAATCTGACATTGATAAGGAGGTTGTCTCCTCTGTTTACAAGGAGAAGGTAAAGAAGCAGCTTGTTAAGACCACGCTTGTCATCAATGATACTCGTGATCTGATGAAGTTGGATTCTCCTACTATGGTGAAGGTCAATACGGAATTCCTGATGAATAATGTGATTCCGTTTATTCGGTCTTTCCCGTCCGATGTTGATTTCTTGAATCGACTTGCAGCTCGTACCATCGCTGTACTTGGTCAGACTCGGAATGATATGCAGGCTTCCATTGAAGCGCTGAACGAGGTGATTGCTTCCGGTAGTCTTGACTATAAGACAGAAAATACCGTGAAGTATTTTGCATTCAATTTCCAGCGTACTTACATGAGCCTGTCTGCATATCTGGCTGCAATGCTTATTCGTAAGATGGGCTATTACAGCTATAATATGCGTACCATTCAGAATCTTTACAATGCAATCAACGAACTCTTCCCTGATCCGGAAGCAGTTCTCCATGAGTCTGTCATGGATGGGAATATCAACGACATCGAATCTGCTGATCTTCTGAATTCTATGCTGAATGATAATCTTTCTATCATTCTGCCTAAGATTCGAGAGATTATCAATTGGAAGAAGATTGAGCTTTCCAATGCTGCTGCAAAGATTTACAACATCAAGACGAATGCGATTGATCCGATTGATACGAACAGCCAGGACTATGATAAGACTCCGTATCTCAGTCTGAAGAACTCTATTCTGCAGATTGCAGATCAGCTTCATCAGTTTGAGCTGAAGATTCGTAGCGGTGATATTGTCATGGATGACGTGATGAATGAGCTTGGTCTTAACCAATCTTTTGTCACACGCTATTCTGAAGTTCTTAATAAGGCAAAGGATGTTTCCACATACGATTCTCTGGTAACAAACCATATGGCTGATGAAGCTACCAAGGAACTCTATGCTGAGATTTCCAGCTTTGAAGAGAACTGTGAGATGATCTGTACCGCAGCTCGTACTTGCATGAAGTACATCGAGACTCTTCAGAAAACTTACGAGTTTAATTCTGGCAAGCTTGCTAATCCTACATATAAGGAAGCTATTGAGATTATGAATGATCTCAATGGCGCTTATAAGGATTACTGCCTGTCGGTTGCTCGTGCACTGATGGATCGTCTCGATTCTCTGTCTCATATCATGTGTGATTCCGATCGTGGCTATGGTGATGGAAATGATATTCATCCGAGTGTCATTCCTGAAGCATGGTATGACTACGATTATGGCGCATTCATCATTGAGTATGCTCAGCTTGTGGAAGCAGAAAAGAATATCTTCACCAATTTGATGAAGGAATATACTTCTGCTAAGGAAAAGAAATACCGTGGTGTCAACGTTGTCTTTGAAGCAGATGACCCTAACGCCGGTGGTGATACTCCGAATAAGGAGGCTGAGAAGGCCAATAAGGGTGGTGTCACTGGTGAAGTCTCTGTCGGTAATGACGCAAAGACTGCCAATGACAATAACGCCAATAAGAATGGCGACAATAAGGATGAAGGCGTTAAGGGCGTCATCCAACGATTCATCGAACTCATCAAGAAACTGATCAATGGCTTCCTTGAGAAGGCTCGCCGTATCACAGGTAAGCATAAGGCGTGGCTTGAAGAAGCTAAGCCTAAGCTGATTGATATGGACTGCTCCAAGGTCACTATCACTGTGGCTCCGTATACAGTCGTGAACCAGAATAATCTTTCTCAGATTATCAGTCATGCAGCATCAGTCATCAATGGTATTAACGCAAGTGCTCTGCCTTCTCAGCTCACTTCTACAAAAAGTAATAGTGCTCGGTTTATCTTTAAGGATATTCCAAATGTTACTGGTGTCGGAAAAGGCGGCTTCCAGGAGAAGGTTCGCCATTGGATGATTTACAACAACACGAATGCTTCGGATGTGAAGCTTTCCAGCTATTCTGGAGGTGCTGCTTCTCGTAAGATTCGTGAGATGGTAAATTATTGCGAAGGCTATGAGCAGTTCTCTAAGGATCTTCAGGCAGATCTTGATGAGCTGAATGATGCAGCTGCTAAGAAGCAGGAAGAGATCAATAATTCTGGTAATAAGCCTGAGCAGCAGACTGCACAGCAGACGAATGATGCTGAAAAGCAGACCACTACTACGGTAATCACCAAGGTAGTTGAGGAATTCGTTCGTGCAACTCTTACTATCACTGAGGCAAAGTATTACGACTTCATGGATAAGCTCCAGAAGCTTGCTCCTGACGTAAAGAAGCCTAAAGAAGAAGAGAATGCTGATAACGGCGACAATGGCAAGAAAGAAGAGCCTAAGAACGAAGAGAACAAGGGCTAAATAAAATACAGGTAAGAATCTTGATATTAAGTATCTTGATTCTTACCTGTATTTTTAAGGTGTAACAGTTTTCTTGAGTTCAACCACAGCATCTAAGTCAAGCTCTGCATTATTTCCATTGAATAGGAAAATGGAACTTGCTAGTCTGTAGGTACCTTTGTATTTATTATTGAGAAGCTGATTCTCAAAGACGACAGTAAAGTCTTTATTTGGTGCAAGGCCGAGAATATTGACATTTCGCATGCCAATATAAATCGTCATATTATCACCAGTCTGAAGTGACTGATAGACAGTTGCTTTGTAGGGGTTAGAGGAATAGTTATATAGAGTTGACTTATTTGCAGATTCCACAGTTTTTGCATTAGAACTTGCAGTTGTCGAACTATTCCCTTTCATATCAATAATCGTGGCATCTGTACCAGAAACGACGTTGTCTGACACGCCACCAGCAACGATATTGATAGATGTATTTGCGATGTTATAATAGTATCTCTCTTCTTTATACTTCTCGAGCATATTGGACATCATAGAGATATGGTTGGAAGTATCTGTAATATAGAAAACAGATTCCTTCCATTCTTTATCTCTATATGCAGTACATCCACCTTTACAGTCGAGAATATAGCCATCGCTAATACCAAAATAAATCATCGTTCCATATTGATGGAATCCGACGTTGTTATTGAGGTATCGGAGCTGCTTGTCAATTGACTGTGGAGGAAGCACCATTTCTTCATAGCTCTTCGTATTCTGAAGAGGAGACATCAGGACATTTGTAACTTTTGCTTTATTAAGAAGATAGGCAATCGTTGTGGTCATATCAGCACCGTTCACTATCACATTTGCTTGTGAACGAAGCCCAGTGACCCAATCTTTCTTAAACAGGAATAGCTCTACCATATTCTTGAGTTCTTCCAGTTTATTCTTGTCATCTTTCTTATTTGCTTCCAGTTTCAAGTCTGTCTGATAATCTGCGTTATCATCATCACTGAATAAGACGAAAGTTTCTGTGAACGTATCACGGAGATCACTCATCTCTTCCATTTTTCGTTCACCGTCATATTTCCGGATAAAGTGCTGCATCCGGACGATGATTTCAACTTTATCTCTATTCTTGATGAGATTATAGTATCTGGATGCTTCCATCAGGAGAGAAACACGGAAGATTGGGAATGATGCATTTTCATAGTAGTTTTCAATCTTAACGGATTGGATTCTTTCTACTGGAAATTTATCATCATTTCCATCTGTTACGATATGAAATTCTGTAACCCGATACTTATATTCAAGGAACCGATCTTTCTTCAGGTCAATTGTAACTGTAGATAGACTACCCATAAGAAAAAAATCATCTCCTTTCTAGTTTGATGATTTCAATGTGTGAGTTCATTTAGCATCAGTGGGAAATACTGATACCGCGTAGTATTTAGCTCTTCAAGAGAGTTTTGGTCATACCGATCTACAATCTGATTCTTGATTGCAAAGAAATCGGAATCAGTCAGATCAGCATATTGACTATCCAAATTGATACATCTGCAGTTTTGTGCTAAAAGGTCATTGTCTCGATCAAGTACAGTACAGCATACATCAATAGAGGTGCAATCTCGAGTAAGGTCTCCATTGTCAATTGCCTTCTTTATTTTATTAGATAGAGTTTTTGGTCCAACTCCTCGAATGGATTTAATACTACGTCTATGATCTCCAGTGACAGCCAAGCACATGGAATAAAACATCTTATTGTAGAAAATATCCACGTTGTTAACGACTGCCATGTTATCACGGAAAATCATCGGAATAATTTTATCAAGGCTACAGATAGCAAGATTTCCAGTACCGGTTCTTCGGATAATGGAGACGAAGAAATTCGGATAATTCATATACTGGGTATCATAGTTATCTCCAGTGATGATGAAATTCTTTCTATCCGGGTACATCTTGCTGATGACATATGGAACGAGGGATGAATCCATACTCTCTGTTTTAATGAAGTACACATCAGGGATAAATTCAAGAATCTTACTCACCATTGGAACGATATCTTTTACCATTCGTTCTCCGATGAGATAGTAGTTCGGATTCTTCATGAATTTATTCTGATAGTAGCTTCTGTAGTAATGCTCATATTGATTATTTTTATAAGACTCTCTGGAAAGATCAGTGTAATACAAGAATACCTTCACATCCAGATTGAACTTACGAAAGAATCGCTTATAATGAGCAGCAAGATTGATGATTCCAGATTCCATAATGACTGGAAAGAATTGCTCTTTTAAAACGAGATTTCCAATATCTTTAATACTGGAAAGACTATTGAGCAGAGTCTCGATATTGATAAATACAGATACTTTATCTGCCGGTTTTAAGAACTTTGCACTTCGGATCATAGAAGCATATGTTATATAGCGAATCTTCATTCCAGAAAATGCAACTTCAAAGGGATTATCATATAAAGGATTATCGTCGGAGAACGGTTTTGCTTCTCCCATTCAAATCACCTCTTCATACAAAAAATAAGGAAGGACCTTACACTCATCACCGAGCATAAGGTCCTTCCTTTAACCTACTTACTGTCTACACCCGATAAGTAGTGCCATTTGTGTTAAATTACTTACCGCGTCATCTCACGACGAATCAGTTCGTTCTCGTCGATGCTGCGACGGTCTTTCTTGTGCTTCTTCTTGCCGCCATTGTCATCGGCCATGTCGATATAGCGGCAGCAAATCTCGTAGTTCCAGATGCCGTTGCTGACCTTCTGGCTTGCATGAGTGAGAACATCATAGGGACGATCATTCGGCAGGTTGTTCTCCTTGATGGTAGACTCGATCATATCCTCAAAGAGCTTCGTCGGATTGATCAAAACCTCCACACGGGTGCAATGCTTGCCAAACCGATGTAAATGAGGAGTCATGCCGCGGCGAATCTCAGAGAGATGCTTCTGAGTCAGCTGCATGTCCATCATATTCTTGGGCTTGCGCAGACTCTTGATGGCCTCATCAGGATCACCGAAGCTGTACTGATCAACGAGTGCACTGTAAGGTCCCTTCAGCTTAATGTTGGAGTTACCGTTGTCGCCATCACCGTCACTGCCATAGACATTCACGAACGTCGGCAGATAAACGGAACCGTTGCCGTTGTTCTTCTTACGGCGACCGAAGTTCTCATTGCCCTCAACTGCCTCAGTGGGCAGCATCAGCCAGATAGGAACGAACAGCTTAGTTGCTTTACCAGGGTTTCCGCACCAGGGGCGGGAAATCAGCGCCAGCTCAGCGTTCGGATTGAACTGAGGTCCATTGGGATTCGAACGGTTCCAACCAGCGATCGCCTTACGCAGGCGCTGGGTCAGGAACTGCTGGGCTTTAGCGGTATTGGACACATATTTGACCTCGTTATCAATGCGGGTCACGCCCAAATTCACTTTCATGTTTTCCATTGTTTTTTGCTCCTTTATAAATATATAATTTTTATAAGTGGATGTCCGTTTAGACAGCCGGACATTTAAACCCACTCATAATCTTTTGGATTAGATGTTTGTATGTGTAGACATGGGGAATTAAATAATACAATCATCTCATCCTAATTATATAATATATAAATCAAAAACCTGATTTATATAAGAAGGAATCCACATTACGTCCATTGACGGTAATGATTTTTCGAGAATTATCAGGATACTTCTTGAGAGAGATACCATAAACCTTATGGGCCTTCTCAAACTTGAATGTATAAAGCAGGAATGCTTCGCCATCTTCCATAGTAAGAGCAACGTATCGAGTATCCATGTTGTTATTCATATCAACTGCGACGAATACGGAAAGATTGGTATCTCGAAGAGTTCCAATATCAACAGCATCGAGATGAAGCTCAATATCAGGACCACAGATATCGTCTTTCTGATATGCAGCGATTTCTGCATTATTCATGAATCGCAGATCATTTGTGATATTGAACAGAGTCTCTTTATCTGCAACACGATTGCTGTGATAGTTCTGAATAATAGAATAGCCGTTGATTGTATTCACTTCAGTGCTCTTAAGCTTTTCATCACTGCTTGAATATCCATACTTTTCAGGATAAACCAGATTGCTTAAGCAACCAATGGTATCTTTATTCTCAACGCAATGCCACACAGCATCTACAAGCTCCGTAGTCTGCACAGGGATTTCGAGAGCACAGAGGAACCGATTGATCTTGGGCGGCTTATCGGGATGGATGGTATGGAAATATGCCGCAATCTGAATAGCAATGTCATTCACATCAGCTACACTCAGATATTTGATACGAGGAATATTGCTCAAACCATAGACGATATCACTGAGCATGTAGTTACTGTCAACACATGCTTCCGGGCCATTGTTTGCTCGCCATGTAATAGATGTATAGATATCGCATGCACGAGCCTTCCAAGGCATAACATCCTTGGTGAAGAACGCAGCAAGTCGATGCTGAAGTTCCTTAGCTCCATCCAGATTTGCGAGCATATAGTCGATTTTTTCCTCCAGCTGGTACAGAGACTCATAATCACTCGACGGAGAATTGATAACGTCTTTTGCCCAGCCATACGCGTCAGGGAATTTTGCAAATCCACCATTTGCTTTCAGATCATCAATCATATAGCGGTAGAGGCTATACCGGCCTTGATAATTAGAAGCATGTGCTTGAGGGTCAGAAAGAATAGTAACATCATCTACTCTCTGGAGGGGAGCAAGCACAGTGCAGTACCTACTCAAGCGCCGCTTATTGGTCTTAAAAATGGCCATATCAAAATACGGATCTGTGATATGGTAATTTACCCACTGGCGAAGATCACCAGGCATACTGGGAAGACAGTCTACGATATCACACAGTAGAGCGATACCGCAATCGGAAAGAAAACCATAATCCATTTTTCATAATCCTCCTTATTCTTTATACCATAAAAATAGGCGTATTATCATTAGCAGCGAATTTCTTCTTAGCGAGTTCCAGATACTTAAAGAAGATTTCATTCTGCTTATTTACAATTTTGAGGTAATTGAAATTGCTGCTGTTGGTTCGCATCACTTCATCCTTCAGACGTTCTTTCTCTTTATCAACGTCTTGGATCTTATGATGCATATTGGGATTGTCTCCGCCATCCTTGATCTCAATCTCGAGATTAAGAGAAGGAATGAAGAAATCAGGGATATAAAAATGCTGCTTCCCTTCATACATGTAGTTGTAAGTATGAGGAGACGGAGCCATGACATCACTTGAATCGAAATCCATCACTTCGTCTAAGAACTTCAGAAAAGAGAGTTCATAGCTACCAGTATACGGAAGTTTCTTGCTGTGGTCACTCCATTCATAGAGTCCACTGATACTTCGATTTGCAAGCATTTTCTTCTGCTGGTCAGGATCATTCAGAAGTGTAACCTTTCCGTATGTACCAATCATACGGGTCTTAAACATATTTCGATAAGCGATTTTGCATTTTGGATTTTCGCAAAATCGCTTATATTTTTTCGTCTTAGGATTCCATCCAGTAGGCTGTTTGCACATGACACAATTGCCATGAGTTTTACCGGTCTTCAGATAGTAATAAAACTGATACGGTTCCATATCCGGAGGAATCATATCAGCGTGATAATTTTCCAAATGGGCAGCCATGGCATCTGGATCATTAAACACTTTTGAGCAAAATTTGCACTTTAGTGTAGCCATTTTCACCACGTCCTTTCTCTAGTTTATAAGCTTATTCCAGTGTTTTTAGGGGTCAAAATTATAACCTAGTCAAAATACACTTTACTAAGTTTGGCTATGTATATGAGACAATACAGCAGGAGGTGATGATACTTATGGCTGCCACAAAAGGTAAAGTAGAGCCGAATTTTGGCTTGGATAATTTCGGAAGAGCAAAATATGCAAATGAGACAGAAGCAATCGCAAACGCAGTTCTGAATTTGCTATTTGGGAAACCTGGCTTCTTCCCATCCATGCCAAATCTTGGAATTAATATCCAAGAGATCCTGTATTCCTTCTGGGATGACGTCGATACAAGCGCATTGAAAGCACGTATTGCAGAGCAGTGCTCTGAATTTGCTGATTACATCAACGCTGGTTCTCTCGACGTGCAAAAGACTATGTACAATAACCAACCGCTTCTTCTTATCGTATTACCGACAAAAATAATTGACGGTAAGGAGACACTGTCCATTGGTATTACCCAGGATAAGAATGGTAATACGACATACAACTACGTATACGTATAACTTCAATATAGAAAGGATGGGCACAAACTAATGACCGAAAATAATGATATTACTCAAGATCTGGGAAATGGTATTCGTCGCGACAGCAATATGGATATTGCATCCCTTATCAAAACTACAAAAAATAATACAGCAGAAGCTCCCGTTGCCGAGGAGCATGTCGAAGAAGCTCCTCGTCCGAAGACTCCTCTGGAGCAGATGAAGGAGCAAAAGGCAAACGAGACCAAGGGTCTGGTTGTCGACAATGCTGATCTGAATCATGATCAGAAGGCTCTGAAGAATAAGACCGAAACTGATGCCACTGACGAGATTGATCGTTACATGTCTGATATGGATAAGCAGATGGAAGTCGCAAAGAAGATCAAGCTTTCTGCTCCCATTCAGAAGCCTGAGCAGATGGTTGGTCTGATGGATGCACTGGATCGTGCATCGAATGATCCTTCCATTCTGGAGCATGGCGAAGTGACTGAGACGAAGGAGACTCCTTCCGATGAAACCGAAAAGACCGATAAGAGCGCTGATGCTGAAGATACTCCCAACGACACTCCTGTGGAGGCTCCTGATCCTGAAGCTGATGCTAAGGCGGCTGCTGATGCGGAGCGTGCGGAAATGCGCAAGAAGGTCGTCGAAATTCTGATCGACAAGACTGGTCTTGGTGCTGAGGTCAACTTTACTGACGATGAGAAGGAAAAGCTGACTACTTCGACTGAGATCCGTGTCAAGGAGATCGAGGATGTTGATCTGTCTGCAATCACGATCAAGAAGGCTGATAAGTCTTTCGCAGAGTATGTGAACGAGTATCAGGGTTCTTCCAGTCGTGTTCCTGTTACATTCCCTGCATCTCGTTTCCGTGCATATATGACAGGTCTGTCTTACGGTGAGATGGGCGACATCATCATGAATGGTGAAGCTGGTAACTACGATCGTATCAATAAGCAGCTGTCTATCATCTACAACAAGATGGTCAATCCTTCTTGTGGTAAGTTCGAGAACTATGAGGACTTCCTGAAGAAGTTTGCTCATACCGATATCAATATCGCAATCTATGGTCTGATCATCGCAACTTTCCCTGAGATTGATGAGATCAGTCTGAACTGCAATAACCCCGAGTGTAAGCAGAGCTTCTATCAGAAGTTTGCTCCTCGTTCTCTGATTCAGTTTGCTGACTGTGATGAGAAGTTTCTGGACGCTATGAAGGAAGTCATCGACTGCCCCGCAGGCAAGGAGCGTGAGCTAATGGCTAACGGTCCTGTTCTGAAGAATAAGCGCGTTCAGCTTCCTCAGTCCAAGTACATTCTGGAGATCGGCGTCGCATCTGCATACGACTATCTGTACACCATCGTTGATAATATCGCTGGCGACGTCTTCGAGGAGAATCATCCCAATGACGTCAACGGTATCCTGAAGGATAATGCTGGTGCACTTACTATGGTCCGTGCCGTTTATGTGCCGAATCCTGATGGTACATGGACGATGTACGACAAGTTCGAGGACATGGTGGAAGCGATCTACTCCATCAAGCCCGATGAGATCACTCTGGTTGCATCACTGCTTCAGCGTTATATGCGTGGTTACACCGCACAGTTTGCGCTGACCAATGTCCGTTGCCCCCATTGCGGCCAGCTGACAAAGCGAATTCCGATTGATGTCACCTACCTGGTTTTTCTCAAATATCAGCGTCTGGGGAATACGAGCTTCGACACAAGCAACGTAGCAGTTTTATAAGCGAAGTTCTTACTCTCTTCAAGGGCGAATTGTCCTTCAACGATATCATGAGAAATATGACATACAAGGATATGATTGCTTTGAGAGACGCCAGAGTAGATCAACTTATCAAAGAGCGAGAAGAGTCAGAAAAAGAAGCAGAGCGTCGTAATCGTGAGATGCGGTCTTCTAAATAATCACACACATTAGTTCCTATTACGATGAAAATCACTTTATCAGTAAATAGGAGTTTTAGAATAAGATGACACAAACTTTAGACGTACTCGTCAACACTCTCAGCTGTGAATCATTAGAAGGTCTAGAATGCTTACTGCATTATCAATATAAAAAGATTCTCTTTTTATATCGCTTGATCAAAAGCCAATTTGATCTCATCGAAGATATTACATCCGATTACGATGATGATTCTTCTCTTTACGTAAAGATTGAGATGAGTGACAAAAAGGCGGCACGTAAGTTACTTTCAATGATTGATAGACAGCTTGAATCACATGATTATGGAGATATTACCGTAATCACATCCATTGACTCAAATTATCTATCAATTACAATAGAGGCTGACGAATACTAATAACAGCGCGCAAAGAGAGCCAAGTATAGAAATATCAACTATACTTGGCTCTCTTATTTTAGTCCAGAAAACAGTACCGTAATTTGACACTATATTCTATGAGAAAGGACTGATGGTACAAATGAAGATTGATTTGTTTGATGTCGATGAATTTGTGAAGATCAATAATTTACAGCCAGTCACATCTCCTATTTTGTTCGAGCGTGGTGGTATTCCGAATCCAAATGGATTAATTTCAAATGAGATTTTTGGTGTCTCTGTGAAGAGTCGTAAAGAGACATTTGCATATATTGACCTTCACGGGCATTTCTTCCATCCTCACATCTATAAAATCTTGAAACGAGTGTTTCGTAACATTGATCAGATCGTCGATGGTAGTCAGACTTTCTCCATTAAAGATGGAAAGCTTGTAAAAGATCCGAATGGTAATACCGGAATCGAGTTTATCTATAATAATTGGAGTAAGTTGACATGGGAAGGCAACGGTGGTATGTCTTCAGAGCGTTGCGATCTTATCGGTAAAACGAAGAAGAATGAAGTCTTTACGACAAAAGCAATTGTCATCCCCGCTTTTTATCGAGACATTAAGTCCAATAAAGGCGGTGGTGGTGAATCATCCGAGCTGAATACACTTTATGCTCGACTGATTCGTATGAGCGCTCTTTTGCAAGATGCCGATATGTTTGATTTCTCCTTCCATTCAACGAATGCATCTATTCAGAATACTCTGGTAGAAGTCTATGACTATTTCAAGAATAGTCTGGATAAGAAGAACGGTATGCTTCGTAAATACCTGCTTGGTAAAAACGTTGACTATTGCGTCCGTACCGTTATCTCTGCACCTCTTTACAACTGTGATGATCCGAAAGACAACATTGTCGATTTTAGACATGCGGCTCTTCCGATGTCTCAGGTTATCGTTGAAGCATATCCATTCATTGTTGCATGGGTGAGAAACTTCATTGAACGTGAAATTTTGGAAGTTCAGAATAATAAAACCGGCGTGAATTCGAATTATACTCTGAAAGACCCGGAAGCTACGTTCAATGATGAATATATCAAGAAGCGTCTGAATCAGTTTGCAAAAGATCCTTCAAGTCGATTTGACTTAATTACAGTTCCTACTGTAGAAGGAAAGGATCTTCCTCTGTATTTCGATGGTATCATGGTAAATCAGCCTGCTGATAAATCTCTTGTCCACCGGTATATGACATGGTGCGATCTTCTTTATATGGCATGCGTTGAAGTGACAAAGGATAAGCATTGCATGATCACACGTTATCCAGTTCTGAATAGTTTTGGCATGTTTGTGGCGAGAATCAATGTTTCTTCCACGCTTCATACCGTTCCTATGAAGGTAAATGATACCGTGTATAAATGGTATCCTGTCATTGATCTGAATATGTCGAGAGAAGAGGTTGCAAACAACTTCATTGATACAACCAAGTTCTCAGATGCATATCTGGCTGGCCTTGACGGCGACTACGATGGTGACCAGATTACTTCGAAGATTTTCTGGACTCAAGAAGCGAATGCTGAGTGTGAGAAGGTTATCAATAGCAAGAACTTTGCTTTGAATCCTAATGGTTCGAATTGCCGTGTCATTGACCTTGAAGCCATTCAGACATTTTATGTATTGACGAAGGATGCTCCGAAATCTGCATCATAAAAGCAAATCCGTATATTCTCCATTTTCATTTAGATATTATATATCTGAAGAAAAGAAAGGAGGATTATATAATGGATACTGAAGAAACCATTCTGGCTGACGACGATTAAAAATAGAATAAGTCAGCAAGAAGTAAAAAAATGAAATAAGCTACATATGGAATTCAAAAAGAATCTCATATGTAGCTTATTTTTTCACTTGATTTTGGTAAAATCACCAGTGAGCTCGACGTCGATATCGTCGGGATCGAAGACGGAAGACTTATCTTCCTTCTTTTTTGTCCGAGTGACAGAATTGAGAGGAGACTTTGTAGAATGAACCTCTTCATCCAGGTCTTCTACGAAGTTATCACGAGAAACGTTTGACACAGTCAGGCGAACCTTCTGGTCATAGTCCTTCGGATTAACTTCATACACAACACGGCGAGCATTCACCATGCGAATAAGGGTTGACACTTCAACACGGCTCGGACTTGAAATAGGGCCACTGATTCCACCCAGTTCAGGAATGGGACCTGTGGTACCGATTACAACGAGTTTCGTGTTTGCTCTCTTAACGTTCGTGTTCATATACTTATCGACCTTTCTTAGTCGTCATCCTCATCTTCATCGTCATCATCATCGTGATCGCCAGCAGCCATCAGGCCTTCGCTGTCTTCCTCACGGCCATTTGTGATACCGATGAGATCGTCGATGGAAATATTCTTCTTGGACTTAAGAATATCCTCAACCTCCTGATCGACATTGTCAGAATCAGGAATCTTGTCGATCAGAGCTTCAATCTCTGCATCGCTGACGTCGACATCTTCCATCATGGACCCAGGAATCAGGTTCATGTAGTTTTCAATCATATCATCAGCAGCCATAGACTCGAGATAAAGGCGATCACGCTCAATCTCAGCACGTTCTTTACGCACAGACTTAAATGCTTCAAACATGGTTAGCCCAGTCCTTTCATAATATTAGTATGAACGATTTATGTCTTGGACATAATACTCGTTAGATTAAGCTATTGTTTTTAGAGTGCCTAATAAGGAAGCCTCCTTTCATAATGATATATTATATATGTGAATGCTAGTTAGGATGATGGGAATTTTACATAGAGAGGAAGATCTTTATGAAAATTTTCAGAAACGAATTTGCAGCATTCACATATTATCATATGAAAGGAGGCTTTGTGATAGATCGCTCAAATGGTGCAGAATTACCGTTACCAACAGGTGATGAATGGTCTTTTGAAACCTTCGCCGTTAAGAAAGATCAAACACCTAGCGATCCATCTGCTATGAGAAATAGCAGATAAAATACTTGAAAGCTAAAGGATAAAGTAAACGCGTCCAAACAAATATCCTTTAGCTTTCTTTTTTGTTACACAACCTTTAAGTTTATAATGATATATTATACTTATGAGTTAAAGGTTAAATCAATAAAGGAGAGTGATGAATTTATGGCCGATAACTTAGAGAAACTCCATAAGAGATACACCAACTATGCAATCGACATGATTGTGAAACTGAATGGTGTAGATCCCATGGTCGTCCGAAAGAGAATCTATGATCCTGAGAAGCTTGGGGCAGCTTTACGGAAATCGAAATCTGTAATTTGGACGGACGAATCCGTTACACCGTCTTCCAGAGAATTCAAAGTTCGGTTTACTACCTATCTCGTTTCGTGGGTAGCAAGGAATTTTGAAAAGATCCTGGAAGCTCCGAAGATGTATACGGACGTTGATGATGACGACATGAAGAGCAATGAGCAGTATGCTGACTACATCTATGGGCATCTTGTTGATATGGCAAATGCATGTATCAATAAGAAGGCTAACTTTAATGCGGATGCATATTACTTTGCTCTTCTGTCGATTCTTCTCAATGATCGGATTCCGAAGAAAAAGAAAGAAGAGAGAGTCGAGGTAGTATCTCAGTCCATCGCAGGATTGAAAGTGTACCTCGGTAAAGCAAGCCCCGAAACGAGTTTGGAAACCATGGTACGAGTTGCTTATATGCTTTGCACGAATGCGAAGAATTGTAAGCATGTCACAATGGATCTTTCCGGATATGAATGGAAGTATAAGGCAAGTACGCAGAGTACTCTGGAGACATTGGGCCAGTATATCTATGCATCGGCTTCTGTATATGGTCTTGATCCGATCTTCCAGGCATATCTTATGTCTGATCCGAAGGTAACCAGCAACTATCCGAGAGTGAAGTACGATGAGAATGTCGACCTGATGATGGGTTCTCTGGCATTCTCGTATATGAAACTTCTCTTCAATGATTCCAATCTCGGTAAGATGCTCTATGATCTGAAATAATAAAAAGACAACGTGAAAACCAAACACGGAATTCACGTTGTCTTTTTTGTATTTATACGGAGATTTCGACAGGCTCTTCGTCTGAAAGACTCATTGCATGCGGCTGAACGACGCCATTCTTCTTCAGGGTCTTACCGATATCGACATAGATCATATCGTTATCGTTAATCTCATCATCGTCCGGCATACCTTCAATGCCCATAACAAGATCACCCTTCGGTTCATCTGCATCGGGGGCAAAGATATCCTTGATCCGATAGTTCCTCAGAGTAAGGCGCTTCTTCTGCTTAAGGTTCTCCGGGTTGTGTGCCCATACGATACGGTTGTGAATCAGAAGAATATAGATATCATCCACGCTCATCCGCATTACATTGCTGATGGGGCCGCTGACACCGCCAAGCTCCCAGAACTGACCAAGACTGGTAACTGTAACGAGCTTCGTTAACTTAGATTTAGCCATGCTATCTCAACTCCTTTCATGTCTTGAAGCTTATAGTCTTGTTTCAAGGGCATCTGTTCTCTGAGATAGCATGGCTAAATTTAATTAGAAGTCTCCAATGTCTCCATTAGAATCTTCATTGAAAAGGTCAAATCCACTACCATCATCGAGCTGACCCATTTCAGAATTTTTCTTTTTTGATTTTACTTTGGGTCTATCAATGACAGTTCGTGCATTGCCAGCACTTTGCATATCGTCAAACGACGACATGAGCGAGATAACACTGATTGCCTGAGGCATATTGATGTCGTCAATCAGTGCGTTGTCATTATCATCATACGGATGAGAGAAGTAATCAATGTCACGGACCGGGATTCCGTAACGAGGATCTTTTTCTTCACTATTACAACGATAACGACGCTTCAGCATCTTAAAGGTCATATAATTACGACCAGAATCTGCTTTCATTTCTTTATTGATAATGATGGTCATATCACAGTTCTCTTGGATTTCCCAAGCGCCTGCAATGCCATCACGACCAACCAGTTTTGTAACATCCTGTTTATTGCATTGGAGAGCGGCATCAACGACAGAAGCCGCTGCACGATTCAATTGCTGTGCAGTAATGACAGCAATATCGAGTTCCTTTGCCAAAGTCTTTAGCTCATTTGTGATATTCTTGAGCTCTTCTTTTTCGCTATCTGCTTTTTCAGCAGGTCTAATTCTCTTTAGGTAATCCAGGATCAAAGTGATAACCTCACGGCCATCGTCAAATTCATCTTGGATAATCGTACGAAGATCATTTGTATCAATGCTTCGATTCGGGTAGTACTTAATGACGATGTCGATATTATTCTCATCTGTCAAAGTAAGTCCACCTTCCGTACGAAGCAAATCTGCAACTTCTTGCGGTTTGTAATTACGGATATCACGATTGGTAACTCTCATATTGAAGATACGTTCCACAGTCTCATCAATATCGTTCTCCATCGTAATCAGTAACACACAGGGAATCTTACCAGGATTTTTTGGCTTAATATCTGGATTATACTTCTTAATATCCAAAGCGGATTTCAGAAGCATCAAACTTTTACCGCCACCAGGCAATGCCAAGTAGCAGTAAAGACGCTTGCTCTGGTAACCAGGAGCAAGGATATTATTTAAGAACCGAATGCCAGTTTTAAACACTCGGTTCTTATCCTGAAGTTTTCTCACGGAATCAATGATGACATTATTGAATGTATCCTGATCCAGAGAGAAAGTCTGATTGCTCGAATCAAGAGCTTCAGTCTTGCGCTTCATATTGACAATATTACTAGCGACTTCATAGAGAAGCTCACAGTTCTTTTGATAAGCAGAGCTATCTGCATTCTCAAAAGTCATACTGCCAATAATTCTATCATACTCTTCCTTCAAATTGACGATATAGCCATAACGGACACGATCTTGAATACTTTTAATCAGATACTTTGTATCCTCATAATCAAGCGGCTCCATATTCTTTGGAATATCGTCCAAAATTTCTGGAATCAGTGGATTATTATCGTTCTCTTGGTTCTGATCAGCAACGTATTGCTTGATCATTGTGAGTCCACTGATTCCATGTTCAAATCTTGCTTCAAGGGTGTAGTGAATGAGTTTTACGCGCGCCATCAACTCATCACTTTTTTCATAGACCCTGAAATCAATCATATTGAACAGCTTATATGTATTATCAAGAACCTTTCGAGTTCTTAATGCACTTGGGGTATAGATAAGAGAAATGATGGAATTTAAAACTTCCATATTCATCTTAATCTTTATTTTCCGCATCTCAACGCCGTTGACTTTGATGTATTCAACTTGGCGTTCTTTTTTCTCTGCTGTTGCCTTGCTTGCCATACTGAGAATCCCTCCTAAGAATTTCAATGGGGTCGCAAAAGTCTAGGGAAACGCTTTGATTAATGACACACTCTATTTAGTTTGGAGGGTCTAAAAGCTATCAAAGTGTTGCCAGGGCACTAATAAACCAAAAGTATCGTCTATAGATTCATTATATTCGTATACTTTTGGTTTATATTTTTCTCAAGGGATCGTAATTCCGATGGAGCTAAGAGCAGTCTTAATTGCGGTAATGGTCGTATCGTGCTCCTGAAGGATCTTGTAAATCTCGTCGAGACTCTTGACGACTTTACCAGAATAACTCTCACTGGTCACTCCACCAGCGCCAAGAATGCCTTCCAGTGCACGCAACTCTTCGATCTTCATCTTCAGAGTCATCATACTTGATACGCTCATAAACTACTTTCTCCTCTCATTTTTTGGATAATTAGGATATTGTTTTCAGGTCAAATTTTACCGATTTGAAACATCGGAGAAACCATTGAGATCCAATAGTTAGGCGACAGTAAGCTAACCGAAGGTTTCGAAATGAGAAAACCTATAAGAAAGGAAATGGTCCTAAAATGAAATCTGTGAAGAAACGTGATAACCGGGTAGTGGAGTTCGACAGATCAAAAATTGTATCCGCAATTCAGCGGGCATTTATTGAGGTCGATGGTTCACTATCCGATTCTTCCACCAAAATTGCGAATACGATCGCAGATGAGATCGCTGCTATCCCTGAAGATAAGTCTGTAGAGGAGATTCAGGATCTTGTCATTTATGATCTTATGGATACTGACCGTAAGGATGTTGCGAAAGCCTACACGGAGTATCGTTTTAAGAGATCTCTTATCCGTGATTCTCACAATACTACGGATAATGCAATCATGGAACTTCTCAATCACACGAATGAAGAAGTGAACGAAGAGAATTCCAATAAGGACCCCGAAATCGTTTCTGTTCAGCGCGACTATATTGCTGGTATTACCTCAAAGGATGTTACCCGGCGTATTTTGCTTCCCAAGGAAGTTGTGGATGCGCATGACGCCGGACTGATTCATTTCCATGATGCGGATTATTATGCACAGAGTGTTCTTACCAACTGCTCTCTGTGTGATCTTGATGATATGCTTCAGCATGGTACTGTCATCAATGGCACAAAAATCGACAAGCCGCATCGTTTCATTACTGCCGCTACGATCTCTACTCAGATCATTACGGCAGTCACTTCTTCTCAGTACGGTGGCATTTCTATTACACTTACCCATCTTGCACCGTTCGTGAGAGACTCTTATAATATATATCTAAAGAAATATCTTAGCTGGGGCTTTGACGAGCGGAAAGCAGCTAAGTTTGCCGAACTTGATACTCGTAAAGAAGTTGAGGATGGTTGCCAGACTTTCATCTATCAGGTGAACTCCATGTCCACAACCAATGGGCAGGCACCGTTCCTCACTGTGTTCATGTATATCGACGAAACCGAAGAGTATCGTGATGAGCTTATCATGATCATCGAGGAATTCCTGCGGCAGCGTATCCAGGGTATGAAGAATGAGCAGGGCGTTTGGGTTACCCCGGCTTTCCCGAAGCTCATTTATGTGCTTGATGCGGATAATATCTATCCTGGCACGAAATATTATTCCACAACAGTTCTCGCTGCTCAGTGCACTGCAAAGCGAATGGTTCCTGACTATATTTCAGCAAAAAAGATGAAAGAACTGAAGGGCAACGTTTATCCTCCGATGTCGTGCCGCAGTTTTCTTACTCCATACATTGATCCGCTTACTAATAAGCCTAAATTCTATGGCCGATACAATTGCGGCGTTGTGACAGTTTCTCTTCCTGACATTGCATGGTCTTCTGGCGGTGATGAGAATAAATTCTGGGAGATTTTCAATGAGCGAATGGATATCTGCCATACTGCGCTGAAGTGTCGCATTGAGCGTATCAAAGATACATCAGTCAACGTTGCTCCAATTCTTTGGCGGCATGGTGCATTTGCACGTCTTCCGATGGATGCAAAAATTGGAGATCGAATGTTTGATGGATACGCTACCATCAGTCTTGGCTATGCTGGCTTGTATGAATGCGTTAAGTATATGACCGGTCATTCCCATATGGATAAAGGAATCGGTCATGATTTTGGCATTAAAGTGATGAAAGCTCTTAATCAAAAATGCAATGAATGGAAAAAAGCAGAGCATATTGATTATTCTCTGTATGGAACTCCCATCGAGAATACTACTTATAAATTTGCTCGCTGTTTGAAGAAACGGTTTGGTGATGATGTCTTTATTAAACTCGACGGTAAAGACAGGAATTATATCACTAACAGCTATCACACGGCAGTGTTTGAGAAGATCAATCCGTTCGACAAACTCATTCAGGAAGCAGAATTCCAGGAGCTTTCTCCTGGTGGAGCTATTTCGTATGTAGAATGCTCTGACCTTACTCATAATATTCCTGCTGTATTGGAAGTTATGAGATGTATTTATGACAATATCATCTACGCCGAACTGAATATCAAATCGGACTACTGCTCTTGCTGCGGTTACGATGGAGAAATCAAAGTAGTTGACGATAACGGAAAGCTGGTTTGGGAATGCCCGAACTGCGGTAACCGTGATCAACATAAGATGAGTGTTGCTCGTCGTACCTGCGGTTATATCGGGACCCACTTCTGGTCTCAGGGTCGTACCGATGAGATTAGAAACCGTTATGTGCATCTGACAGATATTGCTGCTGATGGTGAAGAAGTAGAGGAGACTGAGTAATTATGCGATATGCATCTATCCGAGAAATGGATGTCAGTAATGGCTACGGTGTTGGTGTTTCTCTCTTCACACAAGGATGCCACTTCCATTGTAAGAATTGCTTCAATCAAGTTACATGGGATTTCAATGGTGGTAAAGAATACACCACTGAAACGGAAACAAAGATCCGTGACCTTGTTGATAGACCTTATATCCATAGATTTTCCATTCTGGGTGGAGAACCTCTGGAATGGTGTAATATTTACGATCTGACAAATCTCGTTCTTCACATCAAAGAAGATGCCGATCTTATCTATAAGAAAATGGATATCTGGCTTTATACTGGGTATTCTCTTACCGATATCATCTTTAAAGCACTTCTGGAGTTTAAACCACTGAATCAGAGATCCAAATATACTACGGATGATAAAAATGCTCAAATTATGAGCATGCTGTATTTCGTAGATCATTTGGTTGATGGTCAATATGAAGAAGATAAGAAAGATTTTCATTTGAAATTCTGTGGAAGCAGCAACCAGAGAATCATTGATATGAAGAAAACCCATTATAATTACATCAATGATGAAATGATGTGCTACGTTCGTGGAAATCATAATTCAATGAATGCAGCTGAGATTCAGAACGTCATTGATTACATTAACAAAAACGTAATCGTCGAGATTGACCAGAAATCTCTTTGATTAACTTTCTCCTTGTTTTTATACAAAGTAACATCCGCATGGACGCTTTCCCGTAAGTTGTCCATGCGGATGTTATGTCCGTATATTCTATCAATATATTGATATATTATACAGGTAGAAGATAGAGGAAAAAGAGTACTCTGTCAAATTTGATTTTGTATGATCCTCGTAAAGAAGAGGGTCGGAAGGAGTTTCATTATGAAAAAGGTTTATGTGTCGGAAAATATCATCGACGAGCGCGCAAAGAGTCGGTTGATGAAGGTTGAGGACTGTGGAACTACTGTGCTGTATATCGCACGGTCCAAGTCTGATACAAAGGAGGACAATGGTTACGCCATTCTTACTCCGATCAATTGCCCGCTCGATTCTCCGCGGGCTAAGCATACAACGCCCATCATGAAGCTTGATGGGTATAACAGAATTGCGCAAATGTACCGCGGCCAGTGGGTAGGTGATACCACTGCTGACCATATGGATTACGACGATATCACCTACTTCCATCCGCACGACGTGCAGGATCTTCTTAACCTCCTCAGCATGACCAACTGGTTCGCTTGTGACGATTTTGATGAATCCGCATTTAGCGTCGAGGATGACATTGATGGGATGGACCACATCATCCATCTCAAGGTCGCAAGTCGGAATGTGAAGTCCGTTAGCTACCTTATGCGGTATGAGCAGGACATCTCGATGTACAAGCTGTACCGCATTGAGGAAATCAAGTTCTAATGAGGTTGCCAGTGAGGATGAGATAGTCCTTGCGTGGCATAATCAAAAGAGGGACCTAACAGCCAGTTAGGTATCCCTTTTTTCGGATCATAGAAATATGGATGGTCTAAAATTATAATGATATATTATATTTATGATAAATGAGAGTGATGGATAGCTCTCAAATTAATTGGAGGTAAAAATTATGTCTTTGACCAATGAAATTAAGTTTCTCGCGAGGAATATCGAAATCACAGACAAAGAAAATTCGAGGAGAATTCAATTAGGAGGATTCTTGACGTATCAAGAAGCTATGAAGTTGAAGAAAGCCTGCACTAAAAATCCGAGATCCTCTGCAGACTTACTTGGTTGCGACAAGCTTCTGTTTGGCGATCTTCAGAAGCCTGAGCACAGCTATCTCGTCTATTCTCCTACCGGGCTGATCCATACGAGCGATGATGAGAAAGTCATTTCCGTCGAATTCAAGCCTACTCCGATCTATTCGTTTGCAAACACCGTTCTCGAAAATGAGGGCCGCGATATTGGGAAGATCATCAAATATGACAATTTCGAACTCATTTGCGCCAATATCGACAGCCGGGACGCTGTTAAAACGAAGTTTCTTGACGTCTTGGTATCAACCCGTCTTTATACAGACTTCGAAAATGAAGGTTACGAGCCTGATGAGTCTGGACTTCCCATTAACGTTCACATTGTCTATGAGTGCAACGGGGAAGACTCTGCTATCATGTCTGTCAATTTTGCGGGACGCTTGCGTTTTAGCAATGCTCGTACCAATAGCATTTCCATGTGTACGTCAACGGGATCATCTCTCAAAGATAACCTGAACGCACGATTCATGGAAAAGATTTTTAAGGTCAACTTCTCTGATTATATCATCGGAGCAATTGACTATTTGAATGGAGGGCTTTCTGGAGTTTGCAATGATGTCCGGGATAATGCTCTCCTGATGCTCAGTAAAGTAACCTTTAACTCAGAGTATACTTCAAAGATCGGCATTCCTTATGTAGCTAAGAAAGCTGCTCCTTGGTATTAAAAAATAAGGGACCTAATTGGCTATTAGGTATCCCTTCTTTTTTCGGATCATAGAAATATGGCCTGAAAACAAACTTGTAAGCCTCTAGAATTACGTAATTTAAGAAAGGAGATACGAAATAGATGGTATATATTACGTCTCTCCCATATATGAATGCAGTTGCTCGAAAAGCATATCTGCCGAAAGAAGTTATCATTCCTGATCCAGAGCATCCTGGAAAGATGAAAAAACTTCAACCCGGGCATGGAAGTCTTGCATTCATTATGGCTACTACACCTGCTGAAGTAATCCATGTAGCAACCAATACAAAGAATTGCTCAGCAGATGGAAAATACCGTTATCTGTATCACAACATCCGATATCATGGTACAATTGGCGGACGAACTTACAATGTCAGAGATGCTGTTGGAAAAAAGGATCTTTATGATAGAATTCATAGTAGTTCTCTTCATGAGCATCCTCCCATGCTTCTGAATAAGACACCTGACTATAATACTTTTTTTGATCTCTCGATGTATCTGAAAGTATTTGACCAGTGTACCCTTAATCAGCAGCCAAAGAAAAAAGTAAGCTTATTCTGGGCTTATCTTTATAGCATCATCAATGGAGAGCAGTGCTCCCAGTATCCGCAAAAGTTTGTCCTCGTGGATGTTGATCTCTTTGATAACTTTGGCACGAATTTCACTCAGAATATTGATAATATTCTTTTCAAATTTTATTATTCTATTCTGAATGAGGTTCCTTCGTTTAAGAAACTGGATATTGATTTCTATTTTTATTCAGATTCTTATATCTTACGTGTAAATCCCAGTAAGATGACGAAAGTTAATGCATCACAGTTCAGAACAGCTCTGAATCGTGTGTTCAAGAAGTCTACTCGCTGGGATGAAGTATCGGATACGAAAGCTGTCAAAGATGAAGAGCAAAGAGAAGTTATTAAGGCTACTCTTTCTACTAGATATAATCTTACTGGTAATAATACCACGCCGGTTGTTCAAAAAGAGTTACCTCCTGAAGCAGCTTCGACGATTAAAGTGTCGAACGAACCTGCAGCAAAAAAGAATCCTGTGACCGTGAAGAATACTCCTTCAAAGAAAGTCGTGGTAGCGAAGCCTATCACGAATACTCAAGGGTCTAAGACTTCTTATATCGGCAATGATATTGCTCGAAAAGCAGAAGTTGAGATTGCTAAGGATACGATCAATAAGAAGATCAATCAGAAAGTCGAAGAGACTACAAAAGAGATCGAAGCTGTATCAGCTGGAAAAGATCCTACTGAGAGTAAAGCTGCCGTTGATTATATCAAGGCAAAATCTGAAATGGATCTTGATAACGATAAGGAACTTGTGGAAAGCATGTATAAAGTAATGCAAGCTACCACGGTTCCGTCAAAGCCTATTAGTACGGCACGTGACGCTCAGATGCGTAAGAAGCAGGAATCTATTATTCTTGAGAATATGACGTTCCAAGATGTGAAAGCGATGAATGCTGCAAAACGTCCTATCCCGAAAAAAGATATCTCGTCATCTCTTCATACGATCAATGATAATATGAAGACTGTGAAGTTCTCAAATGTCAATAAGGACTACATCGAAAATGTAATGCCTGCTGACCTTATGAATGACTTTACTTGTCTGAATAAGAAGGGTATGCCTTTCTATGTCATTGATATCAAGAGTGAAGATACATCGGACGAGTTAAACTACAAGATGACGATGAAGGTTACTCTGGAAGATGAGAAGCATCAGCGTCATGTTGTCACGGTTGATATTCCGAAGTTCCTTGACGACAAATTCCTGTATCTTGGAGGAAATAAGAAGCTTATCAATAAGCAGAATTTCTTGTATCCTGTCGTAAAAACTGGTCCTGATACAGTGCAGATCGTTTCCAACTACAATAAGATTTTCGTCCGTCGTACTGGCGCAAAATCTATTTCTGCTGTTGAACGCCTCATGAAGCTCATTACATCTAATGAGAATGCTATGAAGCACTTTACAGTTGGTAATGTCTATGTCACCAATAAGCAGTATCTGACTATTTTGGAATACGATGAATTCTCCAAGGTTATTCGGAAATTTGAAACTCCTACTTGCACGATCTTCTTTAGTCAAGAGGATGCACAAAAGTATGTGGAAGATCATGATCTGGAAGCTCCCAAAACCAATAATGGCAGTATGATCTTTATTGGTTGGAGAGATAAGAATAAAGAGATTTGGATTAACTCTGAAACTCAGTCTGCAAGTGATGGTGAATCCATCTGTGATATTCTTGTCGATCAGCTTCCTCCTGATATTCGAAATGAGTATTTGAAGACTCGCAATACCAAGAAGGTCATGTATTCAACTGCGACGTTGATGAGTCAGACAATGCCTCTGATTGTCTACATGCTCTATTGGGAAGGCATCACATCTGTCTTTAAGAAGATGAACCTGAAGTATGAATTCAGTAAGTCTTATCCGAAGCAGGTCAGAGCAAGTCAGGGTGTCATTCGTTTTAAGGATTGCTATATGCTGTATGACGCAGATATGGCAACGGCTCTTTTGATGAATGGTATGAAGGTTCTGGATACAGAGTCTCACGATCTCAATGAGTATAATAGTGCTGAGGCATACGTAGATTATTTCAAGAAAGTCTACGGTAAAGTGGCTATCATGTCTGCTATCGGTAACTATTATGAGTTCATGATTGATCCTATCACAGAAGAGATTCTTCGTGATATTGGTCTTCCCACTGATCTCATCGAGCTTTGCATTTATGCAAATAGCTTACTCGTTGATGATAGCTATACATTTGAGTCTAGTCAGCGTATTGCTCGTGTTCGTTCTTCTGAAGTCATTCCTGCTATTCTGTATTATCAGATTTCTAATGCATATCTTGATTACAAGAATAGCGGCGGTAAGAAGAAACTTACACTTCCTAGGAACTGTGTCATCAAGGAATTGATGGGCCTCCAGACGGTAGAAGATTATTCTACACTGAATCCTGTCGTTGAACTTGAGAAAGACCGCACGATTACTGCAAAAGGATATCGTGGTGTCAACGTCGACCGTGCATATTCTGAGGAAAAGCGTTCTTACGACCCGTCTATGATCGGTGTTATCGGTATGAGCACTTCTCCTGACGGTAACTGTGGTATCAATCGTACTCTTACAATGGAGCCGAATATCACATCTGCACGTGGATACGTTGATATCAAAGAAAACCAGCGAGAAGATCTGAAAGACGTGAACTTGTTCTCTCCTGCTGAACTTCTTTATCCTCTTGGTAATACACGAGATGACTCTGTTCGTATTGCAATGGCTGTGAAGCAGTCAAAGCATGTCATTCCTGTACAGAATGCATCTCCTGCTCTTATTTCAAATGGATCTGATGAAGCAATTCGCTTCGATCTGTCTACCGACTTCGTTGTCAATGCAGCTGAGGATGGTAAGGTCATTGACTATGATCCGAAGAGCAATATCCTCATGGTTGAATATAAGAGCGGTAAACATCAGGCAATCAATCTTGCACCGAATATCGTAAAGAATGGCGGTGGCGGCTTCTATCTTTCCAATGAACTTGTGACCAAGTATAAAGTGGGTGATTCTTTCAAAAAAGACGCTGCCCTTGCTTGGCATAAAGACTTCTTTAAGGAAGATAAGCTAAACGGTCTTCGTATGAACGTCGGTGTTCTTGAAAAGGTTGCGATTATCTCTTCTTATAACACATACAACGACTGTACCGTTATTACCCGTAAACTTGCTGCTGATGCACAAGCCAATATGACTTTCTGCAAATCAGTAGTTGTCGGTAAGAACTCGAATGTGTATGATATGCGCAAGGTAGGAGATCATGTCCGTATTGGCGATCCCCTTCTTTCCTATGATACATCATTCGAAGATAGCGATCTGAATAAATTACTTGCTACTCTTTCTGATGAGAATAAAGAGCTCATGGAGAATGAGAGCAAGAATGTCGTTCGGTCTAAGTATGCTGGTACAATCGTAGGAATCAAGATTTATTCAGCCGTTGAGCTGGATGAAATGAGTCCGAGCTTACGTAAAATAGTTAACGACTACTACAAGACAGTGAAGGAGAAAAAAGGATTCCTTGACAAGTATGCTGAGGAAAATTCTTCCATTGTAAAATGTGGTCTGCTCGTTAACGAAACTACTGGTAAGATCGAACCTAATATTTACGGTGTCATCAAAGGACAGAAGGTCGAAGACAGCGTGCTGATTGAATTCTACATCGAGCACGGCGACATTCTGGGTGTTGGTGATAAAGTAGCGTACTCGAATAATAATGCTGTAGGGTACGTAACACATTAAACTGCGGGGAAGAGTCTCGACAGCAAATAATTGATAAGAGACTATCTGCTTATAGAAATATAAGTGGATGCCTAAGAGCCTAACGAACGAAGCTATGGTGGTGACACGCGGATTGTATCCGATATGGTTTATATAAATCATATACATAGTGGAGCTAGAGAAAGACTGGCTGTATCGTAAAATCCGTTAGGATATATGGTATATCCGCATCTAAGCTGCTTCATTTATGAAGTAGAAAGATCAACGACTATCAATAACCTCCTAACAGCAAAGGTTATTGTTAGGAACAAGCGTTCCGAAAGAGTGTGTAAGCTAGAGTTATATACTCTAGTGAAAAATATAGTCTACTCTCATATGAAAGTATGAGCTGCTAGGTAATACTAGCGGTCTAGGATTAGCGACCCTAGGCGAATACAAGGTCACAGCGTTGAAGGGTATCGTTGGAGAAATTATACCCGAAGGCTATGAGCCGTATAGTGAATTCAGACCTGAAGAAGAGGTATCTTCTCTGATTCCTCCGTCTTCTATTCTGAAGCGTCAGGTTCCTTCGATTCTGATTACTGTTCTTGGTAATAAGGTGATCGTTGAACTGAAACGTAAACTGAAAGAGATCTACGAATCTTAATCAAAAAAAATAATCCGTTGGAAATCCTGAATGGAATCCAACGGATTATTTTTTATCTCTTATGAGATGAGGCTCTGGTTCTTGTTATGAGTTTCGAGCCAGTTCTTCTTATAGATAGTATACTGGCCAGGTGCCTTTACATCTTTTTTGGTCTGTGCATCAATGCACTGCGTGATATATGATTCCAGAATTTCATCATTGGGAAGTCTTTTCATATGACTCCTGATTGCAGAGAGAGGTACATCATAGAACCTGTCGAGCTTAATGCAGCTGAGACGGTCGGTACCAAGATCAACGTAAACACGAAGATCATTTGCTGCTGCAAATTCAGGGTTGCTTGTGCTGATCAATTTCGACGTAAGCATTGCAACCTTAACGAACGGCATGGTTCCATTCCATTCATCAGGGCTCACGACGAGAGCAGGATGAGTTTTGCATCCAGGAATAACGGTGCTGAAATCACACCAATAGACGTGCCATTGAAGAGCAAGCGTTGGTGCGTTCACCGCAATGACGATATCGTCATTTGATATTCCAAGACTGTCAATTGTATTTTTTGTATCGCACATATGGCGTAGTCTCCTTTCATGAGATTTTAATGATAGCATATCTTTTATCAGGTTTCGATTTCTGCTTTCTTATAGAGGTCGATATATTCAAGGAATAATTCCTCGGATACATTCAACCGCTTACAGCAGTATTCAAGTGGAGCTCCTTTTGTCAAATATGCATTGACAACTGCGCTGCGAATGTTGGCAAATTTCGCATCAGAGAAAGCCTGCTGAAGACGAGCGACGTTCTTGATTTCGAGAACTTCGTTGTGAACGGTCACCTGATTTGCGATCTTCTCAGTAAACTTCTCGAGTTCGTCCTGGATGCCAACGGCACCAGCATAAGTGGTTTCTGGATCATCATTATGACGACGCCTAACTTTATACTGAGTGGAATCGCAGTTTTCAACGAAGTCAAACACGCATGTGTTTTTATCCGTTGAGGTGTAGTTCATGACTCGTCCAATCTCCTGAGTATAGACGTTGTTAGAACGAGTCTTCCGGAACATGATCACGCATGTCACGTCATCGTCATGATAGCTCATACCAAGCATATTGATAGAGCCCATGATGTCGATCGTGTCAGGCTCTCTCTTGCACGATTCAACTGTCGCAGAGTTCTTATAATAGAACTGAGTGACGCGAATCTTCCTCTCAGGATATAGAGTCTCAAACGCACTTGCAAGCTTCGGAATCATCACTCTCATCTTTGCAACCGTTGGGTAGAATGCAATGACTTTGAAGTAGCTTTCCTGATGATAGAGATTTCTATACCGACTGAGAGTAGCCACAAGATTATTCGAAGTATAATACTTCTGAGAAATCTTCGAATAGATGTGATCGAATGATGCAGCGTTTCCATTGATACGCTCTTTCCATGGAGAGTTATCAATGAACTGCTTTGAGTTAAAGCGGCTCACGACGTAATGATGTCTCTCCGGGCAATAATCAGTGATTGGAGCATCATCTTCTGTTCCAATGACATGATTGTCAAAGAACATCTTCAGGACGTCATATCCATCTGCTCGAGAAGGCGTTGCAGTGAGACCGAGATAGTGAGCGTTCGGATAAGTTTCCATCAGCTTCATGATAGAGCTGGCAACACCAATCGCGCCACCACGATGAATCTCATCCAAGATAACGAGCATGTTCCCGGTGTGATGTTTCACCGCTTCATGGATTTCGCCGAGACTCTTTTCCGGATCTCTTGCCAAAGAGTAATAGCTCACGAACTTTACCGTTCCGTGTTTGTCCTCATCCAGACTGGGATACTTCGGCTGAATGGAACTGCGGTATGCTGATGCAGTCGTGATGATAACAACTGCATGATACATCAGCGCAATTCCTGCTGCCATATAAGTTTTACCAAAACTGCAAGGCTTTACGAGGCAGCACTTCTTATAGTTCTGGAGCATCAGCTGGACTTCATGGGAAGTTTGGTTTCTTGCATCTGTTATATCCATATCTATTTACCCTTCTTTATTGATCTCTTTCTGAAGATAGAACATCTTCGTGACGAGTTCTTTGGAAAGAATTTTGATCTCTCCACTTGCGCGATTCTTGCATTCATAATATGCATTGCCGCGATCGTCTTTGTATGCAAACCTGGTTACGGTATAACCACAGAGATTTCTCATAAAGCTATACCGATAGATTTTGATGTTGCAATCTTCCGGAAGGTATGGAGCAAATGTCATGGCTTCCTCAACACTCATTCCGTTTCCCATACGATAATTTACGAGTGTCTGCTCACCACATTCTTTTGCAAAGGATTCTTTGAATTCTTTACTGCCTAATCCCGTGATACCGAGAATAGTATTCTCCTTCCGCTTCATACGGGAGCCTTCCCTAGATTTTGGAGTATGAGTGATTGCATAGATGCAATCTTTCTCGGTAAAATATCGCCTTGTGGAATTGATTGAGTTGTTGGCAATGGCATTCTTGAAAGACTGAGAGCATTTGAATCCATAGATTCGAGCAAGTGCCTCTCCTCTCTTATAATACCTGATATGATTCGGATTATCAGGATTAAAATGGTCCTGAAGAGTGAGAGGACAATCAATCTTGAATCTCGAGAATTCAGACGGGCTATAGCTTACTCTGTCCTCATTCAGAATATACTTAGCAGTGCTTGCACGATCAAGGCCAAGTTCCAAAGCCAGATGAAGAGAATCCAGATAGAAGATACCGCCAACTGAAATATGCCGATTATACTTTTTATAGATCATGCTAATCAGTTTCTCTTCTCTGGATACATAGGGCGAATTCTTTACGCTCGACGGAATGAGATTTTGGACGCCGATATCATACTCGTCGCAGGCATCCTTGAGCGTCATTTCTCTTCCGTTGATTTTTAATACTACAGCACGGCCACGCATCTATTACACCTCCAATGAGTGCTTAATATAGCTCATTATTTTATCATTGAGCCCTAAATCATGATCAACTACATTTGCATTTAACCGCAGTGTGATAATATCCTTTAAGTCGACGAGCTCTTCTCGGTTTCCCTTAATTTTGGTACCACTTATGTCTAGAAACTTTAGCTTCCTCAACGGATTTAAATCATGGGTATCGCCATCCACTTTTGTGAAAGCAAGATCCAGATATGTGAGAGAATCTCTCAGCATCTTTGCTTCGGAAAGATCTCCATAAATTGAAGTATTCCGAAGATTCAGATGAGCGAGTCCTCTTAAGCTAAAGAATTCAGAGACATTATTAACGATCGGCAGTCCTGATAAATCCAACTCAGAAATGATACCGTTAATGGAAAAAGAAGTAACCTTCCTAGAGAGATATACCTTTTGGTAGATACCTCTCTGGAGGGTTACTTTTTCGCCATACCATTCGGAACCATCCGAATTGATAAAACTGCCATCACCTAGAATTGTAAGCTTTGCATAATCGCATCCACTCACAATCCCGATACTGGCAGGAACTTTACCGGAGACTGCCTGAGAGAATTTGATTCTCATCAGGTTTTAACCTCCTATATCAAATGCCGTTATTTCTGCTTCACATAGGTCTTCATGAATTCTTCTATTGTGGTGCACGGCTTCTGATTCTTCTCGGCTCCATCAAACGGGGAGTAGTTCCAGTCATCTTCCTCGTCGATGTACCGCCGGCCATCGTCCGGCAGTTCCAGAGGCTCTGCAAGGATGATGGTTCCCCAGTGGTTAACCAGCACATAGGGTGCGATCTCACAAGGGATACCTTCACAGTCATCATCATGCCGGACATCGTAGGCATGCAGACAATCCGGGATCGTATTCCGATCAAGACGGATGCTGGTGAACAAGGCAGGTTTTCCACATACAGTGATCTCTTCGAACTGCTCAGCCATTGCATTAAAGAAGGCCATAATTTATCTTCTCCTTATAAGAAAGAAGCAGGACAATCCACACGGACTGCCCTGCCATAGGGTTAGTTTTTCTTCTGGGTCGAGGGGCCGGTGCCATAAGTGGGCGCAGGAGTCTTCTGAATCTCATCGAGGACACTCTGAGTTTTCGGAGTCTTTAACGGGATGATTTCATTATTATTTGAAATCTCCGAGAGAGACCACTTCTTCGTGCAGTCCCGTTCCATATCGGTGAACCACTCAGTCAGCTCAGGATACTGATTCAAAAGGCGTGTCCGAGTGAGGTCCCGATTGAAGCTCTTCTCATAGAGTCTCCAGGAAACTTCGTCGCCGAAAATGGCAGCAGTCATAGCTTCCTTCGCACTCGTAAGTCGCCGTTTCTCGGATTCCTTTCTGAATTTCTCCCAGCGATCCGTTGCGGCCATGCACTCACCAATCGCAGGTTTGAAATTGAAAGTGGTCTTCATGAAGACGCCATCTTTCTGGGTGGGAGCAAGATCAATGCTGATGTCGTTGATGCTTGCGCAGGTTTCGAGATGATTGAAATGCTCGATTGCTTCCAGAATATGACACAGATTGACGTCAAAGTCTTTCGGCTGAATCATATTCGGAAGGACCATGGGGTAGTACACCCGAAGGCTGATATTGATGGCATGGCCAGCATTCTCATCGCGCAGGTCTTTCGTCATGGGGAATTCGAACGTGTTGACGATGTAGTCACGCTGGTACTGGTTGTATCTGCCATCCAGGTGCATCTCTTGATCGAACTCGACTTGCTTCTCGTCGGGCTCATTGTCATCGCATTCGCAATGGCAACCATCTGCATCGTAGAAGTAGATGTGAGGTAAGCCTTCCCAGACGATATCATAGTTTTTCTTACCACTGGAAGCTTCAGTGGTAAATTTCCACGCATGTTCGTTTGACATTTTATGTTTTCCTTTCTCTTTTTAGTTTGACGGAAGTAGATAAATTCTACATTGGAATCACCTCATTTCTTTTCGGAGCATAGAAATTACTTCTTGCTCTTCTTCTTATCCTTCTTCTTGCCCTTCTTTGCCTTCTGAACGATGTCGTCATCGAACTTCGGCTTCAGGTGGACATCGGCAACGGTCATATCCGTACGAGCAACGTACTGGATGTGAGCCATGGGAGTTGCACCACCCTGATCGTCCTTCTTGTGAAGGTCAATGTAGAGCGAGACGATCTCGTCGATGGGGATGTCAGTGAAGTCGATGCGGTTCAGCAGCGGCTGGAGCTTGCGCTTGACACTCTTGACCTCGGTGTCAGTGGAACAGGAGATCACATCGGTGATCGTGACGGTGGTTGCGAACGGAGCAACGTTGTTCACGCGACCATAAGGCATCAGGACATACACATCCGTTGCACGGACGTTGAACATCGTCATGATGTTGTTGCCTCCGATGCGGTCGATCTGGTGGCTCTTGTGAACGACTTCGTAACCGAAGTTCTTGATCTCAATCTTTTTACCCATTTTTCATTTCCTCCTTAAATTACATACCGGATTTGTAGCCTTCTGCGAGCAGAACGGCGTCACCCATCGGATTAGCCGGTGCGGCCTGATAGTTGGACTGAGCATTCTGCTCAATGGTGTTTGCGACTGCTTCCTTCAGGGCAGCCTTTTCGCGCTTCTTCTTGGACTTCATGATGAGATCGCTCTTGACAACGATCTTATCGCTGTTTTCCAAGCTGTCAGAGATCTCAACACGATCGCTGAAAATGTCAACGCAAACGGTGACAACTGCCGAGACATCGTTGTTCTCGATGCCAGCCTTGATGCTATCCATGATGCAGGATACACAGCTGAACATGGGATCGAGGATGTCGATCATGTTGAACACGTAATCGAGCTCAAGGTCCTTCTTCTTGTAGCCATCAAAGCCGCGAAGGATGATGTTTGCGGCATGGCCGGTTTCCTTCTCACTGAAGAAATAGGACCGCGAGCAGAAGACGTCGTTCTTGAACTCGCTGTAAGGGCCATCTTCGGTCAACTTGTGATTGCCGAACGCCAGGCTGTAACCCTTCTTCTTGCTGTACTTCACCTGAATGTATGCGGCCTTCTTATTATCGTGCTTACCCATTTTTCTTTTCCTCCATTTTCTTTTTCTTCTCGAGCAACTGCTCATTGTTGTAGGGACGGACGGTAGCCTTGCTGTTCCGATAGATATGAGTCGGCATCGGCTCAGGGAGCGTGCTGTTCATATCGTAGGGAAGGAACTGAAGGTGATAGTCGTTACGCCAGCGACTCTCGTCATAAGCGTATTCCGTCTCGCCCTCAACGATGGTATCGTGAAGGAAGTATACTGTACCTTCGAACGGTTCACCACTCTTCACCTTCTCAGCGAACACAATCCAATCGTTCACATCATCCCCAAGATATGCAGTCAGGATCGTAAAGAGGCTCGGCCGATAGATGCTGCCATGCTCGCCAGTTACGGCGTTCATGATGAACGGATAGCTGTTGCTGGTTCCCTTTTCGGAATCGTTATCCGTCATGTAGAAACGGTGGCACTTGAACGTGGTATCGACGCAGTCGTTCTCTTTCAAGAACTTCTCGATCTCCTCCTGATACCGCTTATGCCGAACACCAACAGACCAGACGAGATAATCGTCCGGACGAACGCCGTCACCAAAGATGCTGTACATGTGCTTTCCGTTGGGAGTTGTAAAGTCGAGCTCGCAACGAGTAACGATCATCCGTCCAGCATCCGCTTTGATAGAAAATTCCATTTTCGTTTCCTTTCTCTTTGATTGAATTCGGTTTCTTTTCATTGGGGTTACTAAAATAGTGGATTCTACATAGTATTTCCACCTCCTTCTACTGGTATAATATATCATTCAAATTTTGATTGATTAAATATAATCATTTTGGATATTTTTCTTGAGTCCTTCTCTCCAATTATGCTGTGCAGAATAGATGCCGATTGTCTTTCTATCGTATGTAATGATGATAGACTCGGTATTGATGACATTGAGATGAATGAAATGCGTTCGATTCGGTTCGATTTTCTTATCTTCTATATCGAAAGATTCATGCACGATATTATAGATAGTGCCATAAACATCGTTGTCATCACATTCCGTGATATTACAAATGAGATTATTTAGGTCAATATCATTGAAGGTGTGACCATCATCAAATGTAAGATTCTTTGGATACGATGTAAAGACGCCGATGAAAAATCTTTCTTTGGGGATATAGTATTTCTCACGGATCATATACACAGAATCTCGAAATGCTTTGAATTTCTCCAGTCTCATTTCAGGAGAATCAACTGAGACCATCAAACTCATATTATAGCATTCCGGAGATGATTTCATCACATACATGCCACGAGCGTTATACAGGTTATTCTCTGCACTATTTTTATCAGCGAGCTCGTTCTCAAGAAAAGGGATAGCATAGCCGCTAAATGTCTTATCGTTATTGATAACGAAGGTGAAATTTTTGCGAGAGATAAATATAACGCATCCAATAACCTTATATTCTTTCTCGTCAAGTTCCTTCATGTAAGCAATGAAATTTCTACGAATACTAAAGTATGGATCATCTGCTCGATTGCTACACATGATGGAATACATGATATTCTTCGTTATCTGTACCATAAACGGATCACGCTTCGGATATACGACATCAACCATGAGATGAAGACCAGGAGAATCTATAATCTTTTGATCTTCCTCACTCTCTGAATGGTACATCCGCTCAGCCACTTCAACCATTTCACTGGCAAAATGCTCATTATTTGGCCACATCATTGCAAAAGGATATTGCTCGTCTGGAAGTTCTCCATCAATATAATGAAGATTTACTTGTGTACCGTCACAATCAAGAATAGTATGAGGCATAAATTACTCCTTTCTACAAAAAAGAATCCACTCGTTAGACTCTAATCTAGGATTTCTAACGAGTGGATATTGTCTTTACAACGTGCAGAAGTTGTAGAAATCAATCATCTGAGACTTCTCAATCATGAAGTACGGATTCAGCAATCCGCTATCACGAGAGATAATCATACGAGTGACAGGGTCAAACTTCCGGAACGCGTGCTCAAGCTCCTTGTTCATGATGCCGATGATATTCAGAATATCGCCATCGAAGTCTGCATTCAAACCAGGAAGGACAGACAGCGGAACCGAGAGCGTGAAATCAGTCACGTCCTGCTTTACCTTACGAACTTTCATCAGCAGGATGCTGTAGTAGTTCAGAGTCGGGTTACGGTTGATCAGAATTCTCGGCTGCTCTTTTGCAATGATGAAGTTCATCACTTCATAGATGTGCGAATTGAACTTATATGCATCCTGATATTCCTGCCAAGCCTGTGTCAGAGAGATATCATCCATCACCATCAGGTAGTGAATAATCTTAAACTTAAACAGCTCAAGGAAGGTGTTATAGGAAAGATCCACTTCAGAGTCACGAAGTTCCGGGTTCGGAATGATGACGTTACGAGAAGTATAGTTCAACGCACCACCAAGAATCTGACCACGAATCCATCCATCCTTACCGGTGATAAATTCGAAGTTCGTTGCCCAAAGTTTGTTGACACGAGACTGAATGCGAGACAAGATGTAAGCACGATCAATCTCTTTGCTTCCTTTCAGCTTTTCAGACAAAGTAAACAGAGGATTCACGTGCTTGTCGATCGTGTTGAAGTAGTAGGTATCGGTAGTTGCACTTTGAGGACGAAGAAGCGTAGAATAGATAGGAATATGAGAAGTAAAGACCGAACTCTTTTCAGCAAGGAGTCGATCCAGTTCATCAGCTTTTCCTTTCTTCTTCATTTTTGCAAATTCGATAATCTCTTCAAAATGCTCCCGAAATTCAACGAGGCCGATACCAGCAAATCCGCCAGTTGCAGCCTGCTCATCGGGATCAATATAACGAGTACGATTACCGTTTACATCGACCTGATACTTTTCGTTGATGATGGAATCCAGCATACCTTTCTTCATACAAGAAGCAAGCTTCTGATAATAGAAAGGATTGAGGATATAATTACCACCAAGACTGATCCAACCTGTGAATTCAATATTAGTTCCTTGATATTCGACCTTGGTTCCACAGAGAGGGCAAGTCTCGCCCTCGAACAGCTTACCTTTGAATTCACCACACTGGCAACGATAGCGCTCAATGAACGCATTCTCATCTTCGTAGTTTGTGCCGTACAGAATCGACCGTGCACCATAGAGGCTCTTCTGCTTGGTATCGTCAAGCTTGACGACTGCGGGCTCCGTAATGGTGAAGCCATTATTCGTAATGATGTCTTTAAGGTACTCAACATCCCAGTTGATGCGTCTCACGCGAACTGTATGTTGCTTGTGATTTTTAGCCATATTGCGCAACCTCCATATTGGGTTTCTTTCGCATAGGTCTTGAATATGCGAATTACCTGTCTGTCAGAATGATTATTCTTTTTCAGTCTTTTCAACGTAGAGTTTGCCCTCTTTCACAAGATGGTTGAAGGGGTCACACATCGTGGATGCTAAAAAGTCACACCGCTCATTTTCGGCTTGACCAGCATGTCCTTTTACCCAACTAAAAGTAACTTTATGGTGCGATTTTGCTTCTAAGAGCCGCTCCCAAAGATCCTGATTCTTTACAGAACCGCCTCCGGCAGTTTTCCATCCATTGGAAAGCCATTTATCAACCCACTTCTGACGAAATGCGTTGACCACATAAGACGAATCGGATACAACGGTTACCTCGGACGGATGCTCGAGAGCTTCAAGACCTACGATAACTCCCATGAGTTCCATACGGTTATTGCTGGTTCTCGGATGGCCACCAGCAAACTCTTCAATAGACAGAATGGAGTCATCGTCATTATATAGCTTCACAATTGCTGCGTATCCTCCAGGGCCAACAGGATTCTTTTTTGCTGCACCATCTGTGTAAATTTCAGCTTTCTGATACTTCATTTGAATCAACCTCTCTTACTTCGATATCCACATAAACAGGTTTAGCCGTTTTTCCACAGCGTTCGCATCGCATTCCAGTAAATAATGGACCATGGAGCGCTCCGCAATCACATTGAATCATCGGCTGTAGTAAACCACCAAGTGGGCCATCCGTAATTTTTAATAGAACTGATTCTATTTTCATATGATTTCACTTCCTTTCTTTTTATTGAGAAACCTTTCAGATGCCTCGTTAGTATAACATATCAACCAAAATGTTATTTAGAAATCTATGATAAAAATTACTCTATACTAAATTTAGACAGGAGGTAATGATATGGGAGCAATAGATGAGTTAGTGAGAGAGAATAATATGAAAGATCGGGCGATCGAATATCTCAAAAACAAAATCTATGAATGTGAGAATGAGAAAATTAGTTCCATTACTTCAGATATTCCAAAATTTGAAGGGATTGATGGATACCCAGATTCTCTTTATGATTTCAATCTATCTCAGAGATTGGATGCGTGGTTTGCTCATATGGAGGAAGTCACAGATAAAAAGCTTCGTTTAATTACGAGGACTCAGTTCTTTGATCGAATCTTAATTCTTTATCTTAACGAGTATTGCCATAAAAATAAAGGATATTATATCACGATGGTGTATAAAGATAATATCGCTGGATTTATGGCGACCCTTGCGCAGAAAGAACAAGATGAATTTGCCATTATTCCTACACTGGACGGAATGTGGCTTGGCTGTACGAATCTTAAAGACGCTTTGATTCGGTATGGTGAAGAAGCGAAGCGTCTTGCATTTACAACAGCTTGGACAAGCGTACAACTTGATCCACAGACAAAACTTGATGTAAGCATGAATCTCATCAAGAAAGATAAATAAATTTGAAGTGCTATGGAGAATTGATTTTCTTCCATAGCACTTCATTTATCGTAAAAGACAGTAGAGTAAGCCTTTATTATAAAAGAAAGGAGAGATTACAATGGCGTTTTTAATCAATGAGCAAAAATTCGTCGATGATAATGCGTTCAAGTTTGAGAATAGACTTAATTCTCAGGTTACACGTTTTCTTGATAAATCGCCTGTTTTTGTCACATACTATCACGTTGATTCAGATGAAACCACAACGGATGGTGGTTTTAAAGATGTGAATGCACTTTGGGGTAAAGATTCTCCTATCAAATATAAAAAGATTGAGAATCTTCCTCTGTATGGTTTTGATTCCGTACAGTTGAATCTTCAGGATACTGATCAAGGTCTTGATACAGAATATTCTGGAGACGCTATTCTTCTTCCGAATACAGTTAAACCTCTTCAAAATGATTTCTTTACGGTAAATCACGTAAAGGGAGTTTTCTTATTCCGAGTTACTCAGGTCGATTATGATACAATTAGACCTGATAATTTTTATAAGATTACTTACCGTATCGAATCTCTTGAAAATGAGGTTCTGGAAGATATTAATAATCAGGTAAATGAGAAATTTACTTGCATCTTACAGAATGTAGGAAGTACGAATAACTGCATCATTGAAGAAAGTTATTTCGAGCAGCTTCAGAAAGTGAATGCTTTATACTCTGATATGGCAGAGACCTATAAAGCAATCTTCTATAGTGGCCGATATAATTGCTTCCTCGGTGAGACAGCAGTTGGTATGAAAATCTATGATCCTCTGCAAGCTGTGTTCATGAATAAACACAAATTGCTTACGAGAGATGATAGCTATCAGACAGTACTCCTCAGTGAGATGTTTACTGATCCGAAGAGAAAGATCAAATACGAGAGAAGTATTTATCGGTTCTTTGAACGAAGAGATTTGAAGACCATTTCAAATTTCAAGTATTATCTCTATCCTGGTACCAATAAGAAAGATTCTGCTTTCTATTATTGGCAGGATGATTCGATTCTGTATGTCGAAGTTCCTGAGAAAGCTGTCTTTGATCAAAAGGCTCCCAATGAACTTCTTCCTAATCGAATCGTTGCAAACTTCAAGATGAATGGTCCTGAGATTTCTCCGTACGTTGATCTCATGCAGAGATTTGTACGTGGGGAAGAAATCACAATCTATGATATTCCTCTTGAGTTAAATGAAGAACTTCTTAAGCTTGATGCTAATGAAGAAGTCTTCTTCTTCACTCCTATCTTACTCTATATCATCAAAACTGTCACAAATGATTTCCTTCAGCAAAAAAAGAAGGAAACCTTATAAAAAAATCCACAGAGAGACTCATAATAGAATCCCTCTGTGGATTTTTATCGGTTAATTCATGTGATCAGTATCGTCCTGGAAAGCAGGAGTCGTATCATACTCCGACTTATCCGGGCCAACCACATAGCTGTTTGTTTTAAGCTCTTCCATAACGATTTGCTTAAACTTGTCGGCATCAATGATGCCTTCTTTTGCGAGAACTTCTTTCTCGACAGCTTTCTTGCGCTTTACCAGCATCAGGTCATACTCGGTACCCATGTAATCCTGATCGTCAATGGTTTCGATCTTTATGTGACGATCATCGTATTCACGGATAGAATCGTCATCGTCAATGAAGTCAACCTCGATACCGAGACTCTTCAGATACACCGCAAAGATTTCGTTCACACGAGATGTGTAGGTCTTGCTCACCTTAAATTGGTCTTTGCCAGTAATCAGGCCATTTGCAAGATCACGACGACCCTTTGCAGATGCACGATACATCAGATTGAAAATCTGAATATCTTCAGGATCCATGCCGATAGAGAAGTTCAACGTCTCAAACTCACCGAAGCGAATAGGAGTAGAAGAACGAAGCTCTGTGAAATTCTTATTGCGATAACTTCTTTCAGGAAGACCTTTCGTGTTGATAGAACCAGTGCTACGGACAGAGAAGCCTTTGCGAGAAGTCTGCTTCAGTTTCAGGATATACATCTCACCAGCATACATGGGATGGAGCATCTTGATGGTACGACCAAACTTGTTAATGTACATATCGTACGGAGTCAGGAAGTCGTACTTCTCATAGATCTTCAGCAGACGATAGAAGATGGGTTCGTCTTCCCACATCGGCTTCTGATGAATATAGATGTGATCATCCATAACTTGCTGGATATAAGCATCCTTCTCTTTATTAGACAGCTTATCATAAACGGCTTTCATTTCATCATGCTGCTTATGGTTAAAGTCATCAATGATTCCGAAGAGAAGTTCTTCCCGCTCTTTGCGAGTCTTTCTCATCTTCATCTGTGCTCTCACCTTATTGCAGATGAAGTTCATGGTGATTTCGAAGATGGGGAATGCTGTGGTACGGTTGATGATAGCCAGCACATTGAACAGCAGATCAATGGTAACCTTGTTGCCATTATCATCGTAATAGAATGGCATCTCATCGTCCGGGCGGATAGCAGAGATAACAGACTTGTTACCGTAGCGTCCAGTAATCTTCTGACCGATATCTGCTTTCACAACACCCTTGACAGTGATCTCGATCTTCACGTTGGAAAACAGGCTATCCTGATCTTTCCAACGCTTATCTTCATCAAGGAACTCGATAGCACGCTTATAGAGATAATTGATTTCTTTCGAATATTTTTCTCCAGAATCAAAAACCATCTCACATGCTTCTTTAATTCCTTGATAGTACTTCCGCTGGCTCTTCAGATATTTGAGAATCTGATGAGTAAACGGAGTATCTTCGATATCGGGATTATTGCAGTATACTGTGATGTCAACGACCTGACCTTTCTTATAGTAAGAAACATCACTTTCACCAGAATGGGTCAGGGAGTCATCTTTGAACTCACTGAGAAGTTGCTCTTTCGAAAGAGTACGCTTTGCAGCGACTTCACCAGTAGAGAACTCACCAATATCCGGGAAAGGCTTATACTTCTTTCCTTTGCCATAAAGGTTCAGGAGGAAGTCATTGTCGTTGACGCCGATAGAGACCGTGTTGATCTCAATGGACTGAAGCCGATCATGAAGACTCTGAGAAATGACGCAAGCATCTTCGGACGTATAGGATTCCGTAGTGTACATGATAGGCACGTTGATGCCATATCCGTAGTTCATGGAATCATCATACGAACGAGATTTCTTAATTACGGTTCCTTTAGGGACTTCATCTCCAACTTCGAGGCCATCCATGTAGTCGTTATTGTACTCATAGCCGAAGACTTCGGTCAGAGATTCAGAATCACAACGGCTCCATGCCTCATAATATTTTTTCTCTTTATCGTAGACGAAAAGGGTATACGTTGTCGGATGGTCGATGATATCTTCATACTTAACCACCTTATCCACGACTTCGTAGTTCCCTTTTGCCTGCTTATAGCCAGTCGAATAACGGCCGACAACATTTTCGCCATTGGTAAATACTGCCGGAAAATCCGGGCGCAGCAAGTTTACGACTTGGCGTTCATGCGAAGTAAACATGATAGATCGCATGGAGGAATTGTACTGGGGCATTCCCAGCATCGTCATGCCGATAAGACTATTCGAGCCTTGCAACTCTTCGTTGGCCTTAAGCAGCATTTCCTTATTGGAATACTTTACATTTTCTGCCATTGTAAAACCTCCAGATTTTATTTTGACGCTACCGTGAGAAGCAGATTCCAGACTACTACTCACGAAGGTATAACATATCATTTCAGCATTGCTTTGATATTTTATGCCCATTATCTTAAACGTATCCAGCGATATAGAATCTAAGGTTTTTGGTCACAGAAAATTAATCTATTTTTTTGGAAGGAGAAATCATATTATGTCAAAATCCTATAGCGAAGATTTCATTGGTAAAATTTTTCCCCTGGTTGCTCCAATTACGTCGAATGGATTCATGAACTACAAAGCACTTCGTGTTCTGAAAGACTATCCATTTGATCGAGATGAAGTTGATAAGTTGGTTGGTAAAACAGTTAGTCCAATTAGTACCAATGATATTTTTGGAACGAAGAAGTACTGCATCATTGATCCAGATAGAAAGTATGGTGCACTGTATGATGTCGGTACAACAGAAAATAGAAAGTATATCATTGCTTGGAATAATTTCCAAGATGGAGCCGTAATTGCATGGATTGACCCTTACGATTATATCATCACGGAGATGAAATTCTTTGACGATGAAGACATCGACATGTTTTACGGAATCAAGTTTGATTATGATCCAAATGATAAGCGTCCTGGGCATGACATTCGTGAAATTTTCAGTCAGTGCTCGTATGGCGTTCGTAATTTCATTCGGTGTGGTGGTGGATATTACGCTTTCGTGCATGATGATGTCGTGTTTGAAATTCGCCCCGTCATCTCTTTGGCTATGTCGTGTGAAGCCAGTCGAAATAATAACGATGGCAAATACGTAATTGGAATCAATCAGAGTTCCCATAGCGATATCATCTATCACAACCATAGCAGCCAAGTGGATATGATTCAATATTCTACATCTGGAATTAATTATCGTCTCGTGGAAAATGTCAGAAATTTTGACGTTGAATACGTCGATGATACGAATCTTTTCATGAAGCGTACTTGGCCTACCATGTTCCAATATAATACTCCAGAGGATTTCCTTGCTGTGTATAATAACGTCTCAACAGCAGAATTCGTTGAAGGCAAAGTTTCGACGATGAATGGCGTTCGAAATGACTATGACCCGAGTTGGTGGGCTGATGGATATACGATCATGAATATGCGTACGTGCCATGGTATTTATCATGACATTTATATTCTTGATCCAAACCATAACGTCTACAAGGTTGTGAATCATAAAGATCTGATTCCTAGTGATAAATGGATTGCTATCCGTAAAGTCAAGAATTCCGATGATATATTATATTGGTGAATTACAAGGAAGGCGAAGTGAAGTAACCTTCCAATTTTGTATGATCCTTGAAGTTGAGAGGATCGAAAGGAGTTCACCATGACGTACGATGAAAAAAATCGCCTGAAGGAGATTTATATCAAGGCTGTCGTCAAAAACGAGCGTGCTAAGGATGACTTTGTAAAAGCGCGTGAGCAGCATAAAGCTACGCGCCACAAGAATCTTCTTTATGCAATCGCCACGGCACAAGAATGTGCTCTGGTGGATGTGATGGTGGCGTTTTTCGACGACGTCACCATCGACATGTTCGAGGATGAGGCCAAGGCAATGTATAAGGCTGATCCGACTGTGTTTGCGGAGGACTGAATCGGTCCTTCGATTTTACGTTTCCAAGAGAAAAGGAGAGAATTATCATGAAGAAAAAGCAGGTCAAGAAATATGCCCATGAACTTCTTAAGTCCATGAGCTTCAAGAGCGATGCCCGTGACATGGGCTATCCCCACTATAAGAAGACGAGAGCACTTCCCATCAAGGGTAAGCGCGCTCGCCGGATTATGGTGGACGAGGTCATTGATTATGTCAACAACCACATTCGCCCGCTCTCGTGCTATTACGATAAGCACGAGCGTGTCTTCAATGACAGCACCACATACTATGTGGATTGCTACGTTGGGGACAATTTGATCCCCAACGAGTTCTTGATCCATGAGCTGATCAAGAGCAAGTGGGCACAGCCTGAGGAGTCCTGGAACGTCGAGGGAAAGACTGTATACAGCAGGCCGACCTCGTACAACCCGTATCCCAACTACAGGGACGAGATGGACTACAACTGGCAAGTCAAACGCAGGAACGCTCCTGTAGGCGAAGAGTACTTCGTCAATGGATCCACAAGAGAGTATCTCCGCTACCCCGGCACCGAAAAATCCGGCGTATTCGCCGAAGTTTTTGAGGTGTATCATCACCACAACGACGACTGGCGTAATGGCCTCGTTGAGGTGTTCGCCGACGACGGCCGATGGCATAAAGCCGTTGGCTTCCCCACCACCCATACTTATTCGGTGGACGCAAAGTGGGAATAATTTGTTCCTACTTTTACAGTGGCCAGTCACTCTAATCTGGAGAAAGAGGTATACTATGAGCACTATTTTGAACTGCACCCCGCACGCAATTTCCTTTGTCGACGACGCCGGCAAAGTCATCCGCGTGGTTGAACCCTCTGGTATTTTGCCGAGGGTGTCTTCCACCATCACCGTCGTTGGGGATATTGATGGTATCCCTGACGAGGTCACGACATACGGGCAGGTCGTTGGTCTGCCCGAGAAGCGTGAGGGCGTCATCATGGTCGTTTCGGCCATGGTGGCTGCTCGCCTTCCTGACCGCGACGACATCCGGATTCCGGGTCGTCAGGTCCGGGACGACCAAGGCCGAATCATCGGCTGCAAGTCTCTGTCGAATCCCAACGGCGGGATTCGCTAAGGCATACAGCCTGTCCGCTTATATCATCATAATCTGGGACGGTATGATTTACCGTATACTCTCAGATTATGATGATATATTATACACGTGAAGAAAGAGAAGGAATAAGAAATACAATCGGTATTTCACCTTCTCTTTCTATGATCCATAAGGAGGAAATTATTATGGATACCATCAAGACCACCATCACCACCACTGTCGAGCCCAGCAAGAAAGCATACAACGCAGAAGAGACCAAGACTGCTCTCTGCAAGAACGTCAAGCGTGCAGCAGTCGGTACGTCCGTCGCTACCGCTGCAATCTTGACCCGCAACGTCGCAAGCGGTTACGCTCTGGGTTGCGCGTACAATGGCCGTAACAAGGCCAGCAGTCGTGCGATGAAGCTCGCTGCAGCAGCGGACTGCGTCGCAGTCGGTGCCGTGGTTGTCACCGCGGTGACTGCAAGCTGTGCCGCTTATGAAGCGGCAACCATGTACGAGAACTTCGAGATCCAGTGATCGCTTGAAGTTCTCCCTAGCACCGAAAAGAATCACTAAAGTACCTGATGAAGATTAGAGGATGCTTCATCAGGTACTCAATTTTATATGATCCTCAAAAGCATGTACTATAGGAGGTACTATTATGCTGAACCTTATGAAGAAGAACGCCGCAACTGTTGAGAAGACTGCTATCAAGATGACCCCTGCCCAGAAGAAAACCACGACCGTCGCGAACGTGAGTGGCAAGGTCAAGAACGTAGCATTCGGCGTCGCAACCGGCGCTGGCGTGGCCGGCTCTATGATGCTCCAGAACGAGCGTCATATCAAAGGCCGCAAGGCCCGTGAGGCGTATCACAGGCGCGTCGAGGAGGTCTGCACCGTTGCTGTCGGTGCAGCGGTGGTCGGTGCAGGCGCCGCCATTATCCAGGGCATCTTCGACCCTGTGATCGACGTAACGACCTTTGAGATTGAGCCGGAAGCTTACGTGGAGCTCAATGACAAGGGCTCCGAGATCCAGGAGAAAGCTGCGCAGAATTCCAACGCAGATGAGCCTGTCGAGGATGAAGGCGCTGCCGATGATGACAAGACTGATGTCGCTCCTGAGCAGAATGCCGATCAGCATGTAGAAAAGGTCGTGGCTGAGATCGTGCAGACTGAGCAGCCCGCATCCGCACCCAAGGATGCTGAGAAGCCGATTGTGGAAGCAACGGCTACTGAAGTTAAGAGTGAGCAGACTCCTGCCGCACCTGCTGATAAGCAGCCTGTCGCACCTGCACCCAAAGATGCTACGCCCGCGCCCAAAGCTGAGCAGCCTGCTGAAAAGACCCCTGCTGATAAGCAGCCTGCACCTGTTGCTCCTCAGACTGAGCAGCCCAAAAGCGATGCTGACAAGCAGAAGCCTAATGGCAACAGCCAGGGCGCAAGCAACAATAACCCCAAGAACGGGAACAACCATGCCAAGGCAGCAAAGTGATGCCAAGGCGTTCGCATACGTACTAAGCTTTGGATGCTTAGCACGTCCACCTTAGAGATGGCAGAGCAGCAATAGTTGCTCTGTCTTTTTTGCATATATTTCGTTTATATATTATAATAGTAAGATCATGGAATATCGGAAGGAGGTTATTATTTCTATGATCCGGAATCATTACAGACAAATAATTCTATTTGAGGTGGTGATTCTTTCCGTGTACATACCGATTCATATCAATCTCAATCTTCCTCTAGTAGCAGTTGTAATTTTCATACTCGGTGCTGTGAATATGGCAATTCTTTCAAAAGTTTGTAAAGTGAGGGCAAAGCATTCAAGTAAGGTATACTCAGGAACATGTGTCTTCCTCATCTTATTTTATGCGCTTCTTTGGATTCTTACAAATATGATTGAATAAGAGTGTGGATGTTATGTTATATCCCAGTAGGTCAATTGATTCGATCTACTGGGATATTTAAAGCTATTATTGGAATGACTAATTTATAGTGAAAGGATGTGAAACCACATGGATGTCGTGGAAAGTTTGGAACTCGGAAAGCCTTATTTGCTTCGTGTTACAGACGGCAAAAGAACATGGAAACTTCCGGCATACGAGGTAATGGATAAAACACTGAGAGCAATTGTGTTTGATCCAAAGAGTAAGAAACTTAAATGCCTCGATGATATCGAAAGAGATGTCCGGTTCATTGTAAAGTTGTCCATTAAGATGCAGCACAGTATCTTGCATCGAGCACGAGATGGTATTTATATCATTCATCTCAGATGTGCACCAGCAGCTTCTGAAAAATACAAGGAGCTTGTTGGAGAGTACGTCTTAGCGTACAACGAAAATCTGTTTTTGAAAATCAAGGAGAATAAAAATGGCTAATAATAAAAGCGTATACCAGCAGACCACTAATGTCAGTATCCCGAAGAACCGTCTTCTGGACATTGCTGCCGACGAATACTTCGGTAAGAAGACGTACAAGGTTCTTCTCTGCTTGTTTACCGAGCTGAATGGCTTCGATCACAATCTTTTGAAGAGAAGCCAGGATCCTCTCAACTTTAAGAAGATTGACTTCAAAGCAATTGCTCAGACGGTTGGTCTTTCTAAGGACGAGGTAAAGAAGTGCGTCAATAATCTGGTTGACTGGGGCTATGTGGAAGAGGGTTGTTCTGACACTGTCAATGATGGCTATCGGTTCACGTTCTGAAAACAATAGCCTAAGCCCTTTTAGAATACAAAAGAAAGGAGACGTGTATATGTCTAAGAAGAATCGACCGAACACTGTTTCGGCCGCAATCTCCGAGGAAGCAGTAAACACTGAAGTTGAACTCACTCCTGTGGAAACCTCTGTGGAACCTATGGCTGTGGCTGAACCTGAAACGGTTGAAGTTACTGGCGGCGTAGTAAATCCAGAAGTTCTCGATGAATGTGAGCCCATCACTGTTCCTGTGGAGGATCCTGTAGTTGCTATCAATCATCATATGGAAGAGATCAATGCATCTCCCATTGAGATTAAGACCCAGGATCATGTTGAGAAGCTCAAAGACGATATCATTGCGATTGAACTGATTCCCGGTAAGACGGTAAAGATCCGTCCGGGCACCAAGAAGACCTATACTGGTCTTGACCTTCCTGAGTTTGCACTTCGCAATACCTACAAGGTAGAGAAGGTCATCGGTGATCGTGTCATCGTCAAATCTGGGTTCTACCAGACCGTTGTCAGCAAGAGTGATTTGGTATTTGCTGACTAACCATAAGTTAGGTTCGTAATGAGTATTTGGTATAAGCATATTAGACATATCTGATTCTCTCAGAGTCTGTATGCTTATACCGATTTTTACTCATAGCAACACACATGGCAATAGAAATACGAGGTGTACCATGATTGTATTTACTTTAAGTATTATTCTTGCTTGTCTTTTCGTGTTTACCGGCAAGCACAACAGTGGAAAGCATTCGCGTCAGAAGGGCTATAAGATGAGTGCTACCAATATGCTCATTGGCGTTCTGACTTGCGTTGTCGTCTATTCCACTTTCGTTATGGTGGGTGATTACATTGACCCTACCATCGGAGATGATTTTGAAATCACCGCATATGCAGATGGCGGTGAGTACTCATTCAACCAGATGCTAACGACTCTTGTTGAAAAGCTTGATAGCTATAAAATCGGCAAGAGTGAAGTTCCTGAGGTTGAGACGATTGACAATAAAGAGACTCTTGACGAAGAGGCTGGAGTAATTACAGCTGTTCGTGATGAATCCGTCGCATATAATGAAGACGGTGTTCCTGTTGAGACTCCTCCGTGCCTTGGTTCTTTCGTTGACTCTACGAGCGTTCCCGAAGTAAGTGAAAATGCTACTCCTGCGGAAAAACCTGTAGCAGTCGCAAAAACGATTAGTACCCCGGCAGCGAAGAAGTCAAAGTATAATTTGTCTGAAGCCGATAAAGTTGCCCTCCAGCGAGTGGCTCTGGCTGAAGCAAAATGTGATGGCGTGAAAGGTATGGCTCTCGTTATGAAAGTTATCCTGAATCGCTATGACTCCCCTAGATTCCCGAATTCCGTGATGAGCATCATCACACAGAAGAATCAATTCTCCACCTATTACAATGGCACTTTTGCAAAGGCAAAACTTTGTGATGAAAGTGCTCAGGCATTGGAATTGGTTCTGAGCGGTTGGGATGAAACAAATGGTGCTCTGTATTTTGAGCATAATCCCAACGGCAAGGCTACCTGGCAGAGAAAGCACCTGACGACATTGTTTACTTATAAGGGTCATACCTTCAGTAAGTAATTTCGTCGAAGTACATTTAAGACACGTTGAAGAATACGCAATATGATTCTTCAACGTGTCTTTTTTCATTTGAAAGGATGAATCTCATCTCGCTTTTCAATGATATATTATATTGATATATCAAAGAAAGGAGATGAGATTCATGGTTACTCACTACAATGATATCCTTGCTGAGATCAATAGCCACATCGAAGGTAAGGTATACCAAAGAGTCGAGAATGCTAATGATGCTACGATTAACTATCGACATTATGGCATCAAGACAAAATCCGAACCTGTTCGACTAATCTCGAATATCTAGTAGGAGAGAAGGAAGGCTGGAAATGGATACAACAGATCCAGCCTTTCTTTTTTGTTGGGCAGCGTTTTGATATCCATTTTCTAAGAGACGATAAGTTATGAAAGGATGTGTTGCTAAAATGACTGTATTTTGTACGTTTAGGTTAGCAGAAAAGAGCTACGATCATCTGTTGGATAAAATCTTTCTGCATCGAGAAAACGCCATCCAGGAACTTTATAAAGAACAGAGAAAACTCATTCTGGATAATCCTCGGAGAACAGCAATCGGTGAAATGGACGTTGTTGTTGACGAAGAAAAGATGATGTGCTATACCATTTATGACTATAAGAACGGCGAAGAAAAGAAAGCGAATACGGAATTTCCTGAAATGATGATTAAGGAGATTCCACTGGAGGATACCATAAATGAAACGTAAAGTATATGCGTTATTCATTGTGCCCGGTCAAGCAATTAACAAACTGGATCGAATCTATCTTACAAAAGAAGATTTGATTGGTCGGCTTAAAGAAATGAAAGATGAGTATTATAAGAAATATAACCCTGATTTCATGAAGGAGAAAGTATACATTGATTATGATTATGATCGCAATATTCGGCTTCGTCGTCAAGAAACGGTGATGGTTGCTGGATGTGAATGGGTTAAGAAAACCACACTCGCATTTTCTGAAATGGTAGACTTGGAAGGAGATCTTGAAAAATGATTGGAAAACTTACTATGGATCCCGGTGAAGACACTCCTGATTACATCTACGGTATTGAGATTCGTCTTGATGGCGGTATCACTTATACCGAGAATGATCACTATCGGAGAGTGGAAAGAGCAAGAGAACGTCTGAAAACCGTTGCGGATATGAATAAGAATCTTTCTTACGATCATCGTAGTGATGATTTCTTTCATCAGGAATGGTTCACTTTAACTCCTGATGGTAAAAGAACCAAACACTGGTATGTTGGCACTGTGAAGAGATTTTCTCTCTGGTAAAGATGTAACTATTGAAAGGACTGATGCAAAATGTCTTCTACTGCGACCGTGTATGCAATCTTTAAAAAGAAGGAATCTTTGGATGGAAAGTATGCTCCGAAGTATTCTTTCGTCTATTCCACGTTTTGGATGAAAATGCCGTTGGCAAGGCTCTATTTCAACCGTATCATGATGGAAGCTGCTGATAAGGAATGGGGCCTTTTCTCAAAGGGCATTAAGCGTTCTATTATCGGTTGCAATGATTGCTTTACAGTTGTATTTAGCGATCAGGATAATAAGGAATTTCGGAGAGACAGATACACTTTCGTGCAACTTGAAATATCGTGGCCGAATGCAGTGAATCTTCGGAATATGTCTGGTCATGTAGTGTGCGAATTGGATGAGAATGAGATTCCTCATGTTGTTGCATACTATGGAGTGAGGAAAACCTTTAGGTCTTATCACAGCGGAAAGACCGTTCGATATTGCTTCAATATTGATTTGGATAAGAATGGTAAGATGGCATTCCATCTTTGATATATCCAAAAGGAGGGCTTTAATGAAATGACTAAACTTATTAACGAGGAATCTCCTCAAGCATATGAGGCTGTTCGTCAATTCGAATTTGAGCAGTTCTTTCAGTGCATTTATCAATGCGGCAATTCTTGCACGAATCACATTTCTTATTCTATCAAAAATGGCGAAGACTACCACATTGATAAGAACGACAACTATCTTCGTGAGAATCCTGCTCCATGGGCTGGGTCTAAGCCTATCGTTGATCTTGCAAGAGAGTTCCAGTTCAATAAGGGCCCATATCTGAAGATCAACGTGTACCTGATTCACCATTACTACCTTGCATTTGTTGCGTATGACTCTCGTACATTTTCAATCAAGGAAGCTCAGGTAATTCAAATTACATCTCTTAGAGATCTTATCAATCGCCTCATCAATGCTGGAGCACCTTGCGAGGCTTGTGATTATCTTCTTTCTAATCTTATCACCCGAGACCTTGAGCCTGTAAAGTACATTCGGATGTATACTCAGTATGTTACCGTACCGGGTGGCCCTGTTACTGAGACGATTGGCGATACTTATACTGAGAGTGAAGCAGAGTGCGCTCATATTCTGGATAGCTTTGAAAATACATTTAAAGCAAATCCGGAAACGTTCGTCCATGTTGAACGAATTGATCCTCTTCATCTTTTCATTACATCGAAAGATGCAGATGGGAAGGAAACGAATTCTTGCTATTGGTTTAACAAGATCAAGCAAAGAGACTATTTGGAGTAAATATTATGGGAATGGATGTGTATGTCATAGCAGTTACATCATACATTAACAACCAAGTTGTGAGTATGCGTGTAGAAGACGATGCATTTACCAGTCGATCTGATGCAAAAGAGAAGCTCAGATCAATCAAGAAGAGCATGGATTTATTAACCCCTGGAGAAAATGAAGGTGGTGATCATGATCAGAAATACTATATCTCCAGGGATAATCAGATCCTTGAGCACGGGAACATGTTAATTTGCAACATGACCCGGTATTCTACAATTGGCGAACCTTATAAAACGTCTACGATTTACCATGTTGGAAAGACTCATGTTCATTATCATCATGAGCTGAGTCGTAAAGAAGCCGCAAACTTCTTTGAAAGAAATATCAACGAATGACATTATTGGAGGAAATGACGATGAATGAAGCCTACATTGTAACCCTTTGCACTATGAGCCGTGATCTGATTCATGATACGAAAGACATCAAGATGGACCCTCCCGATATTAAGCTCGTTTCCTTCGTCGATACCTATGACAAGGCGAAGGATGCTATGAAAAAAGGTCTGGATGACTTGATGAGCAACCCTGAGAATAACATCATCTCTCTTCAGTACGTTGGTGAGAATGCCGTTTACGTCTTCGACTTCGATGAGAAGAAGCGTGTTGGTACTGCCGCATGGTTGCAGATTCATCCCACTTGGATTGGACCTTGCATTGGCACTCCGTCCAACATGGAAGACATTACTGCAACCTATGCTGCAACCAATACCGTGATGGCGGACTACGAGCCTGATGAACCGGAAAAGGAAGAAGATCACTTCCAGGATAACCCTGATGCAGAAAATCCGTATGATGAGAAAGCTTCTGGGGAGGACGTGACTTATGGCGAATAAGAGCTACTATGTCATCGTGTATGACTTGCATATCACAAACCATGGCGATATGAAGGATATCTTTACGAATATTGGAGTCATGGTCGGTGATCTTACGTTCGAAGAACATTGTTATGCAACGTTTTACCTTGGTGCGATTGCTGCAGAACTTAGCAAGCGTGGTGCAAACGTCACGTGCAATGATGATATGAACCAGATCTTTGCAAATTGGACTGGAGTGGATAATAAGGACTATAAAGTTGCCTTCCGTATCAAGGGCCGTAATCTCATCAATGGCACGAATCTATTTGATGACATGAAGATTCTCAGCAATACCTGTGAGAATCTTTTCTCTCATCCATACACAGGAGTATAATCAATGGAAGAAGAAAAAATTACACCAGTTGCCCTCGTCATGTGTAAGACATTCAATGCCGTAACAAATGATCTTCTTCACGTTGCTCCTGTATACGGGTTCTTTGATGGGGATGATGCCGTTTCATATTTTGATGATATGGAGAAGACCTTCAAAGAATACGTTGGGAATGACGGCAAAAAGCTCGACGTGAAAAGAATCAATAGCGAAACTCTTCACGTCGATTTTGAAAATTCAGATGGTTTAAAAGGAAAGAATATTTACTATCTGGAAATCATTAAAGTATTTTAAGGATGTGGTTTTATGGTTATCTATGTAATCCTCTACGCAGATAAGGTTACTGGAAAAGATGGAAACTTTTCATATCTTGTCAACGCTGTGCACACGGCGTACTTTACGAAAGAGAACGCTGAGGCACATGCAGAGGAATATGAGGAAGACGATCGAGTCGTTGAAGTTCATCCGATTGATATTGATCTCTTCTCTGGAATTCCTTGGGAGAGAGACATCTATATCATGGCCTGTTATACACAGGATTTCCAATTCGAAGGAAGAAAGTCAAAGCTTTTTGTAACAGCGGCATCTCCAAATAGCGAGAAGCTGCTTGGTTACATGACGTTCCTAGCACATCTGAACGACAAGAATGGATGGAAGATCGTGGATAATTATCCTCAGCAAAGGAGAATGATCTTCAAAAACGATGACTTCTCTTTACAGCTTCGTATGTGCTGTGTGCATCTTCCGCATGATGTGTCTGACCGAATGAGGTATGTTGAAGAATGAATCTTTATATTCCTATTCACGAAGAGATTAAAGAAGGGACTCTGAATCCTAAGATCATGGATCCTGCTCATTTGACTCTCTTCGTTTATCCATTCTTCTTCCGCACAAGAGAAGAAGCTGAAGCAAAATGCAAAGCTAGAGTTCCGGCTGGTGAAGAAGGTTATCTCGTCAATCGGGATTATGTTGTGTGCTTCTCCGTTGATGGAGATGAGCCTAAGAATATTCCGTTCGAAGGATATGTGGTTACACAGACAACGTATCAACCACTCAAGATCGTTTCGAGCACCTGTGCTCTTCACCTTTTCTCAAATGCAGATTCTTATCATTTTGGCGACGGCGAAGATAGCGCATTTCAGTTCGTCCGTCATTGCCTTCATATAGAAGAATCTGGTAACGAGTACAATACCGCAACAGGAAGAATGTATACGGATGGGTCCGACTATTACAACGTGGTGGATCAAGACGGCAATATTCTTACCTGCTATCAAATCCACAAAGTTCTTCCGTGGACAAAACGAAACGATATCTTTGATATTCAGTAACTAAAAAGAAGACTGGTATCCGATTGGTGCCAGTCTTCTTTTTTCTATTTATATGGTAGTTTTATTCTCAAAGGCTTTCTTAATTGCAGGAACGTCAATTTGCTGCTGATATATATGTCCATTAATGTCATAGAATTCTTTTCGTGTTGACACGACCATTGATGTGACTTGAGCAGATATATTAGAACTTGTTATTAATGATAGTAACCATTTTGCATCATTTCTAATATATGAAATCCTGTCATCAGAAGCATAGAATCCTAACGCAGTTCTATATACGTTAGTCGCTTTACCATTCTCAGTATTAAATTCACTCAATCTATTGCAGATGACACAGTTTGAAATATTTTCCCATGTATTTGTGTGTCGAGAGAGTTCAGCCATAATCGAATGTGTTTCCGGATTATTTTTAGTAGAGTTTGATACACTACCTGAGTGAGTGGTTTCTACCATATGTACAATGACTGGAGTCGTATCGAAAATCAATCCTTCTTTATTATCCCCAAGTCTGATCTTTATCATTTTTCTAATCATTTTGGGTCTTAACTCTCCCTCCCTACCCACCACAATTTATATATCCTAACAAAGTTATTCCCTTCTACTGTATAGCTGTGCGCTAACAGTCAGGTAACCTGACTGTTAGGCAAAATGATTTTCTTTTCAAAAAACCCCTAAACTATTAGGTATGAGATAGCACTGTGCCGAAATCGGGAAACGGCTAGGGAAGACACACCCCTAGGCTGATGTCTGACGATGACAGTAAGCGGTGTAGGTTCGAGTCCTACCGGTGTTATCAAACCCGAGTAACAGAATCTGATAGCTCTTTCTGTTACTCGGATTCATTTTGTAAGACTAACTGAACTATTAGTTAGTACATAAGCCGCTGTGGTGTAATTGGCAGGCACGAGGGCCTTAAGATCCCTTACTGGAAACAGTGTACGGGTTCAAGTCCCGTTGGCGGCACTAAAGCACATACGATAGATGTTCTCTGGCAAGAATTCTATCGTATGTGCCTATTTTATTTCCAGGTGCCAATTGCAAGCCACGTAAATTTTACAGCAGAAGATAATTCAGCAATAAAATCAGTCGGTGATTCATGATGATACCACGCGGCTGGTGGGTTTATTATGTTATTATGTGGTCTTTCATATGTAATTGCAGAAGCTGGAGAAATTGCAATGATTGGAATAACATTGAATGGAACTGGGAATGCGATGGTTTTAGTTCCGCCATCAGTGTTATTACAAGAACTATCGTGACTCATATCACCACTAACTTCTAATCCCCAGCAAATTTGATAGCCATTCTTAAATCGAATGAACTCATAACCAGTAGATTCAATATCAGTTATTTTGCCCCCCCCTGAAGGAATGGAAATACATACATCTTTCATTTTACTTTCTCCTAAGCTGTGCGAGTTACTGTGTAAATTGCATAGAAGTTAGCCGTTAAAGCGTTAGTAGTGCTGGCTACATATCCAGTTACATGAGTGGTCCAGGTTCCAAACGATGGTAATACTGGCTTTGATGCAGCGGTTATATAGTTAAATCCAACCGGGAACGCTTTATTAAGCGTACTTTCCTCATCATTTATAATAGTCCAATCTTTCCACACATAATTGGTCTCAGTTGACTTCGCCAAATCAATGTATCTATGGTAAATTCGATTCCGAATATCTTCAATGAAAATTTGAAATGGCGTGCCATGAGGGAGTGTTCCACTGACAATCAACGTTCCCCAGAAGCCAATCGGTCCACTATTTATAAAATTCGCATCATCCTCGCGACCTTCACTATGAGATCCAAGATAATAGATTCCAGGCTTTGTATACGTATTAAAGTCTATCGGATTTGGTGTTGTAATGATACTCGGAATTGTGAATTTTTCATTCAGTAGTTCATCTCCACTAGAAACTCTAGCTTTAACGTCCATTTCTCACCTCCAAAAAATTCAACCCATCATCAATATAGAATCATGATGAAAGCCGTTATCAATCATCATTGTGACTTCTATATTGATGATGGGTTGAATTTAAGCATACAAATCTCCCTGTGAAATCGAAAGAAATCACAGGGAGATTTTTCATTCATAAGCGCTTATCACAGCATTCTCTTGCATACATAATGGCTGTACCCATATGAGTTTCCATGTCAGAAAAACTCAAACCAGAATCAGCTTTCACATATTTATTGAAAAAAGCAACAGCCATTTCGGTAATGATAAGATTATCAATCTTTTCATTCAAATCACTCAACATCTGAGTTGTGGTAGGAATTGCAACAGCAGATCCTTGTTGTAATTTAATAACAGCTGAATTGAACTCATTCATGCTTTTTGCTCTGAGATCTTGGCTCATATCTTCAGGATTCATTTTGACTTCTCCTTAGTGGAAATACCATTCATATGCTTTTTTCGCATATGATGCAGCTTCATTTGTTGTGGTAATATTCGGATTTGCAAGTGCTCCAGCAAGAACGATGGATCTCATCAATTTATCGAATTTCTCCATCTCAATAGCCTTTTGCTCTGCGGCAAGTTCAGCATACTTCTCTGGAGTCACATATGTGAATACGGAGTTACCATCTTCGGTTGTAAATTTAATATCAGGCATCGTCTTCCTCCTCAACCATTGATTCTAAAATAGAATCTCGTACTTGAAAATTTCCATGGCTCATTTTACTGATCTGATAAGAAACCAGAGTCATGCTATTTGTCTTCACGTACTTTCGCTTTATCATAAAACGATTATGCAAAAAATCCGGATAGAATTCCAGATTGAGTTTACGAGGCTTATCAAATGCCTGATATGTCTCGTAAATTCTTTGCAAAAGATCGGTTGCTTTTGACAATGAGGCGAAGAATTGATGATTGTAGATATACACTTCCGATACTAAATTATTATTACCGAAATAATTTAGTATCGGATTTATGAATCCAGCAATTTGGACATGATTTACCAAAATGCAATACATCTCGCCATAGACATCAGCATTTTGGAATCTTTGATCAATCGAGAAATGTACTCCAGGACCTTGCTTAATAGGAGAAGTGTTGGAACTCATATAAGTTATTTCCTTCCCTCTATAGTCCGGAATTATATATTTATCATCGCTCACAAACATTTTCCTCCCGTTTATCTTCTTCAAAAACCGAAGGCTTCTTATAAGTCCAATCATTGACCAAGTACTCTTGATACATATTATCCGCTTCGAGACGCATATCAGAATTCATCTTAGAATTGAGACTAAGAGCAATGATCTGGTAGGTATGAATTTTCTTTCCATAGTGGTCTTTCTGATAAAGAGAAAATTCTTCTGTGTAGCAGTCATCTTTTTGAAGCTCAGTTACTTCATTAAAGGCTTTACGACGTGCATGGATTGCTTCATCCACAGCTTTCATTGCTCGATATTCTTTAATCGCTTCAATCCGAGTCCGATAAATCTGATTTTTCCAGATAGTAGACCCATGGAAGATTTCTTCTCCAGAATCAAACTTCGTGAAGCAAGTATGCATAATAGCAAATACTATAGGTGCTGGAGGATCAACTGCAGTGATCTCAATAGAATCATTTTGCTTCGGCGGTTCAGGCGGAAACAACTTTGCTTCCGCTTCATCCAGATCATACTTGCCATAATCAAAAATGGTAGTCCCAAAACCAAATGCGTCAAATACCTTAATTGGATTTGCAATTTTACTAGCAGCATAGAACAGCTTATTCGCATACAGGTTTTCTTCTGTAGCAAATGTAGCAGCAAGACCATCTTTTATGCATTGGGTTCTTGCAAAGTGATGGTAATACTTGATAATGCCAACGCCATCAACGATGTAACTAGGAAATTCCTGTACGCAATAAATGATTTCGTGTGCATGTTTGATGATAAAATCTTCTAATAATTTAATTTTCATAAGTTTATCCTCCTTAATTAAGATATAGTGAATGAGGCTATAATTTACTATGATCCAAAAAAGAAGGTGCCCAACTGGTCTAGCCAGGCACCTTCTTTTATTTAACCGACTAAGGAATCCTTCGGGAATCCAAGAGTCTTGGTGATCCAGCGGAGCTTATCTACCGTAAAGCTCTTATAGGAGCCTGCGATAACAGACTTCACATATCGACCTTTATTAAGGCCAACTTCGATGATAATGAAACCTTCGCTCTTAAAGAGTACATAGAACGGCTTCCAGTTGATTTTCGATGCAAGCATTTTGTACTGCTTTGCAGGAACCGTGATGGTGATATCGTTCTTCGTACTAATTCCAACGGATTTGTAATACGCAAGACTTTGTGCAGTTCGATCAATATGGAAGATTAACTTTCCCTGAGGACCATCTTCGATTTTTGCATGCTGGAAAATTGCAGCACTATATTTTTCTGCAAAATTCAACTCTTCATACTGATCATCATCAACAAATGCGCTCTGAATATTGGTCAGGAGACTACCATCGGACAGTAGAGGAGTCATAAATTTAACGCATCTGCTTGAATGAATATCAGCATCTTTGAAATCTATTTTCAGCACAGATTTATTTTCATTCTGAACTTCCTCAGCTATATACGAAAGCGGATTCACATCGAGGTAAGTTTCAATGATGTGAGCAACTTCATCGAGTCGTTTAGGACCAATTCCTCTTACATCTAAAATATCCCCAGTAGTAAATCCTTCCAAAATGTCGCCAAGTGTGTTATAGCCAGCACGCCGAAGAGCATTATAGACTTCACAAGTTAGATCAAGATAGAGAATTTCGTAAATATTGATTTCTTTTGCATTTTCGAAAGTGATGGGTCCACCTTTATACCAAAGATGGCCATCAACTGGCGAATGGAAATCAGATGGAGATTTCAGGGTGGCATACCGAAATTTTGGTCTGGAGAAAATATTCCAAATGATTCGTTCACAGCGATTGCGAAAAGTCGAGCGAGAAATCTTGTAGGTATCTGAAATTTCCTGCAACGTCTTTTTATCCTTGAAATACATTTCCAGATAACTTATGCCATTGGATATATCTTTCTCAGCTTGGATAAAAGCGTCAGCAATTTCTTTATCGCTGAGAGGGGATAAGCCGAGGACACCATTTGGATATCCGAAAGAAATTGGAATAACTTGCTTTATTGCCTCCATCAAAGATGTCGGATAATCCATCTTCTGAAGCTTTACCATATTTTCAATCATAATATAACCTCTTTACTTTCACATGATGATGTGCAAAACACCATCCCAGTCGATATTGATATATCGAACAACTTCCCACATCATAATAAGATTAAAGTCAGTTGCCGAAACTCCAGTGACCTCCACGACCGTGTCAGAATTAAAATCGACTGTGAAGAACCATACGCCATTGGGACGAGAAACGAAATAGATGAGACTGTCATTGTCTTCCCAGATGTCGCTATCAATCTCATCACAAGTGAAAACGATGTTACCATCGTTCACGTCGAATCCGCATTCGTCACAGAGCTTCTTAACTTCTTCATCCTCGAGGTTGAGCTTGATGGTAGTACCATAGTCATCAACATTTTCGATGGATGCGCCATAAAGGACAGCAGACAGTCTCTTCTCATCAGAATCTGGGAAGAGACTGTCAATGTAAGCCATACGGCTTCCGGAATTAATTGTCTTCATATTAAACCTCCTTGTTATTAGAAAAAGTCCATATATCTATGCGGAACGCCAATAGTTTCCATAGATTTTCTTAACTGCGCAATTGTGACAGAGTCATATTCACCTCCAATGGCTTCCATAACCATATGCGTCTTTTTGTCAATCGTTAAAATTGCAAAGAAATCTTTTAACTTTATGATACCACACAATTCCGTTTTGCTTTTTAAAGTCGGATACACCATTGCAACAGATGTGTCGGTTTTGAATTTGGTGACTTGACTACTAGGACCTTTACTGCAATTGAAATAGTTCAGGAGCATTTCAGACTGATTTGAGTTAACTACTTCTATTGTAGAATAGTGCTTATAGCCATCTTCCTTCTTAGGAAGCAGCGTGTATACACGGCCAGCAACGAACCCAGCCGCGGTCAACCACACCTTTCGACTTGGAGTCGGGAGAATTTCGGTTTCGACTTTATGGAGAATGGAGTCTTGAGATGTTGTTAAAACAGATAACTTCGGCTGAATATTGATAATGAACTCCGGATCAAACTGAATAGCATCAGCCATACTGTATAAAATTCGCGGAGTAAGAGATCTAGCCATACACACCGCAGCTTCGATGACAGTATTGGTTTCCTTTTCAATATTCAAAATTCCGAAGAATTTGTGATAATCGAAGATAAAATAAGTTTTACCTTCAAACTCATGGATTGTTGCACGATTAGGAGCAATCAATACTGTGCCAGGAGTTTCGTCCATCTTAGGATAAATTGCACGGATATAAGGTTCAGCTTCGTTAAGATCAGACGGGTCCATAACGAACTGGTAAGCCGATTCATCTGTTTTTTCTTCGTTAAAATGCGACCCAAGAAGAATCTTAGCTACTCCATTCGCAAGCTGAGATTTCGGAAGAATATATTGAATGCTGCGTAAGATGCTATTGTCTTCAGTCAGATTGTAATTATTCATAGTTAAACCTCCAAATAATTTTAGTAGTTACTTCACCTTCACTACTCTTCAGATGTATAATATATCATTATAATTTTCACCAAAAATGATTCCAGTATACTATATTCTCTAGTATACTGGAATCATTTATATCTCATCATGATTTTACTGGATTTTTATCCAGTGTCATATAGTACATTTTCTTGTCTTCTTGATATACGCTAAACCCATATTCGTCATAGATCATCTTTGCGAGTTTATTGCTCTTATCCACTGACAGATATTTGCATTTCATATTCTTCACAGCGTAATCAATTAGCTGCTTTGATAATCCATGGCCTTTATAGTCTTTCGTTATTTCAAGCGATACGATCCATTTTGTTTTATCATCCAAGTATTGGCATGACCCAACATGACATACTAGATTTTCTCCATCCATCCACATATATCCATCACATTTGTATGTATCCGTATCTTTGCATCTTACATGACTCAGATCCGGATATCTACTTTTGTATTCTTCGATCACAGAATCTGTGATATGGATTTTATGAAAAGATGATAATTTCATACTTTCTTTTGGTTTAAAGTCCTTATCAATTTTACTTACTTCGGATTCCGTTACAATGGAAAATAAATTGATTGCTTCCTTTGCAGTAATGAGATCTCCACTGCATGCTTCCACAATAGTTTCTTTTATCCCCATGATGTCCTCCTTTCTCTCTACGTTAATTTGGTGTTTTCATATAATGAGCTTTATGGTATGCTCATCATCAAGCGTTTCAAGCCCCTGATAAATACGGTGTACTAAGCCTTTTTTAAGATCATTGATATCGCCTTGCTCCGTGGGAAGCGCATAATACTTTATATGAGAAGGAGATACAATGTGCCTAGTACCCAAGTGATTCCTCGGATCATAGAGAACTTCAATCAAGACATCCTTATTCTGTCCAAGTAGTGTACCAGAAACATTCATCTCATTTGAGATATCCACATTAATCGGACATACTTTCCACAACACGGGACTTGAAATGGAACGGCAAGCGTATAATGCTGCTTCGTCTATTGTAGTAAAGGTTTTGTCATGTACCCACATAGCGTCGCCATTTCTGCATACGATAACATACGCTTCCATATCATTGAACCTCCAATTCCATAATCCATGCTATAATAATCCAATGCTCAAACCCTGGACACTCTTTATATTTTACTGGGTAAAATATCTTCTCAGTCTTTTCATCAACTTCATACGGCTCATGACATTCAACAGCCGGTACATGATCATTACGCATTTCTTCATTATAGTAATTGCAAAGTTCATGAAGACGATTGATTGCTTTATTATGATCAAAATAAGATGATTCTATCTCAATGCCACAATTTCTGATCAAAGTAACTATAGAAAAAATTTTTGTCATGATAAACACTTCCTTTCATATTTAACCGTCTACTATGATATGAAAAAAGAAGCACACAAGCCGGATATGAAAATCACAGCTTGTGTGCTTCTTCTTTTACATTTCGTAGTGAGAAAAAGCTTCCTTTTCAAGAGCGAAAAGATTGTCAGCTTCTTCTTTACCGAGAATTTCTACCACCTCATCATAAGGCAGTTTAATCTTCTTCGGCTCAGTATCGCCAAGTTTAAGATATCGAGTATTCACATAATAGTACACAGCAAGGACATTGCCTTTATGTGCTTTGCAAATTCCCGTATATCTCTTATTTGCGGTACCATATTTTTCGTAATTATATCCAGAGCACCATCCACATCCTTTGGATACAGGGCAATTGATGCATTCGTCTGTAGACTGTGACGTCAATGTGATAGCATCCAACTCACGCTTAATTTTGCGCTGTTCTTCGGTTGCGTATAGTCCCCCATTATTGACATCACCAAAGCATACCTTAGCAGCTTTCTCATTTCCGATAGAAATGGGCGCATATCTAATACATGGATATGCTTTACCGTCCGGAGCAAATGACAACATGTTTCCTGTGCCGCCACAGTAGTTGTTGTCATCATGTACTAAATCGACTGCTTCACCATATTCATCCGGATTAAACATTGCAAAGTATACATCCGGATGTTCATCTATGATATAATTAGCAAGTCTCTTAAGCTCATTATACAAGTTTTTTCCATCTTCATTTGTATACATGGGCTCATATGCACAATTACCATGAATATAAGTGCACCCTTCATCAATCATCATTTTCACACTGGGGTATAAATATTTGATTGATCCAGGAACAAATGTCATTTTGGAATTAAGCCAACCGTATCGAGCTTTTGCATCTTGAAAAGCTCGCCAAGCCATTTCAAAACTTCCAACACCATTGCTGTCGACACGGTACATATCGTGAAGTTCTTGGACACCATCAATAGATACTGTGACCGACATGATATCATGGTATTTTTCAAATAGATGCATAGATGCAGGCTCGAACCAAGCCTTACCATTTGTAGCAAACGAGATTCTTGTAAACGGGCCGAGAGGAATGTCTCTCTTATAGCACTGCTCGAACCAATAGTCGCAAATATGCTCAATCAGTTCGGCTTCCAGAAGAGGCTCTCCGCCGATAAAATCAAGGACAACGCCCTTTGTTTGCTGAGAGATGAAATCAGATGTGTTGTCAGCATACAGGTCAAGAATATAGTCGACGACTTTCTTGGCTGTATCAAGGCTCATAGCTCCACAGTTCTTATTGTGCTCATAGCAATAGGAACACCGAAGATTGCAAGCATTCGTGATCTGAAAAGTCACATATCTGCAAATTTTCAATGCTGATAATGTTCCGCTGAGATCAAAGTCTTTCTTATACAGCCTTTGGACCATATCAGTATACTCTTCATAGAGACGCTTATTATGCTTTTTCATCTGATACCAACATCTCCTCGCGCTCAAAATCAAATGTTACCGGGGCATTATTGAATTCCGACTTATCGACGTATCTACCAATTACCTTGTCTTGCGTTAATTTGAGACGCATCTTTGCAGTTTTGCATAAGTCAATATAATGATGGAGCATCTCAGATGTTAAAGGATTTGCGTTTTCATTCAATTCTCTGCAGAGAATTGAAACGATGGATTCATATGATTGCGACTCATAATAGGCCCGCTCAACAGCTTCGCTTTCTTGAGTCGTAATACTAATAATTTTCATAAACGTGCACTCTCCCTAAAATATATTAGCAATTAGCGGTCATGTTACTCATCCGGGTATATACTTCATTATACTTATCACGAATGGAATTTACCTTTTTCATGACTTTGATCAGTGCTTTGATATTTGACGGATCAAGAAAACGAATGAACTTGATAGTCATGACAAGCATTTCCCACATTGATATGAAATCAATATCATCGGTACATTCGTAATCAGATGCGTTAAGCATTGCATCAAAGCTATAACCGGACTTTTCAAGTTTTGCAACTTCAAAATTGAAAGTACGTGCTGCGAGGCCATATGCAAGAACGATCATACGATCGTCAGAGCACTCTACATTGCAATCTTTTGCAATGCTTTGAATCACGGATGCACAGTATGCTGCGTATGTGTCAAACTTATCATCCATGATATTATCGCAACGGAAAATTCCAGCGGCCCAGATGCACCATTCGAACGGATTTGCGCCATCGGGGCATTGCTGTATAAAATCTTTCCAGTCGTTATCCTCAAATACGTCATGAGAAACGAACTTAATGATTGGAAGATTTTCTGTGAAAACTGTCTTAAGTTCATGATCATTATTAGGTTTATAAACGCTCACTTATAGCACCTCATTCCATACGGTCTTTACAAGAAGAATTTACCGGAGCATCCATTACAGCTACCTGAGCAACCATTACAACTACCAGTACAGCTACCCTTACAGCCGCCACTGCAGTCGGTGTCACAACTGCCTGTACAACTGCCTTTGCATGATCCAGTACAGTCAAGGTCACAGCTATCTGTACATTTTGATCCGCAATGGCCAGAGCATGTATTATCACAAGAATTTTGGCAATTTCCGCATAGTGCTAAGCATGTTAATCTGCAAGATCCACCACAATCACTAGCGCAGTTAGCATTACAGCGTTCTTTACAGCCGCCACTACAGTCTGTTTTACAGGTATCACTACATCCTTCGCAGCCAGAACAGCCGTTGCAGTCGCCTTTACAACTACCTGAACAGCCACCTGAACATGTATTCGTACAGTTATTAGCGCAACCGCTAGAACAAGTTGCACAGCCACTGCCACAGTTACTGGAACAACTTGAGCACGATGTGTTACATCCAGAAGAACAGAGGCCACTACATTTACCAGCACAACCGCTAGAGGAAGCATTTTCCTTAATGACAGTGAGTCCGCTCAATGTATTTGCGGCATTTGCAATATCGGATGCTCTTACCACAGTTCCACTGGAAAAGGAAGGAGTTGATCCATTGATTGCACCAATCGGTGTTGTAATCTTCGTAATATGCTCCGTAGCAATCTTTACTCCTGCTGCAGGAGTGGTTGTATATTGATAGCCAGGCCCAGAATAAGAAGATAAACTTCCGTAACTCTGGTTCTGTCCAGTACCTTCTGCTTTACCTCGCCGACCAATTTCGCTATTGACTAGATTTTTCAAAGAGGTAAAATCAGAAGCAGTAATCTTTGAACCTTGACTTGCCATTTCACATCACCCCTTTACCCGAATGCGGACCCGACGAATTTCTTCGTTCATGTCTTCATCCACTGCGTATCCAACGATCTGTGTATTTTCCACATAATCGTTGGGTAATTTTGCTCGTCCAACACCAGGAATATCCGATACAACAATCGTATCGCCACGGTGAATCTTACCAATGCACTTGCAGAAGACACGGCCACAGAGACTTACGGGAATATATTTCTCAATATTCTTTTCCACATAATTCCCATCATCAACCTTATCACCACCGATAAGCATAGCATACTCATCGGAATGGACACCAGCAACAATTTTACTTGTTGCAGTTGCTTTGATGTAAGATTCATGATCAGCAGAG